CGCCCTTCAGCATGAGACGCAGTACCAGATGCTTCTGTGTAATTCCCTTCAGCATGAGATGCAATACCAGATGCTACTGTAGACCAGCCTTCAGCATGAGAATAATCACCAGATGCTTCTGTGTAATACCCTTCAGCATGAGATGTAATACCAGATGCTTCTGTGTTTCTACCCTCAGCATGAGAATATTCACCAGCTGCTACTGTATACCGCCCTTCAACATGAGACCCAACACCAGATGCTACTGTAGACCAGCCTTCAGCATGAGAATAATCACCAGATGCTACTGTATACCGCCCTTCAGCATGAGACGTAAGACCAGATGCTACTGTAGACCAGCCTTCGGCATGAGATGAGATACCAGATGCTACTGTATACTGTCCTTCAGCATGAGAATAATCACCAGATGCTACTGTAGACCAGCCTTCAGCATGTGTCGGATAGAGATGATCAGAATCCACCTTAATAATGTATCTCCAATTAACGCTAGGAGTAGCTTCTACAGTTAATACTCCTTCTTCATTTTTATTAACTATTTTAGTTTTAATAGGGGTCATTGAATCTATTGATACGTATATTTCATCATTCACATTAAAAAGATTTGGATTTTCAACTGTTATAGTTTTATTATCCGCGTTATATGATATAATTCTCGTGGTTGCTCCAGAACTTAATGCGAGAGTATATTGTCCTTCAGCATGAGACGCAGTACCAGCTGCTATCGTTTCTTTACCCTCAGCATGAGATGCTTCGCCAGATGCTACTGTGTAATTCCCTTCAGCATGAGACGCAAAACCAGATGCAGCTGTATACCACCCTTCAGCATGAGAATAATTACCAGATGCTTCTGTGTAATACCCTTCAGCATGAGATGCAATACCAGATGCTACTGTAGACCAGCCTTCGGCATGGGATGAGCGTCCAAATGCTAAGGTGCTTTCACCTTCGGCATGTGTTGGATACCTGTTAGAATCGTCTGGGGTAGTTTTTCTTATCAGGAAGCCCCATTCATAAGTAGGGGTTAAATTTTTCAATTTTACAACACTATCAACTACTTCTTCCACTACATCAATTAAAGGGGCACTATTCATTACCTTTATAATTACTTCATCGCCAATATCTAAATCCAGCGGACCTTCTAATGTGACAGTTTTTTCTGCCGCATTTATTCCCAATATTCTTCTTCCAGTTGTATTAATTGCAATATTGTAAATTCCTTCAGTATAAGCATAATCACCAATAGATATAGATTTATGGCCTATTGCAACAGCTGCAATCCCGCTTTGGGAAGAATTGTTCCCCTCAACTATATTATCCCTACCAATATTAATGCCTCGTTCTTCAATAATAATATTTTTATCATCATCATAAATCCCACTATTTTCTACTGAATTTCCATTAAATTTGGGCACCCAATTATCGGTCCCTGACTTTCTAACTATAGGCAGTCCAGAAAGAGTAGTATTTCCTCTTAAATCAGCCATTTATAATACCTCCTTTAGGTTTATCCCAATTACAGTTATTATTCTGATGTTCCAAAATCTTGTATGTCGCAGGAAAAATAAAAAAAAATGGGAAGAGGATCTACCTCTTCCCATTTTTATCTGTTCCTTTCTTAGTTTCCTTAGATTTTTCATCAGAATGATTAGCAGATTCCACATGTTCTTCTTTCTTTTCAATAGGAATTGGATTATTAAGAATATGAATAAGTCTTGTAACTTTCTCAATGGAAGAAAGTCCGCGCGTTTTAAGCTCAATATCTGCAAGCATTTTGATAAAATTAACTCCATTGGTAGATAATGAAATGATCGTGCCTCTTTGGTTATCAATAGAGGTAATACCATTATTTAATTCATAAATAAGACTTGAAATTCCCCTAAAATGCTTTATCCCCGTTTGCCTCAAGGTAGTATCAATAATAGTATCAATAGTTATGAGATCTTCATTAGTAAAGCCGTAGTTATTTCTTTCATTCATAAGTTAGAATCCCTCCCTGAATTTTATTCAGGGTTTGTAATCTATTTTTTTAGAGAATATAGCCTTCTATAAGATCTCCTTGAATATAAATATTATCAAAATCTTTCATTTTGAAGATATTGCTAAACATTTTTTCTATAATATCTTCATCTAAAGCGCGTTTTAGTACAACAAGATTTCTATACATTGTATTACAATCGACGCCTCTATATCCACCTAATTTGAAATCATAGCCATCGTCGCAAACAAAATAGTCCGGGTTGGATATAGAAACATTTTCAACAAATTCATAGCCAGAGCTATTTAATCCCCAGAACTTCCATTTTATAGTATCACCATTCTTGACTATAGAAACCATATGAAGTTTATCAAAATATTTAGTAAGATCAATAGGTATATTTCCAACACTATTGACCCTTAAATTATTAGAATCAATTTGTTTACCCCACCATCTATAACCTCCGCCGACTGTATTATTAAACATCCCAAGAGATTCTACGTTATATCCGGTGAGGTCATTTCTATTGGTCCCTTTAGGTATTTTCCAGTAAATGATGCTCCAATCAGCACTCCAGTCCAGATTTATTTCTTTATGAAAATTGAATTCCAGTTTAGATGTTTTAAGCGAAGTTTTATGAAATGGAACTTCATAAGTGGCATTCACAAACAAGGGATTTCTATAAAGGATGTATCCTCGTGATGCCTTATTATTATCATAGCATGGAGATAATAATATCCGAACATCTTCGTCGGATTCGGAAATGAAAGTAGTGATCAATTTCTGCCAAGAGCCTTTTTTAGATAGATCATATTTTAATTTTTCTGAACTGCTTTTATCAATGATTATAAATTCATCATAATCTCCATCATAGTCCAGAGATACAAATACTTCTACACAGAAAGTATATCTTTTATTTATTTCTAACGGTATGATATTTCCTTTGTAGTTAGTAAGCTCTTTATGAAAGTTATATTTATATACGACGAATGTATCATCAAACGATAGCGGTTTAAATTTCTTGCCAACATTTTCTTCAAAGAGATTAGTATTTTCATATACTTTGAATAGTTGTCGTCTTTCAGATACTGCCCACACATATCCTTTATCAAAGATAAGATTTTCTTTATTTACAGCATCAACTACATAATTTTCATCCAGAGTATTTTCGCTTAATGGCCAATAATATGCATCCTCTGGTACATAGAATGACTTCTCATTAATTTTTCCATTAATAGACCCATTGTCCTGTATTCTTAATTTTACATCAGTTTCAAATAACTCTTTAACCTCATCGGAGTCTAATGATCTATCATATATTGATAATGAGTGAATAATATGGCCAGGAACTGCTCCTGGATTTCCATTAGAAGTAAGATCCAGGTATTCTATAAATTCCCCAGGTCCATTGATATTTTTAGTTTCATTCAAAATTCCGTTTATATAAACACTTGCTTCGCTTTCATCTACTGAGATAGTTATATTATTCCTCTTATCTTGATAAAAATCATCTTCAGACAATATAAATTCATTCTCATCATCCCCATTTATTCTTATGCGATATACGTTTTCTTCAGCATCTTTCCAGAATGCTATTTTATCAAGAGATGAATTACCGCTCAAGATATTAATTTCCTTCTCAATATTATTGGGATTTGATGGGGTGACATCTATATTTATAGTATAAGGAGATTTAAGTTTTACCGGAATTTTACATTTAGGCGTGCCATTATATACAAGAGGATTAGTCACAGTATTTGATTTCTCACATTGAGGTAAATAAACTTCTATATATTCACCTTTATTAGAGATTGAACCGATGGTTAGTAATACACGTCTTGTATTCTGAAGAATTTCTTGGGTCACTTTAAGCTGTTTAAACGTATTTGTAATATCAAGATAATCTGAGTGTGCGACGTAGAGCTCAGAATTATATTGATTCAATAGGGATATAGATAATCTAACTTTATCAGGGACGTTTGATCTAATATATGCAGAGAATGTTATAATATCACCAGTTTCAAATCCTTGATCGATTTGTGTATGAAGAGTTTGTTCGTCGGAAGTAGAATTTTCTTTAATGGAAATCATTTGAGAATAGTGATTTTCAAAGCTGTTTCTCACAATCTTCTTTGTATTAGTTTCTCTTAGCATATCGCCAATATAATTTATTGATGAAAGTACTAAATGGGGCTTATCATTAAAATATTGATAGCTTAAAATATGTTGACCGCCAGGCAATGCAATAAGACCATAAACCATTCCATTTGTGCTAGTAGTTTTTAGAAAACTTATACTATCTTTATCTTTTTCAAATAATGTCAATGCACCAGGGCTGACCGTAGCTCCGGTTATTATAAATCTTCCATTTTCGAAAAATTCTATTGATGAAGCCTGACCGGAAATTTGATTTTGATAAATTAAGGTGAGATTATCCTTATCTCGTTTAAGTATAGCTATATTGTCACTTGCCACAGCTAAATAATTTCCATCCGGCGAAAACTTTGTTTTGAATAATGACCCTATTCCCAATAAAACACTATTGACTATTTGTAACGAGTTATTAACAATTTTTAGCAAATAAACGTTAAATTGACCAATGCTGGGCGTTACGATTGATACATATTTACCATCAGGGCTAAACGCTATATCATGTACAGATAGAGGAAAATCAATTGAATGCTGATAAATCAACGTATCTTCTTCTAATTTTAATAGAAAAATAGATCGAGAATTCGCCGAATATCTACTTTCTGCCACTATATGTTCCCCATCAGGAGAAAATCGAATATCTTCAAACCTATGACCGGGGTAGTTAAATGTGTCAATCAGTTCCAAACTATCCCCATCTCTTCTTAAAAGAAATATACCATGGGTTTCAGATATATTTGTTATAACCAGATATTCCCCATCCGGTGAGAATGAGATATAAGAAACCTCCCCGGATACTGGGAGTACAAGTTCGCTAACAAGATCAAATGAGTCTTCTGTGCGCTTATATAGATATACAATATCAGAGTTATATCTTGTCATTGCTATATAAACTCCATCCGGAGTAGCATCAAAAGTCGTTGAAGATGGTTGTAATTCCTGTGAAAATTCCGTAGTGAGAGTAATATCGGCATTTTTTGTTTTAGTAAACCATCCTATGTCTAGGGAATCCATCGAGTCCCCCCTATTCAAAAAAGGATACTCGATTAATTTTTCTTTAGCTTCATGGAGCCCAATGCCATTCGGCAGATATGCCACATTTTCATTTTCATATGATTCAGGTATAAATATGACGTCTTCAATTCCATTTATTAGGTCGAAGATAGTTGGAGAAGTTTCATCCACTTCTTCAATTCTAGGATGGTAAGTATAGTATTTTCCTCCAACTTCTGAAGGTCCATGGACATAGAACTCAGAACCAGCCTGAGAAGCATCATTAGTCCACTTAAAATCAACTACAGTATCGATTATTTTTTTCCCACTGGTATCATATATTCCAGTTTCAGGATGAATTTCAGTTGAATCATATTCACTCGATCTTACATGGCTAACAATAAGAATCCATTTATCAGATAATTTCTTTATTTTATCGTCTTTTAATTCCACTATTATCGCATCTTCAATAGGCTCTGATTCCCCTAATGGAGTAACTGAATTAGATGGTCTTATAGTAAAGCTAACTTCCCCGCTAGTTACATCTTCCATTTTTAACCATAAGCAAAATCTATATGTTTTACTAGGATCTATAATTCCACTAGAATTAACCCAACCCCCTATTGGGGCAATATTATTAGAATGTACAGTAGTTCTCCAAATAGCATCTATATCTCCTAAATGGTTTGGATAATAGATAATTTCATTACATTTATCAGGATCTATAAATTCAACAAAATAGAGACTTTTAGTTTTATCTCCTACATTAAATGCTATATGAATATTTTTGTTTATAAATGAAACGTTTTTTATATCAGAGATTGGTGGAACGTATCCGTAAATATTATCTATATTATTTTCATTTATTTTTAAAATTTTGAATCCGAACAGTGAATCTACTATTATAATATATCTATTATCACTAGAGAATGAAAAACTTACTCCATTATTAACGAAAGGTTCTGTCCAAAAATGTTGTATAGTATTTTTATCTCTTTTGAGGATAACTAAGGAGCTATCTGTCATTATTCCTATATACTTTCCGTTAGGTGATACTATCGTTTTTCTTGCTGGTTCCCCTGTTGCACTGAAAGTATTTGCTTGAAAAATAAGATCTTTATATCTCTTCATAAAAGTAAAATAAGGGGCTTGAGTATGAGCTACTGCTATATATTCATCATCTGGGGCAAATGATACCGATTCAACTTCTCCAGATAGAATATATGAACTGGTTAAAGAAATAATATTCTCTTCTATTTTTAAGAGATGTACTCTTGATGCAGTATCGGCTACTATTATATAATTTCCACCATATGAAAATGAAACATCATTTCCCGGAACATCAAGTTCATAACCATCTAACAGACTTAAAAGATTATCATTTATTTGTAATAATACAAAATATGGATTTTCATCTTGGATGATTGCAATAAATTTGTCATCATGTGAAAAGGACGCTTTCAACCCATTTCCCTGAAGCTCATAGGAATCCAAAAATGTGGCCGAGTTATTAGCTACCTCATATAATGAGAAATTTTTTTCATTAATAATCCCAATATATTTTCCGCTAGGAGATACGAAAAATTCATCAACGTCTCCTATTTCTAAATTAAAAGGATCTTTCAGAGCCATAGGATTATATGCTAAGAAATCACCCTGATCACCTGAGGAACCAGGTCTCCATTGTTTGATATTAAGAAGATTCCTTTTCTTATTATAATCCTTCCCGTTTAATGTATAATCAAAAGGGTAATGAATTTTCAAACCGTCCGTAAATTTTGGGACTCTTTCGTCTACTCTTCCTATAATGGATAAGTTTCCATCCTTTATTTTACCCACTGTAAACATTTATACTAACACCTTCCTTCTAACGAGTATGAATTTATATATGGTTCTGAATAATAAAAACTTCCGGATAGTTCATAAAGAACTATCCGGAATTATTTTTAGGGAATCAATACGAAGTCAATAGAATTCTCGTCCTCATTATATAAAATTTGAAGTTTCTGAGGTCCAATAGGATTTTTGAACGACAAGCTAGTGGTCTCAATATTATTTTCCACATTTAGATTCCCATTAATATACACATCTCCAGTTAGTGTAGGAGAATCAGAAGAGACTTTTTCATCCAATTGATCTTGAATATTCCCAACAAGCCCGTTAAGGAATGATAGTTGAGCATAAGAAATGTCTCCGATAACTGTAGTCTCAGGGAGCTTCACGTTACCTGTAAATACCGGTGAATCAATAGGAGCCCTTGATGTGTCCGTGGGATGAACGTGATCCTCTCTGGCAAATCTTGTGGAAGTACCAGCATCTGCTTCGCCATCCATTAAAGGATCTGAATTCCCAGCCTGATTAATTACAAATTCAGTAGTTGCGATTTGTTTGTTATTAGTATCAACTGGGGCTGTGGGCGCGGTAGGAGTACCAATAAATTCTGGTGAGTCACTTTCTATCTTTTTATTAAGCTGAGTTTGAATATTATCGGTAAGTCCAGAGAGATATGAAATCTCTTCAGGAGTAACATCCCCTATTGTAGTAGTATAAGGAAGTATTACGTTTCCAGTAAATACAGGAGAGTCAGTCGGCGCAGCTTCAAACCCTGTACTAGATTTCGGTATCGGCGCAGAATGAATTCCAACACCTGTGCCGCCAGCAGTTATAACTGGTAATGCGATTTGTACTACAGCTCCGCCAGGAGCATATAAATAAGGAGCAAGTTTATCATATCCAGAATCAGTTAATATTACCGATTGAATATGAACCCAATCGTCTTCAGTCGTGAGTTCTAAATAATCCCCGTTGACTTCAACACCGTTTTTATAGAGTTTAAAACTTTTCTTAATAGTCATACCATCGCCGTCTTTAAGGCGAATCCATGCGCTAAACGTAAAGAATCTTCCTGATCCAGAAAAGTCTCTATTGTTTATAGTTAATATATAGTGATGATCATTTACGTCATGGGGATATTCAGTACCATTACCCTGAGTTATACTGGCCACGTAAAACTCAGAACCATATCTTTTGCTTTTTCCAGTAAGGTCATTAATAACATCGAGCAATTCTTTAACGTCCGAGTTTAAAGATCCTCTATTGCCACCATTATCAGAGTTATTATTTATAAATTTTCCAGCAGGTGCTATAATACTATTATTATAGGTGCCGAAAAAGTCATTGATGTTTTCAAATGGATATGAGGATTCTATAGAATATGGGTCAAGGAGTTTACCCATAAACCTACCGGAATCTCCCAGTAAGTTAACCACTGGGATATTTGCCACATTGTAGATATTGTTACCCTGAACATCAACGTCGGGAGTTTTTACTAATCCAGTAAATTCTGGTGAATTAACTGGCGCTCTTGATGTATCTGTAGGATGGACGTGGTCCTCTCTAGAATATCTAGATGACGTACCAGCATTTGCATTGCCGTCCATCAGAGGATTTTCATCACTTGCTTGACCTAATACGTATTCAGTAGTAGCTAGACGTTTACTGTTATCATCTTTAGGCGGTGTGGGAGCTTTTGGTTCGCCAGTAAACTCCGGTGATTCAACTGGTGCTCTCGATGTATCTGTAGGATGGACGTGATCCTCTCTAGAATATCTAGATGACGTTCCAGGAGATTCTTCACCGTCCATCAGAGGATTTTCATCACTTGCTTGACCTAATACGTATTCAGTAGTAGCTAGACGTTCACTGTTATCATCTTTGGGCGGTGTGGGAGCAGTAGGTGTACCAATAAATTCTGGGGAGTCTAAGTCTGCTTTTTCGTCAAATCGCTCATCTATATAATCTATTAATGATAATCTTACAGTTTCAGTCAGGGATTCAATTACATCTAGCGGAAGTCGTTGCTCGTTGTCGTTGATATCCTTAAGAGCCCTATACAAATATCCAAAGAAACCCTCGGCTATATCAATAATTTGATAGTTTAATGTAGGTACAGTAAACGGCTCATTGGTAATTACGGTTATAGAGTAATGAGCCCCATCCTCTAACCCAATTACACTCTTTTTATCAGCAGATATTTTTAGGTCAACTTTTTCAATGCCATATATCGTAGTCTTTACAGCAGCCAATACTTTTAATATTTGATAGTCTTCATCATCACCAATGAATTGATAACTATTCCCTTCTATAATATCGACGACTTTGCGATACGATTCAAAAACAAATTTATCATTTTTGTCAAGGAGAAACATTGTTGTATCAACTTTAACAGAAGCGGGAGCATTTCTTCTATTCAAGAACCAGAAAGGATACTTAAGATCCTCAGTTTCTTTATCTTTGATAATATAAAGATATCCATCAGTTCCAATATACATATGATCTCTAAAGTTAGGATCGTCCTTATTATCCTCAATCGTGAGAGGATAGTTCAAGCTAGTTCGAACATCTTCAGTTTCTGTCATGAAAATTTTGAAAATTTTATTATTGCTTAGGGTTTCTTGATCGAGACTCTCAAGTATTTTTACTTTCTTTACATACTCGGTCATTATACCCTTATTAATATCAATTTCATCTGCATAACCATTAAGTTTGCAGAAATAATCTGGGAAAAGAACTAAGTCTTTGAGATTATTGTCACTATCATAGTGAACAAGCATCACACGGTTGTGAATATCAGTTGCTGTTACTTTACTAAGAAGAGGCATTGATCGGGAAATTTTATCTGAGAAATCTCCCTCTTCGCCAACACCAACTGTTGCACTTTTTGTTTTCTGTGTAATGCTTATACTGTCAGGATTATAGATATTCTTATAGTCAGATACACTTAATATAGGATGTAAATTACCTTCCTCGTCTTTATATATAAGACGAAGAGTCGAATCAAACGCCAATTCATTATTTTGCATATCATTAGGATCATCAAATACTTTGAAGAAGTTAGCAAAATGTAGCTTCTTTATATCTACCATCAATATCTCACCGTCCATTGTTTAAATTAGAGGAGAAGACCTGTGATACAGATCTTCTCCGTATTCTAATAAAATGTTCCCTTACAGAGGATAACGAGGATAAGGGCCGGATCTCATCGTAGAAATCGGTATACGACCATCAGGCAACATTGTTCCAGGGAGCTCTTTTGGTATCATTTTCATATCCTGCTCAGTAAGGGATTCTCTACCCTTTAAGCAGTAATGATAAAGAATTTCAAAAAGATGTCTTTCAGTGAGATAAACTTCCCTTGAATTATATTCTCCTTGATTTGCCTGATAGAGTGGACCAATCAGTTCCTCCAGCTCTTGTTCTGAAAGAGTCTTCAGATACTCAGTCCATTTATCCTCAATGCCAGCAAATTTATCTTTATCAATACAATCAATTCTTTTTCTGTATATACACATATTATTAATCGAGTTTGTTTTAATAGAAAATCTATAGTTATCAATCTCCTTAATGTCCCCAGGGTAAATTAACCTGCCATCTACGAATACTAAGAAGTAATTCTTTGAGAAAGGAATTTCTTTATTTGTGAGAGTAATTATTTTCTCACCATCTTGTAATTGCACATTGTACTCAATGAGCTCAAATTCAGTAGTGAAATAGCCTGTAAATAATTCTCCGTCTATAGTATTCGTATCCAAGTCAGTTGCTATAACTGTATCTCCTTTAACCACTGTGTAATTAAAAGGATCGAACAAATGATATCTATCATGTTCAAGAAGTCTTCCGTTTAAGAAGATTAACATTCTTTCTTTAGGAACAAAGCTTACCCATGTGGGTAATTTCTCCAAGAGTCCATCATAACTATGACCCTCAGAAATAACTTTGTTATACCGTTTTTCGCATATAGCGGCATAATTTCCAGTAACCTCACTTGCAAAGCTAACCTTATAAATATTCTCATCTATTTCTACAGAATATTCATTTTCGTTCATTAATCTGAGACTGCCTTTACTATCATTAATTTGAGGAATATATTCAAATAAATCAACTTTAGACCTAGGGTTAAAATGAGACGATGGGCCGAACACCACAGTATTAGTTTCTATAGGTTTGATTTCATAGTATGGTTCATAATTTTCTCCAGTATCAAGCTCATCAATTCTATTCCCATGTATACTATTTGCCCTAAACCAGAACGTCCATCTTTTAGATATTCGATCAAATCTATATTTATCAGGGGCGACATTTAGACCATTAACAAAAAGAAGTCTTTGTCTTAAATCATGTCTAGTAGTAAGGGATATAGGATGTAGTAATTCATTAGGCAATTTTATAACTTTGCTGAAATCATCGTAATAGAGCTTGAACGTGGTGTGCTCATCTACAGATAAATCGTTTACTAAGCTATAATTATCACTGATTTCAGAAGAACTTCTACCCACATTAGAAATTCTAGCATCATGAATGATGATATTGCTAGTTCCTTCCTCATGATCTGAACCGATATAGAAATGTTCCCCTATAATAGCACTAGGTACACTTGTTTTAAATCCGATTAAGGTTCCGTTTAAATATAAACGCAAAGTTCCATTTTTCCAATAGGTACTTACATAATAAGGCTCATTGATGTTAATACGACCAGGATTAGATACAATAAATTTATCCGGATGGTCTATACCACAAATTGATGTACCTATTCTTCCATCAGATTCTATAAAAATAGATAATATTTCAGATTCGGATTGTTTATCATTGCGAACAATCCAAGTTTTATCATTTTCCCTAAGATTTTTAAGTGTGAACCAAATCTCTATATTTCCCTCTTCAGGATTAAGAACATTTTTTGAGGGCACTTTTAATATTTCTTTAGATTTTTCACCAACTGTGAATGTCAGGCCGTGTGATTTTTCTAATACTTGAAATTCTTTTAGATAGTAATCTTTTTCATCATAGCCATTTTCTTTACCCCAAAGACCAAAAGATATAACATCTCCAGAACCTGTAAATGTGCCTGTCGGCATTCTGTATTCTCTATAAATAAATCCATCTTCACCCATTTCATTAATGTGTAAATATTGCTCCAACTTAATAGGAGCATCCCCTACCGCAGAACCATAAGCCCAAAGTGAATGATCTTCTGTATTCGTAACATATTTTATCTTAAAATGTACTGTAAGAGGAGATGATTTGTCTATCGTCATAGACGGGCTGTTAAGTTTTATAGTTCCATTATTTGCATTAAAGGAAGTATGTCTCAACACATTATTTTTGACTGTAGTGTTAGAGGAAATCATTTTATTATAATCAGAAATGCTCCAATTGGAAGGGTTTGACTCGTCTGAGTCACCCAACAATATCTCATTTTCAAATAAAGGGTCAGAAATTTTATTAACTACCTCTTCTTCTATGATGACCCCTCTTTTAAGAGGATCTTCATTTTTAATATATCTCGGCTCATTAATATCAAGAGTTTTATATTTACCATCTACACTTGTAGCGGTACTTTCTCTTATAAATACAGGATTTATATCACTAATTTCATAACTTCTAAAGTGAATAGGAGCAGAGTTCTCCTCTATATAATTTTTCAAGAAATCGGGAAAATCTTTAACAGCTGTGAGCATTTTACTTTCAAATTCAGAAAAAGGACTATCTATAGTAACATTAGGTTTAAAAGGTTTATAGTTCTTAATAAAATCAGGAAGAGTATCATTTATATATTCATCCATAAAATCTTTATACTCATTATATTTATGGAGAAGATCATAATAGCTTGTAACGAAGTTGATTCTTTTGGAGAATGCAACTAATCTTGGAGAATCGTCATCAACTTCTTTTTTCCATACAACTCCTCCATTTAAATCTCCATTTGCCGACCCAATATCGTCTACTATTTCAGTTCCATCATTTTCATTCATAAGCCAACGATGTTTTAATCCATCATATATTGCAACACCATCTGTAATATAAGCAATTTCAGTAAATCTCAAAATTCTATCATAAATCTGAATCATATCAACTTCAATATCCGCATATTTTTGAGATTCATTAGCCTGGCGACCCAGAACCAATTCATCGGTTCCGGAATCATCTGCTGAATCTATGATCATTTCAGCATTATGCTGTATCTTATTTATATACATAAATGGCGAATACTGCGAATTATTTCTAGCAGTTATTACAATATCATACCACTTATTCTCTTCCAGCACTTCAGAAGAAATATTTTTCGTTAAATCATATTGTTTATATTGGAATATCAGTCTTTTATCAGAAGTGATTCGCAATGACCAACCTTTACCATCAGAATTACCTCGTTGAAGAATTTGGGAAAGATTGCTGAAATTATTTACTTTCAATCTAATATGCAAAGTAAGGTTGTCATAGCCAGGAAATGAACCAAAGGATACATAACCAGTAGCCCCGTCAAACACCAAAGATGTTCTATATACGTCTTCAACTTTAAATCCATCATAGAGAGGAGTGTGAAACACCGGTTGTGTAAAACCAGCTTCCCTATTTTTCCATATGAATATATTGCTCAAGTTGGTGTAACCAATATTTTCAGGGAATAAAATATAACTAAATTTGCTATTACTTTGAGGTGTTAATTTATGAAATTTGAGATCTTCGGTTACAAGTAATATAGAAAATCCGCCCTGTGCCCTAATTGGGACTTTAGTTACATTGCTTCTTTTTAATAGAGTAAAATAAGGAGAACTATCATGTCCTACAGCTATATATTGACCATCGGGAGAGAATGATACACCATAGCCACTATTAGGTAATGTATAAGTACTAGCTAATTCTACAGTATTTCCATTTCTTTTTAATAGAGTAAAATGAGGAGAACCTTGATGTCCTACAGCTATATATTGACCATCGGGAGAGAATGATACACCATAGCCAATATTAGATAATGTATAAGTACTAGCTAATTCTACAGTATTTCCATTTCTTTTTAATAGAGTAAAATAAGGATGCCCTTCATGTCCTATAGCTATATATTGACCATCGGGAGAGAATGATACAGATCGTCCAGTACTAGGTAATGTATAAGTACTAGCTAGTTCTACATTATCTCCATTTCTTTTTAGTAAAGTAAAATAAGGAGAACCACCATGTCCTACAGCTATATATCGACCATCGGGAGAGAATGATACACCCAAGCCATTACTAGGTAATGTATAAGTACTAGCTAATTCTACATTATCTCCATTTCTTTTTAGTAAAGTAAAACGAGGAGAAAGATTATGTCCTATAGCTATATATTGACCATCGGGGGAGAATGATACACCATAGCCACTACTAGGTAATGTATAAGTACTAGCTCGTTCTACACTATCTCCATTTCTTTTTAATAAAGTAAAACGAGGAGAACCACTATGTCCTACAGCTATATATTGACCATCGGGAGAGAATGAGACAGACTGTCCAATACCAGGTAATGTGTAATTACTAGCTAATTCTACATTATCTCCATTTCTTTTTAATAGAGTAAAATAGGGAGAAATATCATGTGCTACAGCTATATATTGACCATCAGGAGAGAATGAGACAGAGCGTCCAATATTAGGCAAATTATATGAACTAGCCGGCTCCACATTGTCACCTATAGGGTCAATCCACTCTATAGCTGCACTATCACAGTTAGGGAGTTTTGACCATACCATAAATGAATTTCTTAAATGATTAGGAATTTGTACGTCTATATTAGTATTATATCTTCTATATAAATAGATACCTTTAAATAAGTATAATGATAAGTATGGTATATCACTTTTATTTATAATAAAAACTATCTTATTAGTTCCAGTAACATAAACTTTAATCAATTCTGGGTCTATAAGCCCATCTTGATCACTAATGAGTATAGCAACTTTTGTTCTAGTAATAAAATCTGAGAGATTATAAATAGTGTGGGGAGCTATCGTCTTACGGTCTATTAACGTTTTATCATTCAGAATGCTCTCATAAAGATAAATAGCAGAACTGTTGAAGAGCAAATCTTTCCTATCTTTAGGAAAATTTAGAAACTCTTCTGTTTCTATAACACTTGGCGAAAATACAGTCGTACTTATATCATTCATTTTACTAAGTTCATTTTTTCGCTCTAAGGTTTTGGAATATATCCTATTATAAATATTCTCATATTTTTTCATTTTATACACTTAACCCTCCGTTTCTACAATCTTATAACTGATTATTTTTGTGTTTTCGACATGTTTTTAGACCACAAAAAATTGGTATAAAAAATACTGTATAAATTATTATGTAAGGGAGGTTATGTACCTAAAAGGTCGCACAAATATATATTATTTAAATGTAAAGCAGAATAGATAGAGGAGATATTTTTTCTATTTTGCTAAAAAAAATGTAAAGGAGGAATTTTTAACGTGCTCCACAATTATTACCCGGCGACCTACGAAGAGTACAAAAAACTTACATCAGAGTCAAATCATCAAAAGAAAGCCTTGACCTTGGATGAGAAGGTGGATCGAGACACCAAAAGATTGGTCAAGCGTCTAAAAATGCTAGAAGAACAAGGATTTGTCTACAAAGAATCTAAAACTGCAAGGGAACGAAATCGAAGAATTCAGGAGAAAATTAATCTTCGCCTTAGAGAAACTTTTATTCGCCGATATAAAAACGGTGAAATCACTCTTAGTCAATTACCTAGAGATTTATTTCCGGAATTATTTGAAGAAAAGCCTACTTATGATGATAGACCCAATTGGAAGAACCATATTCATCATCATATAAGATGTGAATTGATGGATAATGGTGTTGGTATAAATATATTTTGTCATACCTGCTCTGAAGAGCCCGATGGTAAACTTATAACGAATTTCTATAAAACTGATGAGGAATTTATAAAATTCTTTAGAGTGGGTAATAGGAAAAATACTAGAAGCCATCCATTTTATAGATGTAATTATTGTAAGTGTCAGATATCAGTAAAGAATTTCTATAAAACATATCAACTTCACCGCTGCCCTAATTGTGAATCTCATAATATAAATAAAATGAGAGATATAGAGGTCCACGATAGGGAAATATTTAAACTTTTATCAAAAAGGGAGAGATTAAAACTTGAATTAGAGTTCTTAATTGAAGAAAGTCTCAAAAAGTTAAAGGAATATGATTATCTTGACAGTAGGCAGGTAATAACCTGCAAAGAACCAAAGATTGATAAACAAGAATACCTCAATGAATTGCTCCGCAGACGTGCTCGCATAGTATTAAAAGACACACATATCTTAACTGACCAAAATATAATCACCAAACTAAGGGAAGAAGAAGAGAGAAAAAGAGAGGCTCTCCCCAAATATGAGAAGAGCCGATGGGAAGAAAAAAGGATCTACAAGAAACGAGGCAGAAAGCTTAAACTCTGATAAAGAATTAGGCTCTGGTAGGGTAAAGAAAAAGGTGAAAGGCATACTAGCCGCATTATATAACTTTTTAAAACACAAAAAAATAACGGATATCCAATTTAGTTAATTAATAGTGATTTAATATAATAGAAACTATTAATTAATTAAATTGGGTATTCGTTTCGGGGGATTGGAATTATTTTTTTAAGAAAGGAGATGAGTATTGAACAAATGTCTAATAAGACTCATATACCCTTTAAATTCTATTATAAATATATTATACTTGTAATTATATTTATTGCTTGTATGATTATAGCAAATATTAACTTCTTCAATTTTTTTGATATAAAGAAAGATTCTGAGTTTGAACCCCCGTTTATACAAGTTTTAGGAAGCGACGAACGTCTTGTCAGGATTTATCCATCAGTCCATAATACCAAATTTACCTCAAGTAGCATACTTAATTTGGATGTAATATCCCAGTTGATGGGTAAGCAAATTAGATATCAAGATTTTTCAGGATATGTATTCGGGCGGATAGATCATTATGTAGATGATGGGGTATATGAGGTATTCAATAAATTTAATAATAAGGTCTGTACTATCTATGAAGATAAAATAGTTATAGGTTTTTCATGCGTATATTTAGACAGTACGGTTATAGAAGGTAATAATTCAACTAATCAGTATTTACTTAAGGAAGTAAATAAAATTCAGGGTTTTATAGGGACAAACTTTAGTGTTGAGTCGGATCAAAATTCTAAAAACTTTATAGTTGGGAAGGATAATCGGACTTATATATTCACTATAGTTGCAAATGATGTAGATGGAAAAACCATTTACGATATAATTAAAACAAATCGCGAGTTTATGCTAAAAATCTCTATGTTCCTGGACTATAACTCATATAAAAGATCAATATATCCGGAAGGGAATTAATTTTCCCTTCCGGATTATTTTATTTTTTTTTTTCTTAGAGCTTCGAATACCTGTCAGAAACTTTCTGTTCTATTTTACGATAGATAGTAGTAAGCTGATCTCCAACCTCAATTGTTATTTTATTGAGGTTAACTGTTGGAGATACAACAGCTGCACTGATTAGCATGTATATAAAGAATGGAATATACTCGCTTGCAAATAACGTAGATGAACCGTAAGACATAGTCCACCTATCAATAAAGTTTTTATAATTCAATTTCTTCATCTCAGGGAAAATTGTGGATAGATGATCGATAAATGTTTTAAGATCTTTATATCCAGAATCTTCTGTATGCATAGGAATTTTGGCATCAAGAGATTTAATAACATCAATACTATTATACTTAATTTGAGAATACATTGGATTTGTAAACGGATTTGAATTACCATATATGCTATAGTAGAAGAAATTTGTGGCCAAGAAATTGAATTTCTCCTTCTTAACACTATCCATATATCCCAGATTCGAAATTACGTTGGAGAACAATCTTGCATAAATAGGGGCCACATCTCTTGCAATAGAAATAATTGTTTGATCAATTATAGTTGCATATGCGGCAGATAAGAGTGAAGCATAAAGAATGTTGGGGGAAATTCTAAGGGTTCCATCTTTTGTAATTTTACCATAGTTTGTAACATTTACAACCATAGAAGATTTCCCATTAACGACTTTTCTAAAGAAGGGGATTGCGGTTGTAAGACGGAGTTCATCATTATAGACCAGTTCAATCATTCTATTTTTAACCATTTTATCAATAATATATTTAGAAGGGAAAGGAGATGTTCTACCAGTGATATCCGTCATAACATCCGCAATGACATCATACTCTAAAACTTCGGTCCCATTTCTTCCAAGACTGTACGCCATTACAGTCTTTGTGAGACTACCCTTTGATGCCTCTTCGGCGTAAGTAAATACTGAAGTCATGTTAAGCGGGGTTATCGCCATAAAATTATCATCCTTCCATTTATACTTTTAATAAGCTGTTTTCTTATTTAACTATCTTCTTCAACGTTAAATTCGTAGTAAGGGAAAATTCGTTATCAGTTGCTTTAGTAATATTTATTACTGCATGGGATAACCTATAGTCTCCATTTATAGGATTAATGGACTCATATGATTTATGGGCTGTAACTTTATAAAGAAGATTTGGTCTGATCATATCATAATCCACATCTATCAAATTTACAAGAAGAGCATGTTTAATTTCTTTAGAAATGTGTTGTAATTGCCTGGTTATCTTTTGATTCTGAACAAATACAGGTTTTGTCAGAGATCCTTCTCCACCATTTATTTTTGTGACCTGTAAAGTATTAGCATCAACACTTAAAATTGATGAGCCATCTATGAGTTCGGAGTAATTATCAAGTTTAACTACTTTAGGAGGTTCAGTTATATTTACCACGTATGCCTCATTTTCCTTTGTACAACCAACATCAGTTTGTTCAGGACTTCCGTCTTCTTCTAAGAATAGTGAAACCCGAGAAGGCTCATTTTCTTCAACCGCTTTACCAAGATTTATCTTATCTAAAAGATAGTTTTTAGTTATATCCATGAAAAATATATAATTCGTATCAAAGATTCCATAATATTTATTAAGATGGCTAAGTGTAGCCAATAAATTACCTGTCGGTACTACTATATTGCCAGAATATTCCCCATTTATCCTATTCATAAGAACTGAATTGAACCCTCTTGAAGCAAATGCAGCCGCAAGCGCATTCGTAATTGTAGTATTAACAGATAAAGAGCCCAGTTTTCTATACCTATTAATATTTTCTATATCTAGTAAATAAAAAGATGCATCTACCAAAGCATTGGGGTTTTCAGAATCAATTATATTTTCATCTTCTTTTTCATTTAAAAAAGTCCTAAATTCTTCAGGTTGTACATCATACTCGTTTCTAATCTCGAAGGTTTTATTGAATACCAATTCCCTTGCTTGAACCTCCGAGTTTACAATACTCTTATACATAACTATCAACGCTTTTAGATTTGCTTCATCAATGGTAAGAGCCTTATAGACATCTTTAGTCACGGATGCAACAACTTGTATGATTGGCATTATATTTTGATCATAATTGTTTACTATAGTTATACTTTTTATAAAAGTAGCGGGTATAACGAGCTGTTCATTGGTTCCTTTTTTAGAGATAATAATATCATTCAGAATATATTTATACTGGTCCAGATCTCCAACAGAACGAAGCATTATTACACCTCCAAAAAAAAATAACACGAACCTCTTTATTTAGAGGTTCGTGTCATGAATGATTATTTTACTCCTGTATGACCAAATCCACCAGACCCGCGTTGAGTTTCAGAAAGTTCCTCACTTTCAATAAATACCCCTTTAATTACGCGACAAAGAATTCCTTGAGCAATTCTATCTCCTTTATGAATAATGATTGTTCCAACAGGATAAGAATCATTAAGTTCTTCGTAATTACCTTCAAGGTTAAGAACGTGGCGAGATTTTAAAAATTCAATCTGACCAGTATTCTTATTGAGGTAATATTTGGGATATGCAAAATTATCAACAATTACTCTGTATTCTCCTCTGTATACAGAATCACCAGTTCCAAGCACTATTCTCAATTTTGTTTTAGAAGAAATACCAGAGCGGGGTCTTACTTGGAGTTCCACTCCGAGAGGCAATTCAAAAGCCAAACCAGCACGAACTGTGGTAGTTTGTCCCGGCTCCAGAATGATATCTTCCATGGCATAGAGATCAAAACCGGAATCTCCGTGGATTTTATATTTTGGGAGACCGATTTCATTATTGATCAGTTTTGTTTTGATCTCTACTTTTTCATAGAAGTTTTCTTTAGTTTCCATTTTTGTCAACTCCCTTTTATCTAATTTATCAAAATAGTTGTACAGAAATTAAAAGTTTATAAAAAAGAAGAGCCCAGCTCTAGTGACAGAGCTGGACTTTGTTTTTTTAAATTGCCTCTTCTCCAAGAGGCTCATCTGGATGCAATTCAAATTCGTCAACAATATCAAAGTCAAAGTGTTTATCTTCAAGAGGCTGAATATTCATAGCAAGAGAATAACCATTTCCAATTCCGCTTCCAGAGGAGAAGAAGTCTTGGTTTACTGTATTCTGACTCAATCCATTCAACACGATTGCATTTACAGATGAATCAGTAATATCAGGGAAGGGTTCATCCAAATCAAGATTTTGGAATGCAAGATTGGCATTGTATTTGAGGAATTTAATAACTTCGTCCTCAATGCCTATTTTTTGATATAAAGACTTCGTATATTCAACTTCATTTTCAAAAAGAGTGTTGAAAATTCTATTAAACTCATCCAATACGGATTGCTTTTCTTCATCAGGAATCATCTCAAAAATTTCTTGAGCAACGGTTCCAGTATAAAGACCATGAATCGCTTCATCCCTACAAATCAATCCAATACCTTCAGCACTTGCTCTCATTCTACCCTGACCGCCAAGGTATAAGGGATAGAAGAAGCCAGAATAGAAGAGAAAACTTTCGAGTAGAACTGAGCAAGCCATGCAGAGATATACAGAAACAGGATCAAATTCAAACGTTTCAGTATATTTTTTCAGAGCATTTCTATAATATGCTTCAATAATAGAAACTTTCTTTTGGAGATAATCATTTTCTTCAACCCATTTAAACAACTCCCTGATCTCTTCTCTAGAGAGAAGAGTTGTAAACACAGAGCTGTACATTTTAGCATGGATACTTTCCATAAACGCAAAGTTGTTGAAAGCCATTCTTCTTTGCTCGTCTCCACAGATAAGAGAAATCGCTGTCGCACCGATAGAGGATTGTTTTGTATCTAGTAGGGTTAATCCTGCGAAAACTTTTTTAAAGGTATCTCTTTCATTATCACTTAATACCCTCCAATCACCAAGGTCATCAGAGAAAATAAGTCTTTGGTCATGCCAAAAAGCTGAAATCGCTGTGTCGATAAAATCTTTTGTATAACCATCAGTCGGCTCAGTCCAGTTTACGGCATAGAAAGGCTGAGAATCTTTATATGTTAGAATCCCATCATTATATTCCAGTCGAATATTTTTAATGTTTGTCATTTTCTATCTCCTCTCTTTATACTGAACAAGCGATACATTCTGTTACATCATAATCTCCGACAGGAGGTTTAGAGAGTTTCTTCCTGTTTGTAGTCTTTTCATTATAATTTTTACGATTAGTCCTTGTATAATACAAAGATTTCAAGCCTTTTGCATTTGCATAAATATAATAGCTTGCAAGATCAGCAGTCGAAATATCAGAGTTTACATACAGCGTGCAGCTTATTCCCTGATCCACATGTTCTTGAATAACCGAGATCATGTCGATCACTTTCTTCATATCCATATTATATGCAGATTTGTAGTACCACATGTTTTCTTTGGAGAAGTGTGGGGCAGGGTAATAGATTTTACCTTTCTTGTAAGAACGAATTTCAACCACATCAACGATAGGCATAACAGAGCTTGTAGCATTTTGTACATAACTGATTCCTTGAGTCGGGGCAATTGCAAGTCTATAAGCATGATATAGCCCATATTTCATAACATCTTCTTTCAATCTTGCCCAATCTTCTTTTGTGGGTATATAGATATCTTTGAACAATCTTTTAACTTTTGCAGTCTTTGGATGGTAATTATTAATCAAATATTTTTCAAAGTAAACCCCTGTATGGTAGTCGGAACCATAAAAGCCTTTAAATACTTTTCCTCGTTCTTTTGCAATTTCACAGGATCTTTCAATTGAATAGAAATTAAGCATCATGAAGAATGTACGAGCGAAGTCGCGTGCTTCAAAAGATTCGTACATGATTCTATTTTTTGCAAGGAATCCGTTCAGATCCATTGCACCGACACCAACAGAATGCATTTCTTTATTTGCTTTAAGAACACCAGGAACTGTTTTGATTTCAGTGAAATCGGAAACTGCCGTAACCACATCCATTGCTGTGTGTACAGTTTCTTTTATATCCTTCAATTCCATGGTGTTCGTGATATTAATGGACGCAAGATTACAAGAGATATCTCTCTTGATTTGATCCTTTTCAAAATAGGAAGTGATATGAGAAACCTCTTGTATTTGCATAATCTCAGTGCAAAGATTGGTCATTATAATACGACCTTCATTTTTTAGAGCATGTTGCTTATTTGCATTTGTAATATTGAAAATATACGGATACCCAGCTTCCAATTGAATTTGGGCAACCTTATTCAAGAAATCTCTGGCATTCATTATCTTTACTTTTCTGATCCGTTCGTCTTCCATGAAAATATCATAGAAGATATCAAAATCCACTTCAGTAAATGTCAGACCATAATATTTCTTAATGTCGTGAGGGCTAAATCCATAGAAATCCTTATTTTCTTTTGCCAAGTCGTAGAATTTTTGCGGAACCGTCAACCCTAACGACAGTGTTTTCAATCTTATTGAGTCATCTGCGTTTTCTTTTTTGGAATCCAGAACTATGTTCACGTCTGGATGGAATACGTTGATATAACCAGCCCCGCTTCCTGCTCTTTGACCGAGCTGATCATAAAATGTGAAAATCTTTTCTGCAATGAGTAGAACATGAAGAGGTCCTTTTGCGGCTTTTTCAATACCTTTAATCGGATCTCCAAATGCTCTCAGATTGCTGACTTCAAATGCAACTCCTCCGCCAATTCTGCTGAGGTTTGCCATATTTGTAAGATTATATTGAATAGAATCGGTGCTGTCATCCATTGCAAGAAGGAAACAGCTAACCAATTCTCCACGACGTGCTCTTCCTGCGTTTAAATAAGTGGGTGTTGCAGGCTGAACTCTTTGTTCCATGAATGAGCGAAGGTATCTTTTTGCAGTTTCAAAATCCCCATCTGCAAGATACATTGCGGCAATGCAGTTATGTTCTTCAAAATTCTCCAGATAAGTATTATTATCATCAGTCTTCAATGCGTAATCTTCATAGAATTTAAATGCTTGCATGAAGGTTTTGAATTTAAAATTGTAAGATTTAGCTATTTCATGCAATTCAATAATTTGATCTTCAGTATATTTATCAATAACTTTTCTATCATAGAATGGAAGAGTTTTATCCTCATCATCAGTTTTCATTTTTTTCATAGTTTCTTCAAATACTTTGACATAATTTGGTTCGCTTATTTTCAATTTCATTTTATCAAGTCTTTCATAAACTTTATTTATATCAAATTTGATTTTTCTAGGTTGAGGAGTTGTGAGATAATTAATGCGATCCATTACAGAATCAAATTTTAAGCTATTTTGATTGATGTATTCAAGATATTTTTCAAGTGAAAGCTTATCGTATTCTAATTGGAGAAATCCATCTTCTCCCCGGATCATGATCTTATTATTAAGCTCGTAGAAGTTCATGTTCTCTGCCGCTGTCAACAATTTCATTCATCCTTTCCATGAATTTTTGTACTGTTTCAATATTACCAGCCAGCTCAAATTTGGAAATTATTGGTACATTAAATTGCTCTGATATAATATCAGCTGCAATTGCGAAGGTATTTTTCCACCTTCTATTACCACTTGATGCAACGCCTATTAAAAGATCCCCATTATTTTCAAGAAATTTTTGAGTAGTCTCTGGAACTTCTCCAACCTTGTCGGTAAAAGTTACAAGAACGAATTTTTCATTAACTTTATCTACTTCTCTTAAATAAACAGATTTCAATCCTAATTTTTTAACAAACCTCCTAACATTGCCGGTTCTTGAATCAAATACTATTAAAGGATATCTCATAATACATCACTTCCTCTAAAAAAAATATAAAAAAAAATAAGTTAACCCTCTCTTGAGAAGGGTTAGCATGATGGCTTATTAAAGTGTTCATATGATGCTTATTTTTTAACTAGAACTAAATTCTAAGCGCATTTTTTAAAGTTTGGTAAAATTTTATTTGAAACTTGGATATTCGAGTTGCTCAGACCTATAATTTCCGAATAATGCAATGAATGAGCATAATAAAACCAGTGGGAAGGTCATAAATAATATTATTGATAGATAACCAATAGTTATAATGATGTAATCAATTACTTTATATTCTTTAACTTTAATATGCCCGAAAGATATTGTAAAAATAATAAGAACCAATAGTTCTATCAGAAATATACAAAATAATACCATAAGCTTCAGAGTAGCAAGCATTATAGTAGCAGGTTTATTATATTCAACTGATTTATCATATCTCTTATAAAGGAAGTTAAAATACTTTATTCTATAATAAGCAGCTAAGAGGTAGTAAAATAGATTAACCCCCATATATAGAAATAAAAAATGCTGAACGAGGAAATTTTTAATCGTATCTATCAAAAATTATACCCTCCCATTTATCGTGCCCATGGTGACATATCTACTCAAAAAATGCTACCATTTAAAAGTAGATTTAGTCGAAGCGTATTTAAATAATTCTTCAATCATTAAAGAGTTCTCTCCAGTAAAAACCATCTGATTCAATTTCAGTAAATCTCTCTTATTATATTTATCTTTAATGCAATCTTGTAATGATTGTTTTTGAGCAGAAGTTAAATTATTTAACTGGAAGGTCAAATCTAGAGCCCTGAATGCATTAATCAAATATTTTGATTGATTGCCGGTATAAATTTCATCAATAATATTTTTTATATGTGTATATTTCGATCTAATAATACCTCTCTCTATAGCTAAGTCCAATATTTTAACTATTTTTGTATATCCATATCCGGATAAACCTTTTATATCTCTAGTCTTGATACCAGCAAATGAGTAAATGATTGAAAGCAATTCATGATTAACAAATTTCTTTTTATAGACTGAATTTTTCAATAGAATATCTATAACATTTTCTTTAGTAATCACATAACTATCATCCCGCTTCAGTCTAAGAACTTCAGTGTTGGACAGCGAAACGGTTTGATACCATAAAAGATCCTTAGACAAAACAAGATTGAGTTTATCCAACTCTTTCATTATCATATATGAACAGGCGATCATCGGCTCTATATTTCCACAATCTATAAAGTAAATCCCAGGTAGGTAAGTGGCAATAATTTTAATAAGCCTCAAAGAGAAATAGACTTCTTTATTCACAGGTTTGAAGTCTTCATTATCTTTTGAATATTTATCAAAGAATTTATAACCATATTCTGCAAGATAGTTAGAATTGTTTCTTGGTTTTTCAGAGCCAAAATACATATATATTTTGGTAGGGATTTTATTCTTTCCAAAATAAAGTCTATAGTGTGAACATAAATTTATAATACATGAAGTTATTACAGTATTGGTTTTTTCATTTAACCAGTTTGTTTCTTCATAATTTCTAGGATCGTAAAGAGATTCCAAAACACTGTGTAAATCTATATGAATAGATATTGATTTAAAATCTTTCAACCTATCAGAGAATAAATCATCCAAAACAGTAAATTTAATTCTGTTGGTATTTATTATTTTTTCTATCATTTTTCATCCCTTTCCTCTAATAATATGTAGATAAAAAAATTAAAATCCAGCTATGAGTTTCCCCCATAGCTGGATTTTATTTATTCTTTCATCTATTGAGATAGCGAAGGGAGTATGACCTCCTGCACAATTTTTCCAGCCGCATTATTTGATATAATATCGGCTATATCCATGTGTGAGAGATCATATAAATTTTTCCCCTCGATTGCAAATCTTTGCTCACAAAGAATAACAGAGTTTTTAAAGAAATTAAACAGTTCTTCAAATTCGAGCTGAATTGAATCATTAGTAATATCGACCAATGTTAAAAGTTTTATCTTTGCGGCAATCATTTCAAAGATGGCACCACAAATCGTGGTATCTATGATGCGTTCATATCCTTCTTTAATCAAAATTTCTTTATTTTTCTTAAAGTCGCTAACAGATAAAGGTTTTTCACCTACTGTTGTCTCAGGAAGCACTTCGCTTTCCACGTATTCAATAAATCGTTTAAAAATTTTTTCCAGTTTCAAATCTTCTTCTTTAAATACAATCTGTTCCATTAGTAGCAGCTCCTTTAATTTTTTTATCTCTTATAATTGAAGGTCGGCCCTTTCTTATGAAAAAGGCCTGATTTCTTCGGAACTACCCTCCAATTACCATATACCACAGTTTCAGCTTGTTCATCCTCAGTCACACCTTCGGCAGATTCTGAATCGTTCTCCTCTACCTCATCATCTCCACCCTGCATCACTTGAACGAGTTGTTCAACGTCAACTTCCGCCTCTTCCTGTTCCTTCAGGATTTGATATACTCGTTCTCGATCATACTTAATTTCGATAGGGTTCGAAAGGAGGATGTAAACGAGTTCCACGGCTTCCTCGGGAGTAAGGCTGATGCCTTTGGTGAGGATATCATCCATTACATTATATCGACGAATATCAATTGTGTCTGGGCGATTGTTCCATGATGCAACCGCAACAACTTTCTGTTCGTTCTTGGAGTTTACTTCGCTGAGTTCCCCAAGAATATTTTTGATGTCCAAATCAAGATCTTTTGGCATTGTGATTACCTCCATTTAATAGATTAAAGTGTATAATACATCTTAATAATAAGATGTAAATACCAATTTCTTATGTGTTTTAAGATAATCAAAATTGATAGAAAGTTTTATCAAATCACCTTCCAGATAGAAATATTTCAATTTAAGTTCGTTATAATAATATATATTTTGAATAGAAATGGATCAATTACTGTTTAGAGTATCTTGAATTTTAAAAAATGCCTTCGCGGAAACTATTGAACCATGAATAGGGTTATGCTTATCAAGAATTTCACTTATACATTTAATATAATCTCCTTATATAATAATAGTTATAAAATACAAAAAAAAAAATAAGGAGTGATGCCGTTTAAGCATCACTCCCTTGAAGCGATTTAGCAATCGTCGTCATCATCTTCGTCAACATCCACATATTCCGCAGACTTCCAATCAGTGACTTGCTCCGGGCTGAATCCTTGATTGTCTCCCTTTGCAGACCGCTGGATTTTTGCGAATATGATAGTTTTCTTCTTGTCCTTGAATTTGTGGGAATCGTATTTCTTCTTTCGAAGAACTTCTTCGGAAGCGTCGACGATGAAGTGCGGGTCGCTGAAATCGCTGTCCGTGATAATAGCCATCGTGACTTCAGCGTTGAATTCGATCTCAACGCCTTTCTTGTATTCCGTCACACTGACCATCAGAACTTTCCGGCCATCTTCATCAACATACGAGTAGCCGAGTTCTTCCAGAACCCTTTTTGCGTCATCCGTGAGCTCAGATCTGTCACGGATTTCAGCCGCACCGGCAAGGGTCAAGCCGCCATACGCCGTTGTACGGTTGTCACCACAGTCGAAAACATCCGAATCTTTGTCCAGAATCGCCAAGATGCGAAGACGCTTCTTATCTTGGCCAATCTGAATGTTTTGGATGTCGTCGGGGGCTCCGCCCATCATGATGACAACCTTGGCAATAAAGTCTTGGATGACTTCCGGACCCACTTTGAATACTTCAAGATCCGGCTTAGCCACCCCTCTTACTTGATCGAGAAGTTCAGACATTTTTATCCTCCCTTTATAAAATATTTATAGGAAGTCTAGTTCATAATAAATAACTATTCTTCCTATGGCTATTATAATAATATATAATTGCTGTTTTTTCCGTCAATGATAATATATCACATTATTATAAGTCGATATACAAAATTGTTCAAATGCTGCTTTGTATCTTTCAATCAGAATTTTAATTGTAAACTTATCCTTCCCATCAAAAAGTTTCTTTAAAGCGTATTTAAGGCTTCTATTCTGAATATTATATTTTGATTCTGATTTATAATTCCCTATAACTATAAAACTTAGATCTGGTTCTGGGTTATTAAGGTCATCAACTATAAATGTAGTAACCTCGTATTTCTTTATCGATTCAGTGAATAGATCTACAAATTTATAAATATAATTTTTGGTAATTTGGTTAATACTTGACTGCTTCATTATATCATTTCTATACGCATTTAAAATATTAATTGAAACATTAATATCTCTAAAGATGCTCCTACATACATTCTCTGCCTCTTCTCTACCAATTCCAATGAGCCTAACACAATTTTCGAATTCATCATTTAAAATATGAAACTCTAAACAGCACTCATCATTCCCGGCTATCACCAGCTTAATACAGGTAATATCATTGAGCTGATAGATATACTCATTAAAAAGTCTGGTAGTTCCCTGATAGAGAAGAAAATCAGAGTTTAGCATTTGATTAGTAGTCAACTTCATAGAATCATTCCTTTCATAAATATAAAGAGTATAAGTAAGTATACATATTAATAATATATAATTTTGAAAATCTAATACTCCGGTATAGGATTTCTCCTATACCGGACTTTTATATTAAAAATTATCTCTTATAAATTCTTTATAGAGATTTACATGATGATATTCAGTCACGGAAAATTTATAGAAGTTTGTAGACTCATAAAAAGAATCAAGATCAAAATCATCTTCTTGTGCTTTGATTTTGTCAATATAATCTTTTAAAGACTTCTTTATACTCTTCCTAAGAACTGAATATTTTGAATATAATTCGCTATCCGGCTGGAAATCAGTATATATAAAATCATTTTCAATTAAAATTTGCATAAATTTAAGTTTAGCAACTTCTGTCTTTAATGCGTTAATATCCACAGAAGATTCATTCATGTTTCTAATAGAAGAAAAAGATCTGTTATATATAGATATCAAATCGTTATTTAATCCTGATTTGATCAATTTATATGAATCTGCATCGTTAGCATTGAATGATTCAACAATAGTTGATTCTACCAGGGATGTATTCCTTATATTTCCCTCAATGTCTGAGAGTTTTCTTTTATAATAGTCTTGAATTTTCGGATTTCTTGGATCGAGTTTGGGATTCCAGAGATGATCATTAAGTAATTGAGTATATAAAATCCTTTCATATAAGGATTCAGAAATTCTATATAGTTCATAAAACTGGAGTACATTTCTGGACCATTGTTCAATCATCTGGTCATCTGTTTCTATGACTTCAGGTCTATTGGATGGATCTTTATCATAAAGAAACCATCTGGCCCATTTGATAAATCTTCTTATGAAGAATGAATGTTTTACATATTCACTACACAGATCATATAGTTTATCCTCAGAGAATAACTGTGAGAGTTTAGTAGTTTTAAGGTAATCACAGAATTCATTTTTATTTTGAAGAGAGCCTCTGAATCCAAATGCCACTGTAGGCTCATGTTTATCTAGGTTTGTAATCGATGGAATGAATTCCATTTTACTCCCATCTCCATAATTCATTGGCCATCACTTGTTTACCTTTTTGGTGAAGCTTAACATCATCAGTATACGTATAAAGTTTCAGACTCAGTGCATTATCAGCAATATCCGGATTTTGTTCGTTGAATTTTTCAACAATATCTTTTACAATATTAAATCCGATTTCGGCAGATTTGATAATAGGAGATTTTCCATTAATATAGTTCTTTTGGAAATCCTCAGGATCGGTAATCCCAAGATCCGCCAGTTTCTGCTTAGTCTCTACGTCTATATGTCGTGTAGCTTTAAGTTTGAGAGTGCCAGGGCGTAAAGGATCTTCCCCTTCAGTGAGAAGCTCATATACTCTCTGTTTCCATGATTCGATCATCAAACGATCGTAGGTAATATTCCTATATCCGTTTCTATAATTTTCATCCCATTCTCTCAATACTGCGCAAAATTGAATATGCTCTATATTATTGATAACGTCAATATTACTACATTCGTTGAGATAGCCCCTATAATCTACAATAACAGAAGTTTCAGATAAAGTTTTGATCCCGCCGTTATTGCTTTTCAGATCATCTTTACTAAGAGGATAGTCCGTATAAAGTATCGGATAATCCTCGCCCATTTCATTCATAATATACGATTTAACGGTTCCGAGAAGAAGCTTTCTCTTCAAATAATCCTCAGGTACTTGGGAGTCGATATCGTCTACCGTAGTGATAGTCTTTTTAACTAGAAGAGATTCAATGATTTCTTTTCCTTTAGTACCAAATAATATTTCAAAATGTTCGGTGTTAACGTTTTCAAATAATGAGGTGCTTTCTTCGATGTTTTTCATCTCTCCAGGAATATATTCGTATAAAGGATTTTTCCTTGTAACTTTGATGTTAGATTTAAGTTCCCTCCAACGTCTCACAATATTTTTAGCGAGTTCCTGGCGTTTTTCTGGAGGGGCTGCAAAGAAATATGTGATAGCAGCTCTCAAGTGGGCTTCATCATGCATAGGATATTTCCGTTCCTTTGGGAGGCCGAATTCTCTTAACGGGATGCGCATCAATTCTCTTTTCGTCAAAGGCATTTTGAAACATCTCCTTTTTAATTATGATTCAATTTACCCTGATCTATTTTTATAAAATCAGGGTTGGCGATTATTTTCCCTATGTTATAACTTGGGTGCGAGAAAATAGATTTAAAAATTGTAGTAAATGCTTCGGTATCTGAGCTATAAGCATATGAATTATTAGGCGAATTTTCTATCATGTCAACAAGTTTTTTGTAATCCTTTAAAGGATTTTCAAATCCTATATATCTATATATTGAATAGAATAAATCCTCGTTTGAAAGATTCGATGATTTGAAATAAGAAAATCTATTTTTATCATATACGATAGGATTATCAGTAGACTCCAGCGATACTCCAATTTTATATTCTTCATCTTCTAGGTCTTTATATACTGTGATATAAAATGGTTTTTCCTTATAATCAATCTCTCTACCTACAAACCCAGTAACGATAGGGCTTATACCGGCAAGAGTTTGGGTTTCAGATATAATTGTAGATTCTGTTAGTAATGTGCCAAGGTCTTCCTCAGAAGTTGCAACTAATTGTCCGATAGATGAATTATACATTTCATTTGACCAATTCAAAATATCAGACATTCTGCTTGAAAGATTTTTAGCTTTAGTTTCAAGCAATACCGTATATATAAATACGTCAACCTGTTGTCCAATTCTATGAATTCTGTCACAGGCTTGGTCAAAGTCTGCAGATCTCCAAGGCGGTCCAAAGAAAAACATTTGAGATGCTTCTGTTAATGTAACACCAGTGCTAAGAGTTTGAGATGTTGCAACTAAGACTTGAGTTTCATCATCCTCTTTAAATTGTAGCAATACATCTAACTTATTTTTAATATCCCCTGTAATTTTAACAGTCTTAATACCATTATCATTCAAGGATTTATAAATATAGTCAACAACGTCTTTTATTTGAGAAAAGATTATTGTTTTCTCGTTATTTTTAGTAATCATTGAGATAAAAAGATCCTTGTTTTGTTCATACATTTCTATAAACATTGCTTTTCTTTTAACTGGAAGTATTTCTCCAATTGCTTTACCCATAGAAGATTGTTTCATCTTTATAAAATTCGTATCCAACCAAATTACACGATTAATAATATTTTGATCAGGTATATTTGGAATAACAAACATGCTCAAGAATTTTTTGAAGAAATCAGAGTCTAGTTCATGTATATTCATTTCTTTTCCAGTATTAACAGATGATACTATCCATTTTATATAATGCTCTGTATCATTTTTGGATGCTGAAGAATATTTTCTAATTAATGAAATAAACTCATCGCGCAATGTATTATTTTCTTTAAGCCTTTCATTATAAATTTCTTCAAATCGTGAACGTACTTCTTCACGGGTCTTTTCCAATAAAAAGGTTTCAGGGTTTTTTATTTTAACATATAAATCTTTAACCGTTTTATTAGGTAAAGATAATTCCTGTTTAGTTTTTCTATAGATGATTCGACCAAAACGTTCCTTAATAATATCCATAGCCATAGTTGATTCAAGATTAAAACATTTATTGTATATAGATGCAACTTCTTCAGTGAACAATGGATCGATAAGTCGTAACATTGGGCTAATTTCATTGGGAGTAGCTTTAATTGGCGTGCCTGACATGACTAAAATACTATCAGGATTCATTTTTTCTTTCAGTGTGATAAGGTCATTTACTCTTGAACCATCAATATTTCTAAAATTGTGTGATTCATCAATTATAAGCATATTCTTACCATTTTTAATGAAAGGATACATTTTAGGAATAGATTCATTATTTATTATGAAAAATCTTGCTTGAGATGAAGAATCTTTATCTTTACATAATACAACTTCTTTTCTCCATAAAGCTTCATCTTCATTATATTTATCATAATATTTTCTAATTTCCAACATCCAGTTTTCTTGAACCGAATTTGGGCAGACGATGTAAATATTATCTACACCCAAACATTCAGCAAGACCTATGGAAGTTAATGTTTTACCCATACCTTGCTCAAAAGTGAGAATATAACCATTGAGATTTAGATAACTCTTTAGTTTATTGTAATTCCTTATGAATTCTTTCTGATAATCATTTAATGTGAGCGAAAGATTTTTTAAATTATCAAGAGGTATGAAATCAACAGATCTAGAATCACATTTGGACAACCAAGTCTTTTCATATATTTGCTTAGAAATTCTACCATAAGCAGGTTCTCTAAATTTTTTGTATAACTGATCAAAAATTGATACCAATTCTAGTGCAAAAAATAGTGGAGTTTTAATATATGTGATTCTCATTTTATTTCTTGAAATTTTCTTTTTATTAAATTTCTTTAGATCTTTTTCATCATATTCTTTTAAGAATATATTCCACAAGTTACTTTCATTATAAAGGTTTTTAATTCTAAACATTAAACGTTTATAATTTATTCCTCTTATATAGATATATTTATCATCAACGATTACATTATGAAAAGGAGAAATAATTTTTCCAATAAAACTTCTATTATTGAAAAGCTTTTTCTTCCATGAACTAAATTCATAAGAATCACTTTTAGACGATGCTTCTAATAAAAATTGAGGTGTTTCAATTGATTCTTTTCTATCAAGTATTGTATTAATAGATTCGCCAATTACAACCAGACGTTCTTTAGTTTCAAAACTATTATTTTCAATTAATTTAAACATTGTTTTCAATAAGGGGCCAAATTTATTATCTACTACTTTTATATAATTATGAGTAGTATTTTTCTTAATTGCATCTTCCTTAGCTTTATCTTTTTTTACATCAATTGCCTGGATTTTATGATGGAGATTTGGATTATCTCCGCCATGTTTAACTTCAATAATTAAATCAAGTATATCTATATAAAAATCAGGAGTATAAGCATGTGTTTCCCCATCATATTCATAATATATCGTAAATGGACAAGGGGCATGTATATATTTCGGATTTATATCAAGAATATTGTCTAAGAAGCTAAGAAGTCTTTTTTCATAAGATCCCACATATGGAATTTTTGTTCTTCCGTCAGACCATAAATATTCTCCGGAGATTTTTCTTCTTGAAAGCATATACATTTGATGATCTTGATTGTTTAGAAGATGTGGGACTCCATATTTTTTAATATTCCTAGACTGAGCAATTTCGGCAAAAGTTTGTTTACATTTTGGATTATCACAAAATATTGCAGGTCTTCCTATTTTCTCATCAAATTTTGTATCATCACCACAAATTCTACAACTTCCTGTAGTTCTACCTCCATGGATATGTGCAAATAAAAATTTTGCAGGACTCATATTTTCAGGGAGTTGTCTAGAATGTCTTACAGAAATGTGATGAACCATATCTTTTTTATATTGATACCTTTTTCCACAAAATGGACATTTCACATACTTTCACCCTCTCATTACTATTACTTTAATTGGCTGTTTTTCATATAAAAAACACAAAAATAACATATGATATTTAAAAATTGATAAAAGGAGGAGCTTTAAAATGAAGGATGTGTCGTTCGAAATAGATGAATTTTCTAAAAATAAAATTTATGATGGAGCCCATGCTCTAGCAATGCAACTATATGTATTACTTATTATGAAACCAGGAGATCATCCTGATGACCTTGAGAAAGGAATAGATATATTTAAATACAGAGTCGATTTTTCTGAAGAAACGGCAAGTGAATTAGAAATGGTAATAAATAGGCAAGTCGAAGAATACTGCGATTTTTCGATAAATGATATGATCATTGAGTATGTGGACGGGGAATTATATATTGGAATCCAATCCCCGAGTTTTCAGGAAATTGTTTTATTTAATACAGATGGTGATGAAGTCCTTGTCACGCTTTCTGAAGAGTAATATTGAAAATAATTATAGAAACATTGTAAAAACTACCATTACTTTTACAGTAAAGGAGAATTAGCTATGAGCGAGAATGTAAAGGCTACCGAATCAAATGGTGCCCAGCAAGCATCATCTCCCCTTAGAGAAAAAATGTCCGAGCTGCTGGCTCAAAAGAGAGTTACTACTAACAATACTACTCCTACATCTCAACTTGAAAGTATGGCCAATTCTGTTACTGATCAACAGGATTCTGCCCCTCAGGATCAGCAGGCCACTGCTGGAACTCCTAATATTAATGAGGCTCTTAATGATTTGATGGAAACTCAATGGTTCAAAGATCTTCCTAAAGAACATAAAGAATTTATTATGAATGGTGGAAATCCTGATAAGCTTATGGATGACCTGGATAAGGCTGTTATTGAACAGCAGTTGGACGCCGTTCGAGAAATCAATCGTGTTCGCCGCGAAGTTGAAGGCAAAGAGGAAATCACTATGGAAGAGTACAGAAGCGGCGAATTCCTCGAAGAACGCGATGAAGAAAATAAGGATGAAGAAAACGAATTCATCAAAATGATGAAGGAGCTTGACGGTGGAGAAGATGATGGTGACGAAGAAGAGGCCCAAGAACGCTTCTTTAAAGAACTTGAACGTCGCTTTGAAAATTCCATTGATGTTGAGCTCACTGGTGCTACTAAAGAATATGACAGATCGTCAGCGGCTCTCCGTGTAGATATCAAGAGAAATAAATCATATGAAAAATCTATTAAAAATATTCTTGAAGCTAACGATATCAAAATTAAAACCACTAAAAAGGGTAATATCAAGAGGGCTGTACTTAAATCATATACACAGCGTCATGATCATGTGACTACACCTCTTGTAAATTCTGGGTTTCATATCACACTTTCTGGTGCATCCATTCCGGAAATCATTGCTATTGCTAGTATTGAAAATCCGAAATCTCTCTTGGAGCTCGAAACTAAGAAACTCAGTGTGATCAAGAAACATCTTGTAGACACATCATTTGGAAATGTACCGTCTCTATATGATCTTATGAAAGTAATACACTACAAAGATGAGCAAACTTTATACTACAACCTATTCATTGCAACCTTCCCTGAAGAGAATGACTATCCGTTCACGTGTACGAATGAAAAATGTGGTGCTGAATTGAATCTGAAGATCCATGGTGCCGATTTGGTACTCAACCCTGAAGAATTCAAAGAAGATCATGATATTATTCTCTATAAAAATATGGATATTAAAGACGTCATCAAACATACAAAATTATCTAAAATCAAGCAAATTATTCTCAGTGATGGTACAGTGGTTGGAATTAGAATCCCTTCACTGTATGATCGCCTCATGACTATGAGTAAGATTGAAGCATGGGTAAATAAATATAATAAAGATACTACTAACCTTAACGTAGTATTTGGATATCTGATGTTCGTTGAATATATTGCACTCCTCACAGAAGATGGGGAACATGTAAGATTTGATTCCATCGACGATCTCATTGAAATCTTGATCTCCATGGATTCTGAAGCTCATAACGAGATTGATATGGAGATAGAAAAGTATGACGACAGTAAAGAGATCGAATATGGAATTAAGTCGTTTGTCTGTCCGTCCTGTAAACGTGTTCATAAACAACAGCGTCAGAAGATGGATGATTTGCTTTTTACTTTATCCCAGGTAAGGGGGATGAGGAACACATTGGAGCGTCGGAAGAACAGAGAAAAGCTGAAATCCTTAAACGAAGAGAAGTAGCACAGAGAAGGGTGGAGGAATATCGTAAGCTTCTTGATTTTGCTTACGATTTCCTTTCCCCTATCATGTCTGAAGAACGTATAAGAAATATGCCTTTAAGACAATTACTTATAGAGCTCGAAAGAAGACGTCTATTCGTTGAACAAAATAGAAGGGAAATGGAACGAAGACAACTGGAAGAGCAATTAAAAGAACAAAGACGCTCTAACCAGAATAGAAAATAAAGAAGGGAGGAGCGTAGATGACTGAGGTTCGTGACGTAACACGAGTAGACATGTTATTGGAAATGATAAAGAAAAATAATTCATATAGTGAAGAAATATTTGATATATTAGTGCCTAAATACTACTCTGAGTGTTATTCTTTATATAATATATTGGATCGGGCCGGAATACTGGATAAATGTAAGTTTAAAAACCCTGAAGTGTTCAATGATATACTCAGCTTTCCTATTAACCTTCCTTCAAAGTCTACTAAAAAAATAATGGAATACCTGGAATCGAAAAAATTCAGGGTAAAGTATCTTAAACATGAGGACTTTACCGTTGATATAGTTAAAACTTCAAATGGAATTTTAGTCACATTTACTCGAAATGAATAGAAGAAGGAGTATGGGGTTTCCATACTCCTTCGTTTTTATTTCCAAAACACACAGATAATCAATGATTATTTAAGGATGGTGTTCATAATGAAGCTCCACAAAGCTGATATTGATAGAATAGTTCAGCTAAATGGTCTGCGACCTGTTAGCGGACCTGTTCCTATTGATAAGGGTTTGCCCACAGATGATTCTGTTTTTTCCTATAGCATTTTTGGACAGACTTCTTATGAAAGACAGAATATACCCGCATATATAGATCTTAAAGGACAGTATTTACATCCCTTGACTTACCATAACCTTAGGCTGATAGATCGAAATTTTGAATCCTGTATCTCAGGAACACAGAATTTTTCTATAAAGGATGGAAAATTAACTCCCGATCCGGATGGTGAATCTGGGCTAGATTTTCTTTATAAGAATTGGGATAAATTAAAGTTTGAAGAACGTAAATCTGTTCTTTCTAATGAAAGAATAAAAAATGTTAAAGATAAATCTAAAGCATGGGTAACTAAATGGATTATCCTTCCTGCATTCTATAGAGATGTTAACTATAATGAGGAAGGGCGTCCGGCATATGATGAATTGAATGACTTGTATCTGTATATTATAAGAATGGTAGAAAGTGTGGCTCAACAGGAGCAATATGGCCTAGTCTCAAATATCACTAAAGCAAGAATACAATTAGCATTGGTTGATATTCATGATAGAATTACTCATATGCATCTAAGAGAAAAGAGAGGCACATTTAAAAAATATGTATTAGGTAAAAATACAGATTTTGGTGCAAGGCTGGTAATATCGGCACCAATTGTTTCTGGCGACACATACGATCAGGTACAAGTAAGATTTGGTCGCATAGGAGTACCTCTTTCAAGTGTGTGTGCAATATTTATGCCTTTTGTGATTCATGGAGTTAGAGAGTTCCTACAGAATGAATTTCAGTTATCTGGTAAATATCCATATAAAAACGAAAAAGGGGAAATTGAGTATTTAACCTTAACAAATCCCGAATATTATACCTCCGAAGAATATATTATAAAAATGATAAAACGGTTTATTTATGGAACATCTACAAGGTTTAGACCTATTGAACTTCCTGAAAACGAAGAGGGTAAAAAAGGATATTTATATTTAACAGGCAAATTTGGTAAGGATCAAACTACAGTTTCTAATAGACCAATGACGTGGACCGATCTTTTATTCATAGTATGTAGCGACAAATTGGCTGATAAGCATGTTTACTTTACTCGATACCCAATTGAGGATAGTTTTGGTATAAATCCTTCTAAATTTACTATTCTCACTACAAAGAAAACAATGCCTGCTCTTATTGGTGATAAATACTATCAATTTTATCCGATAGTAAATGTGGGAGAGGATAGTAGTATTGCATTTATTGACACTCTCCATGTTCATAATAGCTATCTTCCGGGGCTCGGTGGAGACTATGACGGAGATATGCTTACTCTTACTGGCGTATTTAGCGAAGAGGCCAATCAAGATGCGGAAAGATATATGCAAGACAAAAAATATATTATGACTTTGGTTGGAGAAAATATCAGAATTATTCAAAGGGACTTTGTTCAAACCTTATATCAATTTACCAAACAGCCAAAATCGGGGGATGGCATTCCTGAATTCAAAAATCTTTCAAGAGTTGCGAAATTTTAATATAAAAGTGGTAGAGGAAGATCCTCTACCACATAATTTATTTATTCTGGCTGATTGTAGCAGGTTGATAAGAAATCCTTCATATGATTGACTACCACATTAAATAAATATTCATTAGATGATAATTGTATAACTTTAGAATTTCCGGAATCGACTATTAAATCATCTATAAATTCGTCCCATTTTTCATTCATAAGATCTATAAACGGTTTTGGACTTCCCCTTGTTTTAAATCTTTCAATATATTCTACCTTCAAGAATTTTTTGGGATATACTAACACATATTTTATTCCTGAATCCTTTAGAGCATCTCTCACTTCTTTATGCGTGGAGACAAATATAATATCTGCCTTACCAATATTGTCTTTAATAAATTTAATATAGTTATTAGGAAAATCCGGATTTCGCTCGCCTGGTCGAGACCATGAGAATTTAGATGAATCTGCGTCAATCACAATTGGAAGTCTCTGTCTATCATCTGGATCTACAAAATTACTATTCATTGTATTTTGTATCATATTGAAGAAAATAGTCTTGCCAACACCAGGGAATGCTGAAATTATAACAGTTTTCCTCATATTTCATCCTTCCCTATATAAAATACTTTTACTTATTTTAATGTCAGACTTTTATGTAATCAAAAAAAAATAATAATGGACGGGGTATTTCCCCGTCCAATGTTGACATCACAAAACCTTCACATTCAATACGTATAGTTCAATATCCTGAGGAATGAAGATAACCTCGCCAGTTCCCAATTTTTTCCAAAATGTTTCAGCAATAACATCAACAAATTCAGGCATTGACGAATAATGCTCAGGAACTTTAATGATTAGATTGCTACCTTCTTTCAATTCAATAGTTTTTTCATTGACTACATTTCCATCAATATCAACTATTTGCAAGTTGGCAGTTTTCATCTATCGTCCCTCCTTAAATTTATATCGCACTTAACGCGTAAAGTTCAGACAGTACAATCGCATAGTCTTTAATAAACGACATGCGTGTACTATATTTGCCATTTGTTCTAGAGATATAATTATATCTTGGGCTGAGAGTATATTCAAATGTCTTAATGAGTCTCCAATCTTTGAGAGGGATATAAGCAAGAGAATCACCATCATAATCTCCAGCAAATCCATCTAAAAGACTTGGACTTAGACTAAGAGTCAAATCATCTATATCGTCTTTGACCTTTCTTACTCGAAGTAATCTAAAAGATCTATCGGAGATTGACGGCTGTCTATTTACCAGCACACTTATAGGAGTTTTACTTCTATCCACAATATTCTGAGCCAAAGCATGTATTTTTGGATTGAATTCTCTTAATGCTCTATTCAGAATTGTGTATGCTTCGTTTTCAGTTATATTGTCGAGTCTTCTTAGAAGATATAGAATTTCTAATTCCAGAAATGTTATTGCTGTTACGTATGGAATATCAACCTCATCCGGCTTAAGATCTTTTCCGTTCACGATAACAGATCTTGCACCATAGTCAATTCTTACTCCCCCAAATTGGGATCTAAACAATCCTTCTTTCCCAGCATAGGAGTCCACGATGAACTCATATAGCTCCATATATTCATACTGGATCTCAAAGAGTGCTGGAAGAATTGTCAACATATTACCCACATCAAGGGAGATCAATTCATATTGTTTCATTATAGTATCATAGTGTGTATTTGCTTTAAATGAACGAATTTTCTCATCAGATTTTATCAGCGGTCTCAATATCGCACTATATACAGGAATATAAGACGTGAAAATACAATCTTTATATTCCATTACCAACTCATAGATATCTTTCTTTTTTGGAAATTTCTTATAGTAAAACTCGATTATTTCATCGATCTTCTCCCTAAATTCCAGCATTCCAATATGTGCGTAAGGAGATTTAGGAGATCTTTCATAAATGATATTTCCATTAGAATCCATTTTAGAGACATCAACTTTTAGAATATTTCTAATTTCATTTTTTCCAATGAGCATCTGAAGATGGATGAACAATGCTGGGTTAATAACACAATATTCGCCCAGAGGAATCCATCCCATTATAGTCAGGTCAGCATCAATGAACTCAACTGGTGTTCCGCATTTAGGACAAATTTCATCAATGAATATCGCACCAGCCAAATTGCCACACTGGCATCTATACATATCTTTCGTCCCAAGCTGGTCATCGAATTGGGTATGACCAAACTTAGGAGAAAATATCCCATCGACAGTCTTTGTATTGTTTTTGCCGATAGAGACTGGGTTTGTAATGAGAAAATCTTTCCCCTTTTTCAGTCGCTCCTCGGCAATTTTATTCAGATTGAGTTTAACCAACCTTTCAGATTTAATTGCTTTTCCGTATTTTTCAAAATAGCGTTCGATTTTGGGGAGCTTGAATTGTTTTACGTCTCCAAGATCCAAAACATCCCCATTACTCATTATTTCAATTCCCAACTAGAAGTCTCCTCCTTATGTCTATTTTTTTTTACAGATTATCTTCTGTAGCCGATGAAATCCATAAAGTTTTCGAGCAACACGTCGGAGAAAATATTGCCCAGTTTAGGGCTTACTGTAATATTAAGTTGGGCAATATATTTATTTCTATCTGCATAAGGGAGAATATTTTCAGCAAATTTTTTAGAAATCAATTCATATTCCCCTCTAAGTCTTTCATATTCAAACTCAGTTTTAGGCTGCTTTTTAGAGATATCCATTATGTCTTCAATAAAATCTTTTGAACAGATCAAATTATTGATTGTAGACAGGATAACCATAATAGCGGAATTCTGAAGACGCTTTCCATAATAGATTCTTTCAAAAATGGTGAAGTTACTATGGATGATATTTTTGATAAATTTAGGGTAGATTACAACTTCAGTTACGTCAAATTTTCTAGATAACTTCAATTTGTATGGGCCGTTATCGACAGTCTTCTTGTCGATGATAAATTTGTAGCCCCTAAAATATCTTTCTACCATAGTTTCAATTTGAGTAATAAGTTTTTTCATAACATTGACCTCCATTTTCCTTGATTGAAAGTTAGGTAAATAGTAAAAATAAAGAGACTTATTAGTAGGAATCTTTTTTAAAAGATTGATATTTAGTCTCACCATAATAATATATAATTCGTCGTTTAAGATAGGCTAAATAAATAATTCCCTAGTGGGACAGCCCACTAGGGATATGATTATTTTTCTTCATCTTCAGAAGTTATTTTAATAGCAGAATGAATTAGCCTCACATATGCATTATAGCAAGATTCGGCTACTCCCATTCTGGCTGAATTTATTGAATACACTATTCGATTATATTGCTCCCTGGCATTAACCATATTTTTTGTAATTTGATTGGGGTCTTTGCCCTCTTCGCGTTTATCGGGTTTATTAGGATCATCAGATCCAGAAGGTTGCTCTTGTTTATCCACTGTATTAGACGTTACCGGACCATCTTGTTCAAGCAACATATTGACAGTATCCAGAAATTCATTACTTTCTCTAAATACTGCTGATCTTATTTTTCTTATAGAGTTATTTAAAAATTCGATAATTTTATTATTTCTAGTATTTATACTTCTGGCAAGTTCCGCATAACTTTCAACATATTTAACCATGTTAGGATATTGTTCCAGGAACATCTTCTTATTCATTACAACTTTTTTAGTCCCACCCTGGAATACTGCCTTAGGGTTAAATTCTGTTTTACCATCTTCAGTTATATAGAGATCTTTAAAATATTTCTGCTTGAATGATTCAACATCCTTAAGCTCTTCCAGAAATTCAGGAGTTTCCCTAAACTCTGGAAATCTATAATTCCTTAGTTTATCTTCGCCCCTCCAATAAGGATAAACTTCGGCTTTGAAATTATCTGGGACTTTATCCCCAATGGCAGATTTTGCTTTAACTTTTGCCAACCAAGCTTTATTTTTTGTAATAAGTTTATTTGCAAGAGTTATGAATTTGCGGGATAGAGCTGTAATTGCGGCAATCAATTTCTTTAATGCTTCTATAAGAATATTTTTATTATTCTCAGTAGCTTCAGTTATAAATAAGTGATCCGAAAAGTTTTCTTTTAAGTATACATTATTGAATAAATTTTCAGTTTCTCGTATAATTTCTCTTGTAATTTCAGAGAAATTTTCTATGCCATATGAATTATCTGAATGGGTAATAATTATCTCGCTCATATCAGGACGCCCTCTCTTCTTTATTAGATCTTATAATACGAACCGGTTCAGGTTCTATTGCAGTAATATTTAAATTATGAAGAGGTGCTATAATTAAAAGTGTACTAATAATGGAGATACTTCTGATCAATCTTTGCGTCATTCAAATTCCCCCATATTACGCTGTACTGGAAATAAATCTCACTTCGTCAACGGGAATTTCTGTAGGGGAATCATAAAACTTACTTCTAGCTCTATGTGTGCAGCAGAAATATTTACCATTTTTGGCATTCTTAAAGAAACTACATTCAACTTTTCCATATTTCTCTTTAACTGCTTCTCTTTCAGATGGCGTTAAGCTAACTTTTTCGATAGTGCCTTCAAAAAGAAATGATTGACTTTCCTGGATTTGTATTCTATTTAGAATACCCTTTTTGAGCATTTTATATTCATTAGTAGATTCAATAAAAAAGTCTTTTATTCTTGTCACATTTTTAAAGATATCGTCCGGGATGTAGTTTTCATTAACCACATTTTCATTTTCATTAGAGTCTGGAATAAATTCTTCATGGTCTCTTTCAGCAGTTCCTTTATAAACCCCATAATACGTAGGGGTTGTTTTCAGATCCAACATTTTAATTGCCCCAAATCTATGGTTTCCATCTGTAAGGATTGCTTTTCCTTTAGATTGCCAGTTGAAACCATGTATCTTATTTACCACTATAAGTGGAGTTATATTACCTTTTTCCTCAATAGATTTTGCAATATCGAATACTTTTTTCATATTAAGAGGCTTATTAAAGGATTCAATTTTATCGACACTTAATTCCTTTTCTTTCCAATCATAGTTATTTACAAATTTAATACAGGATTTAACTGCCTTAATTTTCTTTTCAGGTGTGTTATATTCATGACTGCTAGAAAACCCGTAAGCGATAGCTTTCTTTATCTCATCGTCCCCGAAAGCTTCTTCGAACGCTTTAATCTTTCCATCTTTATCGGGGAGATAATATTCGTTAGGCATTGAGGCTTCTCTTAATAAATCGGTGAACATATGACTTAACCATCCTTTCTTAATTGTAAATTATTTCTTAATATTTTTACCGTGTTAAACTACTAAACTTATAATCTTTTTCAATATTTCAGTTTCCATATTGTATTTATCTTTAAGTGCATCTAATTTCTCTTTAAATACCACAGAATATGATTCCATTATTTGAGATATAAATGAAACAATCAGTGCCTGGTATTCTTTATGTCTATTTGCAGTTGCAATATCTACCACAACTTTTTCCCCTTTATCACTCTTCAAAGATGCCCCAAGAGAATCAACATCAAATTTAACGTTTATCACATTCAATGCAATTTTTACATATTTATCATATTCTCTTAGAATATTATCTCTATCAGCTTCAATCATTTTCTTAACATCTTTATATTTTATAAAGTCATCAATCATTCTATTAAGGTCTCTCTTGGTAAGTTCTTTTACAAATACTTCATCGGAACCCCTGAATATGGATTTAATTCTGGAAGCGAATTCATATTGAGGTACCTTCTCAGAGACTCCTATTATTTTTCCTCTAATCAGATCCAATTGTTCGGTGTAAATATATTTAAAATTTTCAATATCTGCCGTAGTTATCTTTAATTTGGAAAGATTTGTTATGGATTTCTGAATTATATTAAAATAACCATATGACGGCACATTTTTAGGAAAGTTAAATTCCTTATATTCATATACGATATTTTTCAAATCCTCATCGGTTAAATTTTTAATGAACCCTGAGTATTTATTCAAAATATACTCGATATAATCAGTTTTCTTCATAAATAAAGAAATAAATTTTTCATACAAATACTTTATAAATTTCACTATCTTTTGAGCTACGATATTTATAGCATCAATAAATGCTGATTCGTTGACGATGTTTGAACTTTCAATCATGTAGCTATTTATGATAGATTGGGTCTCAAATGCGGATTCTAAAATTTCAGTAATCTCATCAGAAATATTCTCTTTAATAGACTCCTCGATTATGGCATCCGAAAATAATCTCATTTTTTATATCCCTACCCTCAATTTGTTATATAGACATTTATTTAACGTTGTTTTTAATTTATAAGTATTATTCGTAATTGTGAAGGAAAAAAATAATATTAATTGTAGGTTTACTTATGTAAAATAAAAACAAAACGCGAGTAGTTCCGTAAGGAACTACTCGCTCGAATGAGGGGAGATGTGAATCAGAATACGAAACCGTTTGCGCTTTCACCGATTTGGTCTTCGTCGTCATCTTCCACATCTTCAATATTTTCAAAGAGCGGATCGAACGGAATCACAGCAGCGCTTTCATTTACCGGCTTCTTGTAGCGAGCAGCGTACATACAGAATGCACGAGCTTCGCTCAGTTGACGTTTCAGAGTGTTCAGCTTCAGGCTGAGCAGCTCAGCGAACACATCAGCAATTGCCGAAGTTCTCTTGCGAAGGTAGTTGAGATATGCGATCTTGCCGGATGCGAATTTGGCATTGGCGCCATCACCACCGGAACCTTCCTTCTTCGCATACTGAGCTTTTTGGGAGAGATAATCAACAAGCTTTTTAAATTCGCCTTTGGTCTTCTCCATAATGCTCTTGATATTGCCAGCATTGGCCGAATAATTTTCGATGACTTTGAAATAGTCCATAGAGAATGTTTTCGTGGTCTTCTTTCCGCCGCCCAGGAGAGCGAGGCGCAGAGCATCTTTGTACTTGCCCCAATCTTTGGTTTCCGAGATGTTCACACGAGTCAAGCGGTTTGCAATATCGATCTTCTCAAAGTCGATAGCAGCACGCTTATCTTCGTTGTACTTCTGAACAATTTGGTCCAGTTTGTCTTTGTTCTGAGCATTGTACTCGGTGCGTGCTTCTGCTTCAATGTCGCTGAGGACAGTTTTCACATTGTCGATGTTGATCACGTCCGGCTTGTAGTCGTATGACGTCATCGTAATCTTCGCCATATCCTGAGCCGACAGATTCTTCTTCTCAACTTCCGGCTTGATTTTCTCGATGAACTTCTTGTTGCTTGTCAACAGAGTGGCGATGAAGTTGACAGCCGAATCAACTATTTTCACAATCCACTCCCACAGACGCTTCAGAGCGGCGACAATCTTGTTGCCGACATGATCGTTTGCTTGTTCGAGGACCATGATGACGTTGTCATCAACAGAACCTGCACTTTCTTGCAGGGCCTCCGTCATCAGTCCGCGATACGACTGGATGAGAGTGTCGATTGTGGAATCCGCCTCGCCAAGATATGCGGAGAACTCTTGCGCATCGAACGCAGAGCTCAATTGCAGTTGAGGTGCGGACTGTGTCGAACCTTCAAAAAGATCCTTGAACATTTGCATTTCCTCCTTAATATTGTTTGGAATGATTTTCCTTATACCTATGTTACAAGGAAACTGTGGATAGTATTACAATTGGATGTTATTAATTATCTTGATTATTTAAAAGAATTATCCAGTGTCCATTTAGTAATTCAGAATGTTTTTCCAGAATCTTTTCATTATTATGAGGGTTGATAATACCCTCCTTACTTTCATGATCTTCAGAAATTGTTTCATATCCTCCAATAATGACTTTTCTATAATTGATGCACATTTGTTCGAACAGAGCCAGTTTCATCTTAATAATATCTTCTATAATTTCAAGACATTTTGTAATCAGATTACATTTGATAACCAAGGCGTTTGTATATACGCTATCCAAATATACATTAGTGTATTTATTAGAAATTTCTACTTTAAAGGAATTAGCTTCAAATATTTCTTTTTGTATCAAATTAATTATTTTATCAATAGGTTTAGTATCAATGTAGGATTCCCTGAGAGTTCTGAATATCTCATCTCCAATTCTTTTAATTTGGAGGTTATTTTCTTTAACAAGGGAATTTTTGATAACTTCTTTTATATTTAAAATATTATAAGAATTCGGCACTCCTAATGCAACTCGTTTCAATGTTTCTTCATACTCATGAGAATTATTTTCATATCTATTGACTATGCCGATCATAGCCTCGGGCGAAACACTATTATTTCCATAAATATTAAAACCAATTTTATTGAAGATATAGTCAATTACTCTATTATAAACGTCATCCGGCTCCAAGTTATCCAGAGTATATTCAGGAATTTGATAACTCCATTTATGTCTGTCAAGGCGTTTCAGAAGAGGTTCATAAATTTCAATGACCTCTTTATTGACGTTCTTCAGGAAGTCCATTTCTTCCATAATAATATTTTTATAGATAATCAGAACGTCTATGCTAGATTCATATGTTTTAACTATATCGTCTAAGGTTTCGACACAATGTGCCTTCAGATCAGATTGCACATATTCATTGTATACATAATTTGATTCGCGCAAGGAATTTTCTATAGTAGAATTATATTTTTCCATAGATTTACCAAACTCTATGCCAGATTCAGAGAGAAGTGAATTGAAATAATTTTTATTTTTTTGAATATTAATGGCTAATGTATCCCTTTTCATAGTCTTTCTCTCTAAAGTGAACAAAATAATCATCCTCCAGTATTAATTATTATAAAACTGTTTTTCAAATGAAAAAAGGATACTCTTTTATGAGCATCCTTTAATGTATGATTCCATCATCATTATCCTCATACCAGAAGACATTATCGTTATAATGAAGATCGTCCGGCTGTTCAAATACCCAACTCAGATTATCAATTTCGCTTTTTAGATGTATAAATACTTCAGCGTGCATTGTCGCAAAAACTTGTATTATTGACATCTGATATTCAATCAGTTTTACTATCTTACCCAAGGCGGAATTTAGATTTTCAATTGTTTTTCTATCCAAAGAAGAATCCATAGATCTATTTGTATTTATATCAAATTGTAATCTATTTATATGCGTTTGAAATTCTTTCTGTACATTATCAAGGGATTCGGGTAACGTCTTTTGTATCCATTTCGCAAAAACTTCACATTCATAATCTATCTTCTCAAGTTTTCTTGTAAGCTCTAATAAAAAAGTTGTAGTTACTTCTTTGGTTATTACATCACCATACAATTTTTTAAATACCTGCTTCTTATCATATTCTACAGATAAAGATTTTTTAAATATTTTATCAAAAAAGTTTTTCTTTTGAAGTAGTTCATCTGTTGATATTATTTCTTCATGCTTGGATGGATCATTTTTTAGCCGATCTATATAATCAGATATGGTTTTATATACCTTCATAAATCCTTCTTCAAAGAAGTTCTCCCTTTTAAATATGTGCTCAAATAATGTCACTTCATGCCTTTCTGGTATATATTCTATGGCCCCCGAATCTCGCCTATAAAACTCTTCATCATCAACGGGTTCATGTGATGGTTCGGGTTCAGGCGGAATATCTTTTACCTTAGTTTCAGTATTAACTCTTTTAACTTCTTTAGGTTTATTATAGGATGGTGCCTTTCTACCACTTTCAACTTTTTTAGCAGCAGTCCTTGCATCGCGGACTGTCTGTTTTGTCCCCTTTCTAATCCCAGAAAATTTACTAGCTATAAATCTAACAAATTGCATTATTTTATCCCTAAGCCATCTTAATACTCTTTTAATAGTTTCAAGTAAAGATCTTTTTGTATTATTCATACTAACTTCCATTATATAGTTAATATCAGAAGTTAAAGAACTTGAAAGCATAGTGGTAAAATCTATATAGGAGTGCTCATATAGTGGAGAGAAATCCTGTGACTGTATATCTTGAAGCGAATATCCCTCCTTAATAAAACGAAGTTTCTTTTGTATGTCCATATATTAAACTCCTTTGAAAATAAATATCAAACTGAAGCTTTTTACTGCAAACCTTTAGCCCTGAGTTCATAAATACGTTCCTCTAACCTGTCAATTTTCTCTAAACATCTTTTTTTCTCCATAGGATCTTTTGCTACAAGAGCTCTTGTTTTTTCAGCATCCAGTTCCTTTTTGAGTCTATATAATTCTTCAAACTCCTCTTTAGATAGTGCCATTTCTTCAATATATACATTTTCATAAGTTCCTTCCAAGATACTTTTAAGCTTTTCTTTAATAGAGCTCATTACATTCTCACCTCATTTATTTCTTATATAAATGTCTCAAATCAAAAGAAAACTGAGAGCCAAATTTTTTATGGCTCTCAGTCATTTTTATTAATTTATACACACATCAAAATTTCCCATTAAGATATTTTACAACTTCATCAAGAGTTTTACACCATTTTGCACCATTAGATTGAACCATCATACCTACTGAATTTAAAGAGCTTATTTGGTGATCATTAAATTTTAATTCTTTACCTTTAACATTATCAGTTAATAAATAGCAAAAAATTGTTTTATTAGGACGTTTGTTACTATCGTCAACTACTTCAGCTATGCTATAAACACCAGACATGGCTGGTGTTATTACATAAAGAAGATAGTCTGCAATGGATCTCATTTCAATTTCTTTTTGTTTGCATTCATCTGTCCAATTATCTACTATAGGATTGAAGTAATCTATTTTGAGTTCAGGTATAATTTTGTCTCTCCAAGTAGAACCATTGGCTGTTCCACCAAGAAAAACCAGCTTCTTCCTACCTGAGATCTTTTCAAAAATATCTGTAAACATGATCAAAATAACATAATGTCTTCTGGGGTTAATTTAACTTTAGATTCAATTTCAGCTTGCTTCTCACCTTTTTCATAGGTGAATGCAAACTTGTCTGATAGTTTGGTAAGCTTATCAGCAAACCATTTTTGGATTTTATACGTTCTACTATCTTTACTTACGCCTTTATTTCTCAAGGCCTCAAGATTGCCATTAATCAAATTTGCCTGAATTGCAAACGCTTCGCTTAATTGCAATCTTGTATAATAGAAGAGATAAATCAGTTCTTTTACGATAGGAATAAATTTGAGGAGGGCAATGATACCAAAAATAATGAGTCCGGTCGTCAACGCTACGGACTCGCTGATAGGACGCGCATTTTGTTTCATATAAAGCTGCATTGCTTTGTCGAACGTTCCGTTTTCTACTTGTTCATTAAAGCGTTTCAGAGCATCGATCATAAGATAACTATTGTGTCTTCTATATTTATTATTAATAATGATATCCACATTTTCGGTAGTTTTAGACTGATCTCCACTGAGGCCTGCATTGATAAAGTCCACAAGAACTGAGATCATCAACGAAGTAGCGCAATATACGGCCATTGTGAGAAGATTGTACGTCATTATAATAGGGGAATTCTTCCGAACAAACCCTGTATAGAAAGTATCCTCATATTTGATGATATTATCTACTGCTTTCGAGATAATACCAATTTCAGGGATGTTTTGTTTCGAGTCTTTTGCAATATTAGACAGAAGTTCCAAAGATGATACGAGGTTGTCATACTCCCTCATATTTCTGATTTTACCCATTGACTTTGGAATCATTTCGAAGTTTATAGACTTATAGCGCTCCGCAATGATTATATAGATTTGGTCAATGAGTCCTTTGCTTATTGAGACTTTATCAGCCTCAGTAAGAGTCATATATTTGTGCATAGTAAGAGAACCAGAGTAATTCTCTTTAATCAACGAGTATAGATCGAGTTCCTCTCTTGTGAGATGCATTATATTCACCCCTCTTAGACACGTCCCATTGCGCGAATCATCTCACGCAACGTTTTGTCTTGGTTGTTTGCTTCTCGTTCCAGTGTCCTATATGGATATTCTTGAAAATCCGGATAGGCATCAAACATCACGTATGCGATTTCATTTGTTTGGTCTAGAATTGTAAATCCTAAGAGATAGTATTGATTCATAATTTTTCTAGCTTCCTTGAATACATCAACGTCATATTGGTTTTTCAGAATATTGACCTCATTCATAGTCAATACAATGGTACCAATAGGTTTATAATTATCTGCTACTGTGCCCCATGCAAGCTTTGCAAGGCGCCGTCTGCGTTTAAATGCATCGAGCCATGGAGACTTAGTTCTGTTTAACAAGTCCTCTTTAATATTCGAAATTCCAAAAAGAAAATCAATCAAGGACTTTTGTTCACCAGAAATATATTTAACGAAATTTAAAAATCCTTTACTTTGATGTATGCTTCCTACAATATCCTTTACTAATACTTGAGTAGGCACTTTATGCATAACTGCTTTAATATGAACAGGAATTTCTACAGTTGTATCCTTTACATTCAAAGGAATGATAACCGTAGTAGGAAGAACTTCATTTGCCTTTTTCCATTCATGGTCAACAGTAGCAGTTGCCGATTGAGAAGCTGCCTTTTTCTTTTGAGCATGAATGTCAGCCTTTTCTACAGAAACTTTTGATCTCAAATTTTCTACAAATTCTTTAGCTGCATTATTTTCATTTAAAATACCATAATTAATTCTCTCGGAAGCCGCTTCTAATTTAATACTAACTGAGCCGATATTGGCCGGTACACCAATATTCTGATGCACTTTAGAGAGATGTTCCTTGATGCCATACTCACTGTTTGACATATCCACAAAGGGAATGAGGGAAAATGCAGTTCTCGTGAATACAGCATAGTTCCTTTCAAACATCTTCATCAACATCATGAGTTCATCAGATGTAAGCTGCTCCGAGCAGGCAATAGGGAAAAAGTACGTAGATTCCGTGGATGCTTGTGATAGAGACTTAAACCTTTGCGTAAGAGTAATCTTCTTTGTCTTCAAAATGTTATCTTTAATAATTTTCCTACCGAGCATAATGATATCCTCGATAAACATAAGAGACTACACTCCCTCCAATGGTGTTATAAATTATTATTATTAGTGTGTTCAGAAGAGATTAATAGATTTAATTTTTTAAGAAAAAAAATATCCCTTTCTTCTTTCGCAACCCTTTCGGGCTGCTACATGGCCTATATTAAATATTAAACGACCCAGTGTCTGCGTATGACTATTTTTTCGCATAGTGCGATAACATGAAGGTGCCCAGACCAAGGATTGTTTAATATTTAATATATTAAGAACTAAAAATCCTTATAAGCTCCCTGATAAGCTTAGCCGACTTTCCAACTTTATTATCGGCCAATGCAACAAGGTCTAAGAGTTCATTCGCAACTGCTCCTACTTTCTTAAATGTAGCAAGTCGTCGCGTGACACTCTTTCCTTTATAATCAGCTATCTGGGAGACCTTTTTGAGTTGCTCAAATTTTTCGGCATCGAAAACGATTTTTAACAATATTATCATTCCTTTCTATTTTCTTCTACTAAAATAATATATAATTGATTCTTTCTTGGCTCAATTCTGATACAAATATGTATTGAAAACACCAAAATAACCGTATGAATAATAAAGGAAAGGAGTTGCTTAAATACATGTCACTCACATGGTCCAGTCTTATACAGGCTAGAAGAGGGATTTCTGCTACTGAATTTGAAAGACGACAAGATGAGAGAGCATTAATAGGAACCCACTCATCAAATCCATGGTATCAAATGGAAATGTTTAATAGATATAACCTGCCACAAGGATTTCAATGGCCAGGTGGATTAAGAGGGCATATTTTCTTCACCAGGCCCGATTGCAACATAGTAGATCTTGAAAATAAAGCTCTTCCTATAAGAGAGAAGCTTAGAGGAAGATCGGGATTTATTTCATTCCTCGAAGAAGATGTAGATAACGTTGAAAGTATTAAGAATCCTGTAAATAAAGTAGTAATAAAACAATTGCAGCATAATACTGGACATCCAAGCGCATTCATGCCAGTGTTTTCAAATACATTTAGAGGGTACACACCTGAAGATCAAACTCTTGACACGGTGGAAAAAGGTGATACCTTACATGGAATTCGTCTAGTATATGCAAAGCATAGTATGAATTCTAGAACCTCTGGGACGTTTACTCTGACATTTCAAGATTTAAGAGATTTCCCAGTATATAAAACATTGTGTTTATGGACTGATTATATAGAAGCAGTATTTTTGGGCGACCATTCTCCAAATGAGTACTATATTAAATCTGGTATTATAGATTATGCAGTTGCTATGTACTATATAGTAACTAGAGATCATGTTGGGCCTGAAGTTGAAGCCTCAAGAGGAATTCTAAATAAAGGCGCATTAGAAATTGTATATTGGGAAAAACTTCTTGGAGTATTTCCTATTACAAGACCTGATAGTTCTTTTGCGACTGAAACCAGTAGATTCACTTATCCGGAATTTTCTGTGCAGTTTAAATATTCTATAAAAAGCAAATCTAGCATTCTTGATCCTTATGTCTTATCTGAATTGAATAGTTTATCCGCATTGCACCATAGGAAACCTAAAACTATAGCAGATAATTCTTTTAATGTCGGAGACGGTTGGACCGATACTGGTCATCCGTTTGTGAGCAACCCTATAGTGCAGAAATATAATGGTAAATTCTTTCTGAGTTGGAATATACATGATTCAGCAATTTAAAGAAAGGCGGGATAGATAAATGATTCTAAGCTCGGATGTAATCAATAAAATTATTGATGATATCGCACCGAAGTATTTTGATGATGATTTTGATGAAATATCTAAAAACCGAATTGGTATTTTTGGTATGGTTGCTGAAACAATGGCAACCCTTTATGAAAACTCTATTGTCAATAATGCAATTAAAGCCAGAGAGCGTCTTACCATAACTGCGTCAAAAAGCACTCTGATGCAGGAAGCATCTAGCTATCCTGAATTAGTTATACCTGGTGCAAATCCTGCTACTATAAATGTAAGTATCGGTGTTCCTATAAATTATCTCGAATCCAGATTTATGATTGACTCATTTAACGTAAGGTTTGTGCTTCATAAAGATACCCTAATTACTATTTCAGGTTTCCCGTTCATGCTTCCTTACACTGTTAATATCATTGGTCGGAAAGTAAATAACCAATTTGTATATAGTGCCCAATATACATTGGATGGAGAGAACCCAATTTCGAATATTTCTAACCCGTTTTTGATAACTCAAAACCTTATGCTTAACGGAGAGAGATATCTCTTCTTTAATACAAACCTTATGCAAGTAAGTAAAAAATATGATAGCTACAATATAACTGAAACTGAACGAATCCCGCTTCAGGGAATCGAATTCACATATGACGATCAACTTGTATTCTTCAACGTATTTTATAGAGATAATGATAACTCTGAATTTGAAATGGTGGAGAAGTATTATTACACTACTAAGATTGTAAATACGGGAAATAGATATATATTTTATAATGACACCGAAGATGGGAAGATTCGTCTTTCTATTCCGGAAGATTTCGATTTCACGTTTAATGGTGAGCTGAGAATTGATATATATACGACTAAAGGAAAAGCTGCGAATTTCACTTATAATGGCGGGACGATTGAAATATCCCCTCAATCATATCTTAATCAGATTGACTATACCGGAAGCTACTTCCAGTTTGTCGTAGTGTCTGACTCAACCGGTGGAACGGATTCTCTCACTACTGAGGAAATAAGAGAAAGAATAATTAATTACAAATCTACGTTAAGATCAATTGATACTGAAAATGATTTGAATAAATATTTTAGAGAAATCGACAGAACAAACAATACCATCTTTATTAAGAAAAGAATTGATATCTATGAAAAGAAGTATACTGCATTTATGATAATGCGGGATGAAGATTCTAATATTATCAGTACCAACTCACTCGATGGGCTTATAAAATCTTCGGATATAAATGTTCATTATCCTCAAACTTCTCGTAGGATAGTTTATCCTTCTACTGCTTATTCATTAATGGATGGAGAGAGATTTAAGATAGAGAAGAATGATGAAATCTATAGGAAAATAAAAAGAATAAGACTGAGACTGACTGGGAATACTTTGGATAGTTATTCGAGGCTAAGGGAAATTGATATACGTGATATGTATTCTAATAGATTAGATAGCACAGACTTTGTGTTTTCGCAAGGGGCCAATAACTCTGGTTCTTTGGATCTCGACCCTGAAGAAATCGAAAAGGCTTTTGATGGTGACGGATCTACTTATTGGGTTATTGGTGACACTGAATATAATGGAGATGCTGAAAAATTTAGTGAGGTTATACTTACTTTAAATGAACCAACCCTCCTTTCGTTTATAACCATGGGAACTGCATATGATGAAGTTACAGAATATATCATGGGCTCAATTGAAGTTCAATATGAAGACCAAGCGGGAACTAATCCTGATGGTTCTGACGGAACTTGGGTTGAAATAATAACCCCTAGGAATTTTGTAATTAAAGAAATAGGAAATCCTCAGGGTAATACATTTAACGAGGTCGTGCCATTGAGGCGGAATAATAATGCAATTTTATCATATGAAGAGAATGCAGATAAATTCCTCTTTGCATGTCCATACTTAATGGTTATCAATGAAGATCCCCCTTCTACATCATTTTACCTGAATAGTGTAGATAGTGAACATACGCTGACTATCAGTTATTCGAATATTAATGCACCTATACAATTTATTATTAACAGATTTAGAATTTCTAGAAATGCCATTGATAATGAATTTGCATATAAAATGAATTTCAATATAGTCCCTGCAAGTGAACTTCCTGAGGGAATTGTAGATGAAGATGGGAATATAATTAGTTGGGATGCAATACGCATCTATGGTTTTGTATACTCGCCGACAGATGAAACCGATATTGTCGGATATTTTCCTATGAATATTACTTCTTATAATAAGAATGAAAACTATTTCACAGTAACATCTGAACTTAGGACTGACGACTATATTACCCTTAATGATGAATTACGCATAAGAGATACTGTATATGCGAGGGGAACAGAGGAAGTTTTCGACTATATAACTCCTCTCAATAATATAAAAATAGGTATAGCGGTTTATTACAATGATGGTGAATATAATGACAAAGGGGATTATGAATCCATAATTCCTGGACTGGATTCATATGGTCTTCTTAATATTTATACTAATGAATTCGATAAAGTCACTTTCATGATTAATATGACTAGACTTGTTCAATCTGTAGTCAACTTTGTCCCAGATGAAGTTAACAGTGGGGTCATAAATTTTGATATAAAACAGATTCCGCTAGTACGATATAGCGAGCTAAGGTCAAATTTTGATAGAATTTCTAATGTAATTATGAGAACCAATACAGAAATGAGATCTCTCTTGAATCAAATCAAAAACAACTCATCTATCGATTATAAATTCTATGCCACATATGGAAAATCCAGATTCTTTAAGATGGAAAATACTAATGTGGATCTCGATCGTTTGGATATTAAGATGAGGTTCAGGGTTCGTATTCTTTCAACTAGAACTGATAATACTCTTATAGCAGACCTTAAAGCATTTATCAAACCTCTCATCGAAAGCATAAACGTTTCAAGCATGAATATAAATCAAAGCATTTACTTCTCTAACATCATAACTCAAGTAGAAAACGAGTTTAAATATAGACAAGATAGAATACTGGCATTCGAACTTCGTCAAGTTAATGAATATGATACTTTATATCAATCTCTTATAAATACAACTCCTGATCTTGAAACTATGACTAAAGAACAATTACTACAATTTATACCTGAATTCGTAAAACTTGATATCAATAAAATCGAGATCGAAGTAATTCCTGTATAGTAAAATATGAAAACTGTATAGGATTTGAATATCCTATACAGTTTTCTTTTGTGGTTTAAACACATCTATAAGGAAATCCAATATTAAGTAGGGAGGAAATAGCAAATGTTCGATTTTTCAGAATTCGCGTTGCAAGATAGCATTGCGAACTATAATCGGAAAATGATGCTTGAGTCAGAAAAAGCTGCAATTCAATCTCGTAAACGTCTGATCGAGAGTATTGTCGACACATTGGTCCATGAGTATGATAGGACCTACAATACGGAAGCATCTAGAGTTATTGATAGAAAGTTCATCAGGGAAGGTGCGGTGATTCATATTGTCAAGGAAGCTGTTTATAGTATCTTCGAATCCGCACTTCTTATTGATGAATCTGTAAAGGCTCAGTATAAAGATAATATTAAGATGATTTTCGAAAATTATTTCTACCAAATTCTTAAAGAGAGTAATATTAAAACGCTTTCTCAATTTAAGCAATATGTAAAAAATTCGCACAAACTGTTTGAGAATGTTATCGAGCGCGCAGAGAAACTCGTTGAAATCAATGAAAGTGTGTATAATGAACTGCTTGAAACCACGTATAATAGCACGTCTCTGGATAATCTTATCATAGAGGCTGCTAATGCGGCAGCAGATCCTGAGACCCCTATTGATGATAAAGTTGCCAAAGCGCGGGCAATGGTTGATAAGCTCAGTGAAGACTTTAGAAGATTTACTCTTGAACAGCGATTTGCCTCGGCGCATAAATTGATTCAGGCTGCCATCATTATTCTCAAACTCGGCGTAGCGTTTGATAAGATATGGTACTCTCTTCTTGATAAACTCCTCTCCGTTGTCAACACTATATTTGGACGAGAGTCTACCGAAAGCTTAAAAGAGAAATTGATGCGTAAGACGCTAAAAGAAGTTGATAATTACTATTATGTGGCAATCGACGTTGCAATTACTCTCAAGAAGCTGCAAAAGAAATTCCCTCCGGATTCTAAAGATTATATCAAGCTCGGAGATAGGATTGCTTCTATTTATAAGGCAATTGTAATAATAAACGATTATCGACAAGAACTTATTGCTAAGTCTCAAAACAAGCCTCTTAAAGAAATGACTATCGCTGAGTTCATCACGGAATCTGATTCTGTTATTATGGATACATCTGCTAGGGATACTGTAATTGATGGGATTAAAGAAAAGCTTAATTCTACGATTGCAGATTTCGATCCATACGATGCATTAGAAAATCTTCAGCTTGTAAATAAAATCGTAGCAGAACCTCTTTATCAGCAAACATTTGTAACCCAAGGAAATTCGGGCTCGAATGTTGTCCTTGTTATTATCAAGGCACTGAAAACTCCTAATATTCCTGATAAACTGAAAGCTCAATTTATTAAAGAAGCAAGAACTTTCAAACACAACTTGGACTCTGTGATTGAAACTGCTCGTAAGAGTGGTCGACATGAACAAGTTCCTAGTTTGGTTAAACAAAGTAAGCGCCTCGAATCTTTCTTAGATCAATATGAAAAGAAAGGATACTTTGATACCAAGTTGGTTAGAGAAAGTATTTCCCCTCTTCTTTCCATTGACCATAAAGTTGGAATGGATGTGCTTGCATCTAATATCGCTGAAGCTACACAGTTCATTCTTCTCTACGAAACTACTCCTGGAGATCTTGAATACATCACGCAAATGGTGAATGAAGCCGACGACCATGATCCTGATACGAAAGAGGATCTGAAAAATCTTTCTAAAATTATTAAAGAAGAAATTGATGACGATTCTGCGTCCGAGGATCTCTTAAAGGAAAGCTTGAAGCTGGAATCTGCCATTTATGAGAAACTTTACATGAATAGACCTGAAGGAATTTCTGAGGCTGCTGGCAATGAACTCAAGAAAGGGAAATATCCTAAGTTTGAGGACTTTATTGATGCTGACGAGAAAGAACTCATTGCGCACATCGTATCAGCATCTGGTAAAGATAAAGTTGTTGATATTATTAAAGCTAAAATTATTAATGTGATTGAAAATGAGGAGAAAAAGATGGAAAAACTTGAGGAAGAAGAGCATAAGCTAATCTCAAGACTTTCTAAAAGATCTCCTGAAGGGGAAAAAGAGCTTCAAGAAGCTGTTAGGGCTGGTCTTGGCAGAATCAATGTCCCGAGAACTCTCTTTGAGTCGATTGTAATGAATCGTTCTAAAAAATATATTCAGGAAGCAGTTTCTCTTGGAACTGGTTTTGATATTGATATGCATAAAGAAACTATTATGGGCGAAGCGATTACACTGTATACAATTCATGAAACTTTTAATACCCTTTATTTCGGAGGGTACAACCTCTCTAAGATCAATAAACTTACGGTTGATTACTATAATGGAAAAATTTGATGCAAAAGGTGAAGGATAGGGAATAGTTCCCTATCCTTCACTTATTTTTTTTTATCTTTTCCTTCCATAAATCATATATAGAATTTGCTATAATTTCAGGTGGATACCATTCATTAGATGAGTTAAATTTTCTTGTAGCAATCGGGTCCCAATTTTTTAGTGATATCAATGTATGGAGAAATTGCTCAACTTCTCCTTGATAGTTTATATCTCTTTCATTTATATCTAATTCTTTTCTATTACTCATAGCCTCTCGGGAGCTTTTCGAATCACTAATAAGGACAAATACTCTATTAGGTTTAGGTATACGGAATAACTTATGCTCTATAAATTCTATAAAATTGGAAATACTGATCTTATCTTCATATGTTTTACCCTTAGCGCCCTGGTACAGCATATTTGAAGTACTATATCTATCAAATATTACAAAATCATAGTTTTTGATAATCGATTTTACTTTAGTATAGTACCCAATTATTCTATCAAATGAATAGAATAATGATGCGATTCTTGGAGGAACTGAGTAGGGAGATTTCCCAAATTTTCCTTTAAGAAACCATCTTACAAGAAATGAGTGCCATTTATCATACATAGGAAAAGATACGGTTAAAACTTTATAGCCATCCTCTGTTAGAATATCATATAACTTTTTTGTAGTGGTTTCCTTTCCCGAACCGTCCAATCCTTCGATTACAAAAATATAAGGTGTCTTTTTCCCCACAATTTTCTCCCCTTCTATTATAATCACTTTTTCAATATCAAAAAAATATCTTTAATTAAGGGTTAGTGAGATTATTACTCACTAACCCGTTTGAATTAATCAAGCATTTTCATATTGTCAAATACTTTGGCAACCTGCTCTCTCATTACAGCTTCGCCAAGACCAAATTTATATTTGGCTACACCTATGACTGCACCTTTAAGGTATGCATCTTTAATTGCCTCAGCAGCCCAATGATCTGAAGGCACGTCTTCATAAATGTCAGGAACTTCCCAAAAGTCATCGACTGTAATGAGGCCAAGATTTTCGAGAATTTTTACAAACTGCTCTCTAGTAAGAGTATCTCCCAATCCAAATTTTTCAGAGGAGATACCATTAATGATGCCGGTCGTATATGCTTTCTTAATAGAATTAATAGCCCAATGGTTGTCAGGAACATCCTTGAACGGAAAATCTTCTCTAATGATAGGTTTATCATTCATAAGTCCAAGCCTATCAATTACCGCAACAACTTCTTCGCGTTTTACTTCCATATTAAGACCAAACTTTTTGTCCCCAATACCACTCATGATTCCTTTATTATATGCTTTCTTAATAGATTCAGCAGCCCAGTGATTTTCCGGGACATCGTCAAACATTTCAAGAGTTTTTATAGGTTCAATAACTACTGGAGGTTCAGGCTGCTCAACCTTTTCTTTATATTGACCCCAGAAGATTTCAGGATTGAAGCATTCATTTAAATCGACATTAATTCCATTGACCATAATATCATTCTTATATTGATATAGATCGGCATATTTCGAGAGTTTTCCTTTACTCCAGGCATAGGTTTGCCAGAAGTATTTACAAGCCCCTCGTTTAGCCATCTCTTCGATTACGTCGAATTTACCATATATTCCGGCAAAATAGTCATCTCCGAGAATTTCTTGTGCGCCTTTCAAAAATGCTTCAAATTGGTCGTAATCCGATTTAGGGGCATCATAATCTACAGCAAAGAAAATTGCGCTCTTTTTAGGCTGACCAAGGGCAATAGCGCGTTGTTTGGCTTTATTAGCAGCAACTTTCCCTGCACTGTACCCATATTTGGGACCATCTTTTCCTTCTTGGAAAACCGAACCGATCATAAATCCGGCTTTCTTAAGGTTTTCAACCTCTGTTTTGGAGAAATATTTCCAAGATTCAGGTCCTGCGAGGTAACGTATGAAGAAGCTCCCAAATTTCCCATTTTGATAACTTGCAAGACTTTTAGCCTGAGCTAAACTAAGGCCAGCGCCTCTGTCATATCCGAAGATACTTGACATTGTTATCATCCTTTCCTATGAATTTATATAAGGTTTTAAGATATTACATCTGATATCTCAATATCGGCTGGTATACTTTTAAAGCTTTTTCTATTCTTAATCTTTTTATATACATATATAGATGTAAATTTATCTTCATAATAGATAGTCATTTCAATCCTGGGTAAGAATGAATAAAACTTCTCTATATGTGCTTTATAGATCAAATCATCATCTAATAAAAGAGTGCCAATAAGACTGTCAGTATATGTTTTAAAAGCATTATCTATATCGGGCTTTGTTGCAGGAGGAATGATTCCAGCTTCGAATAAAACTTGCTCTTCTATAGACGCACTAGAGGGCATTGGATGATAGAAGTTGATTTTTATAAACATCGGAGTATGGATATTTATGTCTTTTCTAAGTTTTTTTATAAACTTAGTGATATAGTTCTTATTATCCTTAGCATTTGGTACATAGGGGGATATGAATCCACCAATTGACCTATACCTGGGACGTTCACTCTGAACAGGTTCTTCGTAAATAGTGATATTTATACACGAATAACTTCGCTTTTCAAGTATTCTTTTCTTTCTATTTATTATATCTTTCACACGTTTTTCAGTTAATTTATCTCCAATACAATACATGACTCTTTCTATTGGGTCATATTTTGGGACACCCTTATATTTTGAATTATATTCATCAATTCTATTCTTCCTGGATTTTATTCTTCTTTTTTTAGCCATTAACCTCCAACCTTTTTTAGTATTTTATCTAACGTTTGGGAAATAATAACAAAAGCAACTCCAAGGGCTTTAAACCCTTGGAGTCTTGTATTATTTTTTCTTACGTACTTGTTGTTTTTTGGTCTTAGGCTTCTCCGTCGTCTGTTGATCTTCTTCGGGTTCGCCAGTTTGACCATCTCCCGCCTCAGTGGATTCATTCTGTTCAGAATTTGACTCGTTATCGGAATCACTGGGATCGGAAACTTCACCAATCGGTTGTTCCGGCTCAGTCGGTTCAGATTGTTGTCCATCGGTATCCACGGGATCTTCAGTCTTAGGCGTCTCGTCTTCCGGTTCCTTAGGAGGTTGTTCAGTATTTTTGTCTTCCTCTTTAGGAGGAGCCTTGGGAGGATCGACAGTTTTTACACCCTTCTCCCACGGGAATACCTTTCCAGGATTTTGTTCTTTCCAAATTTCCTCGAAAGATTTGCGATAGTTCGATTTGTTGAGAAGAACTCTGAGAGAATGGTCTTTTTCATAAACTTCATACATAGCAGTAACCTTTGAAATGTTCAAAAGCTGCCCAATTGTTTCTACAGGAAATCTAGAAGGTTTGTAGATCGGGCTCTGAAAGCCGAACCCAATAGGGGAGAGTTCTCGATTTAAGTCATTGATAACAATGAGTTTATGAGTAGGTGCGTTTGACATTGTATTCAACTCCTTAATTTGTTTTTGTATTACTTACAGTCGCTACAGTCGTCTTTGTTGATAGATTCAAGCTTTTCCATGATGTGACTAGCAAGAGAATTCAATTCCTCGTTACTCATGTTTTCAACATCTTTATTCTTGATAATATCATCAATAACTTGATTTTCTTCAGGAGTGAGATCGAACTCATCGCTATCGTCCAGATCAACGAGAAGTCCTACATCATTAACAGAGATTTCTCCAGTTTCTTCATCCTCATCAACATCGAGGACACATTCGCGGATGATTCTATTATGCATAGCATCGATTTCTTTCTTTCGACGTTCCCGCGCAAGTGCTCCAAACATATTTGTACCACCTTTCTCAAACATATTAAGCTTCTTATTGGTTTGTTGCTATAATAATTATTTTAACAATGCCTTTATTTTCACTTTCAGAATAAATAAAACGTATGGTATCAGGTAAAATCTTTCAATATCATTCGCTTCATAGTCATCTATTACCGAATTAAATTCTTCTATAGTTATTTCCTCATTATTATATGCTTTAGCTATGACCAATTTTAATCCGGAGAGGTCTTCATAGTCCTTATCTATCATTTTATTTATAAATTCATAATCGAGCACTTTAATAAATTTATTAAGATTTTCCTCATCTTCTTTATACACAAATTCTACGGATTGGAAAAGATCAATATCTTCAATCTCTTTGAATAGGCTTACGGCTAATGGTCTGAAAAGCACATAAGCATTCTTATCCCTCTCCATGGATTTGGTTATAAATTTCTGGAGAAAGAATGTTCTATTATATAAGCGATTATGCTTTGGTTCAAAGGGTATCGGAGTCTCGAACGCAAAAATTAACTCCAATACCTCATCAAAGTAAATTACTCTATTATCCATCAAAAATTTTATCAAATATTTACAAGTTCCCATACCGGGAAGCTCATCGGATAATATATCCGGGGTTCTTAAATATCCAATACTGTCATCATAGTTTTCTTCAAGATATCTTGTAAGAATTTTTGAGTATGAATCAGTGCATTTTTCCAGGATGTTATAGTCTTCACGTCTTATAATAGCCTTATCTTCTGTACCAATATTTCTATAGATAGTATCATAAACTTCAGTGACCTGGTTTTCAATCTTCTTTGATCTAGAAGTTGGTACTACTGAATAATCTATAATATAATGATCTTCGCCTTTAATGGCCCTAATCTGAACATCAGTTACTATAAATATTATCTCAGAATTAAATGAGGGAATTATAAATGCGTCGCCTGCAACTGGCCTAATGGTTTGGTTAAGCATCATACACTGATCAGAATATTCAGTATAAGTACCATTTACCTCATCGTAAGTAATAGTTGCAGTGATAGCATTTACTGCAAATAATGGAAAGTTAAAAATCTTATTATATCTTACAGGAGAATCATCTCCAACATAAGACATTATATCCCTAGTACCAATCTCAGCCGTAGATTCCGCATTATTGATTGAAAAATAGGTACATGGAACTGGGTTAGTATCTAGGAATCTTGCGAATTGACTAAGGTTTCTCTCTTGTCGTAACCTGGCCTGAGACTCAATTAGATTTTGTACATCTAATACTCTCATACTTATACACCTCTTTATAATATTTTATGCGTCGTATTATAATATTTTATATTTATTTTTTACAGTATTATCCGTTATTGAAGTGTTTAACTTGAAGATAGTACAATAGGGAATTATTTTCCGGAAAATAAAAAATAGGAGGTAAAATATGAACCTGGCAGAAAAGCTTAAGCTTATACAGGAAGGTTATTCATTAGAAGATATTAATTCCGGTAGTATTAGTTTAGGGGCTTTAGTTGAATCCTATAATGATGATTTCACATCTTTCTATGAATCTATAGTAGCTGATCTTAATCATATAAGTCAATTTAACTTTAATATTATTAATGAGAGCGAAAATAGGAATATAATAAAGAGATTCATTGATTGGGTAATCGAAAAACTCCGTCAATTTAAAATGTTTATACGAAATCTTTTCAAGAAAAGACAAGAGGAAATAGTAAAAAAAGAATTTTCCGATGTTAAGAAGCGGGTTGATGCTGGTATTGAATTTAAACCTTTTATGGTATCTAATAATTTAGAAAAAATAATAAATTCTCCTGACGAGGCTATAGATATTTTGAAAAAAGTATTTGATCAATTTGAAGAAATAAGCGTATCGTTTATGGATAATGCTTATAAAGGATATAATGATACTATAACCCCTGATACTGATATTGTAAAATTTCAGGCAATCATATGGAATAAGATTCTCGGAAATAATAAAATCGTAGAATCGAATAATATAACTGAAAGTGCTATTGATAAATTATTAGGAAAATCCTCTATAATCAGAATATCAACTACGACTCAAATAGAAAATATAGTAAGATTTGCAGACAAATTTTATACACTATGGGAAGATGTTAATCAGTCCCTGACATATTATGAAAAACAATTAAAGCAACTTGGAGAGTTCGCAGATGATGGGTTTAAGATAATTAAACTTATTTGTGAAACATTACTCCAAACTCTTCCTGAAATAATTAGATACGTTGATTCTAATATAAGAAGACTCTCAATAATCAAAAAATATCTATAAAAGTAGGAGGGCCATGAATTGAACATAGCTGATCAACTTCGATTGATTAAAGAGGGATATTCATTGGATGACATTAGTGCCATCTCACCCTCTTATTTTACTCAAGAATCTGTACTAGATAAATTTATTATTGATAGTGAATATTTATCAGAAACGGCCTACGGATTTATAACTGAAAGTGCAGGTGGCATTGTATCATATATAAAGAAATTTTTTGAATGGCTGAAGCAAAAAGTGATGCAGTTTTTAAATTTTATAAAATCAAAATTTCAGCCTGAAAAACGATTTGATAACATTTCAACGAAACTCAGGGTGATGAGTAATAAGATTACTAAAAATACTGTTTATGAAATCGAAATGCGATCAAATATTTATAACAAAGATGATGATTATGTAGGAAATATCAAAAAACTCTTTTATGAGACCAGAGATCATCTGGTAGGCATTCTGGATGATACTATATACACTTCAAAAGTAGTAACTCTTGGAGACTCATTCGTTAATGACGAGAATAAATTTATCAATCTTATCTTTAAGACTGTATTTAATATCGAATTTGATGATGAACAGATAATTCAAAAGTTTTATGGTCAGAACAAAAAGGTTTTAGTTATATTTAAAAATATAGATCAGATTGTGGATAAAATATACCATATGAAAAAACAACAGCAAGAGATGATTAATTTTATTAATACACAAATCCCTAGAGAAATGAGAGCATATAAAGATAATGTAGATAAAGTGGTTGAAGAACTTCTTCAAAATTATAATAAATACACTGATATGGGGAATTATGAAAAAGCATATGAATATCACGTAATGTTGGACAAATATACAGTCAAACTTCAGAAGTTTCTAAAAATATTTAATCATACTATAAAAATGACTACAAAGATGTTAGATATTCATAAGCAGATGACCTCTGAGCTTAGTGATGTGGTAGATAGTTTAATTAATATGATAGATTCTAAACCCAAAACTTCATAAGAAAAAAAAATAATAATCCCGATCCTTCCTATACTGGATGGATCGGGATTATTAATTCCAAATATAATTTTCTTGAACTTCAATTTCCTTTTTACTAACTCCAAAATCTTTGTGCATCTTATTGTAATAAACATACATTTCTAGGCTATTAGTAAATTTTTTTATATTCTTATAGATTCTTTCATAGTAAGAAAGTTCAATTCCTTCATCCGAATATATCTTTATCACAAGATCTAATAATCCATATTGTCTTATATAATGATTTATAGTTTTCTCATATGATGAACCTGAGACTGAGCAATATATTTTATTGAACGTATCCTCATTTTCTAAATTATAAAAAACGGATATAATATCGAATGTTCCTTCAGCCATTATCAGCTCTATAGGGGAGTCTGATAATAAATCTATTTTAGTTGGGATATTATAAGTTTTGAACTTATCAATATCGTCATCATCTTCAAAGATGTTCACTATGGTGTACCTTCTTATTTTTTCAGTACCTGTTACATTTCTTATAATTACATAATCGTTATAAGTTGATATAAATCCTATCCCATGATCGGATAGGTTCTTATAATAATATTCCTTATTTTTTGACACTTTTACATCATTATACTTAAATAGCTCATTCATATTAGTGTGTATTTTCAGCCGAAAAAGATCATCAAATGAAAGATCTAACCCTAATCTTTTATTTATATATTTTAACTTCGCCTTTGATAATTTATCTTTTGGTGAAGGGAAATTCTTAATATAACGTGTACTTTTTTCTATAAATCGTTTTTCTTTTGACCTCTGCTTATTCAAATTATTAAGATAAACATTTGCTTCGTAATTGTTACAATCAATCATTCTAAGAAAATCCGGAGTCACATAACCTTTTGTCTGACCTTGTCGACAGGAGGCCCTGAAGCATTTATATAGAAACCGGGGTTTCTCTTTCGTTGGAATTGATATATAAAATGAACGTTCCTTTTTTCTCCCGCCATTACAGTATGGGCATATTGAAACGATTTCAGTTTTAGCAGTATTGAAATCTGCTTTTTCAAGAGAATTGAGTAATACTTTTGTGATATAATCTATTTTCTGGATATCCATGATTTCACCTTCTTTCCATAAAAAGTTGATGCAAAATTATTAAATAACCCGCTCACAATATAATAATATATATTTGTATGAAGAAAAAAAAATAAACCGGTGTAGATATTTACCTACCGGTTCTAACATATGAATTTAAAATTCCTAATATTTTTGAAGAGCCTCCCATTTTACTTTTGGCAGAAGCTTAATGGAGCACTTCTTACATCAAAAAAAAATAATCGCCATGGTGTATTACCATGGCGTTATTTATAAGATTAATTTAAAGGGTTACTATCTCATACTCCAGATTTTCTATTGCACCAGTTTCCGTTATACAAGTAAAATCTTTTATATCTATTATCATATATTCATTAATAGTAATGGGATCTAATACCCAATATTCTCTATGAATAAGGGCATCTGGTACTCTGTCCGCTATTTCTTCAGGAGTTAAAATTCTTACATTATACTTTTCAGTATCGAGTATAAATACTTTAAATTTAGAGCCCACAGATGAGATATAATCTTCTAATCCTCTTCCCCCATCTGGAATTGATCCTAAACATCCATTTATTGAATCACTAAAGCAGATCCTGGGAGTTATGCTATCTTCTTCATCATCATAAAATGCACTATCGGGAATATCCGGAAAGAATTCCCCATCATGATCCAAATTTACTGATACGTGATATAGTATCATTATTATAAGAAATTAACCGAATTATCAATTTTATACTTGTCTAAAAACTTTTGAAGGGATATTTTCTCGGTTGTTCCATCATGATATAAGATTTTAAGTATTTTTTCTTCCCCGACGAGAAGATAAAACTTTACCAGCATAAAATTTTCGATTGCTTTATTGTAAGCATCCTCTATTGTTAGAGTATACAACAGCTCGTTTATAGAATAAATATAATCTCTTAATCTATCCGGTAATGTCTCCCAAATGACATTCATGGACTCATGCTCGAATTCATCGGGCAAACAGAATTCATAGTCTCGTTCAAAGATAATAAATTTTATCTTAAGAAGTTTCTTAAAGGTTTTAATAGGAATTCTTTTACTCAAACCATTTCCAAGATCTACAAGAACAAATGCTTTAGGATATTTAGAAATGATTTTATTTATCTTACGACGTTTAATTTTTCCTTTAAACCTGAAAAGCTCCTTAATTCCATCATTTCTATCATCATAAATGATATATGTTTCAGATGATGGATGTTGGAATTTTTTAGGACGCTTTTTCTTTTCAGGTAAATTCGCTTGATACGCTTCAAGAAGTTCAGCTTCAAGTTTTTTACTAGGTAGTGAACTTTTACCGGGAGTATTTTTCATTATATTTTCCAGAATTCTTTCGCCAAAAATGTTTGGCACTAACTGTACAGTTGACATACCTACCATACCTCTTTTCATTTTCAATTTAGAAACACAGCATAAAGAAAAAATATATGGGAGCGTGTATCTAAGATGAAATTACAAGTTTTATTGGCAACTCTTATTTTGAACACCCATAACGTTAGAGTTCTTCACTGGAATGTTGTGGGCGTTGATTTCGACCCTGTTCATAAAATTCTTGATAAGTATTATAATACTTTGCAACAATTTACTGATGAAATTGCTGAAATTAGTTTGCAATTAAATATTCCTACGCTTGGTATGATCGATGCATTTAAAGTGTTAAAAGATGATGAAAAAGAATACATTAGCTTAAGCGGTTCTAAATTTTATAATTCAGTAGAAGTTTTTGAGCAAGTCGAGAAAATATTTTCTGGGCTTATTACTGCATATGAAGAAGCATGTAGAGATGAAAATATTCCTTCAGATATAAATAATAAACTTGAAGAACATATTTACTACCTTCGGAAAGAGCTTAGATATAAAAATCGCAGTCGGCTTGGAAGAAATTAAAAATTGAAAAACAGTCGCCTACTATCAAATAGTGGGCGACTTATTTTTTATGAAAGAAGTTCAAGAGCTTGTTTCAGAACGGCTGGCTTGCAAGGGATTATAATTTTAATTGCAACGTTGCAACTCGGTGTAACGCCAGCTCTCCTTTTCGCCGTTAGCTAAGATTATATTTTTTGGTTTTCACAAAAATAAAAATGAAATTAATAAACAATTGTAACTCCTCCTAAAAATTTACTTATTTCTATTTCATAAAAATAATATATATTTATAATAATAAATCCAAAAATAATAAAAAAAAATAAATGGGTTAGATTTCTAACCCATTTTATTTGAAATGATGCGGCATGGGTTGAGGGAGCAGCGCCGAGTCATCACTCGCCCTCAGCGATGGGGGTGAGTTCTTCGTTTTTTGCCGATCACATTGACGATCGGTCTATACTCGCCTAGCGCACCGCTTCCGCCGTCACACAGTCACGTCCCTAAAGCGCAGGCGGATGTACTGGATCAGCGCCAGATACTCCTCGCCGTGGCGGTTGCCGTCGTGTCTGCTCTTGACTGCGGCCTCGAACTCATCCAGCGTGCCGCGGAAGCATCCACGCGTTACCTCGATTTCGCCATCTTTCCTTGTATATACAGTTATAGTGCCGTTTTCTAAGCCGACAGAGCTGGCCCAGAAAACGTGTTTGATAGATTCGACCATCGCGTCGCCAGATACCCGAGCGTCGCCAGATACCCGAGCGTCGCCGTATACCCAAGCGTTGCCGGACACTTGAGCGTCTCCGGACACTTGGGTGTCACCGAACACCCGAGCGTCGCCGTATACCCAAGCGTTGCCGGACACACGAGCGTCTCCGGACACCCTCGCGTTGCCGGACACGCAAGCGTCATCTGACACCCGAGCGTCGCCAGACACCCGAGCGTCGCCGTATACCCAAGCGTTGCCGGACACCCTCGCGTTGCCGGACACACGAGCGTCTCCGGACACCCTCGCGTTGCCGGACACACGAGCGTCTCCGGACACCCTCGCGTTGTCGTAGACACAAGCTTGGTCTGACACCCAAGCTTTGCCTACTTGGTCAAGGTTTTTTTCGCTGGCGATCCAGCCGCCGAGATCGCCAACCTTAACCCCGATCTCAGGGATGTCCTTGACGGCTTTAATTTGATATAGTGTGATTCCCGACCACGCCTTTTTGTTATCTGTAAGGATGTATTTTTTGGACATTTTCTTTCCTTCCTTTCCGGCTCCATGGTATAATGGAGCCAAATATAGATTTTTGTTTTGCCGCCTTTTTAGGCAATTTTTCTTTTTACAGCTCCGCTTTGACCTACGGCAGAGCTTAGATATAAAAATCGCAGTCGGCTTGGAAGAAATTAAAAATTGAAAAACAGTCGCCTACTATTTGATAGTAGGCGACTTATTTTTTTTTATGAAAGAAGTTCAAGAGCTTGTTTCAGAAGCTTCTTTGCCTTCTTAACTGACTCAATGTTATGCTTAGAAATATAATCATCCACCAACAAAGGAGATTTCTTGTTTTTATGTTTTTGCTTTTTAGAAGATTTCTTATCCTTAACTTTATTGTGATGCTTCATTAGCGCTTCCGAATGTTTTTTAGATTTTTTCTTTTTATTGCCCTTCTTATCAGATTTTTTGAGCTTCTTCAATTCTATATAGAGTTCATTTTCAAAGTTCTTGATTTTGTCCTTTTTCTTACGTTTCTTCTTAGACTTTTTAGATTTTTTCTTCGATAGCTTTTTGTAATTATCCGAGAGGATTCCATGTTTGCTGATTACAATTTTGATACTATCAGCCATATTTTATTCTCCTTTACTATTTCTTTTTAGGGTCTAAAACCGATTTAGCGATGTTCAACATACCCTTAATTACTTTGATGATAAACACTTCTCCTCATCCTCCTTTTTATATCTCGGCTAAAAGGTCTGTAAATACCGGATAATAATTTAGAATGCAGAGTGCCTGATCTTCATCAAATCTAAATTTATATCTGGTATCCCAGAACCCAACTTGAATATTATCTATATAAATTTTTTGCATTCCGTCGTCATATCTCATTAGTAAGCGACCTTGTTCAGTAAATAATCTAAAATAGTCTATATTTTCGCCCCTATAGCCAATATGTTTATCTACCAATCTTTTAAGCCATTTTTCATATTTTTTAGAGATTTTACCTATCAAAATATCATGTACTTTATTTAGCGCATCAATACTAGATCCTTTTTGTAAACCTCTTGGTAACTTAAAGTATACTTGAACAATATCCACTTAGATCTTTCCTCTCTTTAACTTAATTAATTAAAAAAGAGATAGGTCATATGACCTATCTCTAATTTTCAAAACATTTCTATCAATCTAATCGTTTCATCAATGATCATGTTTTCATTGATTTCAATGTCGACACCAAGAAGATCTTTATTTTGATGATCAACATAAGTTAGTGGATTATTGATGAATGTACCGATATATTTGATGATAATGTTCTCATTGATACTGGAGGACACATCTTTATATTGCTTCATAAGATTATAATATCTTGGAAAAGATTTAATCTTGGCCAATTTCTTAGCCCCGATTTTTCTTCCCTTAATACGATTAGAGGGTTTACCAGTAATAAGATTAGGTACGACCCTAAACCCTCTTCTATAGAGTTCTTCTTTCATAATGATTATCAGTTTAATAAAGTCTTTTCGTTTAATAAACTTCATATTCTCTAAGCCTTTAAAGTCGTCCGCAAAGAATTGGAGTACCATGTTAGTTTGAGTCATGGACATATCGAGATTCTTTTCGTAAAATTCCATGTCCTCATCCTTAATCTCTACTCCATATTGTTGTATAAGTTTCTGGATCTTATGTTTACTTCCTTCAGATGATATAATAATATCCCGCTCATCAATTCTAGCAGCATTCATTTCCAGTTGTTCAAGACCAGACATTTTGCTATCAGATCTTTTTGTATTGATGTCTGAATAGTCGTGAGTATCTTTTCCTTCTATAGTATACTTTAATGCACCTCTGATGCCTACATAGTTCAAGTTTATAAGTATTTTATCAAACTCATATTTATATAGTAAATCCTGAATAATCATTTTGGTTATTCTAGTTTTCTCAGAGGCCGGAGTGATACCTTTATTTTTATTTCTCTTCCACATACCGCTATCGGTATGTGTGGAATTCTCCACAATTTTGTCAACGGTTGCATAAAGTTTATTATAAATATTAGTGTCTTCTTCGAATAATGGAAAGAGTGCATAGAAGCAGTGATAAAGATACTTCTTCATCACTATATCTTCTACCATATCTTTTCTAACTGAATAATAGTGAGAAATGATTGGTATAATAATTTTGATAGCAGTGCTAATAGCCATAAGAATCTTTCCATGTTTATTAGTGAACTGATATGGGTTCTCCTTATATTTTTCATCTTTATCAGACGAAACCTCAAGGTCAACCCTATATTGTTCCTCAACAAATAGCTTTACTTTTTGAACCATAGATTCGCTAAACATTTTGTTTACAATATCATTAATAAAGCTTTTGAACGTATAAGTAAGATTCTTGAGGTCTATCATCACCTTCATATTAATGTAACAAGTGATAAGTTCTTTATCCGGGTCATAATAATTCATGAAAATATTAATCGTGTCACAAATGAGTTTTCCTTTCTTATAAAAGGCCGGACGGGGGATGTAAAAGATGTTTAGACCTCTCTTCTCAATGTTAGGAAAAACTTTCTCAAAATCACAAATAAAAGTATCCCTTTTTCCAAGACGAAACAGAGTAGTTTCATTAGTTAAATACTTATGCGGTTTACAGACATCGGCTCTCATTCGTTCACATTTCCCCTCATCTTTCTTCACTACAGTAATAATATATATTTCTCATAAAAAACATAAGAGAACTGCCCTCCCGTCAGTTCTCTTATGTTTATTAAATACGTTTTGCCCGTTTTGCTGTGGACGCCTTTTTCGCCCTAACTGAAATTGAAGCCGTTTTTGGTTTAGCGTCGTTTTTCTTCACAGCATCAATAGTATGTTCTCTTCCACGTATTTTTTCACGCTGTTCTTTTTTCTGTTGTTCGCGCTGCTTTTTCTTCTCAGCAGATTTTTTCTTTTGATCAATTTCTTTAGCTTTCATTATTTCAGAAAATTCTTTTAATTCTTTCAATAACTCCCTAAGATTTAACTTTGATGAAAATCTATCTACATCATCAATACTAACAAAATTGTCCTTTATATATTTACAGGCATAATAAATACTCTTCTCAAGACCGAGTAGTCTATGAGGGTTTCTTACTTCAGCAAGCTCTTTTACTGCCTGTGAGGGCAACATTCCTCTTAATTCATCTATCAGCATCTTATTTCTCCTAAATGTGTTAGCGAAAGTGAACACAAATGAAGGAGAATTGCTGATAGCTTTCATGGGCCAATTTAAGAAGTTTGCATCTTTAGATTGAAAAGACCTATCAATTTTGATTACAATATCATAGTATAAGTCCGGAGTAGTCTCAGATGGAATTAATAAATGGAAATAATAGGCATTCCGATGATTATAAATATGAGTTTGAAATTTTTCATGGATATCAAGTAATGCCTCATATCTTGCATCATATTCATTTTTAACTATTCTTAAAGAGCCAGCAGCTGACCCTTTTCCCAGGGGATTATTTATATACTGATTGATACTTAAAGTCATTAATTTCACCACCTATTAGTATTAATGAGGTGTTCCCTACAGGAATAGATATAAAGGGATGGATAATAGTTATCCATCCCTTGTTTTTAATTACAAAGTGGCGTCCCACTCATTATAAATGTCTGTCATAATTGTATTGGAGGTTGCCAATACAAGCGCGGAATCGATAGCCTGTTCCACAATAAGAATATCAGTAGCAGCAGGGTTAATAATAACATTTGCAAATTCATCATCAGATGCAAGATTTACAACTACAAAAACAGGATGATTTTCAAATTGAGTATCTACAGAAATTACAGTATTACCATTATCGTTAATAGTAATTCTCTCATACGCATCCGCTGTCAAAATATACTGGAAAAATTCATCATCATTGGATAACGTGACTCTATTAGAGATAAGCTTTCTGTATACTTCAAGATATGCCTTGAGAATGATTTTCAAAAGATCTGAATATACATTATTCATGCTAGGATCTGCTTTATATTGTTGAATAAGAAGTTGATAGATTACGTTCATAGTAGAAATATTACACCCAGCAAAAAATCCAGTCTTTAATGCAGACTGAAGGGCTTTAATTCCATCTTCCGCAAGACGATAATTGATCGTTTTTCTTTGAGTTGTATCGCCGCCAACGAAGATGGTTGTTGTACCATGCTTCAATCTTGCAATACGAGCTTTAAGTCTATTGATTTCACGCTGAGCTTCCAATGCTTCATCCTTTGACACATTGGGATTCTCATTGAGATACTCAAGTTCCAGAATTTTATCTTCGATAGATTTGATATGATTATCAAGCTCTTGAGATTGTTTAAATCCTGCAAGCGTTACTTTCTTGTCCTTAATCAGAACATTTTCCGCGTAACCTTTATTAATAGTACCAATAGTTTCTTTAGTCAGCTCAAGTCCTTCTTCGAGATATGCACAACCAGAAGATTTAATAAGATCATAGAAAGTATCTTTATCTTGAAGAATATTTGCAGTGCTATATACAACGGCCATATTATGCAAATATTCAGGTTGACGTTGAGAAAGGGCCTCGATAAATCTCAGGAAATTTTCATTCTTTATTCCAGAGCAAATGATTAAGAGAGATTTCCCGTTAAGTTTAAGATGGTTAGCATAGTCTACGATATCGTTATTGATCGTAAGAGCTCCATCAACTACAATAATTTCAACGTTTTTGAGCTTACAAGTTTCGATATCGTAGTTATTAAATGCTTGATTGATGACACGACCTTTGATGGTCATACCTTTAGTATTAGAGTAATAAGTAGAATCGCTAGAGCTATAGTCGAGTACAATATTTGTATCCTCAAAATTTTCAAGATTCTCATATACTTCAATAATTACATCAGTCAATTCTTTATTTCTATCCGTAGACGTATATACGAGATGAAATGCATCATCTTTAGATTCGATTTTAGATGCAGCGTTTTTCAACAATCCTACGATGCCTCGTTGAATATGTTGTGCTGCATTATAAATAGAAGACGGTGTGTATTTCTTCCAGATTTCGCGATTTTCGCGAAGTTGTTTATATACCTGTGCCATGATGAGGACGGCAGATGTTGTACCGTCACCGACAATAGTAGCCTGTCGCTGAGCAACTTCAATTGCCATTTGATGAACGGTGCGCGCAATGCTGCTGTCCATTTTCATCATCGTAAGATTTTCAAGGCCGTCTTTGGATGATTTGATTTCACCTGGGCCGAGCATAAAGATATTATGAGTACCACCAGGTCCATACGTTGCACCGACTGTATTGGTGATAATATCAAATACGTGAGATACAGTCCCGTGAAATGTTGCCGGATTACAGATATTTTGTTTGAAGTACTCTCTGTCCATTCAAATCTCTCCTTTTTTATGATTAAAATATAATATTATCGGATTCATCTGTGGCTAAAAGGTTAACTATCCCAAAAAGAAATTGTTTTTCGTCTCTTAAATCCATAATTTCTGGTATCTTGAGAAATAATGCTTCATCTTCTTCCCGGTAATTATAACCAATTTTGGAAAGTAAATATGTGAATAGTCGAGAATCCATTTCAGGATGTTCAACTATATTTTTCATCATTTCAATATCATGAAGAAATAAACAAGTCATTTGATTTTCATTGATGTATCTAACAACTTGATTCACATCAAAGATATCAAACAATGGTTCTTTAATTTCTGGAAAAACCTCCTGCACATTTATACTCACAGGAGAAGCTATATGAATTTCTTTTATAAAACTTTGTCCCAATAGAATATTCAAATAATATTGTAAATAAGCAATTGGTGATTCATCAGTTATTTCTTTAAAATTTGCTTTAATAAAGTTAAAATAGAACTCTTCCTCTATAGTTTTATCAATAATTCTTGCAGTATTTTTATTAGCGAATTGTAATACATTCACAATATATTCAGTATCATCATATTTAGAGAATGGATTATCAATACCATGCTTATTTTTCATAAAATTTAAAAATCCTACGGACTGGAGTAGAATTGTATTATAATTCAAAATAAGAATTCTCTGTTGTTCTTCTTTCCCCTCAAATACTTTTAACATACAATTCCACCTCCTTTATTAGAAAAAAGAAGGAGAGTATTACTCTCCCTCTGTCATTTGAGAAATGATTTTCTCCAGCTCATCACCAGTAGGATCAGTCACTTCAATTTCTTCACTGAAACTTGGAAGACCGCTTCGGTTAGATACGTTATTGGCACTACCCGACCATCCAGATTGACGATCTCCACCGCCGCGACCGGAATTTAACGGTTTAGACAGATCGACATTAAGAGCAACCATCATAGAATAAATAGATTGTTCGAGCCGACGTTGCTGATAGCGATTTTCGTGGTTTTGAGCATGTGTATATCCATTCGTCATCGCTTTAGCAAAATCAAGCATCGCATCCAAGAAATATTCGAATTCCGAATTATTTTCTTCGATCGAATACGTCCCGCTAGTAGGCTCATAATCTTTAACAATTTTATCTTGATTGAAAACATGAACCAGATATTCTTCAGTGCGTTTGTTATCATCCATGTTTGTATAGATGACCACACAGATATCATTAGGATTAACTTCGCCTGTAAGATGCTTCAATTTTTTCTTCAGATCTCTTGCCAATGCAAATTGGAGAAGCCCTCGTTTCAAAGGAATCCCGAATTCTTCAAAATTTCCAGTCTCTTCGAATTTCCGAAGAACCTTAATTCCTTTTTTGTGAAGAGCTTTGCAGTCTCTAGGTTGAAGATATGCAAAAGCTCCATTTTTGTAATCAAATTGCAAATAATCTTTATTCGTATCAGGATTCTTTAACGGGAGGTGAATTCCAATCGCGGCAGTAGATTCAAAATATCTTACTGTCAAACAGGTTTGAGTGTCATAGTTAACACTCTTGAACCCGAATGTTTGAACAGTTGGCCGACGTTCATTATTTTGCTGCATTTTTTATTCTCCTTTTCGTTAAATTAAATCTAATTATGGGTTTATTTTATAATGAAATATTACAATTCGTACATTTTTGGAGCAACTTTTAAATAATTAACTGTAAAAGGGGTGATAAAAATGTACGACTCTGAATTTATTTCAGATTCATTATTCACGTTTGATACTCTTAAAACTATAGGTGGGGCATCATTGCTCTGCTTCCTTATAGTTGCTTACACTAAAGATATAATTGATAGATTTATTCCATGGCTTCCTACTAACGCTTATTCGTTACTCGTGGCTTCAATTATCCTCCTTCTTGTACAAATAAATGACGATCCTTCATGTTTGACAAAATGGCAAACGTATTTTTTATCATTTGCTAATGGATTTTTAGTTTCAGCTGCTGCTAGCCATACTAATGAACTGGGTGTCCGATTTCCCAAACTTAAAAGAAAAATTAAAAGAAATGATGAAAATCTTAATGAGAAAAATTCTGAATAATAAATGTAAAATCAAATAAGACTAGGAGGATTTACCTCCTAGTCTTCTAAATAGTTTTTTTTCTTAGCCAATTTCTACAATATTAGAAATGTATTTACCAGATGCTGTTTTATAAACAGATTTGATTCCAAGACAATCCAAAATTGGTTCGATAAGATTCATATACTTCTGAACCATTGTCTCTACATCCATTATTTTGAGCAACCATTTTGGGACCTCATGATCTAAAGGAATGGCAATCTGTGTAATCCCGCTTTTTAGATTTGGGTCCTTCAGAACTTCAACTATTTTCTCAAACATTTCTCTATCTTCAACTGAAAGAATAGCTATATCTTTTGGAGATTTTATATCTACCTTTATTAAATTTACTACTGCCGGAAGTTCAATCTCCCAGTCAGGATATAGAGAATTCCATATATAAACTGCTTTAAATTGACCAATACTGAATGGATCTTTATATGCATCCAAAGTGTTAACTTTAGATAGACTTAACAGTTCTTTATCGCCTGTAAGAAGATTCTTCCTGATATCTTCTTCGAGCTTCAAAAATTTCTTTAGAGCTTTTTGGATATCAACTTTATCAGATACTATATGTTTGAAGATTATAGATTCGATTTCTTTCCTTAGCCTCTCTGGAGCTGCGGAGATTTTCATGAAATCGAAACCTTTAACATCTGTAATACCTTTCGGGAAGTATTTACCTTCCTGAAGTTTATAGTTTGAAAGATATCTTTTCTTACCCTCACCAACCAGAAGTGAGGTGAAATAGAACTCATTCTTAAACACATAAGTCCCAAGAGGAGCCTTATCCACATTTGTAATTTTCTCAAATTTCTTAAGAGATCTTGAAATAGCTTCAGTTAAAATTACGGCAATAATATTAATAATCTTCAATTTATAGCTTTCAGATATTCTTTCGTCTTCTCCATTTTTAACAATTTTTACTCTTTCTACTTTATCCCCAATAATCTTATCAATATGATCTTTAAGAGATCTTACAGTTATAATATTCGAGTCTGTATCAATGACCACTACTGAGTTTCTAGGGCTTTTTATGAGCCTTTCCACTCGACCATAATAGTGATAATTGTAATGACAATATTCCATAATAATCTCCGTCGCTTCTCTTAAAAATTTAGAAGTACGACGCAGAGGTTCTTCTGGGTTCATAAATGTAGAAGTTTGATTAATAAACTTTCTCAGAAGTTTTTGTACATAATTGCTTTCAGAAATGAATTTCTTAAGATTATTCTTGTAATATAGTTTATTAAGGGATTCTTGAGGAACGTTCCTCAAATAATTTTCAAGAAGTTCTTCGTCAAAGTTCTCTATATTTTTACACTTCTTCTTAAGACGTTTCAAAACATCTTTAATAGTTTTATTTTCATTTAATATCACAGAATCATCATAACTTGAAGATTCTCTGATGATATTATCACAATAGTGGAATAGTTCATTCATATCATAGAACTGCAATGTATCAGTTAAGAAGTCTTCAAATAGCGTCATAGCATTACTTATAAGTGTCTGACCTTTACTGGTTACAGATTGGGCAATATGGTAATTGTAGTTAAACGCCGCATTATTCCCAGAGACGCCATATTCGGAGTTGGCATAAACTTTTTTACGATTTTGCATCAGATCATACAACCTGAATTTATCCATATCACCCGCTTCTTTATAGTTTAAAGCTTGTTTCTTCAATATCTTTCTCTGTTTGAGAAGATTATCTAATATTAACAGACCAGGTATCAAACCTGACTCATCGTGTCTCTTAAAGAAAGTTCCAGATTCCGTCATGATTGGACGAACTTCTGCAATCCAATCAATTACAGAAAGTAGTGTAGTTTGATACTCAACGTCGTCATAGTTATTATAAATAGTAGCGTTTACATCTTTGATATCTCTTTTATATATATACTTTATAAAAGATTTGATATTAGATTCCTTTTTATCTGGAAAAATAGTCTTAAATACACTAACCATTTTCTCAGACCAATACTCAAAGAATTTATCAGTATTTTTACCTTTATAGTAAACGATAGTATTATCTTTTTTAGACCATTTTTTGTATTCCTCAATGTAATCCTCAATATTTTTAAGACTAAACCATTTTACACCGAGTTTGATCCAGTCTTGAGTTTCATAATCATCTACAAATTCCCCGCCTCTAAGTGCTGGTGTCGTACCATATTCGAGATGAGAAACTTTACCTTTAATAATCAATCGACCATATTGGGTCGACCTCGCAATATTATTTTTAAGCTTGATATTTGGATACATAGCTCCAGCATCAAGGTCTATACAGTCGGAGAAAAGCCGATTGGATCTCTTGTCGCCAAAAATTTTCTCCCCGGTTCTAGTAAGATTTGTAGGATCACCTACAAGTGCACCTTTAAGTTTCTCCTCATCTTCTTCATCAATAACCACATCCTCTTGTCTACTATTAGAGATGTAGTCGATATTCATATTATTACCCATAACGTAACCTTGTTCAAAATGCCCAAGACTCCAAAGATTTTTCAAAGACACAGTTTGTCTATTCGCCTTATCTATTCTTGTACCAGAATCATATCCTTTGAAGAAGATATCATCAATATCTCCAGTTTTTCTTTCAATACCAGCGAGCAGCCAAACGTCATTTATGTTATATAGAACAAAGTTAAAGTATTCTTCAATAACCGCATTAATTGTATTTGTAGATGATTTATCCCATCTTCTTTTTTGCTCTTTCAGTTCGATTCTAGCAATATTATCAAGAGCATTGGACCCATAGTCTTTACCGCCTTTACGCCTAGCAGCATAGAACATCATTTGGTCCACGTATTTAGTATAGGAGAGACAATTGAAAGTATCCCCACGGTTCTTAAAATCATTTTTATATTTCTCATCCAAATGATAATGACACCATGCTGTTTTGAAATCGGGATGAGAAAACAAGACTTCTGGAGGAATTCCAAGATATACTGCTTTCTTATGAATAGTCAAAAGGTCATAAGGCATGTTCCAAATACCAGTGAAGTCGGGTTTCATCAAATGCTGAATTTGAAACATCTTGTAGAGCATTTCGATTTGATCATCGAAAAACATTACGTAGTAATCTGCCTCGCCGAATTTATGGTCAAACTCTTCATGACATACTTCAATAAATTTATCCAGATTATCCTCAAATTTTCTCTGTTGAGGATACCTTTTATAGTCTCTATGCAGAAAAGTAAATACTTTGGGTTTGTAATTCTTGTCCAATCCAATATCATAATCATAAATAGTCGTTATAGCAGATATCGGAGGTTTGCCCCTATCAATATCATACCTAGACGCCCCGTAGATATCAGACTCAATGTCAAGATATGATTTAGTTAATGTATTCTCTTTAGGTTTATAATGAAGGTTTGCGGTCAAATATACATAATCGAGAATATCATAATCCGAAAAATAGAATCCTTTATGCTTATGGATTTCCTTGATTCCATTCCATTTGCCCAATTCAAGGGCGCGGTCTATTACCATTTTAACAACTTTATCTTCTTCAGAATTGATATTATCTTTTAAGATATTATACATCGTCTTAGTAAGATTTCTATATGGGGCTTCCATTCTATCTACTTGGTCCAAAGATAAAAACTCCCGCTGACTCCTAAACTGACTTTGAACCTCTGGTTTGGCCATATAGAAATTTGTGACTGGATTAGAAATAATTTGAAGGTTTTTCTTTTTTGTATCAAAATCTCTATACACAATGAATAATTGATCGTCGGTATAAGAACCATCTTCAAGTTTTCTAGGTTTCAAATATTGTACGTTTGTGATAAGAATATTATCTTTTCCTTCTGGCAAATTCAAAAGGGGTTTTGGTAGTTTGTCATAAAAATCCATTTACAACGCCCTTTCTTTATATAGACTGTACTAATTAGGGGTTCAAAAAACATTAATTTTATACATTTTATCTTCATTTTAATAATATATATTCATATGATATTTATATTTATCTTTACAGTAAAAACAGCAGTATAACCATTACCCAAATTTGTCAAGAGGAGTTGAAAAAATAAATGGCACGGGTAAAGATCAGTAAAATTCGTGTGTCTGACGAAGAACTGGAAGAATTGGGTATAAACAAAGACTTCTATGAGGATTGGCGTTCAGAGAACGGATTTATTAAAGTTTCCCTATCTCCTTGGGGCGCTGCAATGCTTAATGAGAGTATGGAAGATAAAATTGAGCAGAAGCGTAAGGAACTTGAAGAACTACGTAAAAAGTATTCCCAGCTTGAAGATATTAAGGAGAAGGGTTTATCTAAAAAAGAAAAGAAAAAGCTGAAGAAAGAGAAGAAGAAAAAGAAGAAGGAAAAGAAACGTCTGAAAAAACTTCCTGAATCTACGAAACTTCTTTATGGGGCTATTGAAGAATATCAAGAAAAGTTCCATAAAGATAAGAAAAAGAAAAAATATGATATTGGATTTGAAGGTTTAAGTGTTAAGGAAAAAACTAAAAGAGATTCTAAACTGTCTGAAGAGGAAGTTGAAAAACGTAAAGAGGAGAAAGAGAGTAAAGAATTCGAAAAACGATTCGAAGAACCTCTTGCTCTAATTCGTGAAAACTTGATTGATATGACTGAGACTCTTGTTGAACTTAATGATATGATAAAGGAGACTAAAGAGTCTCGGGCTAGAAATAAGCATGTTATGCTTAAGGATCTTCTTACGACTAAGGTAAACTTATTTAATGCCAGAGCATCCAGTGCAAGATCTATGGCTGATATTCAGAGAGCCAGGGTTGATCTTGAGCTTAAGAGGGTTAAAGAGAAAGGTGCTACCGGTGATGAGAGAACCAAAAATATTGCTCTCATGAATAAACTCTTCCCTCAACTTTTGGCATCCGGCGCACTCGATAAAGGAATTGGTAAGTCTAAGAATGATGACGATGATGACTATAAGAAGGATAAGAAGAAGAAAAAGAAAAAAGTTAAAAATAGAGATAGTGAGGAAAACTTTGAGAAGAGAGTTACTAAATTGATTAAAGAGGGAGAAATTGAATTGAGCCCTCATGAGCTGGCTATAGATATGGAAGGAAAATATAAAGTTGCTATTATGAAATCTTTTAAAACTGGCGACTGGGCCGTGGTTGCCACTGATTTGAATGGTAAAATTATTCGTGACTTTAAGGAACGATATCCAGGTCTTCTTCCTAAAAAGAAAGATTTGGACCTCAGGTGGGACGATGAAAAGGATATCGCTAAAGATAGGAAGACTGATAGAATCTTCCCGGTTATTCAAGTACCACATCTTTATTAACCAAAAAAAAAAATAAAGCTCTACAGGTATCAACCTGTAGAGCTGTTTTTATATTAGTCCTTGATACAGATCATGCCCGCATTCAATCTCCATCATTTTTCTTTCTCTTCTAAGGTCCTCGTAACAATTGAGACACAGATTGCCAGTTAATTTTCCATCACCATAAATTTCATCTTTGTCACAAGAGCAAGGATTCATAAACGGATTATTTTTTATCATACTCATTAAAAAGTGAACGATTGTCACCATCAGTAGAATATATACCTTGATTAGAACGTGCTTCATTATAAGGTTCTTCCATGTCTATTTCACAGGAAATACACATACCATTCTTGAGTTCATCAGTGTATTCACCACAGACAGTACACCTATCAACAAAAATCTTACCCATTTTATCCTCCTTAATACAATTAATCAGCCAACCAAGGATACCAGGTTCCTTGGTCAACTTTATAATTAAATGTCTTGAAAGAGATACCGTAACGCTCACGGATTTTGAAATATTGAAAATATATTCGACGTTTTTTCAAAACTTCAAGTCGTTCACGTCTTTCCTTTATTCTTTCTTTCAAATCTTCTACTGCCTGCAAATAATGTTCATCAATGAATTCCTCATTTTCTTCTTCCACAATTTGTTTATGAAAAATATTTTTCACTTTATCCAAAAGTTTCATAATTATCTACCTCCATGAAAAAATAAAGGAACACAGAAAAATTTATTCTGTATTCCTATTTAGAAGTCAGGTATTCAAAGTGTTTTCATTTTTCATTTTTTTATACTCTTCCAAGTCATCAAAAACTGCGACCACGAGTTCATGATATGCTTTAACCGGACATTTATCGCAGTCCAGTTTAATTCCTCTTGATGAACAAATGTGGCATGAAGTATTGAAATTTTTCACTGCTTCTTCCTTCGTGTTGGCCATATCCTGATGAATTTTAGACAATTGAACAAACTTTTCTTTCATAATAAATCACCTCTATAAAAATAGTTTGAATGACACAATAATTCTCTCTTCGAACTTTTTTTGAAAAGTCGGGTATTGACAAATAGCAATATTTACCTTCTTGTTATATCGACCCACTAGAAGCTTTACTTTATGTATTTTATTCATATGATTAAACTCCTGAGTAGGATCGAATATAAATCCTGCAATATTTTTTGTCATGACGACTTTTGATTCATAAAGTTGTAACGAATAAAGCATGTAAGGATGATGTAAGAATAATGGACAGATTAGACCACTCTTCATGGTTAAATAACCATGAACTTGAATATAACATCTGCTACTCCTATCATACAATATAAGACCAGGAACAATACTTTTTATTAGATTATCAGTATCACCTCTAGTTTTTAACATATTTTTAATCACCTCCTCTATCTCAGTTAAATAATATATAATTGAATAGTATTATACTTACAGAAAAAAGGCGGTATGGGAATTACCCATACCGCTTATACTATTTTAATCATATTATCAGGATCAAAATTATCAATACCATGACCAGGAAATAGTATGAAACATACAGAATCTTTATAGTTTTCATAATACTGTCTTGCATGAGTTATCATAAATACTTGCGTAATTCCTATACGCTTAATTTGCTTCATGAGAATATTACAATAAACGGACTTATTATACTCAGAGAATCCACCATCCACTTCATCAAGAGCCAGAATACCATATGATGCAATAACTTGCTCAATAAGTGCCATTGACAGACATGTTGATATGAATGCTCTCTCTGAGGTGGATGCATCAGATATATCATCTCCAGTCTCTCCATTATGAGTAAATGGAATTGTAAACTCATTCTCATCAATAATGAATGGATGAAGATGTAATGTACCATCAAAAGTTTCACTCAATAATACATTTGCAGTTTTTCTAATTTCATCTACATACATATTCAAGAGACTTACTGCCATACCTTTATTAGTAGATAGAGCTTTCTTTATAAGAGAAAGGACTTTAAGATTTTCTTCTAGAACTTCTTTTTCCATATTAAATTCTTTAATTTTGATTTCTTGATATTTATATTTATCTCTCTCTTGAGTAAGAGGCTTCAACTTATGTTCAATAATTTTGAGTTTTTGCTTTCTTTCATCAATTTTTTCATGAAGTTCATTGATTCTATTAATATCACTTTTAATCTTATCAAATCTATCAGATAGTTTGATTATTTCATCTTTACCTTCCTGAAGCTTGATAAACATTTCTCTAGCATCTGTCAACACTTGTTCTCTTTCTTTAAGAACTTCAAATAGTTCCTCCATTTCTTCAAGTTGTTTATCTTCTACCTTTATTTCTTCCATAAGGGATTCATACTTTTCAGTAAGTTTCTTTAAGTCGGATTTAATTGAATCCACCATATTCTTATTAGAATCGAACTTTTCAAGCTCCATTTTTATCTTCGGAATTTTAATATTCTTGATTTCCTCATATTCAGCTTTATCTTGTAAGATTTCAATAAGATCATAATAATCATTCTCTACCGGCTCTATGGTTTTATACTTTTCCAATATTTTTAAAAGTTTTTCCTCGGTAGAAAATGAACTGTTGAATGGTAGCTTAGAGATAAGATAATATTGACTTCTATAAATATTTACAAGATTCTCGACTTTAGCCTTCACTGTAATCATTTCAGCATATCTCTCAACCTTATCAACAAGATCATTATATTCTTTATTAATTTCCCCAAGCTCGGATTCAAATTGTTTAATTTTCCTGTCAATCTGAACCCATTTGTGGTAATCTTGAAGGAATTCACATGAATCAATAGTGCAATCTTTTGGCCTCTTTGATATACTTTCTTTTAAGTACTCATAAGCTGAAAGTTTTGTTATGTTAGAAGTTAAATTATCTACTCGCTCTTTAATCTTATCATGCTTTTCTTTGGTTTGAATGTACTTTTCTTCAAGTTTATTTGTAAATATAGATTCAATAGACTCCTTCAATACTGAAGGGCTATCACAATTATTATATATATCAATCATAAATTCTCTTAACGATTCTATTACATTTATACCCTGCTTTAAATCTTCTGCTGTTAATGAACTATTCAACTTTTTAGTTCTAGAGTCAAATTTTTCGATGGCTTCTTCATATTCTCTCAATAGTTTTACCAAATCCGATTTAGATAAATCACCAGATATCTGATTGAGAAATAATTCTTTCTCACTTATTTGATCATATAAAGTAGACTTCATATATTTCTTAGAATTAAGTCTGGATCTTAGATCTACAAGCTCTCCCCAGATTTTATTTTTTAAGGCGGTAATTTCTTTAAGCTTCTTATCACATTCACTAAGAGTTTCAATATTGAAATCTTTTCGAATAACTTCAATTTTTGATAATATTTTCTCTTGAGTTTTCTCAAGGTCTTTTAAATTAGACTTAATTTCTTTATACTCGGATTCCAATTTCCCTTCCGGATCAATAGAATCCAGCTCGGCTTTAAATTTGTTTAGCTTTCCTATAGTTTTATCACGCTTTGCTACAAGTTCATTTGTCAAAGATTCTATTTCAGACAGTTTTTCTTTTACAGTAATCTCATCGTCCATTTTACCAAGTTTATCTGTAATAGACGTTAACAGAGATTTAACGTCTCTATATTTTTTATCAATTATTTTCTGATAAACTTGAGTGTCGTCTGCTTTAGGAATAAATTTATAGATATGATTTTTACGGTTGGCTCCGGTCATTTTGACTAAACCGACCATGTCTTCATTTTGAGTAGAAAGTCTCAGGAAATCTTCATCAATTCCAAATTCTTGTTCAACTGCTACAAGAAATGATGAAACATTCCCATTTGGATTAAGATCTTTTTCTACCCCATTCTCAATCTTAAAGATATAAGATTTAGTAGAATGAGATCCTGATTTATTTGGAATGTATACGTGCTTTATTTTTATCTGTTTTTCTTCGTCATAGATATCTTCATAAATTAAAAGTTTGTATCCTTCTTTTCCTTTTCTAATAAATTTATCCCTATTATCAGTAGTGCCAGAAAATGGGTGAAGGATTGATAATAGTGTAGATTTTCCTTTAGCATTTGGACCAAGAATAATAAATATGGATTTATCTCTAAATTCCTCTAAATTCAGAGAAACTGTCTTCTTTCCTAATCCATTATATAATCCAATAAAATTATGTGCTTCAAAATATCTTAATCTATACAAATATAATTCATCCTCCCCATTGTGAGATATTTATAAGAATAAGAGTTAATTCTTTTTCAATTTTGCTTTCAAATCCCTACATGCAAATTCATCAGCAGTATAAACATCAATTCCCTCATTATAATAATTAAACCCAAGGACATCATCTATTAATTTTTGGAAATGTTTCCGCAAATTCTGATATTGTAATAGAGATATTTTATCATGTCGATTATTCCATCGTTCAATTACTTCTTCTTCTGTGTTTGCAAACATTGTTACAGTACAATTCTGACATTTAATAATTATCTTATTAATGTGAATCGGTTGAGAACCGCAAAACGGACATGGAGTTATGATTTTCATAACGTCTTCCCTCTTTTGCAATTTTTACATATTTCTCGCATATCATGTCACTCACTTTATCATCTTAATAATCTAATAAAAAGTTCTTTATAAAATACATTTTCGTTTACCTATGTAAATAATATATACCTTATATAATAGTAAGATTATAGGGGATTGAAGAAAAAAAAATAAGCTAGCGGGTAGCTAGCTTATTTAAAATGCTTCTCAACGAATTTCAGCCTTCTGTCCCAATTGGGATGGGTTGAGAAAATATCCAGAGATCTTACGTTGCCGAAAAATGCCAAAGTTGCGTTTTCTACCTTCGGATTTTCAATATTTTTGAATTCGTTTATTAGTTTAGTATATCTATCTAAGCCTACAACCTTTGCAGCAAAAAGATCGGCTCTGAACTCCCTACGTCTAGAATAGGTGAGAGAAATTAATTTGAGGAGCCACATCACCACAATGTCCATAATGATGCCGACAATGAAATATATTGCATTCGAAAGATTGATTCCAAGATATTCTTCAATGGCTGTAGTGATAGGATATAGTACAATTTTAATGGGCAGAGTAAGTAGCGTAGTTGTTGCCACAAGGAAGAGATCCAAAAATGTTTGATTTCTCATGTCTCCGTTTACAATATGCCCCATTTCATGGGCTATAACTGCGAGCGCGGCATCCTCAGACATATTTTCAAGGAAGGCAGATGTGATTACAATAAGACCCTTATTTCTTGTAGGCCCTATAGCATACGCATTAACCTCATCGGTTTCTTCAATAGCTACTCTTGGGATATTGATTCTCAATTTGTCCGCCATTTCGACGATATACAGATATAGTTTCTTTTCGTATTCACTACCTATGAAACTACCATCTTCTGCGAATCCAATTTGTCTAACATTTTCTTTTTCCAAATACCTGTCTCTATGTGTGAAAAGATTGAAAAGAGTAATGATAAATTGAAATATCAGAATACCTGGAATTACATATAATAAAGCTCCGGCAGATACAATAGTTAAAGTCGTGAATGTAGACATAATCAAAAGAGTGATTATAACCGTGAATCTCCATCTACCTTTGCCGACTTTGATGTCATCCTTCGAGAAATCTAATCTCTCCGGATATTCCTTTCCAAGAATGTTTATCATAGTAATCAACTCCTTTAAATTAAAATTTTTTATGTGTAAGACTTAATACAAGGAACATAGAAAAAAATAAGGGGAAGGATTTTTGAGCCTCCCCCTTATACTGAATTATTACATCGGGTATTTGTCGCTGAATTTTTCGAGCTTGGCGTTGATTTTTTCGATGAGCTTTTTTCCGTCTTCGATGAGGTCGGAAAAATGATGTTTAATCACCGGCCATACGATGTTCATGACAACCTTTTTAACAAAGCCGTAATTTTTCTCGACCACATCTTTGTGACGATCGGCGAAGTCTGCAATCTCCATGGATATGTCGCAGAAAAGTTCGAGCGAGTCCGAGATGAACTCATCCGAATACTCGATGTGGACGTTGTCTCCCTCCAACCACAATTTGCAAACAGGGCTTTCAATCGTTTCGTCCGGCCCCAACAGTTTGTCAATCTCGAAGTTTGCCTCAACGAGCTCATCAATGTACATGTCTTCGATGCCCAGCTTCGTAAAAACTTTGTTCATAGATGCAAAGAAATTTTTGAAGTGTTCTTTCTTGATAGTAACGATCATAGGTAAAACATCTCCTTTAAATTAAAATTTTTAGTAGAAGATTATGAGAATCATTGTGAGCAGAACATCAACTTGATACAAAGGAACATAGAAAAAGTTTCATTCAAACATTTTTTAATCCTCCTTCTATCTTTATTCATTACAATAATATATAATCTCAAGGCTTCCTACTTGCACCAGTTATAGTCTTCAATAAGAGGCCATAAATATTTTGTGATATTAGCGAGAATTACATTGCATCAAGCCAATTGTTACAGGCACCGATGTAGAAGATTATGAGAATCATTGCGAGCAGAACATCAATTTGTGCAAACCTTCTTAAAAATTTCCTAGCAAGAGTCTCTTCTTCGTTAAATTCCACGTATACCACAATTGCCATTTCAATGATAATCATTCCAAATACAAGGAACATAGAGAAAGTTTCATTAATAGGATTAAATCTGTTGAAAATTAACATGAATCCGAGAGTGATTAGTAAAACATAGTTGAATTTGAAATACATGTTTCTAATGACTCGTGCAAACATTTTTTAATCCTCCTTCTATCTTTATTCATTACAATAATATATAACCTCAATGCTCTCTACTTGCACCAGTTATAGTCTTCAATAAGAAGCCATTTATGCTTAATATTCAAAAAGAAGAAGAGATAAAATAACCGTTTCAATGCTTCAAGAAAAAGTATTAGAAGGAAAAAATGAATATGAGATAATAAATTTTATCAAAAAATAATAAAAGTGTAAAAGGGAGCAGACCCATTTGGGCTGCTCCCTCATTTTATTTATATCAAATTACTCAAGGTATAATTTTTATGATAGCAACGAAAATTCAACATCTGCATTGTCCTTTTTGACTATTTTTATATAACCGATGGATTCTTCTTCGTCATCCACTATATCATCAAAATCAGGACTTTCGTTATTATCAATAGGCTGAGGTTGAAATCTCATATCGTTGCGACTTTTAATATAATTCATATTTGCTTCAAAATGTCTCTCTTTATCACCTTTTATCTTAGAGGAGGAAATTTTAATAGCTTCCTCAATACTCATTTTAGGATTGTTTGCGAGTATATACTTAGTAGAAGTAATAATTTCTTTCAATGATGCCATTGGCAGTCCTTTAGTATATTTGGCAAACAATTTACTTATATTTTCTTTAGTATCAAAGACCTCATTAAGATTCTTACTTTCAAAGAAAAGCAATCTAGTCTTATATGACGGGTTGTCAATTTTATAAGTTCTATCAAATCTACCTGAGCGATTCACAAACGCTGGATCGATTCTTTCAGGATAGTTTGTAGTTCCTATTATATATGACCCGGATTTCACATCAATGCCATCTAAAAGATTAAGAAATTCGGAACGGTTCTCAGTGTTAATAAGAGAATCCATATCTTCAATAATGATAATAGCTGATCTCCCATTTAATGCCCTAAGTAAAGATGATAATACATGAGTTATATCAAATGATATATTCGGATTTATTACAATCTTACTTACTTTTTCCCCAATACGTCGAATTATTTCTCTAATCAATGCAGATTTTCCTGTACCGGGGGGTCCATGTAATATAGCTCCTCTTTTATAGGGGATGTCCATCTTCTTGTACAAATCTTTAGTTTCTTCGGAGAAGAATGAAGTTATATCGTTAATTACTTCACTTAGTATAGATTTCTCTTCGAAAACCAGATTTTCATCAGATACACGTTTCTTTATAACATCGACCGGTTTATCAGATTTGCTACCGGCTTTAGATATTTCAATATATTCACTAGGTTTACATTTAAAATCAATATCATTAAAGATATTGACCTGAGAAAAATCTTGTTGCAGGATAGGTTTAACGATCTTTGCAAATTTCTTCAATTTCTTGATATCGATCATAAATATGCAATAGAATGCATATTCATATACAGAATATATCATTGCAGTATTCAATTTTTTCGATATCGCAATTCTTTGAAACCGTTTGAAATCACTTATAAGTTCAAAGCTTCCGATAGGTCTAGTTGGTGGAAATAGCTTATGATAATCATATACATTTCCAATGTCCTTGAACTTACCCGCTTTTAATAACTGAGTTATAATAGTTGGATTATAGACATACATTGTACTAATCTGATAACGTTTAATGTTAAGCCTATTTTTGGGCTTAACTTTCTCTGTAACAAGCGTGTACAGAGCTTGTTCAATTGCCGGATCAAAAAATGACACTCGTATCAAACCTCTCCTCTTCCCTAAATTAACCTATAAGGGTTATGGGATTGATGTTCCCATAACCCTCTTGAATCCACACTATTCTTAAAGAAGCCTTTCCAGATCCTCAGGAGTTGATATAATTTCAATATTTTTATCGTTGATCGGGAAGTGTTCATCATTGAATACAAGAATAGCCTTCCCTTCTTTAGAGATCGGATCTTTAGCCGTTTGTTTATCAAATATCAATATACCATAATTGAAATCAAACAGATTCGCATATTCATCAAGTTTAAAGAAAGTGAGAGTACTTCCTTTTTCTAAAGCTTTCTTCGTATTCGCTCTATCCCAGTTTTTCTCCAACCTATTAAGATATTGAGCGAGATCAATTTGCTTAGAAATCAGTGCCAGTCTAACTGCTTTTATTCCCGTGTCATCATTTTCTTTGATTTCGGGTTCGAATACATTGCCAGCACTTTTGAGTTCTTCGATAGGAACTTCATTCAGATATTCATTGAGCTTTTCTTTGATAGTTTCAGGAGTAATTTCAAAAATCCTCGAAATGTGATATATTTTCCGTTCTTTCTCATTCCGAGGATAAACAACAACTACCCGTTCATCTTTGTCAAGATAGACGCCGGGCTCAATTGAATTTTTCTTATATCTCCCCATATAAGGAAATACATATGGGTAGCTTATAGAAATATTTCCTTTACCACCTCCAAATACATAGGCGTTACCAAGTTCCAGTTCATCAACTTCTCTGAAATTATAGACTCGGTACATATATTCGCCTATTTTTATTATCTTATTTGATAGGGTATTTCGGTTACTCATGCCAATTCATCCTTTCTCTTAAAACTACCAACCTTTCGATCTCGAAAATCCAGGGTTTTGTAATTTTAATTTGTCTATTCCCGTATTAGAGCCATCGTTATCTAGTCTAATTTCAGGCTCTTTGTAATCATCAAAGTCTTCAAGTAGAGATTTTGAAAACTCGTATTCAAATTTTCCTATTTCTGAAGATTGAAGATAAGTTATAGCCATAAGACCTGCCATATGAAAATCAAATTTCTTTATGAACTTTAACATTGTTTTAAACCTATCTTCTTTTATATCAATAAAAGTCTTATTCTTATAGTCTAAACATAGCTGAATCATTATTTCTGGTTCGCTATATTCTTCGTTCATTACCAGAATCGGGTTTATGATTATAAATTTATCTTTATAAAATTCAATTATGTCAGTAGAGATATAATTACTATTTATTTTGTAAGTATCTCCGATTTTTATTATCAAATCGTCCTTTTTTAGAACTTTATTTATCTTCTTAAGATATTTACAGAAAAAATCCCTATTAGTTATATTCAGTATCAATGAATCTGAGTATATCTCATCCTTAAACTGAATTGATAGTATTGAGGAATGAGATAATCTTAATGTGGTTATTTTAGGAGTATCCTTGTATCTAGATTGATAGGTAAATTCTTTGTGATAATAGTCCCTATTTCCTAATTTGTTAGGCTGAGACAACTTTACCTTATGATACAAGATAACATTACTTGATAATTTCATTATAGGAATAGATATTACATCAACAAGCTCTTTCTTAGTTATTCTAATCATCTTATACCATAAATACTTCCTTTACTTTTGTATCATCTACACCATCTATCTCTTTTACATCAATTTGAAGCAGATTTTTCTTGTTTTGATATTGCGGAGTTTGGACCTCTGCATATATCGTGATTTTAGTGCCAATGTGAATCTTTATGATGTCGCCTTTCTCCAAATTCGTTCCAGATGAAACTCTTGTTACCAACGTTATATTCGGAAGCTTAATGTACAACTTTTTTCGATTACTCTCTTTCATTTTCTTCATTAAAATTCCTCCCCATACATTCCTAAATTAATAATATATATTTGTGCCAAAAAGCCTAGTCTACTAGCACGGTGATAAGCTTGTTCCCTTTTGCTTTCTGGACAAGATATTTACTCCGCCTATTATATTGAGCAGCAGCCTCATTGAAGTCAATATTAACTATTTCTATATAGTAAACATTCTGACCGGGTATTTCCCTACAACGTCCCGGTAATTGATTTGCATAAACTGGATTGCTATAGGGAATAAGGTTTATCATAACTTGTAAATCTGGAACATTTGCTCCGGTTCCAATCCCTTTTTCAGTAGCGAGAATAATGTCCTTAGTTAGTTCAAGTTCGCGTTCCTTGATATTTTTAATTTCACTTGAATATAATCCTATACTATATTCAGGGAAATTTACTTCAAGGAATTTCTTTATGGTTTTAAGAAAGTCTATAGTTGCCCCAAGAATGAGCATTTTTCCTCTAAACTTCTCAGTTTTATTTAAACGGATAAATCCTTTTTCATTTCTTATATACTCACCATGAGAAACTTTTTCATGTTGTACATAGTTTGATTTTTCCCTACTTCTTATAAATATATCTCTTATAGCTCTATTTAAAGCTGTAAAAAATTGATATCTGGCCCCTTCCTTTGAGACCAAATAGTCAGAATATTTCACAGCAGATAGTCCTTCTTTTACTTTACACGAGGCTCTTTGCTTCATAGTGGGTTTATGTTTAAATTGATAGATTAGCATTATAATATAATTCTCTTCAGGCTTAACAAGTTCTTTCCCATATATTGGAACTCCATAAAATATTTTCTTAAAGATTTCATTTTCAAATCTATCGCCCCTGTAAGCAGAGGCGGTCAAATAAATATTTTTCTTAATATTTGTATAGCAATCTATAAGAACATTTGTTCTTAGATCCATATGTGCCTCATCAATTATTTTAACTCCTGCCCTAGTCTTTTCAATCATCTCTTGAAACTTAGGCCATCCATAAGTGTTCGCATATGATAGAACAGTTCCTTTAGTAATTATGAAAATCTCTTTATTCTCATATTTTCCTTTCCTAATATCTTCACACATATCAGAACCTCTAACTACCAGAATATTATCATCCCTCTTATTTGTGAATGCAGTAAAAGCTTCGTACCATTGATCAATCAGCTTGCTTAATTTTGAGGGAATGAATATAATAGCTTTGGTTCTAAAATATGATAGTGATGCAACTGCACAATATGTTTTTCCTTTACCCGTATTGAGATCACAAAATACTTGAGAGAATTTATCAGTATAAGAATGCTTTCCAAGACCACATAAAAATGAAATCATTTCAACTTGTAAAGTCTCTCTAGGTTGCTGATATAGTCTAATATCTATCTTATCATATTCTTGAGGTTTGAAATTAGTTGTTATTTTCCTTTGAAAGTCAAAATAACGGAGAATATCCTTATATGGATATCCTCTTGGTATTCTTAATTCATCTTTATCTTCATCATAATAATAACCTATAGGAATATACTTATAAATTCTTTTATCAAAAACACTAAGTCGTTTTTCTAAAGTAGTTAAATCTTCATTCCCTTTTTTAAAATTGGGAATTATATAGTGAGAAAAATTTGCAATTATATTATCATTCATCGCAATCATCCTTTATAGCTTATGCTATAAAATAAAATTTTATCATAATTTTGTTGTGTAAAATTTAAAAAAGAAACGCCATTAATATGGCGTTTCTTGTATTTTTTATATAATTATTCAGAAATTTACCACTATGCTTTTCGATTCAGTGCATATCTTCTACCAAAATTGTTACAAGATCCTGTACACCACATGGTTTTAAGTTGTACCTTGGATAAATTATCCAAGTCAATTTTTGGAAAATCTTGATGAATTTTATGCTCGGGGTTGGATAATTCCAAACTTCTTTTATATTTGATGAAAGTTTCTTTAGTTTGTCTCATAATTTCATTTTGTGCCTGACAGCAAAGTCTTTCATAACATTTAAGGATAAAATGTTCATAAAGCCCTCTCTCATTTACGAGAACTTCTGTTGCTTGAGGATATGAGTCTTCTGGGAGAGAAATGAGATCCTCAAGCCACTCATCTTGATAAGAGGTATTCTTAATCAGATTCGGAACGTATAAGCGAGTTGTACTGTTTTTAGCATCTAAATTATCCATAAACGCCATATAATGCAGTGTCCTATGGCGCTGAGCTTGTGCCAATTGAGCAAATGATGCCCAATAGTAGGTGCTGTATACATCATCAAAATAATCAGTCGGATTTTCAGGGGCTTTCCTAAGATTAAACAAAGAAAGCTTTACATTTTTATTTTTTCTATTCATTCCTTCAACTTCAAAAGGCTTCAGTGTTTCAAAAAACTTAATAATCTGTTTATTTAGCTTTGTAAAAAATGGATGACCTGGATATTGTTCTTGATTTTCACGAATGAACTTTACAAGCATTTCAATCAGATAATTAATTTGGCAAAGATTTGTTGTATATACCATGGTGGTGGGTGTAAATACGCTGATTACGTATCTAGCATTTTCCATTGCAAGTTTTTTAATATGATTATCTTTAAGTAGAGGATATTCCTTTTTGATCAATTCCTCGAAGATAGAACACCATTTTTCGTAAAGTGTTCGCTCACCTTCAGAAATTTTTTTCATTTTTGTATATCTTGCAGATTTCTCAGAAGTAGTATATGGTTTTTCATTATTAATAAGCATTGCTACAATTTTTGGAATATCCCTGAATACCAGAGTATAATGAACGTGCTGATATACCGAATGATGACCGCTGTTCAAAGTGAGATCAATTCTTCTTTGAGTTTTCTCAATATCTTCATTTAAAATAGATTCAATGTCATCCTTCATATAACAAACACCTGCGGCATAGGATGACAATTTTAATGCTTCGTCAATGGGTATTGTATATCCAGTTTTTGTCGAACCCAACACAATTGTTTGCAAAATAAAACACATCCTTTTCTTATTATTTTTTATAAAAAGTCGTTGATAAGTTTATTTTTAAAAAAAATACAAAAAAGAAAATAAGCGGCATAGGCTAAACTATGCCGCTTATTTTGAAGGAATTTGCTTATTTGTATCACCTAAATGGTATAGGAAATATTTATCGAAATATATTGAAAATAGAACCCGTACAACGGTCTTTCTATAACGATTTTCCATTTCAAAATCCCCATTAGGAGATACAATGACTATTTTATCTCTATACATATTTATTATAGTATAGTAATTGACATCCAAATCTTGTTCATAGTCCAAAAGGAATATTTTATCCATATCAATATATGGAATATCGAGTATTGTTTCATAAAAGATCCTATTATTTACTGCGTAAAAGTAAAAGCTATTCAAATCGGTAGTATTAAACAATAATTGTAATATGAATGAATGAAGAACACGGAGTTCGTATAGTTTTGAAGTTACCTCCACGAAATTAATTGCTGCTTTGTTAGTATATAATACTCTGTCATACTGAATGATACATTCCTGTAAATTGTCTTTAATTCCAAAGTATTTATCAATAGCATCATTATAATATTTTTCTTCAAATAGAGTTTTTAATTGCTCATAGTCTATAATTTCATTGGTGAGAGGTATTTCTTTATACCTAGTAGGCCTCCTATTAGTCAGACTATTGACCTGACTACTTAATGATTCAATAGAGGCTTTGATTTCATCAACCTTTCGATCTAAGTCGAAAAGTTTTCTAATCTTTTTAAACATTTTACATCCCTTTCATTATTTATTAAAAAGCGGCAACCTCTACAAACCTGGTTTAAAGTATAAGTTTTCATTCTCATCGTTATACACCTCTTTCTAATTTTGAAATTGGAACCATAAAAGCCCCACATGTTATACCTTTGACTTTCACCATTAGTGATGCAGTTTTATGTGAAATATGACCAAGAAATACAACTTCAGTTCCTTTCTTATATGATTTTCCTGATGAATTTATAAAATTATTTATTAATATAAATGTATCCCCGGTTTAACTTTTCTTATATCAATCTCCATTCTATATCACCTTTAAAAAATGAAAATTGGAATGGTGTGAGGAGATTTTATCCTCCTCACACCACTTTCTCTCTGTCATTGTTCGTTGATAAACATAATACTGTAGATCGAAGATCCGCGCTTCTTATATGTCTCAGGCATCTTGAGTTGTCTCTTAACTTTCTCAAACATTAACCCCAGGGTTACGGAGTTGGACATAATAATCGAATCGTTAAGAGACATTAACTGATACATATCCGGAGTTTGTTTGATTTCCCAGTCGGGAATCTCCAAGGGATTATCAGCTTTTCTAATAAGATTTCTCAAAAGCATTTCGATATGGACGGATGGAATAGCCATTCCTCCATATCTATATAATTTATTCAATTTTGCACTAAATTCATGATAATCGGAAACCCCTTTAAGTTGCTTCTTTCCTTTTTGAATAAACCCAGCTAGTTCTTTAAGAGGTTTCGCCAATTCAGCATTAGAAATTCTTAAGAACGCAAATGGCTCATCAATATTGAACTCACTGAGAGGGATTTCAATAGTTTCGTTCCCGTCCATGATAAAGAATTTCCTATCTCTCAGCGCATTAAATACCTGTCTTCCAAGATACAGCTGAGTATTTTGTTCCTCATATACTTCGAATAATTCTCCAGTTTTAACATTTTTAAAGATCAACTTATTGACATAATAGTTATCAGCCTGATCATAGTTTTCAGGGTTTTCCATGTACACATCAGACGTGTTGAACACAATTCGATATTTCGTCAGATCGATATCTCCATTAAGGCTGAACAGCCAACCATTTTGATTAATCAGAAACATTTTATCATCAATCAGATTAATGGATGCACTTGTTGTTGCAAGAGCATGTCTTGCAGACAATTGTCTCTGAGTTTTACTCTCATTAGAGTCGATTGCCGCAAACAGCCCTGCGTGCATACCGTAGTTTACATTATACAGAAGTCCATAACATGTCTTACATATTTTATTTTCTTTATTTGCACAAGTAATCGGAGAACGAATCTCGATTGTTTTTCCAATGAGGTGCTGATCTTTACTTGTGATAACCCTATATCGTTTCTTATCAACTTTGTAGAATCTTCCCTCGAATAACTGGAGATCAAGGTTAGATTCTATCTTTACTCTAAGAAAGTTTTTAGTATTACAAGAGTACGTAGGGTCTTCATTCAAAGTAATGTTAGACGTTACGAAGCTCTGGTGTCTACCATAGTAACCAGAGTCGCTGACAGCCAATTGCATTATAGCAGCTTTCCGTGCACCTTGAGCGTCTATATAAAGAGATTTGACATCTTTAAGACCATAAGTTAAAAAGTTGCTATTAGTAGTAAGTGGAATCGTCGATCCAGACAAGTCTGGTTTAAACCTTATCTTCACACGGAACGCTACTCCGTGCAGTTCTCAGAGGATATATTCCTCATGAACTTCTCCGGCTTTCCCGGATGAGGGGACTATATAATTACCCATAGGAATATAAAATATTCCCTTAGGGTTCTGCCGTTTCCATTTAAGGGGTTCTCACCCACCGCCAAAAGCTTGCGGCCGTACTCCTGTTGCCGAATTTCACGGCTAGTATCTACCATAAAGGTAGACCTATGGATAGTCTCTGGGGTTATTTAAAGCCGTTCAGAAATATTGGTCAGATATTTTTGATATTATATATCTTTTGCTAGTTTTAAAGTCATGATTTTTGTCATATACAAGAGGTTTCCATTCTTCTTTCTTTATACTTACTATCAATTTGATTATATTAAGCACCTCTCTTTAGATTTTATTATAAATTTAATTTTAACGGCTTTAAATAACCTGCTGATTCCGCATTGTACAAACCCTTAGGCTTACTATCGCCATAGGCCATCCTCTAACTTGTTTCTGCTTTCGCTCCATATACGTTGACCAGACGTATAGGCATAGAGGCTTTAGTCGGTCCCAGCATTTAGGCAGATTATTCGACTGACCGTTTCCAGCCAGAAGGGGCTATCCTTTAACCCAAATGGATGAATACTTCCTGAACTTGTCTTTTATTAACACCTACACCTGCTCTAATAAATGGCTTTAACGGATTATTCTTATCAGATTCATTCATAAGAATCTGGAAGAATCTATCCGTTTGCTTAATCAGAAATTTTTCTGCCTCACTTACTTGGAAATTTTTCAAGTCAATTTCAGTATTCATAATGGCTTCAATCTCTCTATTTCTTTTAGCCATTTTAACCATATCATAGATAGAAATAGAGCTTCCAAACAGTGGACCAAGCTCTACTGCAATTCTATTGAAGTATACCTGAATATCAAACAAAATTTCGGAAAATTCAGGTACTGTAAATCGATCTCTATATTTATCTGCAAATTTATTAAAGTATTCCTCGTATTTCTTATTATGGAATACTTCTGCATTAAAGATGTCATCCTTAGTTACCGGAATTCCTGAAACAATAAACGGTCTCCACATGATGATATTGTAGAGGAACCGAATAAAATTCATTTCATGAAAATCTCCGTAAGAATCGAATTTGAATGCAATGGTCAGTTTGGACAATTCATCTTTTGATTCAGATAGAAGACGTTTTGTTCCTCTAATTAATGCCTCGACATAAGAGTCATATGCATCAATATTTTCAAATTCATTAATGATCGGATACAGTTTATTCAATTCACCGTACTGGTTATACATTCCCTGCTCTTTCAATTGTTCCTCAATCTTTGTCAGATTATGGACCCAATTCTCAAACGGTTTAATAGAATCTTTAAATTTTCTCTTAATCTTATGATGTTTAAGTTTTTTACTCATACATGTCTCCCTTCCTTTTCTTCCTTTTAAGAGTATGGTTATATTGCTCATTACAATAATATATATTTCAAAGAAAACTGATGATGACTGATTCAGTCATCATCGAGTTATAAATGACGATCGTCATACAAGTTTCATCTGACTTCTCTTGGCGGCTAATGCACTCGCGTCCGGAACTTGTTTGAACTGGCGTTTCATGACAATAGTTCTCGCCTCATTGTATCGGGAATCATTATGGATCTCCGCAGTGAGACGCTTGATAATACGACGGAGAGCAGCAATCTTATAATAGCGAGGATCGCCAGCTTTTTTCGCCATCTGCATCCGCAGAAGACGCTCTGCTTTACTCCGTTGGGATTGACGGGAAAGTACAACGAACGATTGTCCCATTGCATTTTCAGACAGAAGTCCATCACGAATCAAAGTATGCGCATTTTCCGTCAAGAACTCTTGGGCGATTTCAAATGCATATGTTTGAGCAGCTTCGTAAATCGCCGCAACAGTGGCTTCAGAAATCATATCTTCAGTGATGACATCTTCGCCAATGGGCTCGTCTTGCTGATCCTGTTCGAGTTCGTCGTTCTCTTGAACTGCCGCCGTACCTTCCAGTAAGGTCCTGAGTCGTTCTTTAAGAGTATCACTCATCTTTATTTCCTCCTTAATAGTAGCTATTATTTCTTTAATATTCTGTTTACTTATAATTTTAATGTACAAAACGGAAAACCTTTAATGGATAAAGAAATATAAGAGGTGAATAATAATGGATGTAACATCTTTTTATAAATCTTTCATGAAAGTATCTGATACATTAAACAAATTTAAAGCAGATAAGTTTAATTTCTCCAAAGGTGTATTTTCGACGTATGATGATGGAATTATGACAGTGATCACATTTAATGAAAAAATTGAAAGGGAGATTATTGAATTATTTCCCTTTAAGTTTGATATTTATCCGACTGTATTTAAATTTACGGAAAAGCATCTTCGAATCCAAAAGATTAATTTTTTGGATAACGAAATAGAATTTTTATATAAATGCGAAAATAATAAAGCAATGTATGAAGATAAGAATTTTAGTAAAGTTATGGATCATATTAGTAAAGAAGGAAATCTGTATCGCATAAAAATAGATATTGGTGAAACTGAATTGTATAAGAAAATAATTTCAATTTTAAACTCTTTAAAGGAAATGAATTTTGATGAAAGTAAAGAGTTTAATATAGATATTTATAAAGAAATAAATAGTTCTGAAATCCCAATTGTTATTGATGATGATAGATTTTATGTGCGATTATCTAAATCTACATTCCAGAATGTTGCTAAAGGTGATGTTGCATCTGTAAAATGTATTCCATATAAAGATGAAAAATCCTTAGTATTTTTGACTGTGACGACAGTCAATAAATCAGATTACCAGATACTCAATATTTTCAATGCACTATACTTGTGAGTAAAGAAGGAGTTGATTAAAATTGGCCGACACTAGGCGCAATACTAAAAATGAACGTGCTATTTTAAGAAATATGAATTCAATACTATCTAATTTGACAAAACTATCCAGGGCAACAAATTTCTCCACTTATGGGATCAGCAAAGATCTCTATAGCACTGAAAGAATGTTAAACACCTTGGACCAATTGTCAAAAAAGGATGAAAAGTCATTAAGGTCTACCGTCCAAGGAAGTATTTATAACAATTCGAGATTGAATACTTTTGGTCTTACATCAAAATCTAGAATTAGTGGCGATGATAAGAAAGACAGTATTTTTGATATTGTAGCTTCTAATAAAAATCTTTTCTTAGAGCTTAAAAATCATATTATGATGAATGAAAAGCTTTATGAAACCCTTCAAGATTATGAAATATTCAGGAGGGCAATACCTCAGGTATCAAGAGTAATAGATCTTCTGATAAACAGTATAGTCACCCCGGAGGCTATAACATCTGAAATTTTTTCACTTGAATATAATTTTGAGAGTGAAGCAAAAAATTCCCAAGCTAAGAAAATTAGAGAAAAATATGATCTCAATAATAAAGTAAAATCTATTGTAGAGAATTATCTAGTCATTGGAACTGAATATGTTACAGTTGTCCCATATAGGTCTATAATTGATTCTATTAAGCAAGATCAATTTAGCCCGGATACTAAATCAAAAATTGTAAGAGAGTCATTCCTTATAGATTATAATGAGAAAAATAAAAACTCTCATAATATTTTAACTGAGACGACTATTATGGAGGCTCTTGATAAAAATCTTAAAGATAAGCTAAAGAATATGGATGGTCAAAAGAAAAAGAAAGCTATTGAAGATTTAAATAATGAGATTAATAAGTATATTAGTAATATTAAAGTTTACAAATCTAATAAGAAATTAATGTATGATTCTGCATTGGTAGAAGCAGTTCAATCAGAAGGTGAATTACTGATTGAATCTTCATATGATGAAATGATTGATAGAGTTAGTAAGACTAAAATTGATTTCTCTAAAGGTAAGACTGCAAGTGAAGGATTAATACAGTCTTCCAAAGGAAGTCAAAATGATTATGATAAACTCAAGATTCTTGGATGTAAGATAGAAAGGCTAGATCCTGCAAGGGTATGGCCTCTTAGAATAAAGGATACAGTTATTGCATATATTTACATTGAAGAACGTCGAGATGATTCTATTAGAATGAATCTTAGACATCATTTCCAGCATTATTTCTCATTCTATAGGACTGCTTCCTCTGAATATAATGAGCATACTATAAAAATGCTTGAAAATCAGATTATTAGAAATATAGGTAATGCAGTCTTATCTAATATTTCACCGAGATTCGTTGAGGCGAATTTCGACGACATGGATGTATTTTATGAATTCCTCAGAGATCGCCAAATTCATAAAGAGGCTAGAGATATCATCATTCTTCATCCTGACGACGTAATCGAGTTTAGACGTCAACAGGGTTCAATCATGAAGAATGCATTGTTTTTCTTAAAATTATACTTGTTACTCCTTCTCAGCAATATTCTTACCAAAGTGAGAAGGGGATCTGACAGAACTGTTTGGTATGTAAATACTGGATTATCAAATGATATTGAGGGCTCTGTAATGGAAGCAATTGAAGCAGTACAGCAGTCTCAAATCAGATGGTCTGATGTTGGAACAATTAGTGGAATTGTTGGATCAGTAGGAAGTGTGGTTGACCTCTTTATTCCTCAAGGAGATGGTGGGGAACAACCAATTCGACCCGAGGTTGTATCAGGTCAACAGGTTGAAATGGATGAGCCATTCCTGCAATTCCTTATCAAATCTATTATTCTCTCATTTAATATACCATCTGTAATTGTCGACTATACGGAAGAAGTAGATTTTGCAAAAACTTTGTCGATGGCCAATCTCGATATTGCATCATCGAGTGCTCACGCCCAGGCAGAACTTAATGGTCCATTAACAAAACTCTTAAGATATGTAATGGCCTATGAGCTTGATCTCTCTAAAGAAGAGATGGATTCTATACATGCTACTCTTATTCCATCAAGAAGTATGCTTATGCAGATAACTAATGAGTTACTCAATACTGTTAGAGATCTTGGTCAATCTATGGCTGAGATTACTATCCATGAAGATAACGAAATGCTTAAGAAAATCTTCGTAGAGGAATTCGTAAGAGATAACCTGACATATGACTGGAAACATATTGACAAGATCGTTAATGGAATTAAAGAAAGACTTGTTGAAGAAAAGCTTAAAGAAAATATAAAAACTTCTGGAGAATCTTCGAACGATGGTAGCAGTGGTGGAGAAATGTATTAATCGAAAAAATAACACCCCATACTCCGATATACGGAGTATGGGGTTGTTTTGTTAAATGATCGTCGTTTGAGGTTGAACTGCTTGACCGTTGAGATTTCCGCCCGGATGGAACGGATTGTGAACAACCCGGCCATCACGAACAGCCGAGGTCATGTAGTAGTTAATGACCCGTTTCCGTTCGGCAAGCATTTGTTCAGCTCTCATATTGATCTCAGGGCCATATCTCAGAACACCTCTCATAGAGATGTCATGACCTTCAACGATTCCGATTTCCCCTGCATTCAGGTGATAAATTTCCCGAGGCAAGGAAATCGGCATAGCAGCCGTAATATAGTGTGCACGACCTTGAATTTCAGTCATTTCAGGGTTCGTATTGCACACAATGAACGATGCGGTATGGTTTTCCAAAGAGTAACCACCGGGCATAGACGAAGCCATACCTTTGTAGTCCTTAATCTTGGACACCTCGTCACCGCCTACCAGATACAGCCATTCTTGGATCATATTGTAGACCGGCAACTTCTTGAATTCTAGGCAACGAATAGTGAAAGTATCGAAGTTGCTTTCAGTATATGTTGCATGAGGAACTTTCCGGTCTGCGAATCCATGAACTTGATCTTGGTAGTTTACCGTAATTTCAGGCAATCCGGTGAAGCTTGTTGAAGTACGTTCAAAAATAGCTTTAAAGTTTGCGCCGAATTGCGTACCGAAGACTTGGTCGTGTTTAATCAGTACCGGAGGTACGCGAATCACAAATATGTGGACATATCCGGTATAAGCCGGGTCAAAATTTTTCAGCTGATCTTTACTAAGGTTGGGAACCCCCAACCAGAGCGCGTAAGGGCTAAGAACTTCCGCCATTTATATTTACCTCCTTTATTTTTTATGTTTCGATCAGACGATCGTGAACGTAAACGTGGTACCTTTGTTGATATACTTGAAGCGGACCGTAATCGTTACGTTGACACGATTCCGATCATCACCATAATTGCCTGCCCGTGCCGTTTCAATGCTGAGCTCGCCGACTTTCCCTGCCATTTCAATTTCAAGACGCTGTTGAATCCGTGCGCCGTAGCGTTCGATATCTGCGTCTTCGAGGAAGTTCCAGCGTTCAGCTTTAGCTTCGAGTAAGCAGGAACGGATCATTTGGTGAAGGAGGTGTACGTTGTTACGCTCACCCAGACCAAGTGACCGTACTTTCAAAGAAGTTGCTTGATGGAATCCCTGATAACCGGACGAGTCCTCCATAGCAAAGTTGATTTGGTTGTCGACCAGTTTTTCAGCGGAATCACTGTTTTCATCATAGATAATAGGTCGATAAGTTCCAGGAATGATATTGTCGTAGGTGTAGTTGGCACCTGCAAACGGACGCGCCCCGCCTTCGAAGGTGTTAACATGATTCGGAATCGAGAATGCTTCGAAGAAGGACAGAGGCATTACGATTTTCTTATTCGTGAACGGATCGCGGAAAGTAGCGACGCCACCAACAATGACAACCTTTTCGTTGCTGTAAGTGATACCACCGCTAACCCGAGCATTAACAATAGCTGTTACAGTTTTATTGTCACGACCCGTATCAATAATAGCTTTAGTAGTTTTGCGACGTTGAGCAAATGCGACGATTGCATCTTTGACCTCTTGAGGAGCGCCGAAGTCAAATACATAGTCAATAAAGTATTTGTACTCGTTCTCCAACATTTGGGTCGGAATCTCATCGAATGCCTCAACATAGCGATCCATCATGGCGTCTTCGCGGTTCGGTTGATCAACCGCAAAGGTACCGTCGCTACCACCTTCCATCGCAATACCACCAGAAGCAGTATAATCGACGGAAGATTCGAGGATTACATAGTCCGGATATGGTTGGTTATCCTTAGTTCTTCCGAAGAAGATATCAGGTTTATCCAATTCCGTTTCCGGAATATAGTCTTTAATAGCCTGGATATATTGATTATAAGTGGAAAGCACATTGAAGAACACGTTCATGGACTGCTCTTCGAAAATATCATTAGCATAAATGCTTTGTCCATCCAGGGTTGCATTCTCATCGAATGTAAACCCAATGGATTGAGGAGATGCAGACGGAGATTCACGAGTTTCCAGAGTATATGCTTTCTGATCGATTTGCTTATCGAGGGACGTATTCGGAATCAAGCGGAATGTAAATTTATTACCTTCCACACCTTTCCAGTTAATTCCCGTGATAGCAATCGGGTAGACCATAAACCCGTCAGCATCTGGGTTAAGATTGAGGAGAGCTTCAGCATCAGTAATCATAGTTTCAAGATCAGTTGCATTATCAAGCGTACGGTTTTCGAACACAACTTCAGCTTTCCCTGCATTATTTCCCTCGTTCGGGAACCGCACTTTGGCTACGATAACAATATGGCCATGCGCAGCCGTTCTCGATACGATGCGGCGAATATACACGTCACCGCCACCACGAAGAAATTCATAAGCATAGTACAAAGGCGCAAGAGTGGTCAAAATGTTCGGTTGACCATAATTCTTCACAAGAGTTCCATGCGTATTTGCTTGGAACAGCTTGATTTCATCATCCTTACCAAAACCCTTTGTCGAGAAAATCGGAATGAATGCACGGGGCCGGTCAGGAGATGTTACCGCTGGAGTTTCCGGCGTGAACGTCGACTGGTCCACAATTACGATTTTATCAAACATCTGTGGTATACCTCCTCTTTAGTGAGTAAATTAGTATTTAATTCAATGTTGGTTTACACCATATAAGTGTTGTCTGGAGCGCTAATTTCCCTTTATAACCTTCTCTATAGGACTAATAGACTTAACATTTTTATCATCTCTATTATCAGAGACAGTCAACATGAATTTTATATCCTCAAAACTTATAGCAGCTAATGTAGAAGTAAAAGCTGAGTTTTCCCTAATATTAAGAGCTTTTATTTTTGAATTATCAGTATCTTTTGACGTAACAACCATTCTTGCAGGACGAGAATAATCATTTTTGTCCCTATATACTTCAGATATTGTCAAGTGTTGAATATATTGAGGTACTCCGAGTTTCGTATCATGAATCTTTTGAACTTTATTCTCAATCTCAGGCAATTTCCCATAAGGGGCCCTAATTTTTCCATCATTTCTAAGACTAACAAATCTCTCTACCATTATAGATGTTTTTACAATATACCTATTATGCACAATAGGCGACCCTTTATAGTAAGTAAATACTTTAAATTTTTCCATTTCTCCATACAGATCAAGCTCTGTCGTAGATACATCATCCGGTCTGGTTGTTACAATAGAAGGGAACAAGAAATCTCCATAATCCTTTTTACCTGAATCATTTTCACTATGATAGAGCTTATATTTCACAATAAAAAATAGATTATAAATTTCCCCATCTTGAACTGCTAATTTAGATTCAAAATAACTTTCAGGTACAAAAATTTCGCATTTATAGGTATCCAATAGTATGGAAGACCCATCTTGCTTGAAATATTGTTTATCTAAAGCACTCAATTAACCACACCTCCTACTCATTATCGTTTTGTTCCTTATTTTTATATTAATCCGTTATTTTCAAAAAAAAAAATAAAATCGCAACCGGTTATTTTTCCGGTTGCGACTTCTTTTATTTTGCTAACATAAGACGGTCTTTGATACCTTCGACCAATTCCATGAGTAGTGTATTACAAGCGTCATCATAAAGAGCCTGGCTAAGAAGCTTCATTGTGTATGAAAGCACATATTTCATATGAGTGCTATTATTAACAACCGAAGGCTTAAATGTTCTAGCCAAAATATACGAGATTGCAATTGCGGCATTTCTTGCCTCTTTGATATCATCAGCCTTAATATCATTTTCTTTAATAAATTGCTTAATGTCAATCTTATCTTCAGTTTCAACTTCTTCCTTTTTGGCCTTAGGATCTACTTTAGGCTCTTGCCCCCTTAGGATCATACCCATTTCGATATATTCACTAGGGGTCAATTGCTTGATACTCTCATATGTTCCCCTCATAATTGCCATCTCCAAGAAGCTTACCCATATTGAGGTAAGTGCTTCAGCGACATTTGCTTTGACGCTAAAGTTTGGAGGGATTGGGAACGCCACATTCATTGTAGGATCATTATGCAGTCTTCCAATGAAATCCAAAATAGCTTTATTAAGAATCTTAGGAGATTTAAAATCTTTCAGAATTTTATCAGCACCATTTTCACATTTAGTATAAATGTATCTGAAATCAAGAGTTTCTTCAACGGCTCTAATTTTATCTTTAGTAACTTCCTTCTCTTTTTCCATGAAAGGATTATTTTCATAACCCTCTCTACTATTCAGATATTCAAGATATAATTCGAGATATTTCTTATATTTATGAAATTCAGTGGGGTAAGTTTCAGAATCGTTCTCTATTTTATTCCGAATATCCTCTTGGACTTTATCCACATCAAGGCTCTGGAAGAATTTAATATGTCGATTAATTTCTTCAGTCGCATCAATAATTTCTTGATACTCAATAATCCCATCTTTAAAATCGACAAGAAGTTTCCTAGCAAGGGATACATAATCCTTGGGGTTAAATTTCTTAATGCGATCAAAAACTTCGGCCCCATAAATATTTTTAATCTCAGCAGCAGAAAGATTTCTAATATCTTTTTTATCCAAATTAATAATTTTTTCTTCAATGGATGAAATAATTTCATCAGCATCTTCATCGTCTAAATCTTCTGGTATAAGCACTGTCAGACTTTGTTTCACAATATTCGAGAGATATCGTTTGATATTTTCCGGCTCAAGTTCTTGCAAGGAGTTAATTTCAGGCAGATCATTTCCCGTCCCAGGAAGTCTCTCTCCTGTAATTCCATCCTCTACCACTACGCCGGTTGCTTTTTCCAAACCAACATCTTTCTTTCCGAGTTCTTCAAGAAGCTCCTCACGGCTTTTTCCTGCAAAAATATCTCCTTCTTCAGTAAAAGCTTTAATAGGAGTAGGCTCCTGATTGGGGTGATTTTGCAGGACAGTAAGAGGAACCACATTATCTTTAATAGTGATAGCAGCCTCCCCAACTTTTTCTTTAGAGTTTTTCCTTTTCGCCATTACTCATTCTCCTCATCCATTTTAATTGTGATATTGAATACTTCGATCAGATTATCTGTGATTGAAAGAATAATGTTTCTGTCATATTCTCCATCTACGATTTGCTGAAGGATATTATAAACAATATCCGATTCATCAATGAACTTCCAAGAAATAGAAGGCATTCCATCTTCATCCCTATCGGATAGGGATTCAATATCTCCAGAACGTGATGCATATCTAATGAAAGTTTCAAAGTCAAAGTCAAGATGACCAACTTGTTTGATAAGTTCATCAATATTACTTACAGCAATATATTTATCATTATCTTGATCTGGCTCCAATCTTTCGACCACTTGAGTATTCAAAAGCTCTTCCGGAATACCAGCAATAAGAGACTTATAATTTTCAATAATATAATTCAAAAGAAAAGAGGTTGTAATATCTTTCAGCTCGATTACAAAAAATTTATACATATCATAGGCAACCGTCTTAAGGGAATCATCATCGTAATCAATTTCGACATTATACCTGTCTTGAATCCAATAGATTATATTCCTATATAGTTCCTCTTCAAAAAGAATAGCTGCATGATAATCATCTTCATGATATTTTTCAGAAATTTCTTCAAGTTTCATTCTAAATTGGTAAATATAATCGACATTATTACATTCTAATCCTTCATAAATTTGCTCTTTTATAGCCTCCGTATAGAATTCATTATCTATGAATTCTATAATGTTGCGAACGTTACTTTCGTTCTGAGGACCGTCGTCAAATTCAAGGTCTATCACAACAGTTCCCTCCATTTTTGTTTTTAAATGTATATTAATTCTATGGTTTAACAATAATATTTTTATATGTAAAAACGGTCTAGGAAAAAATCCTAGACCGTCACACTTCTACCACCATGAATTGCCTGTATATCTATCAGACACACCAAATAGTGAATTTTTTAGATTAGTTGATCCTTGTTGACCATTAAACATTCGTCCAGCAGCTCTTGCATTCAACTCCCTGAATGCGTTTTTCCTAATTTTAGAACCAGCAAATCCTTGAGTTTCAAATAAAGTACTTACACCATTATCGCTAGCTTCAAGATCAAAAATTTCTTGCTGAACTTCTCTCTCATAGTCATCTATAAATAAAAGATCTTCAAATAACCCTGCAAAATAGGGATTTGAATCTACTATAGATTTTACTTTTAGCTGCTTAAAGATTTTAGCAACTTTATCTTCTTTAACCCCTTTTTCCTCGATCTCATCTCCATCGAAGTTAAAGGGATTGAACAGACCAAACCTTGCAAGGTTTCTACCATAGAACATAACGTAGATACATGCAAGGTAAGCAAATATGGCGTCGTCATGTTGACCAGAGGAGTGTTCAATTCTATTTTCATTCTTATACTCAAGATGCCTGATCTGATCAACAAGCTCTCTTGCATTGATTTTAGATTTATATTTAGATACGAATTGAAGTAACAGCTCCATCATCTTAGGACGAGTAGCTGATGTTACTTCATGACCGTATATAATTCTATTCTTAGGTTTCTTTTGGATAATTCCATCTTTACGAGTTTCCTCAGCAAGTCTTACAGCATAATCGAAATATAGATGATGTTTGAGTGAACTATGTCTAAGATCTTCAATTATAGCATCCCCGATATTGTTATTCTCGATAATCAGTACTGAGTTCGGGAAGTGGTCATGTACTAATGTTAATAAGAAACGTTTTAATTCTTTAGATCTAATAGTATTATTTATAAATAGACCAACTATTTCTAAGGTCTGAGAATCGACGATTGCAACTGCCGTTGAGTCACGACCGATACCCTTAGAAACGTCGACCCCTATTAAGTATCTTCTATAAGGATCAAATTCTCTGTAAATATAAACTTCATAGTATTTATTAACCCTAATAGTTTTAATCGGAGGAATAGCCATACTATCCAGCTCATCAATATCTTCAGGAAGGAAAGGAGAATTACTAGATGATTTGTTCCATTGAAGGAGCAATTCACGACGAATCTTGATCCAGTTATGGTTCATCCGCCTACATTGCTCTTCAAACCATTCCATATCCTTTCCAAGTTGTAGGAAGGAGAATGATATATAAACCATCCCATTACTTGAGTTCTTCTGGAGCCATGTCTGTATCTCATCAGGGTCCATATCGTATAGGGACTCACTAAATCTAGCTGCCCTTTCTTTCAGATTGAAACCATATTCACCATGTGCAGTTGCTCTGTCTCCAGGAGTACTGGTTATACATATAGCATATGGCTTACCGTTTTTAGCTGCGTTCTCAGAGGCTTTAGAGAATGCAGGAATAGCAGCGGCATGAATTGTTTCATTAAGGAGTATAAAGTTAAACTCGTCAAACCATATAGAAGGAACTGAAAGACCACGACCAACACGTTCAGCTGATTGGACGTTTCTAGCCCCAGCTTTAGTAATAATAGTATTTTTAAGCTTCTTATTTTTGATCTCATTAACATTGTCGGTATCTTTCTTAAGCTGCCCTGTCTTTTCATCGAGAGTAAATACCATCTGCATATATTCAGGTAATAGAGATCTGCTCTCTTTGAGACGAGTCAAGTTGGAGACTGACGCGGCCTTATCCATGTTCATGAATATCGTAGTAGACGAAGTTGTTCCATATGAGAATTGCCATAGATACCTCTGAACCGCACCTGTGGTTTTACCAAACTGACGAGGAAGTTCCAAGAAATGGCTTATATTATGCTCAAAACAAAATGCTTGTGCAAGGTTTCCACGATGTAATTGGAAAGGCGTACCGCCACCGACTTCGGTCGAAGCACCTTCCTCTGGTATCCTTGCTATCTCCCTTAGGAAATAGTAATAGTTCCTAGACACTTCAACGAGAACTTTACCCATCTCCTCGGGACTTAGATCGGGATCATAAGGATCTATATGAATAAGATCCTCATCATATAATTTAAGCATAAAGTCATAGTTCTTAATTCCAGCCTTCTTTAAAAGTAAAGCAACTTTTAAGAAGGAAGTATTGGTGGTCTCCCAGTGTACGTAATACTCCTCTTCGTATTTATTATAGGGACGTTTGAGCATTATCTCACCTACTTTCAGACGTAATTTCCGTAATAGTTTATTAATAGTTCAGTAAAGCAATATGTACATACTAGAATTTCTCCCTTAAGGAACATAGAGAAATATAGATATAGAAAATAAAAAATCCCAAGGAGTGATTCCTTGGGAAATCATTCACATAAAAGTCGATTAACCTTCGTAACCTGCCGGATATTCCACATAGATATCATATCTCTTCTTCGTAGGTTTAAGATTTTTCATAATTTTAGGCAACTCTACGAACTTTTCAAGGAATTCCTTGATAACTTCATCGTCAGGATTTTTATCCAAATACTTCTCAATAATATAGATATTATCATACACTCTATCAAGAAGACTTAAACGTTCATAGTTAGAGGACATATTTTGCATCTTAAATGTAATGATATCATATTCCTTTTGGAGAGAGGTCGGATTAGGCCGCTTTCTTTTAATAACACTTTCTATTACATAAGAAGCGTCGTCGCCTTTCTTACTCATAATGAATTCAATAGTTGATTCTTGAAGCATAGAAAGTTCATACGGTTTCATATACTCAATTTCGCTAACTTTTTGCCCGAATAACTCTTCCTTCACTTCAATATCAATAGACGGGAAAAGTTTAAATATTTTAGTATCATAGAATTTTTCTACGTATTGTTTATGCCAATTATATTGTCTCATGATACCTTTCATTTTTTCCATAACGATTTTAATCATTACAGAAGCAATATAGGTGTCAGCAATATCTTGATGGTCTGGATTTGAGAGATCGAACTCTTCAATTTGTTCAGAAATGGTTTTAATAGCCGAATTGAAGTTCTCGTATATATCCATTTCAATAAGAATACGATCAGGTTCATATATTTCAATATCAGGAAGGACGGGTTCTTTATAAGTTCTATTTGCGATATCTAGTAATGCTAAATCCCTTATTTTATTATCCATATTATAGAGAACCTCAATTACTTTCATATGAGTCATACGACAAGCATGATATAATGCAGCTTTGAACCTCTCAATTGCTGTATATGTCAATACATTATGTGAGAGATCATGAATGAGCAAGGCTGCAATTTGTTTACCGTCCAAAAGGTCTAATAAGCTTTTTTGAATTTCAACTGCATAGCTTCTTATCTCAATACCTTTTTGATTTGACAGCACAGTTTTTGGAAATACTATCATTCCATAAAAAGTCTGCGCTCTTGTCGAATCGTTTATTATTACATCAATACAAGGAATTTTAATTTCATTATTTAAAATATTTCTAATTTTATTGAGATATTCCTTTCTATTCTCGTAATTGTTTTTCAGTTCATCAAAAGTTACGGCCAAAAAATTGAACACATATTTATTCACACCGAGGTTCCTCCCTTTAAATAGTAGAATTTATATTAAGTTCTGAAATTAAATTACAAAAGAAACTCCCAGTGGTTTTTTACCACTGGGAGCTCTGTTGTTTGTTAGCTGAGGTAGAACCCGTCATAATAGTCGGCGTAGTTGTTCTGCATTTCGATAACCGCCATCACCGGATAGTATTCCTTGGTTTGATAACGGCTCGAAACCATGATAGCCGGGAGCGCCGGGTTCACACTGCTCCGGTATTTGTTCGAAACGTAGTTCGCATACCGGTAGTGGTTGATCGTGATCATGTTGTTTTGGATCGAGTTCGGAATCAGGTTGACATAGATCTTACCCGGCTCCACGCGATCCGTGGACAGGTAGAAGATCGTATTTCCGGTGCTCATAACCGCAAAATCGTAGTTGACTTGCGAGGTACCGGTCATATCTTGATTCCGGCGGAAGATATATTGCTCACCGGAAGCGTTCGGAATCCGAATATCGATCGGGTTTCCGACAACGCGGAAGTGACAATCATCCAGTTGAAGTTCCGATTTCAGGCGGATACATACCCGTTCAATGAACGGATGGAATTCCCGCCGCAGCCATTCCTCACGACCCAGACTGAATCCAGCATCCGGGGTTGCATTGAACTGCTTCGTCAGAATAGCCTGGGATTCGAGGTCTTTCAGGACTTCATAGATGGACCGGTCTTCGATTTGCTCGATCAGTTGACCCATTTGGTTGGTGTACTCTTCGAGCACGTTGACGCCAGTCATGCGAGACACATCGTCGATGAATTCGACGGACGGATTCACTTCGATGTGTGCGCCATCCGGAATCGCAACGTTGGTGTGCTTGTGTTCGAAGCCCGTCACCAGAGCTTTGAGGTGAGTTTCGGACGACAAGCGAGCAGCGAATGTAACCGTTTTGACGCGCGGCGAAGTCGAGCTCAGGCTCGTAAGAACAGCAGCTTCAAAATCAATTTCACCCATGATCGTTGCTTTCTTCTGGTCGTCGCCGAATACAACATCTACGCTGAAGCGACCAGTTTCGATGTCGATTTGGCGAGAACGGCCAACGATCTTGAGCGTATCCGGATCTTCCGGAGTCGTGCCATCTTCTTTGACAGCAGTGAATGCTTTCACAGAGATATCAATCGCAAGCTTGTTGCGGGCGTCGATCGAATTCTCCGCGAAGATGTCATAGCTAGATGCCGGGCAGTCAACCGTAAAGTCGAATTTTTGATGCAGGTTGTTCACCAGATTCGAGTTGCGGTTGAAAGCATCGACGAAGTAATGCTTGTTGCCTTGGATGTCGATCACGTATTGTTTACGTTCAGTGATCTTGAACGCAGGCTTCTCAGCCTGTACCGTTTTCACGGCGCGGTGCATAACAGCTTTCACATAAGAGCGAATTTGGAAACCGAACGACGTCAGCGAAATCGGCTTCAGTGCAGCCAGACCTTGCTGAGTAGACTCAGTGAGCAGCTCGTTGACAACGTTTTGCATCGAAACTGCACGGGCCGCAGCATCTTCCCGAAGAACAGCGTTAACCAATCCAGTGCCTTCAAATTGTTGGCGTTCAAGGATTTCATTGACGGACTCCAGGAACGCTTGTGCGGACTCCTTCGATTTGAAAATGCTTGCCATATCGTTGGCGACGTTGCTTCCATACGTTTCATACAACGCTTCATAGAAGCTCTGCACCTGGCGATCGGAAGCGGTAGACATCCCCAACGTCAGCTCAAGATATTCCGGCTTTGACATGTTTCTTTTCCTCCTTTAGTAGAGTAAGTAAAATATTTATTCTTTGTTGGGTTTTTATAAAACCTCGATTTTATGTTGATTCTTGAAAATTAATTTTTTATTTATCTTTAGAAGACATTTCTACGATGTTTTTATAAAGTTCATCTAAATATCGTTTTTCTAGCACAAATTGCATAAAATTATGGTAATTTATCTCATAGGAATTATCAGCATATTTATATAGAATATAATCATTAAGCTTCTCCAAAAGATCTGAACCCTTCTCAATAGCTATCGTCAAATAATGCCTTACATGATCAGAAGTTGGTACAAATTCAGATAGTTCATTAATAAGTCTTGAAGTGTCATCTCTTAAATCTCTATATTTATTAAAATTTTTGAAAGCAAGTATACTTCTGGTTTTTGGGTCTATATTTAACAGACTGCCAGGTTTGGGTTCATTAGATATTGAAGATGACTCACCTCCCGAATCTTCGCCAGCTTCAGGTTCAGTAGATGAAGAGTCATCTTGATCGTCTGAATCGTCTTCGTCTTCTAAACCATACTTATCATCTTCAGAATCATCCTGATTCGGATTATCCTCAGCGGATTCATCCCCTTCAGGTTCTTGATCGCTAGTTGCAGGCTGTTCTTCTCCACTAGCAATATCTTCTTCATTTTCAAGATCATATTTATCCTCTTCTGCTTCCAAGAGAATATTATTTCCTTCCAATATCATCTTGAGTCTTTCTTTAATAGATGACACTGTAATCCCTCCTTTAGTCCTTTATGTTATACTGTATTCGATCCATTGCTCTACCAATTTGATTTTCAATTCTCATAAGTTTATATTTAGCCTTAATATCTCCTCTGGCCTCAGCATCCTTGATTTTTTCTTGCACAACCCTCAATTCAAATTTCAGGTCGTTAAAAATAAGATTCTTATATTTTGCATCAGTTCTTTTATCAATAGCAGTTTGAACTAAAATTGCTAATATAGTAGAAATAATTTTTACAGGAATTCCCCCAGGAATAAGAAGTCCTATAATAAAAGACCTTATAAGATTCTTGAGCATTCTTGAAAGATCTATGGTTCTTTTAACCACAGTATCATAGGTTGCATTTCTTTTACTTTCTCTATGAAGTTTAATAAATCTATTGAATTTCTCATTTAACCTTTCGGCCATTTGTTTTTCAGCAAGAGTAAATTTGACAAGAGTTTTCGATACTTTATCTTTAGCCTTTCTAAATGTCTGAGCTATATTTTCATTTAATTGCGCCTCATCAATTTCTTCAATAATAATAGATTCTTGAATAGTTTCTATAAGAGAATCGATCAAGGCTTCCAGTTTTAAATCTTGATCAATCCCATCATCTTTATTTTCCAGCGTATCTTCAAAATTCAATTCATTTATTGATTCAAGTATTTTCATCTTGTGCTCGGATATAAACTTACTATTGTAAAAGCTTGTATCCATGAAAATTCTCTCCCTTTATGAATATATTAGATTATTCAAATGTTTCAAAATATACATTAGTACAGCGTTTGGTAATTCAAACACTACAATAATAGTAGACTACTTTTTTGAGAAAGGATATGATGAAAAATATGTTTACCACCAAAACAAAAAAAGAGTTTCCTATCTACTATATAGTAGAAGCAGCAATCAACCCAGACGACATAAAGACTGAGATTATAAGAGAAAATGTAGTAGATACGGCAGATGGGAAGAAAGTGAAGACTGTTACTGCCGAATCTGTTCTTCAAAGCTTCGAAAGAATTAATTGGAATGGTCGTAGTTATCCTGGAAATATTGTTATGAGAAGTCTTAATGAAGACCCGAAAATTCAAAACGATATTCGTATGAGACAATGGGCAGGGGAATGGTGCCATCCGGACAGCACAAGCCCCGTTCGTCAATCTCAAGTTCTTGATCCTTTCGTGTCTCATTATATTGATAAGTATTGGCAGGATGGAAACCTTCTTAAGGCACATGTAACCACGGCACCTTTTGGCTACGGTTTGGATATGTATAACAAACTTATGGCAGGTCGTCCATGGGGCTTCTCTCTCCGGGCATTTGGGGCTACTGATTCAAACAATGTAGCTATTTGGCCTCTTAGAATTATCACCTATGACCAGGTAAACAGACCTTCACATAAAGAGGCATATTCTACAAGACAAAACGTCATTTCTAAAAACGAATACACTGATGATTTCTTACAGGAATGTTCGGTTATGTATCCCGTAGATCAATCTACTCTACAAAAAGAAATTACAAACTTCGTTCTTGAAAAATCCGATAATGTAAAGATCGCTAAAGAATTGTTTGGTCTCCAAGAATCTCAAGGAGAGTTTAATGATAAAGGCCAAGTAATGCTTGAAGGATCTTATCTTGGTACTACTATTAGAGTATATCTTCCAGTGGAGTCATATATTCGAGAAAATTATATGAATATGCTCCGCAGTCTTAAGCAATAATATTGAAATATAGTTCTCTTTGAGGAGGGTTGTTAATGAATATCAATACAATACTGGATATACTCCTCAACCAAAGGCTTGGTCTTGTTGAATATAAATTGGATTATTTATATCCAGAGATTCATAAAAATCTTCTTACTAACACATTACCTATCTTCTCACAATACTTTCCATATTATAGAAGATATTTATTCAATCCCAGTGAAAATAAGTCAGACGTCGAAAATGAATATTATCTGAATATACCGGAGGTCCAAGCAAATAAATTACATGTTATTTCAGTAGCAGATGTGAGGGCTAAATCCGGGGTTGAAGGTAATGCATTTATGGATAGCTATAGACCATTTGCAATGACGATAGAGGACGTTCTTATTAACTCTGCGTCTACAAATATTGCATCCTTGACTAACTATAGTTACAGAATGTTTAGATTTATACCTCCTAATAAAATACGTCTAAAAGGTTTTGGAGAATATGAGGTATATATCACATTAAAATTGACATACCCATCATTCTCATCTATACCAGAATCTATAATAGAGCAATTCCTCGACTTGGCGGAATGTGATATAAAAATCTTCATATATAATAAGCTGAAACATTATGATCAGCTTAGTATGCCTATGGGTAATATGGATCTCAAACTTGGAATATTCGAGAATGGCGAATCCGAACGTAGAGATCTTATAGAGAAATTCAATACGAGAGGATTTGCAAATAAGGCTCGAAGATTCTATCATCGTTACGAGTAATTTTCAAATTAAGCAAAAAAAAAAATAAATCCAGGGAAGGTGTATTCTTCCCTGGATTTGTTATCCATTTATTTCTCTTGCCACTTCTTCAATTACTCTGAAACTCCCATCTACATATTCCGCACCTTCAATGGGAAGATAATCAATATTCTCGGCGATTTGTAAAGCCTCATCAATATCCCGAGCCTTGATTCTCACATAGTTTCCTACTTCCCAGGTTATCGGAATTGTATATTCCTTCTGTAACCATACTTTGATTTTACTTTTTGCCACCGAACGGCCCTTCCTCATTTAGTTCTATTTTTATAAGCCCATTTTTGTTTCTCACATACGACCCTGGGCTATAATCAGGTCTCGGTCTAGCTGTTATCCTGATAAGATGGAAGTTCCTCTTAATTACAATAAACCCTTTAGAATTACGCACATAAGCAGACGAGTCCAAATTTCTTTGAACTTTTATCAGTCCACTAGATGTACGCACATACTCTGGTTTGACAATTTGAATGTAACCTTCATCATTCCTAAAATCTCTATACTTCAGATTGAACTTACGTTTATCATGTTCTTCTCTAATTGCCTTATAGTGAGCTTGTATCATTCCATAATACTGCTCATTTTCTTTAATTTGCTTAATACGTTTTCTGAGTCTCTTAGCATATGGTCTTTCAATAGACTCAGAATCCCCGAAATATCCGCCATCATAGATCTTACAGAACGGTGTTAACATACCAGAAATTCCAGGTGAGCTCGATGAAATAGCATTAAGCTCAAATCTTCCAAGATAGCTAGGATAAATATCTCGTTGTTCATCCTTAACCTTATCAGAGGGTAGACCCTGAATCCCTGTGAATGAAAACTTCAAGCCATTTAGCGCTTGAAGATCATTGATATCAATATTGTAACGGAATAGAGGAGAAGGTTTCCTCCCTCTGAATAGTGACTTTATCAAAATGTGCTCATCAAATTTGAAGATTCTAGAAAGTTTTTCTTTGTCATACGGCCTCAAATTGAGGGCATAATTGACCTTATCTTTCAAGAATCTACTAAAATGAGCAGCAATATATTCATTGGTCCTTATTCTCTTATTGAGAAGAGAATTATTATCCATATTTCTCAGTTCGTTAAACTCCCTCATCATCCAACGCAATACACAATAGATATCTGCTTTATCTTTATAGTCTATTCTCAGAGAATTCTGAGTTGCAGAATCAAGAACATTTCTAAATGATTTTAGTACATCATATCCTTTATTCAACTGATTTTTTGCAGCGGACGTGAAAAGAGAACCAAGCCTCTTTACCCATAACTCATTATCATAGATATCCTCAATTTTATTTCTAGTATTGAAGATCTGGATAAGCATTCCGGTAAATGATCTAAAGAACGCATCATCTTCAAATAAAGTCTTTTCCGCTTCTAGAAGTATATTCGAGTTTACTTTGAAGTAATAGAATAGTTCAGGGTTTTTCACTTCAGTCACTACGTTTAGAAACTTATCATAACCAAAGAACTCGATTGTTCCCAATATTCCCTTTTTAGCAGCAAAATAGAAAATAGGATTGAATTTCTTTTTGAATAAATTTACCACGAGATTACTAATCCTAAATTCTTTACCGGAATCTACACATATAAGAATAAATCTTTTACGCTTATCTTCTCTACTAAGTCTGAGTTGAATTCTTGACTTTAGAATCACCTCACCTTTCCGGTTATAGGTAGCATTATCAACTACCTGGAACATGGCAAGAGTCTTGTTTCCGGAAATCATGAAGTGATATCTATCTATATATTTTGGAAGAAGGATAGTATTTTCAACTTTTTCGCCACCGACAATATCTACAGTAAATTTTATAGCATCATAGATATCCGGTTGAACCGGAATGAGTTTTTCAATTCTATTCTTAATAATCTTCCTATTCTTGATATTCCTCAAATTCAGACGAATATCAAGTTTTGAAGGATCTCGAATATATTCAACATCTCTTACAAAGATATCAGGAAGCATTTCGATAGATTTCAGATCTTCAGCAATAAACTCCCAGATTTGTTTCCCTTTTCTTCTATCAAAGAGATCTTCATTGACACCAGCTTCAGTGGCCATTCTGTCTGACATCATTGCGACCATTTGGCTCACATAGTTTTTCGCCAATCCTATCTTCCTTCCTTTCCGCTTATAGTACACATTATCATATTCTCTATATACTTTTTATAGATAAAAAATTTTTAATAAACGCCATAGGCCGAAACCGGATTGATGTCCGGTTTCGGCTTGACGTATAAAGGTTATTAAACCAATGCTTCGATAAGGCGGTCGTTCTTGATCGTTTGTTTGAATTCTTTGCTGGGAACAAATCCGACTTCCCACTTGTCCTTCTTACGCTCAATCGTATAAGTTCCCTCTCCGGGAACTTCATACTTCACAACTTCATCCGCCGACTTGCTGTTTGCAAGTACGTGAATGATGGCTGCAATGTGAAGCGCAATGAACAGTTGAGCCGACGTCTCATCCAGTTCTACGCCACGGTCCGCCTCTGTTTTCTTTTCAACCCATTCGCCTTCCTGGACATCATATTCATCCAGTTTGCAGCAATGGATGACCGTATCCAGCAGAAGCTTGCTGTCGATAGAAGAAGCAATGGATTCAATCAGCGACACATTGTTGTACAGCTTATCTTCGAAGCTGTCCAGTTCGCTCAAGAACTTCTTCTCGTTCGTGAGACTGAACGTCGGATTCAGCGACAGAGACTCGCCGGACTTCCGTGCGACGACTCCATAAGTAAACGGGCCGATAACCAGCTGTACTTCTTCCCTGGGCTCCTGATCCATCATCAGGTACAGCGTGCGCGGGATTGCATTCGAAATCCCCGTATCAATAATCGCCTGAAGTGCAAGGTCGATTTCTGCCTTTTTCGTTTCGCCGTTGATGTTGCGTTCGCAGTGAAACGCTTTCGAAGATACAGAATTTGTTACCTCGATAAGTTTCTTTGCCATTCTAAAACTCCTCCTATTAATGAAGTTTTTATTGTAAAGACACACTTAGTATAAACTAATAATGTGTCTTTCACACAATAATAATATATATTTGACAATTACGACGACTACAAATAGCTTATAGAAAAAATGCTACTGCATATTACCACCTCTCGCTCGATAATATTGTTTATTAGTCAATACAATAATATATATTTGTCTTTAGTTTGCTTCAATAACTATAATTTTGAAAAATAAATATAAGTAGCCAGAGGGTATCATTTATAACCCTCTGGCCATGATATATATTAAGGACATGACTGCGAGATGAGCCTGATCATCAAACCCAAATTTATTTTCGCCTACCATTCCTGAAAACCTCTTTCTGAGAGCACAGCAAAATCCTCTTCACTCTCTGCGACGGTTAATCCAATGCGATAGGATTAACCCAGACAGAAAAATCCGAGGAAATATCGCCGATTACCCCTAATATGATAGTGGGATAATTTGTGACCTCAGTTTTTCAAAGAGGCCGAGGAATGGACTCGACGATTTCATTAATTCTTGCATAATACGACTCTCTCGCAAATCATTCCCAATATATTGTTCATAAATTTCCAATATTTTGCTTTTGACCCAAAGTCAAGAGTATTGACTGATAAACTCTGATAGTAGCATCACAGGGATGCCTTTTTTCCTTGCAATTAATGCTTTCTTACCATCGAGTCTATCAGGAGTCACTACAAGCAAATCATATTTACTTCCTGTTTCAATAATCTTAAAATTTAATGCTTTGCATATTTTTTCAAACTCAGGATTATTCCTAAATCCTGACACCAATATTACTTTATCATAATCCTTTTTAGTATCAACACAATTTAGCAGATTCTTCAATTCGACAAATTCTTCATAGGCGTTAATAAGACCTTTGGAGAAATCTTTGGCCTTCTTATCAATACCTTTTACCGTCTTCAATTTTTTATAGAGAACATTTTCATCTTTGGATGACATCAACTGCTCTAATTCTTTTATAGAAATTTTATCGAGAATTTTTTCAGCAGTCTTCGTCCGAAGACCCGGTATTCTCAAAAGATCTATAACTTTTGGATATTCGATAGGTGCCTTTATTTTATTTTGAAACTCATTCCAGGCTTTTTCCAAGTTTAGACCTTTGAGAACTTTAGAAAGATCTTTATATCCCATTTTTATAAACTCGATTGCATTGGATATGCCTACAATTTCCACCAAGTCATTCGCGATTTCTTCCCCAAAGAAATCGAGATTCAGAATCCGTATTGCTTCCAGGATTCTTCCTACTTTATGACCAGGACAATCTTCATTGATACATTTTAACATATCTTTAGTTACAATAAGCTCAAAATTACATTTTATGCAATGTGTTGGAAGCATAAGAGGTTCTCCATTCTTAGCCGGTTTACATGTATCATCTTTATAGATGTATCCCATAACGTCTGCATTGTAGGATACAATAACTTCATCCCCAATATGAGGATTAAGTTCTTTAAATCTTGTAATATTGTTAACCGGAGCTTTCTCATATCGAACACCATTAAATTCAATTGGCTCGAATGTTATATTAACTCCGATAAACCCCTGCTTCCCCATAGATGGAAGTATCCCAGTGATTTTCGTTCTCTGCATCATTGCATCGAATTTATAGGCAATTTGCCACTTGTTCTTATTACTGGATCTTCCAAGTTCATTCTTTAAAGTATGGTTAACTATACTTATAACCAATCCATCTATACTATATGGAATCTGAGATCTTTTAGATGAATATTCCTGTACTGTTTTCTCTATCTCAGAAAGAAGTTCATCAATATTTCCATACAAATAAGTATATTCATATGGGAATTTTTCAGAACTATCAAAAAATACACAGGAGTTTCTCATTCTAATAAAGATATTTTCAAATGTTGCATCGCGATTTTTATCTAGTTTCCCATACAGATCTATAATTCTATCATCTGTAAGTAGCGGAACTAAAGTTACACACTTGTTAATCTCTATTAATTCATCTTTAGGCGTTTTCGGATTAGAGATACGTTTTAGGGCTGATGCAATTGCCGCCCGTCTTGTAGAGTAATTAATATTCACAATTTCACTGAGTCTTTTTCTTCCATACTCAGTCACAATTGCTTCATATTGAATTCCCACAGTTTTAGGAAGTAATACAGTGTCAATCCAACGTATAGGATTTCTTCCAATCAAAATATTGGAGAGATCTACACCCTTATTTTCTTCAAAATTACCCCTGGTTACTGCCTTTACAGGGGTCAAAATATTTTCATTATTTCTAAACGTTATAGTTACGGATGTACCGTCGAACTTAGGGGCTATAATAATCCCAAGTTTCTTTCTAGAAGTTTCTTTCATTATTTTTCTTAACCATTTTTCCACAGAGGGCTTATCGCTAACATTATAAACAGTATAAGCCTTATCCAAAGTACCAGCAAGTTCAGGGAAATCCTGCTCAGTACTTCTCATACCAGCTGGGATGAATGATTGAAACGGCTCTTTCCCATCATTGAGATTTTTATATATCTCAATAAGCCTATCATACATATCATCCGGCATCAATCTATACAGAATTCCACTCATGTACTGATTTAGCTCATAAAGCGACTTAGATACTTTCAAGATATTCTCTAAGCCCTTTAATTCATCCACGGTTATAGATTCATCGGGTTTGAAAACTATTTCATGTAGAGTCAGCACGATCTCAGGATCTTGTAATCCTACAGCCGCTGAAGCATACTGTCCATTATCAATGTAGTTTAGTAGTCGTCCTGTTATCTTACTGAATTTAGCCATCCTCATTCCCCTTCTTCTATTTACTTCTATATGAATAATATATACTTTCTAAAAATATTATTAGGAGTGCACAGAAATCGTGCACTCCTAATAATATTTTTATCGTCTCAGTTTATCCCATCCATCAAAGAATATTTTTATAGATTTCTTATCCATACTTTTAATTTCATCCAAAAGAATATCTCTAACCTCTTCATCAGATCCTCCATATTCAAACTCTAGGGCCATACCACATACCATAAATGTAGCATTAAATAGATCAACTACCCTAGATTTTGGATTCTTCATCTCTATACGAAGATCTTCGGAGAAAATATTTGTATGAAGAAGTTGAGAAAATTCACGCCTTCCAGTTACAGAAGTACAATAAAGTCTTGTAAAGAAATTGATGGCCGCAGGATCGTTACAGAGATTCAAGATATCCATCTCCATATTACCAATCCTGATAGCTTGGTTATTAAACAATGCTGTACCTCTGCTATATGCATGAGATTTAATAGGCAAAAATGTTCTAGGATTAATTGTACCTTTAGATCTTACAGAGAATTTCGTTATTGGCTCATGTTTAAGTCTGTAGATATACGTATCAGACATAATCATCTTACGTTGAATATTATAAACCCCTCCGGATTTATCCATAAACGTAAACCTTTTCTTCTTAGGTTCAAATCTCTCTATAAGTTTTGAATAGTTCTTAAAGCTAATAGACATACTTGGGGGTTGGAATATAACAAATTCTTTAGTAATTTGTGATAGGAATTCTTCCTTCTCCTCTTTATCGAGGGATTTATAGAACTCCCTTACCATTTTTTCTTGGTCGGGGTTACATATCGACAAGAAATCCAGAAGTGCTTCGAATTTCTTTTTCTTAGGAGCATCCCCTTCCAGAATCTGATCCACAATCCAGTTCAATTCAAGTTCATATAGCTGAGATGGATTCAGACGTCCAATGACGCTCAGAGCACTAAAGATGACTTCTACATATTCACCATCTTCACTTCTTGGCATGTATTTTTCTGGAACTATCTCGGAAACAACACCTTTATTCCCATGGCGTCCAACAAGTTTTGTTCCGACTACAGCCTTTTTCTCATTAACTACAGTTATATAGATGATTATGTCATCAAAAATCGATCCATCATCATCCCACTTGACATGCTTCCCGATGCTCATCACATCTTTAGCGCGAGAATATGTTATACCAATTTGATCCGAATATTCATTTTCCGGGTTCCCAACAATTTCTTCAAGTGTTTCTTTAAGCTCGCGCCAATAATTGTTAATCAACTTCATATATTTCAAAATTTGGTGATTGACCTTATCAGTGGAAATTTCATCAATTGGTATATTAGAATAAATATCAATATCTACTACAGTTCCTTCTGCATAATATAGAGTATCACCAAACATCTCTTTTCTAAGATTTTTACTTTTTAGCATATATTGTGCGTTATTATAATCAATTCTCCGTCTCCCACACAATACTTTATTTCTAACTTCCTCTCCAATATCCGGAAATGCCTTATAGACTTCACTATTTCCGTAAAGATTGAGTAGGATATCGTTAGTATTCTTTGGGATCTTGTAAGTATTTACGTTCGTGACTTTCAATCTTTTTGCAAGTTTGTCAGAAATCCTGAATGCGTCCTCAACAATTGCTGGATCTACCATATATACGGTCTTTGCATTTATACCTAAGCGATAGTTCATATTATCATCATAGGAGCGGGATCTGTATAGGATCTCCCCCGATTTTACTTTATCTCCAACTTTCTTAGAATCAATAATTTTATTATTCATTTTTACACCAGTTGCTTCTGCAAAAGCTTCAACTTCATTCCTAAATACAATATCGTAATAATTTTTGCCAGCTTCTTTAAGAATCAAAGCATAAACAAAATCATTGTCAAATTTTCTAATCTTCTTTACAACTTCAAAATTTTTATCAGATCTATAGTAGGAAGTCGACCTATCTCCAAACAATTTCTCATATCCAGTCACGATTCTCGGAATTTCCGGATTTTCAAGATTTTTAGATTGTGCAATCTGTTGGAAGATCAGAGCCGCCCGAGAAGAGTTTACTTTATTCCCAATCGGTATAAATAAACCGCTTCCGAGAGCGTGGTCAATATTTTTAATCTCACTAGCTATTCTATCAAGTTCTTCCATTTGTTCTGGTTGTAACATTTACTTTTCCTCCCTTTAGTTATTTTAATATATAAATTTTAGCTATTTTTTCATCCCTTATGTCAATTAATATTTTTATTATTCTAATAATAGAACCTTCAGTCGTGTCATCAAATTTCTTTTCAGCTTTTCTTTGTTTCTGAATCAGATCAAAGAGACCCAATAATCTAAAATTTTTTAACTCAATTACAATATTATGATTTTGAGTTTTAAATCGTTCAAGTAGATTTAAATAAATCATGTTAAGATCTTTGGCGTCTATAATCATAGACTCACTATCTTCTAATTTTTGAAGTTTATAGCCACTCAAATAAACCTCATTAACAATTTGAATACAGCTAAGGAGCGGTAATTTATAATTAGACTTTTCTTGCAAATAACTAACATCGTTAGTAACACTATCAATTCTAATTCTAAATGACATGAATAGACCTCCTAGCAATAATAATAGGTGGATAGGAATTTATCCTATCCACACTAATAATATATATTTTTGTCGGAAATTTAATAATTTTTAAACCAATATTTCTTTCTATTGAAGTCTGAATTTCCTTTAAGGAAATCCGTCCACCCTTGATTTTTGTAGAATTCAATATCCTTCTCATGTTCCTCAAGAGCCAAATACATTGAATCCAGTTTTTGAGTTTCACTTTCCGCGCCCCCCAACCGTCCAGTATCAGTTGAGAGCATTGCTTCAAGATGAGGCTTACATGCTTCATATAAAGCCTCGAGAATTTCAGGAGATTTCATTACTACATCTTTAAATGTTTTCTTAGTAAATTTCACGCTTTCTAGACCTGGTAAATAATGAGCTCGGTTGTTTCCCAAGAGAACTCCATTTCTCACTGCAAAATTAAATAGCGTTAAAGTCTTTGAAAAGCCACCCTTACGGTGATCAAACACAAGCTCAATAGGAATATTTGAGGCATTTGTGCGGGATTTAATATATTTTGCCTCTACAAGAAACCCAGGAATTCCGTATTCCATAGTATCAGGTTTGTCAGCCAAATACTTCTTAATGAGTCTAAGCTTAATAATATTATTAGCAAGATAAAGAGATGCCATACCACCAGGCATAGATTCACCTTGAGAAAGATACATGTGTTGATTCGCCTTGGGTAAAAATCCTGTATTAACATCTTGGTTAATATGATTTACCGCAATAATTCCAACATTGGCCTTCTTACCGTAAGCCAACATTTGAGTCAATATAGCTTTATTGAACTTTGCGGATGTTGCAGCTTGCATATTGTTAGTAACATCTTCAATTTTTTTGGTTGCGATGTCAATTTCTCTACTCTTAAACATTGCAAATGAGTCTATAAGAGCGAATGAGGGATAGAGCTCCTCAATCTCTTCTCCATAAATATCATAAATTCCCGTCTTATAAGTAAACATTTTTCTATTATTAAGTTTTATATCACAGTGAGTCTTAAAAATGTCTACCACATCTTCTGCCCCTCTATCGCGATAAATCTCATATGTTTTTCTGATAATAGAGGGCTTCAATCTAGTAATAGTCAACGGGCGCTGGATAGTAGATGCCAGCTCAAGATCAAAATGAGTTACCGCAGACATTTCACCAAATTTATGAATTCCAGAGACTGCAAGATCAATCGCAAGAGCTGTTTTACCTGTACCAGAAATTCCTATAACAGTAGCAAATGTTCCACCTACAATTCCAATTGAATCGGTTCTGGCAATAGGTCTATCATTTTCATCATATGATGTGATACGAATACCATTAGCATAATCCAACGGAAGATGACCCGAGGGATAACTTATTTCAGTGACAACCGTGTCATCAAATTTCTTTTCAGCTTTTCTTTGTTTCTGAATCAGATCAAGGAGACCCAATATTATCATCCTCTCTATACATCGGTATCTAATTGCGTGTTCGAAATGAAATAAATAAATAAGAGAGATAGGAGAAAACTCCTATCTCTCTTATTTATTACTACTCTTAAGTTTTAGGGTTCACACATACAGTGGATAAATCAAATTTAGGAATCTCTAATCTCCTGGCAGAAATTTTTTCTACCTTTTCATGAAAAGTTTCAATAGTAAAATATTCTACATTATTTTGCCTAAAACGTGCTTTAGGTTGTTTCATACCCTCTACAATTGTATTATAATTGGCAAATACGATTCTTTCAACTTGAACAACTTTGCCGCCGTTAAATCCGTATCGAATTTCAATACCGAAATCTTTATTGTTATCAACGTCAATAGCTGCGATAGTAACTCTTGTTCTAAAGTCTTTATTGGTTATAAAACTAGAAATCGCTTTCATATTTATAAAATTGATATCCGTAATCACTTCACCATTTTTAGTTTCATAGTTAAACATAAGAATATTTCTATCTTCACTTTTATCTTGAGCAGCTGTTATTACTGGCAGATATCTATCAGGATCAAGTTGAACCGAGTACAGCTTAGTAAACTGATTTATATTTGGGAAAACTCTTCCCGCTTCTACGACTGTAAGATCCTCATATTTATTTTTATCAATAGCGAGAAAAACCCCTCTATCCACCCCAGAGAGGGAAATTGAGTGGCTTTTTCTTTTTGGGTTTTTATCATTAGTCTTGGTAAATACTTCCCAACCTTCAATAACACTATCTTCCGGCACATGGTTATATAATCTTATCATAATTCACGGTTCCTTTCCCTTGGATTATTTTACCTATTTAGGGGTTAATTAAATAATAAAAAGAAAAAAATAATCGGAGGGAGCTTATTTCCCTCCGATTATCTCATATGTCAAGATAAACACGGTACATTTTATTCTTCTTAGCAAGTTTCTTCATAACCTTCCAAATTTTCTTATAGTCTTCTTTGTTAATAGTGGAGAGATTAATTCTTCTCCGGATATATTGTTCAAACTCAGATTTTCTTCTTTCATTGCAGTATAGTTTCAGAAGTTTCTTGATTTCATCTTTTTCTTGAATATTTATCTCATCCAAAGCTATTCTCGTTAATACAGAGTATAGCTCGGGATTTATCCAACTCGATTTTGAAAAATCTGGCTTTTTCTCAAGGAGGATATAAACCGCAACTTTGGGAATATCCTTCTTTCCATAAAGCTTGATAAGGAGTTTCCTCATACTTTTGTAGTCTTTAAACTTACAAACACTGTAGATCATTTTCAGTGTGTTGTTCATAGTATGGCTAGGTGAGCCATGTGAAACAATACAGAGTTTCAATGCCTCGTTCCAGTCAATGCCATCAAGACCCAGATTGACAATCTTCTTGATTCGTCTCTCGTTGAGGTCTTCATAGATGCTTGAGTAAATGGAGATCATTTCTTTATACCTGTTTCTCCGAACTCGGCTAAGTTCAGACACAGCATTGGAGATGATCTCACTAAACTCTTCTCCATGTTTGATTATAAAATCATAATTCTTCCTAACGATCTTAGGAAGAATAGAAACGAACCCGAAATCTTGTGTCATGTTGAATATATAGTCAGGCCGTTTCCTATGACCGCGCTTCCATTCAATATAATCATTGAATAGAGTCTCAAGATGTTGCTGTACTGAAATCTCTATCACCTCCAACGGTTCACGTAAAAATGTTTTAGGAGATTCATAGAGTTTATCAAGTTTTTTAGCACGGGTCGACCTTTTGGCCGACCCGTTTTGCTCCCTATTTTGTACATTTCGAAATTTAATTTTCATATCTTCACCTACTCCAGTTGTTAAAATGCATCAAACACAGAGGAACCTCTGCCGGTTCCGTCCGACTTCCCATCCCCAGCAAGTTTCAGCGGGGAATCAGATTCCCGTTCAATCACCGGGATTCTTTCTTTCTCTTTGGCATTTTCATATTCAGCAATCCGACGCTCGATCATTTTGAATCGATCAATCGGAGCCGCCATTCCCGACATAATCATTGCAAATTCAGGCCCTTGACCACTGTTATTCTGAAGATGTCTGAATACGAGGCCGCTTGTCGGGATACCAGCAATCGAATTCTGCACATCATCGAATGTGGTATCAATCAGATGATAAACTTCCGGATCTGTGTTCATAAAGAATCCATAAGCATCCGGAGAATTGGTTGTTACAGCAGTGGAATTCTCAATTGCATTTTGAATTCGCCCAATGAGATCCACATTTTCTTCAGAGACACTGATATTAAGCTTCGGAATCGTGATAACCGACATCAACCCTTTGAAGGAAGTGAGTCGAGCATAGTCACGACCGTCAATATTGCTCCGAGAGTTCTCAATAAAGAATTCTTTGGAGAGAACCCGAATAGCAGTCACAACGTCATGATTGACTTTTTCATATACCTCATCTCCGACCTTATTCCGCACCCTGTTATTATCAAACAGGAGGTACGGGATATCCAATTTGTTTTCAAGATCAGACATGAACTCCCGCATATTCTTTTGCGAGACAAGGTCTTCCTTGATCGAGCCGAGAATTCCAATCATGAAGATCATCTTGTTTGGGTACTCGGTCTTCAAGTAGGCAGCGGTCATCGGAGAGATAATTGTTCCAGTACCTCCGCCGCCGGTTCCCACGATGAAGATAAGATCGTTCTTCATCAATTCTTTAATTCCATCATGTTCAAAGAATGACTTATAAGAGCGTTTGAATTCATTTGCCGAAAATGCGCGATCTTTACCAGACCCATTCACATTTTCGATGGCGACTTTATGATCGACATTCAAATCGACCATGTCGGCTTGGGTTGTGTTGAATGCTGCCGTTGCATAACCATCGTAATAGCTCATCAGATGAGCAATGTTGCCGCCACCGGCCCCGATTCCAATAACACTAGCAGTCATCTTCATTTTGTAATTCTCCTTTTTAGATTGAATTTTCGAAAGATTTTCCTTTAAGGATTGAGTCAGAATTTGACCTGCTTCTTTTTTGGACATTTTTTAACAACCTCCAGTATAGTAATATAAAAAATGATGACTACTAATTAGTAGTCATCACAAAATAATAATATATATTTATAACCCTTTTCGGGACTATTGTGGAGGTATATCAAATTTTCCTGTCTTTGTTAATACTGGACAAAGTTAAACCGCTATTCTTCTTAAGATTGGAACTTACAATGCTCACATAACGTTGACCCAATTCATTGCCGTTATAGCTGATCAGGGCTTGTTCAACACTACCCTTCTCTTCTATAAGCATTGCCAGATAATGGATCGACATTCTTGCGTTTATTTCTTTATCTATACTCATTCGGGAGTGATTATATTTCCCAAGATTAAGAGATTTTTCGTACAGGAATTCTCCTGTGTCCCTAAGAACCTGACCCCATCCAGACGCCGTTGATTTGTTGGATCTGGCAGTGGATTTATACCCACTTTCTAATTCAACTAGGCTCAGCCAAAGATGAGGATTAACCCCCTCTTCTTCGCAAATTTGGATAATCATTTTTATGTCATCCAAAGTCATATCAGACCCTGGATATTCAATTGCGTAGGAAAACTCGTTATATATTTGAACATCCTTCTTGGTTACTTCTTTTACCTGTATAATATCCATTGCATACTTCTCTTCCAGTGCTTCAATGGCTTCTTGTTGTTGGTTAATTATTCCATTTTTCTCATCCAAAATAATTTTAATTTCAGAAATGAGTTTACCTAATGCCTCATCGGCGCTCGTAGCTTCAATATTAATATCTGCCACAGTAAACGAATATTTTTCCTTAAGAACTTCCAATTCTTGTTGTTGGCGCTCATATGCTTTTTGTTTATTGACAGCGGATACATAATCAATTACCGTGACTGATGCATAAAATAATGCTGTAGAAATAATTGCAAGCATAAAAAGAGTTGAAAATATAAACTTTGTTTTGTTAGTGACGCGGTAGCGTCTACTTCCTATAGTATAAGTAACCATAAAAAGACCTCCTAAAAAAGGAATAAATTAAATAAATAATAGCACAAATGAAAGACTGAAAAAATTAAAATACTTCTATAGAATGCACCTCCTAAAAAATAAAAGAGGCTAAAGCAAAACTGCTTTAGCCCTTTTTAACTTGAGTTTCAGTCAGCTGTTGTTCAGCCAATAACGGACCAATCGCCACTTCTTGAATAAGCCCGCCATGTATAGGGAAATTATTTTCAGCAGCTTTGCTTTGTTGATTTTTATCTTGTTTCTTGGAGTCCATGCAACTTCGCCTCCCTTTAATAGGTTTATAATATACTGTTTGCAGGATTATTAATATTTCATTACAAAATAATAATATATAATTGTAGTCTATTCATATAGTTTACCGCCTCTCTCGATAACAATCGGAAGCAGCCCTTTATCATTTATCAAATCCGTTTGATAACCCGCTGCTAATAATAAGAAATTCATGTAGTTTAGTGCAACTTTATCTTTAGGAAGGTTAGGAAGTTCATCAAGAGACACTGTTCCCTTTCTCTGAATCTGATAGAGCATTTCGTTCTTAGCTACCAGATTATCAGATTTGGGGCCGAAATCTTCCTTTAGCTTATTAAACGCCCCTTGAAGTACCAGTTGATACATCTCTGGAGCTGATGTCGATGAGTTTTTATCATCGTCAATAACCTGGCCAACTTTGGGATTGCGTTTATCAATGGATGTAGATACGTGGTTTTTAACAGAAAGAGTTTGTTGAACTCGTCTCTGGTTCAGATATAATAAAAGAACCTTTTCATTGGATACATATGGATTTTCAGGATCATCACTTATATCAGGTCTTACCAAATAGTCTTCGATAATAACATTAGCCACATCAGCCGCATGTTTTATCTGTTCTATAGTCACATTTTGGTCAAATTGATCCATTTCAACCGTGAAATGGTCTTTCTCATCCGTAAGAAAATTTTTTAGAAATTTTTGGAACTCTTCGTCGGTCATTTTATCAAAATATTCCTTATACTTCTCTGTATTCTTTCCAGTAGGATCTATAGCATCAATTGATGCATAAATATAATCAAGGATTTTCTGATGTTTTTTAGCCATTATATCACCCCTCTATTAAGATGGTTTACTTTCTTTATTTATTGCATGTACAAAAATTGTAAATATAGCTTTACGGTAAGCGTAAATCGTTGCCTCCCGTATAAATCTTTGACCATTCAGTCTCGAACCCTCGTCTATCCACTTATCCAATGTATTTTTAAGAAATACAACCCTTGGTTTGCTTGAATTGGATTTGTATAGATAGAGGCAATCATTTACAAATTTCGATGAATTTATAGTCTTTATGTTATTATTACCATCAATAATATAAAGTTCTATTATAGTGCTTACAAACTTATCAATTTCAGCCCTAAAGTTATCAATTACAGTATTCAATATATTTTCAAGAGTTACTGGATGTACGTTAACATCAGTATTTGCTATATTTCTAATCAAAGTTCTGCTAAATCTATAACTTATAATATTCATGGTTGTTTTTGTAGCAAGTTTAGATATATAGAGAATTGTGCTATCGGCAGTTCTAAAGTTCTCTTCATCAAAGTTGTCTGCCTCTCTATTAAAGAAATGGCCAGCTTTATGATCTTCAAGATATCTATCCATAATATTTTTAAGCAAAGAGTTTAATCTAGTCCGTATTGAGCCTATATAATCATTAACCATTTTATCGGTTTTCTTGGTTCTAAGCTCATTGATATAGTTTTGGTGAGAAATTTTTGACAAATGTTTGAAGGAATTAAATAACGAGCCTTCTTTTTTGAATATGAAGTTTCCTGTCACCTTAGGGTTTTTTGTTAAAGTATATTCCATAATAGACGGATTAGGAGGATATCTAAAAATCTTCGGGCTAAGTAAAGAGTAGAAATAACACGTCAAAAATATCTGAAATAGTTCCATATCCTTATCCATCTTTTTCTTATCAAAGTAATAGATACATAAAAAAATTGCCACAGTGATTGGGTTCATAACCCAGGCAATTTTCCCAAAAGGAGAGTTTTTTAAAACTCCCTGTATTTCCTTTTCACTTAACCCTATTACATCAAAAAATACCGATTTGTCAGAATCGAATACAATTAATCTATCAGAAAAATTCAAAGAAAAAAGAATATGGGAGTTTCTATCAAAGTACTTAGACAGATATTGTTTCAACTTATTAACGTTTGAAGGATTGCTTAAAGCCTTCTCAACTTTCGGATAGAGGGTATCTATAATTAGCGTTTCCGTCAATTTTATCAACCTCTCTCGACTAATTCTAGTATTATCTGTGTGTTTCGGATTAAAAAATAAATTTTATATACATTTAGAGAAAAAAATAAAAGGGAAGGACATCTCCTTCCCCTTTATATCTTATCTCTCCTTGATAATTATTTCACCACGGCGCCTAGCTCGAAGGAGTTTATCTCCTTTAGACAGCCGTGTGACCGATTTAAGTTCTTCCAGGACGATTTCTTCTATACCATCCAAGGATACAAGGAGAATTTTCGAGATTTTAGGCCCTACGGTAGTTGCTCGATAAAGTCTTTCATCAGAGGATATTATCGAAATACCATAGGAGCCTCTCTTCATATTATTAAATGCATTTTCAATCGAGAATTTCTTTATATGACCACTCTCAGAGATTGTGATCATAAATTCATCAGAAGGTTTTACAATATCTGCACCAATTACATAGTCACCATCTTCGAGCTTAATACCAATGCTACCCATTGTAAACCTCGAAGTTGGTTCATTAGGTTGGAATACTGCACACTTTCCATCTTTAGTATATATAAGAACTTTCGATGTCCTAAAATCGTTAGGAGTAAAGTCCAGTACAGATACTAGCTCATCATTCTTAGATAGTTTAATACCGTAGCTACCTTGAGATGAGATAAAGTAATCTGCGAACTTACTATTCTTAATAATACCATTCTTAGTTATACATATCACATAATTCGGGGTATTTTCTTTGCCAATCAAAGATCCCACTACGTGATACTTACTTGGATCATATTTATTTGAAATAATACTCCCAATGCTATGCTCTTTAGATGTCCTGATATTAGAGATAACATCACTAAATACTAAACCTTTATTTGTAAATATGAACAACTTGTTTGTATCGCCAATATTTTCATAGAAATCTACCAATATAGCCTCTTCATTATTGAGAGTAATATCGGAACCGTGGTTAATTTTACGAACATGTCCAGTGTTGAGAACTTCGATATCAAAAAATTGCTCTTCTTTGTTTGAACTAGCTTCGATAATTCTCGACTGTCTTGGACGATAATACTTCTTTATACCTTCTTCCATCTGAGATATAATGATTTTATCCAAAGCCTTTTTGTCCCTAAGAATAGCTTGAAGTTCCTTAATCTTCTTTAGGTTCTCCTTTCTCTCCTTCACATATTCTTCATATGCATCAGGAGAGAGATCACTGAATCTCATTTCAGATATCTTCTTAGCTTGGTAATCACTAATCCCATACTTCTTGATAAGAATTTCAGGAACATCTGATCTTTTATTTTTCTTAAAGATATTGATTACAGTGTCAATTTGATTATTATCGAAAAGGTAAATCAATGCATCAAGTACATAATTTCTTTTAGACTTTTCAGTCAGTTCAGATCTAAACATTCGCTTGAGAACTTTGCGTCTTATTTTTATCCAGTACAGAATGCCATCTCTGAGATTAAACTTAACATTTTTATTCATATCAACGTAGACGCAATTCAAAGAGAATGTAGACTCTAATTGAGTGAGCTTATACAATTTCTCCATCAGAATATGCGGATCTACACCTTTAGCATACTCGATAATTATATTCATGGTATCCTCTTTAGATCTGAGCTGAGGGATTTTACCTGGTTTCAGCTCAACTTCCATATCAATAATACCATCAATTTTCTTATCCTGTTTTAACTTTACAATTTTGTCAAATACGGTTTTAGGATGAACTTCATACGGAGTATTGAGAATTCTTATAATTCCATCTTCTACTACGTAATCAGCCCTTACTCTAAATTTCAAGTTATCGTCTTTTTTATTGAAATCATAGTCCACAAATTTTTGGAATACTTTCTTTCCAATTATTGTACACCCCAATGGATCTTCAGGATACAATACAATCTTAGCCTTAGGATCTTTTATAAGATCAATGACTGCTTGCATTGCATCCTGGGGGAGAAATCCAGGACTGGACGTTGAGAGTCCGAATCCCATACCACTCCCCCAATTCATGAGAAACAAAGGATATTTTGCCGGAAGGTACAGAGGCTCCATGTCTTCTCCATTGAAAGTGGGCCTCATATCTACCATATCAGATTTCAAATCCCATTCACTGAAGAAGCAATCCCAAGCAAATTCGCTGAGTCGACATTTTACATAACGCATTTGTGCATATTCATCTGGACCTTCTGCATTCCCATAGTTGCCGTCAACCTCAACTAATGGCATTATATTTCTCCATGGCTGGCTCATGAATATAAGAGATTCATAAGCAGCAGCGTCACCATGAGGGTGATATTTTTCTATAGTTCTACCAATGACGCCCGCCGCCTTGGAAAAGTTCCGATCAGGTCTAAGCCCCATTGTCGCCATAGCATAAAGAATCCGCCTATGGACAACTTTCAGGTTATCATAAAACAGAGCGATATTTCTCTGTAGGTTTCTGTTAATTCCGTGAAGGGACATTCCCTCTTCATCAAACTCTGCGATGTTCATTTCTTCAATATTTTCAATATTGAAGAAACCTTTCTTTGGACGTACAATATACATTAATGAATTCCTCCATTTTCCAATACTACAACGTTAGTCTTTTAAATCGTTTCTTTTCTTCTTCGGCCTTTCTATCCCTTTCTCTGGCCTCAGTGAGTATTTTTCGTATTTGTCTAATATATTCCTCAGAACCAAGTTCTACCACATCAACAATAGTGAATTTTACTTCGGCTCTATTAAGTCTAGCATTTGCTCCCTCAATAGCACCAGTGCGGGTAGGTGCTATTTGGATAATAGTATACAATTGAGAGTCAGCATGATTCAAATACTTGATTCTGAATTGTTTTCTTTTACCCAAACAGCACCATTCCCTTCTTAAATTATTTTAGGTGTCGATGTCCATAATGTCGAACTTCAGATTTCTCATAAATTCTTTACGCTTTTGGGAATATATTGGCTTCTTAGAATGCATAACTGCCATGCGTTCATAATCTCGTTCAATATCATTCATTGTCAAACGGATGCTATGGCGAACTTTTCTATCGACAACAGTCCTCTCAAGATCTTCAGATGACATTTCGCCAAGACCTTTGAACCTATTGATTATTTTAGGTGCATATTTAGAAACTTCATTCATTACACCATAAAGACTCAAAGGCTTCCCGTCGATAGAATAGCCATAAAATTCTACATCAGGGTTAATTTGATATCTTTCAGTCACATCTTCAATAAATTCTTCATTAAATTCAAATAAATTATATTCAGAACCTACCATACCTTCAATTTCAATATAACCATTTTCCCCAGGTCTTGCTCTGAGAAATCTATATTTAGACGGAAGAATCTTATTATTCCAAAGGTCCACCTTATCATTTTCAAATCCAACTTTCAGGTTTGCTATAAGAAACTCAACAAATTCTGGAGTCAGTGCATATTGATCGGAAAGGTATCTAAGATTATCTCTATATTGGTGGAATTCTACCAAGAAATCTAAAAGTTCTTCCCGATCCATTTTCTTTCCATTTAACTTCAAATCATGAGTTTTTGCAAACCTTTTTTGAGTATATCTCATATACTCCTTAATAGTTGGAATAAATACGGATTCTCCGTTGATTCTAGCCTCATAAAGAGGAGGTACAACTTTATAAAGACGACCATCCAAAACAATTTCTGGAAAGAACCTTGCAAATATCATAGCGATTTGACAAGAGATCTCATCACCATCTGTATCAGCATCTGTTACAATATTTATGCGAGTGAACGGCATTTTATCAAGATCAAAATTTTTAATATCGTCATTTTCACATTCAAAAATTTGTACCAAATTCGACAGGAACGTAGAAGATTTTACAGCCTGTGATGGAGAGAGGTCAAAAATATTTTCAACCTTGCCTCTAATAGTCAACACAGCCATCTCATCCTTATTACGAACAGCCTTAAATCCGCCTTTCGCACTAAGTCCCTCTACGATACACAATTCTCTAAATTTACTTTTGGAGAATTTAGAGATTGGTAAATATTCATCAATTTTATCTGCTGAAAATGCATTGACAATATCTTTCTTTACTCTCTTTCTGGTACTCTCAGCAGCCATCCTAGCCTTAGCATTCGCCTTGATGATCTGTGCGAATTTATTAAGCATGCTTTTATCGCAACCTCTAAGGAACTTTCTCACTGAACTAAACACAAAATTTTTTAATGTATTATCATCAAGACCTTCTTTGTATTGTCCTTTATAGCTAGGATTAAGTGCGTATACAGATACAATACCAACCAACCCTTGTTTTACATCTTCGGTAAAGATTCTTATGTCATTCTTTTCTTTTTCAGTAAGATATGACTCCATCATGTATTTCCTCATAAAAGAGGAAAGACCTTCAATAAGACCATTAACATGAGAACCACCAATTTTATTATAAGATCCATTAGTAAACCCTATAACTTCAGCTTCTTCACTTTCCACATCATAGCCAAACACAAACTCAACCTTGGAGTTTCCAGTTTGATTTTTATATTCAGCTATAGGGCTAGAGATTTTGAACTGGTTTAAATAATCTTTAAGTTTACCATTTTTGAATTGCTTGGTAATTTCTTCCCCATTTTTCTTCTTACCATGGAAGATTATTGTAGATTTACCAAGAACATAACTTTTCTTTTTAATTTTATCTAAGATATGCTCACACTTAATTTTCGTATCCGAAAAGAACCTTTTATCAACTTTCCATTCAATAAAGGTTCCGCTATGTTTAGACTTACCCTCATCGACGGTTTTACGGATTCCATCTTCATATAGAATCTCCATGTATTTACCGTCACGTTCAGTCCTAATTTTCATATACTCAGATAAAAAGTTTACGAGCTTCAAACCCATTCCAAACGCACCAGTGGAATGGTTATAAGCCCTATTTGTTGTACCCATCTTACCAGATGAGCTAAGTACTTCGCATAGATCGAAGATTTTCCCGAAAGGAATTCCCCGACCATCATCTTGTACCGTAATAATCCCAGTTGTTTCATCCAGAGTTACAATAATTTCAGATCCACATGAGTCCGGTGCTGTAATCTCATCAGCACTATTTGCAAAAATTTCTTCAAATAAATGTATAGCACCTTCAAGATCAGTACTGGGCAAATATACTTCAGGAGATTGACGAACTCTGGAGCGATCGTCATAATTTACGGTTATCTTATCTTCGGTATAATCAAAAATATTTTTATCCTTTCTCATATACCACAAGATGCGCACAGTCACGAGAGTTATCATTCCTTTCATAATATTTCATTAAAATAATATATATTTGCCTTATAAAAGGGTTGGTAGACTTATCGAAAATTAAATTTTTAATACTATCAAAGAGGGGAGGTACTTTAAATTTACAAAAAAAAAATAGAGGCGATGAGCTTTTCAACTCATCACCTCCAATTACGGACCGATGGATTAATTCCATCTCTTCCGTTTGTTCTCTTTCTTCTTTTTCTTTTTCTTCTTTTTCCCGCCAACTTGAGTGATCTGACTGAGAGTCGACGGAAGATCCCGAAGAATCTCCGCGTCGAACTTGCTCATCATTTGCATGGTATCATCATCCAGACGAACCTTGCCAACGCGAGCAGCGGCACGAATTTCGGCAAGAGCCGATTTAATGATGTCAACGGACGAGGACAACATATCCTCGGTCAGGTATTCACGATCCATGATGACAACGTCGCCGCACTTGCGGCAGCGACCTTTTACAACGTCGCCGTCCTGGTAAATTTCAAGCCAGGTTTTCCCCTTCTTGCTGACATGGGGACAGGACGCCTGCTCAAGCCGAATCATCTCATTCAGTCGTTGCTGCTGGCGTTGAATTTTTTTCATTTGTTTCTTCCAATTGCTCATTGCAAAAACTCCTTTCAATTATTTAAGATTATAAATCTGTCTTATTCGATATAATAATATATATTTCCTTTACTGTTCAATTTCCCTTTCAGAATTATCTTTAAAGATATAATTAATAGAGCCATTATATTCAATCTCGTAGAAAACACCAATAACTGCATCCAAACCTTCTTCTTTGGTTGGATATTGATACTGGTTAACCATTCTATTCAAAATAGAAACGTCCAACCTTTTAAGAAGTTCATTCCTTTTACAGCATTCTTCAAACGGAGTTGCGATAACATATGCAGCAATAGTTTTATTAAATTCCTTTGCAAGCCTAATCCATCTACTCCTCGCATTTTTATGAGTGTTCGTAGCATCAATAATTATTCTATTTTCTTGAAGGAGAAATGTTCTAGCCATTGTGTCAACTGTTGCCCATACGTAGGGTTCTGCCGAATGGATAAATTGATTTCCATGGATAGCAATCCTTACAGTGTCTGGACAAATAACCACGTAGCCTTCTTTTTTAGAATAAAATTTTGAAAAGGTGGACTTTCCCGAGAGCGGAATTCCTACAGTGATGATAATGTCATACATAGAGTCTCCTCCAAATAAAAGTTATGGATATTTAAAATAACGAGTGTAACTCGTTACTCCTCCCTGATTATATTCCAAATCTTTATAAAGGCAGTTAGGGCAAAAATAATTGCTTGTGCTGCGAATACTGAAAGCTTCAAGTGATCTTTCAATATATCGTGAAATTTTTCGGTCTTTAACTCCTGGTTTGTCTCAATCAGTGTGTGTAGTGTAATATCTTTAATCCTCGAAAATAAACCTGTACGATATAAAGAATCTTTTAACTTGTCTTCTCCAACTTTTTGAAGCATAAATAGAAGATACAAAGATTCGTCGGTTATTGTTACACCCACCGAATCTAAATATTTAGTAAATATTTGTCTTGTATCTTTATCAATCCCAGATCTAAAATATTTTCTATGAACACCATCAATATATTTTCTTGATAGTTTTTCGGGTTTATAGTAATAAAATCTTGCAAGTATTTCCTCTTTACATCTATCATGAAAATTCTTATCAATAGGCTTAAGATTACATGAGTGTATTTTAATCATTGCGCATCTCCTTTGTTGTATATTGAATAACCTCCCTATATGATAATTTATCCACAGATAGTATACCTATCAAGGGATTTGTTTATTTTTCTCCATAGAGGGAGGAAATTATCTCTGGCAAAAATGTCACACTGGGATTCGATCCCATTAACTAATTGTGGAAGCTCACTGTTGTTGTGATAAATCTCCCATCTTACAAGGCTTTCTTTTCGCCTTTCGAAAATATTAGAAAGTGATTCTGCCATAGAGTCAAAAATAGTATAGTCACAAATAAGCCCTGCGTCATAAAAAAGCTTTACCAGATTACCATGTCCTAATTCATGTAGTAGTACGATAAGAAAAAGAGAGTATTCATTAACTGGTACATTTATTGATTCAAGGAATTTTTCTCTTCGATCTTTTTCCCCTGGAAGTTTTATAGAGTAATATTCTTTAATATTTCCAGAAATATAAATTTCACAGGAGATAGAATTTTTACTATACTTTATTTGACATAAAGCACCTCCTGTGTCCTCCAGGAGTTGACTATTTTCTTCAGTATTATCTAAAATGTGTACTTTTTTAACCCGAGGAATAGAATCTCCGAGAAAAATTATACACTCATCAACACAAACTCTCTTAAAAAAATCGAATCTGGGGTTTATGTTATTCTTAGATATTTTTAACATAGGCTACATCTCCTCTAATTCATGATGTGGAAAACTCTAACTGACGAATGGCATTGAGATGTTTTCTCTCTTTATTTTTTACCCCTATTCCATATCTCGTTATCCAGCAATTGCTTTCATGGTATAGATCCGATCTTATAAATTTCTCAACCTTTTTCCATATAAGTAGAAAATTTCTATACGCATACGCATCTGCATAATTTTCCATTAAATCTATAGTCTGAGAGAGGGATAATCTATAAATCTTTTGCCATTTCTCCTCTAATTCATATGAGCCAATTACCCTTACAATTGTTTTCGATAGATGATATAGATTATCAAATTCTTTTCCTAGCCCAAGTTTTAGAAATAAAGACATTAAGTTACAATGCCCAATTTCATGTAGCAATACTATTGTAAAAATAGAATACATATTAACCTTGACACCGGTAGACTCTATAAAGTTTAAAAACCTTTTCCTAAAATACTTTTCAAAATATGAATTTCCGAGCAATTTACGAATATCTTTACTTACACTTATTTCAGCTATAATTTCATTAATATATGGAGGCCTAGAGCCATCAAAATCGTCGTCAACAATTTTTATTTCATGAGCTGCCCCACCAGCTTCAAAAAGAAATTCCGACTGTTCAAGTGGGACTATATTTACAACGACTCGGTCGATAATATCGTCTTCCAAAACTTCCAAGCAAGTGTCTACACAATTCACGCAAAAGAAATCTAAGGTTCCATAACGAGTACCACTATTTATATAAATCAAAATTCACACCTCTTAAACGTCATTTCTACATCCATACAACACACTCTAAATATTCAAGAGGTATTGTTTCAATTGAATAAACTTCATCTTCACAATGATCAACTATATATTTTGAACAAATTCATCTGGAAGACTAACTTCCAATATAGATTCTTCATTTTTCTCATAGGTTACATGATAAAACTCAATAGGTATAACGAACCTCCTTTATTAAATTCTTTTTTATAATGCAAATATTTTATCTTTAAAATAATATATATCCAAAATAAAGTTCAATCCATACCAAGCAATTCTTGGTATGGATTATCCTTTTAAAAAGCAAAAACTAAAATATCTTTAGCCCTTGTAGCACCAGTATATCTTAATCTTCTAAGAAATTCTTGATCAGAAAATATTTCATCCCAATAGAGAACCGTGTCAAAATCAGAACCTTGGGAAATATGGGTTGTGATAGCATAGGACAATTCCATTTTGACTGCAAATCCCTTATGATATTCATTTCTATCGTCCTCATGTGCCCCGCAATCTTCTTGAAAATATTTAATATCAATAGGAAGATTCATATAATAATTATTACTAGAGTACTCTGGCATGAAGTCTATTTTTACCGTACCAGATTTTAAATCTACGGAAGATTTTGTTACATCATGAATAACATGCCCGATTACTCCATTGGTTAAGGGTATGTCGTCCAACATTTTAGTCCAATAATTATGTCTGCAAACCAGTTTATCTCCCTTTACAGGGAGTTTGGACTTTATTCCAAGAATGTCGTTTCTTATTCTTTTATTAAAATAATTTCTAGTTTTGTTTTTTGCACACAGAATAATATCAGTATTGAGCAAAATAGTATCAGTAATTTCTTCTTTAGGAACTAAAAATGCATCTTTCTTAAACATCATCTTCTTTCTAGGAAGTTCTTCACCATTCCGGATCAATGTTGCAAGTTCCACTATTCCTGACTCTTTACCCTGTCTGGTTATTTCATTTATAAAGAAATCAGGTTTTAAGAGATACCTTGGCTTTCCATATATAGGTCCCAATTGTCCCGGATCGCCGCATACGCAAACAGGTAAACCAAAAGATTCAGCAATCTCTCCTAACTCATTAGGTAAAAAGTAACCCTCATCAATAAAAATCAATTTTATATGTCTAGGAAGAAACTTTTTTCGTCTAAAAGACCATGTTTTGAGAATTTTCCCGTTCTTTTTAAGAATATTTCCATCCTTATCTGTCTTTGGAACTTGTACAGTCTCCATAAATCCAGAGTGGGCTGATGTTGCTGGTATTCCTTTGGTGGTTAGATTGGAGGCAGCTCTCCCAGTGAAAGCTACCGCCAATACCTCATCCATCTCAAGACCCATTTTTTTAATCATGTGTGGAACTATAGTAGTTTTACCAACACCAGCCCATCCCGCATATTCAAACACCTGTTTGGGCTGTCTTTTATACCATTTAACAGCCTCGTTCATACATTCTCGTTGATCATCAGTCCATTCATAGCTGGTCATCTTTTCTCTCCGTTATTTTATTATCAAGATGAATAATGTTACCTATATTGTTTTTGAAGACATCATGAGGTAGAATCATCTTTGAAAGAGTTCCCGCCATTAAGATATTTAAATTCTTAACACCATAGAACTTAATATTTTTTGTCTCATCTTTAAAGGTTAATTTCATGACGCCCCGTAATAATTGCTTTTCGTCTTCCATATTACTATATTCAAATAAAGTTTCACAGTCATAAATATCTGAAAACAAGTTAATGAGGTACTGACAATGATTAGTATTGACAAAGGGCCTAATCGGAATCATTTCCTCACTTTTGAACAATTTCATTTTTTTATATGGGACTAATGTAAAAAACTTAGTCTTATGCTTTAACGGAATAGTTCCATAGTATAACTTTCCGTCATCCTCTATATCTACATCCATGTAATCAAGTATCAATTTCGTAAGTTGATATTCCTTGATGTGCACATATCCTTTTTTCATTCCAACCTAACTCCTTTTTAAATATAGATAAATAGGTGGTGAATATAAATGGCTGACTTTAGACGACCCGAAACAAAAGAATTTATGATCGGATACACAGTAGAGGACTACAACTATACTGCATCATCTATGAAGTTGTATATTCCTGAACTTATGATGGATAGGCCCGCTTCGGGAAATTCAACAACTATTCAAATACCCCCCAATATCTTTAAATCAAAGGAAAACATTTTTGTATCTACTACAGTGTCCAACAATAATTTTATTTCTATTAAAGTTAGCAGAGCTTTCACTGCAACATTCAAAACACTTAACTATGACTCAGTACCTTATCCACACTTCCCAAAAGGAAGTAAGATGGTCGTATTTATACCGAATAATAATATAAATGATGCTGTAATAGTTCCATTCATTTAAAGGAGGAGGTGGGAGCCGATGGCTGCCAAGACACTTACGGAATATGCTAACTCTATAGACAGAGACTTTTTTAATTTAAGAAAAGCAAGCAAAATAGCTGTTCATGAGGGATTTGAATATCTTTCATATATTGTACTTGAAAACTATTTAGACATTCTTTTAGAAAATGCTGAATATGTTACACTCAGTGACCAAGAAGTAAAAAGGTTTAGTTACAAACCAAAAGCGCTATCTAAATTTCTTTATGATACAGAAAATCTTTATTATCTTTTACTTCTATTGAATAATATGACTGTAGAGACATTTGTTCCTAAAAAAATTTATGTGTTAAGCGCTTCTAATAGAACTCTTATAGAGGATATCATAAATCTTGAAAAAAAATTAAAAAATATCTGAATGGAATGGCGGGTCAGAAATCCCGCCATTCCATTTTGTTTTTGAAGAAATTATGATTTATATGAATAGGTATAAAACCTTTCTCATTTCTCACATACTTATCATCTTTATTATAATTCTTGAAAATAGTATCCAATTTTTTCTCTTCATCAATATTTTGAGTTCTTTTCTCCACTTTTTCCTGTACAGCTTTTCTTCCATTAATAATTTCCCCTAAGAAATTAAAGTCCTTTACAACATCTCCGCCTATAACTTCATTAGTTTGAGTTTTAGTAGGAAGTTCCTTAACTTCTCTTTTCTTTGGTCGTCCTCTACTTATGACATCTTTTTCAGCTTTAAGTTCGTCAAGAGTTTCTCTGGACAAAGGTTCATCCAGATGAATATCATACATAAGTTTTATCCCATTCTCGGGTTCTAATGGATGGGCGAAGTAATCACTAAACTTATTTTTTCTATTCTTACTTCTACTCGTCCGTTGTTTCATATTTTTAAATGTCATATATTCATAACCATTATCATCAATTTCTTTATTGATGGCAATGGCAGAGTCTACGTTCTTTAGAATAGCATATGCTTCAGACACATGTGCTTTTCCAAGAAGTCTACCTATATCATATTTATTGGAGTCACCTTCGATAGCGTCCGCTGCTTTTCTATTAAATTGACCTGCCCCAATTACAGGAATTTCCAATCTCTTTGCAAGTACTGAATAATCATTTGCAACTTCGGCTAATTCGAATCTAATTTCCTGATGATTCTTTGAAGATCTGATCCGTTCAATATAGTCATGGATAACGACAATAACTTCACGACCAGTATCTTCAATATCACTAATAATAGAATACAAGTCAAGAGTCGAAATTTCTTTATCGTCATAATATTTGATAATAATATCTATATCTTCCTCAGTTTTAAGAGACAATTCCCCTTTAGTTCTCAGAAGTTTAGCAACTTCTGAAGGAGTGTAATTCCGGATGTCATCTCCGGTAACTTCCATATTAAATATACGCTCAACAGTCTCATCAACTGTATTTTCTTGCGAAATATATAATGCAGCCGGTCTTTTAGATGGATCTTTTGGCTTCACCAAATTACATTTCTTAATAGCAATCAAAAGATTAAGAAGTAATACAGATTTACCTACACCTGTAAGACCGAAAAACAAATAAGAACGTTTCTTCTCAAATCCACCATTTAGCATTATATTTAATGCTTGGATGCCTGTAATAAGTTTATTGCTCGGATCTCTTAATTTCTTTACAATCTGCTTTACTTTATCCTCGAATGAACCATCTGTTAGATCCAATGTAGTTGTATCATCCGAAAAATTCTCAGCATTTCTTATATCAAAAAGTAGATTCGTAAGTACTTCCTTGATTCGATGATTTATTTGACTAAGATTTTTATAATTATGGGATTCAAGATCTTCAAAAATCTCAAACAATTCGTCTTTATATGAAAATACGAACCCATGAATTAACCTATCGACCACATATGAATTCAAATATTGAGTCATCCGTGAATTCAATTTTATCTTATTGAATTCCGGAATAATCTCCTCTCTAGCCAAATTCGAATTCTCACAATTTTCTAAAGCATAATTCATCAAAATTTTCTTATTATCAAATCCCATATGCAGACGAGCTTCTAGCATATGGGATAAAAGATCAATTCTTGCCCTAAGTGCAGGATTGTTCTTATAAAGATTTTTATTACACATCATTATTAAGGTATACATATTATTAAGAGCAGATCTAGTTATAAATTGATTATCTACATCGTAAGCATAAGCAAGAAATAAATCTAATATCTCTATATCAAATTTAATCGGGATTTTTTTATATTTAACCCCCGGATTTGGTTTCACATTCCCTACAGTTCCTTTAGAGATATTTGTATCCTCTGGATATTCATGAGGAAGGTTCTCTTCAATAATATCCATCATGAGTAGTCACACATCCCCTCTCACCAATCATTTAGTAGTTTAGACCGATATAAATTACTAATCCCTAGTGAGAAGCTCATCGCTCATAAGTAATATTTGAAGCTTTTCTATTGGTATAAGTTCCCCATATTCCTCTTTAATAAATCTCTGAAGTTTTTCATCAAATCTAAGAGATTTATCCCTTAAATACTCCTTTGAATTTTGAACTTGCTCATCTTCGAAGTCGTCAAGTATCTCAACTTCTTTCACTGAAAGGGATTTAAATTTCATCTTATTTACTACTTTACTTTTACCATAATAGTTTCTAAGAACTTGTATTTTGGCAATATTTGCAGGAGTGTTCATATATTGAATATCCAAGCAAAGCCTATCAACCTTACTTTTATCAATATACTTATCAATCTTTTCTACAATATCATTTATATCAGTATTTTCAAACTCATTATGTTTCATATAGAATGTATTAAATTTGAATGCCAATGTATTTTCAATTCTTTCAGCAAGATAATTTGAAGTTTCTCTGTCATATGCTGTAACCATAAATCCTTTTGGCTCTTCTTCACTATGAGCAAATCTTGTAAACGAATTTATATAAAAAATTCTCCCTCTATATCTAAGATTTTGATGTATATGACCAAAGAGTATAGGACCTTTACTCATCCGAATTAACTCTTTACTATCATAGATGATATTTTTAGATATAGAGTGCTCCGTTTCTTGCTTTATAAATTGGGTCTCAGTAATCGATCCGTGGCCCAATATATAATCAAAATATCCATCAGGATACTGATAAAGTTTCTTCTCTTCCTTCTGATTTTTTATATAGATATCAGGAAGACAATATATTTTCATCCCTTTTACTTCTATTGCTGTAGGTTCTTCTATGAAATGAATATCAAGATCTTTATCATTTAAATAAAACTTAACGTTGTTTAAATGATCACATTCGTGGGATAAAGTACCCTTAATGACTATAACAGATGAATTCTTTTCTTTTGCTATATTTACTACAGAATCAAAAAACCAAAGATACACTTCTGCTAACTTCGAGTTAAAAGAAAGTGGACAATCTGAAATATCACCATTTATGGTAATAATATCTATGAACATCATTTTTGAAATTGGTTTTATAAATTGCTCGTAGAGTTGATATTTAAATTCATCAGCAGATATAGGCCTTACGCCTATATGTATATCTGCACAATGAACTCCTATTCGTATCTTATCTCTATAAGTCATGGATTTAACCTCCTACTTTTTTGATCTATAATAGATCGTATTAATTATATATATTTTTACACCATATATCTTAAAGATTGTATTAATTGTCTACTTATTATACGCAAATTCCACCTAATTATAAATTAAACGGAAAATAATACAGAGGTGGAGCGTCAATGAATGAAAGAATACAAATAGCTTTACAATGTATGCTTGAAGGGACTATGGTTCTAAATGAGTCTAAAAAAGATGATGATTTGGATTTAAAGAATGAAAAATGGTGTTCTTGTAAAAATCCTACTGGGTTTAGATTTGTAAAAGTTGAAGGCAGTGAACAAATATGGAGACATATAACGTGTGGTGGTCTCGTAGTTAAATCATTTATAAACCGTGACAGTTATCGTTGATGAAGAAAAATAATATAATAATATACTAATGAGAGAAATCTCTCATTAGTATATTTATTTTAACTTGTTAATTCTTTACCCCAATATTTTTGGTTGATATAGTAGTAATCATAATAAAAGTCCGCTAATTTTTTGAAGCATTCTCTATAGAATTTCATCTCTTCTTTATCATCTATTAGTTTTATTTTTGCTTTATTACCATTTTTCTTGTCCAAAAGAATTACCATATAGCCATCAATTTTCATCTTCTCAGTCTCTTTCAATAATAAATCATAAGCAGCCAGTTGTAGAAACATCGAAATGTAAAAATCTTTACTGGTCTTAAAGTCACATAAAATTAATTTATTCTTTTTGTATTTTGCCAATAAATCTATGGTTCCACCAAATTTTTTTCCAGAAATGGACTTTTCATTTTCAATTATTTCAAAATCTTTCCTATTTTCAATAAAATATTTAGAGAATGATATAAATGCGTTTTTTATACAGATATTTTCTGTGATACGCCTTTCATCTATTATGGAATCAAGATCAATTTTTCCAGTTTTAAAATATTCATCAATAGCATAGTGTACACAAGATCCTATATATGCATGAGATTCTAATTCTGACCTAACGGATATTCTCTTATACCCTAAAGAATTTGCCCAATATAATAATTCTTCTTTATTTATTATTTTAAGAATGGTAGTAACTGAAGGAACTACCATTTCTTCATCATTTCTATATACAGTATGATCTTTTGGTTCCTTAAAAATAGGAGTAGCCGCCATATTAGTTCTCCTCTCTATACAACTATTAATTAAAGGTCTATTAAAAAATAAGAAAGGATTGATATCGAATGTTCGACGTGGAAGCTCGTCTTAAATCTATCTTGGAAGGGTCGACCGATGTAACATACCCGGTACGAGATCATGATGATGAGGGTGGAATGGACGATCAAATGATTATGATCGAGTCCGCTCTTGGTATCCTTTTGGTTGAGTCGGAAATTTTCGGCGAAGATGAACTGGATGAGTCGGTATTCGAAAATGCGACTCTGGCCCAGCTCCTCAGAGAAGTTACTGAGGAAGAAATTCGTGCAGATATTGAAAAGAAAAGAAGCCGGTGGCAAAAATTCAAGGAAGCGTTCAAACGTTTCCTGGCATCGCCATTTGATCCGTATGGTGGCTTGAAAGAACTGAAGGCCGTTAATGAACTCGTAAAGGACAATACCAGCGATACCATTTATGCCGCGCTTCCTTTCTTCCTCGGCATACCGTTAATTATTATGAACCGCGCGCGGAAGTATAAGAACTTCCCGGAAAATATTGCACGTCAATACATTGATGAAGCAAAGAAACATGAAAAACATCTTGAGAAAATTGCTTCTAATTTGGAGAAAGAACCTGATAAGAAATATAAGAAGGCTGCAAAACGTGTTCGCAAGCAAATTGAAGTTCTCAATGATATGATCAGAACATTTGAGCGTCGTGCTATCGACAAGGCGATACTTTAATTAATTAAAGAGAGAAGACTTTTTTGTCTTCTCTCATTTTATTTTTTTTTTTCAATCATCAATCTTGACATATTTCTTTACTCTATCCAAAATTTTAAATATTCCATTATCTACATATCCATACTTTTTAGAATCTTTCAAATAATCCTTTATTAAATAGTAATGCTCGTCCTGAATACCTTTTCTATATTTTGAAATGAATTTATCAATATTACCAAACCCCATTTCAAATGGGATAAAATGAGAGTTATTCTCGACAGCTTGATGACAAGTTTCACAAAGCATAACTACTTGTATATTATGCTTCTCATGTTCCTCAAGAACTTTATTTGCAATCATAAATGTATTAACCTTCTCTCTCTCATGGAGAAGGTGATCAGTTACAATCATACAAATAGTAAACAAATCAAATATCGGACCATGATGCTCTTCAATAGGAGCCATATCTGCTGTAATACCAGAATGGACTTGACATCTATTCAGCCCAAGTTCATATAAATGATGCTTATAATTATTATATCTAGGGTCTCTCCGAACCATAGATTTTACACCATTAATAAAATTGCAAAATATTTCATAATCGTTGAGATCCTCTTTTGAAAGATAGTATTTCAATACAGTATCATCAGATAAAGATTTAATTTTTGGGTTTTTGTTGCCTTTAAATTTGAATTCGCTCATATATCTAACCCCCTTAAATATAATCAAAAAAACAGCTTAATAACTGATTATCTCTTTGTTTAATACGAAAAGAGGTGTAATAAACAATGGACCCGTCCATAGAGTTAAGTTATGTCACAGAACTGGGAAATTCGCTAATAAAATATCTTAAAGAGCTGGTTGTCAAACGAGAAGATCTTGCAAATAAATATGAAACATTGGAATCTGCAAGAGCATATGATGAATACATTTCAGCAGTAACTGAAACTGATACTTTTGAAGGTTATGAGGATTATAGTGATGAAATTTATATTCAGGCAGGACTCACAGAAGAAGAGATACGTCGTGCTCGTATTTATAAAATGAATGTCCCCCCTGAAAAAAGAGAAGCCTGCCTTTTATTAAAACGGGCGGAGATTCTTGAAAACTACGTGGAAACTAATGATTATTATAGGATGCTCATGGGATTACCTGCTATGAATGATAATACCCCCATCTTTATAAATGAAGATATATCAGGGGTAGATAGAACAAAGCCCGTCCATGAGATGACTAACGACGAGATTGCAATTCTTGAATCTATGGGATATATAAATAGACTCATTAAACAATATCCTACAAAACCATATTTGAAATACCTCGGAGCTAAGAAAATTGACCACATTTTCGCCAGATCTGCAAGGAGATTTGATATAATTAGATCTGGCACATTCGATATCGAACCTATAAAGAAAAGATTTGAGGTAAATTACGAGATTTCTAAAAATTATATCCTTAATAATTACTATAAAAAAAGAATCGCATTGGATCAGGAATACTACGATTCTTATATTGGTTTTATAATACTAATGAATTCCATTATTATGACCGTAAATGATTCTATAGAAATCTTTAATAATAAAGAGTATTATAATGAACTTATGGTTCGCCAGATTCTCCAATCACATGATCTTAATATCTATGATGATATTCCTTTGACTTATAGAAAAGAGGTAGCAAATAATATAACCTCTCTCATTGTATCAAAGGGAACCGATGAGGTTATATTTAAAATCTTTAATATATTTGGATTTGAAAACGTTTCTGTTAAGAAATATTATTTGGTAAAAGAACATCGTAAAGACCCTAGCGGTAACTATATATTCAAATATGATGAAGATGGTAATCCTCTCTATGATGAAATGTACGATGTAAGTTTCTCTGCGGTTGATGTAACTACTGACAATATTGATGCAGAAATCCGCAAACCGGAGAACAAATTGGCTTATACTGACGTGGTAGTATCTGATATTTACTGGGGCGGATATGAATCTGATGAAGAAATAAAGAAAAAATTGCTCAGAGAAGATTTTAACTACATTGACACTGACTATGTAACCATTGGAACTGCATATTTTCTTGCAGATATTGTTACAGAAATGTCCTATGTTTTCTCCACCACATTCGCAATGAAAGATTATATAAAGAATTTCACATTTATAGAGCCTATATTTGGATTTACAATAGACGTATTTTATTCTTTAACTATGTTGGCTGCCCTCATAAGTAAGAAAACAGGACTTATGGGAGATATAATAACAGATCCAGATAATCTGGCATATTTATATAAATTTAACTTTGAACGGTCCCTGACTGAAATTCAAAATATCATGGATAAATATAACTACAAAGGAGAAGCCTCTGACTATCTTATAAAGAAACCGGTAGCTGAACTTCAGAATCCTGCGGCTCTTGTTTCACTATATTTTGATAATAGAGAAATATACATTAAATTGCTGGAACTTCGTCAGAAGACTAAAGACCTCAATGAATATTTGGTAGTAAAAGAGTTAATAGACTATCTAACAAAATCAAAACTGTTATCTAATATATTTAGGAAACAAAATGGAGAAATTGCAGAAACCTTTTTAGATTATTTGGCAGATTATAATCCAACAATCGCTGAATATATTGAGAATCTACCAATTGACGAGGTGGATTCTGTCGCGTTTAAGATTCTTAATAGCTTAGAGGATTACTTTAGAACAGATAGATTTACGTTTCTATTCCTTAAGATTCCTACATTGTCTGGAGAAAACTCCTTGAAGCGTTATATGCTTAAAGTCATAAATACATTTAAAGCATTTACTATCAATATTCTATCACTTACTATAACCTATTCTGTTGATGATAAAAATAACTTCATAAAAACAATTGACACTGTTAACTTTGATGGCACTATCCATCCAATAAATAATATACCGATGGTTGACACTGTTGGTCTTCATTATGAAGATAATATACGGTCCGACATTAAATTAAGGGATGAATTGATAATAATACCTGAATGAAAGGAAATGATAATACCATGAATATTCAAAGTTCTGACAAGATGAAGGTTGTCGATGAACTTTATACGGAAGACGGAAAGTTATTGATTCCGGGTTTCAACACTAAAGAACCTAAAAAAATTATTGGACAACTGGAGATTGTTAATGATATAACTGGAAAAAGAATTTTCAGATATAATGATGTAATTATTCTTGGCTCTACCTATATTCTTGAAAAATTCTTTAACAGAAGGTCCACATTTGGAATGACAACACTCTCTGTTGACCTTGGAATCAATGCAGATGTTCAACCAACTCAATCTAACCTTAAAGATGAATTTGTATTCGGATTTATCGTAGGTAAAGGTGGATCTGAATCATCGGACTTGGTCCGTGCCGTGAGGTTTAAAGATAGAACAGTTGCCGATATTATTCCTTTCCGTGTAGTAGATGTTTCTGATGATCTATCTCCTCTTGAGCAAGCAAAATATGCTCTGAAAAAACAAGTTGGAGATAAATACTACTATTACGCAAAACGTTTTGATACTGATGTGGTAATCAGACACTTGTTCACAGACGGAACTGAAATTCCTTCAAATATTGACCAGACCGAGACAACTCTTGGACTTCTGGTCTTTGGTGAGGCTGTTCTTAAAGTGAGTAAGGAAGACCTTAGAGAATACTTCATGCAAGAATATGGTTCTATTGACAATTGTCGGTTTAACTCTATTGGTCTTGTAGCTGGATTCTTACATGAAAATAACGAGTTTGCAGGAGTGCGAACCGTCACAAAAGTTAATTTCCCGAATCTCTTTTTAAGGGATACAGAATCCAGTTATACTCTTATTTACAAACTCTACAGTATTTAATTAATACCAGATGGGGAAACCCATCTGGTATTTTCTATTTTAGAAACCTATTATAAATTAAATTCCGTTACGAGGTGAATAAATTGAGACTTTTGAATGAAGAAGAAGTCGATGAGATACTCTCACTAAAATTTGAAGATATTACTATGACTAAACTTAAATCTTATTTTGCTAGAACGATAAAACAGCCTGAGCCGAGATTCAAGATAACTGATTATTTCTTTTTACCTGAAAACACATGCTCGAATAATCTTCCAGGGTATACTACCTTAGGCCTCTATTTCTTTAATAAATTGGTGACAGATAGGCATTTTAAGGACGTTACTGGCTATATAAATGTGCCTATTACTAATAGTAACCTGAAAAAGTTATATAACCTTGTATCACAAGCAAGGTTTGATGATAAAATCAGTCAAGATGATTTTTATTTCTTGATAGATATTCTCGAATGGTTGGGAGGAGGAGATTTGGCGGAATTATTAAATCCATCCCTCACAACCAATCTTCTAATCTTACCCCCTGAACTGAAGAAGCTTCGAGAAGATCTTTTCAAAAAATATGAAAAGGAAATTGAAGCCGGGGATGTAAACGTTGGAGCTAAGATAGAAGAGGAGCTTATTAAATTCGGTAAGAAATATTTTTCACAGTTTCCTGAATGGGATAACTTTGCTAGTGGAGCAAAGTTGGATTATGATAATGCAATGAAAACAATGACTTTGATGAAGGGTCCCATCCTTGATACCCTCACAGATACATGGAAAATCTTAAAATCTAACTACAATGAGGGTATTAGTAAGGAAGAATACCCTGCATTTGCAGGAAGCTCAGTTTTTGGGGTTTATTCTCGGGCACTTGGTGTTGCACAAGGTGGATATGCGGTTAAAAAATTTGTTGCAACTCTTCAAGATATTGAAGCCGCTGATGATGGAACAGACTGTGGTACCAAAGATTATTTAGATATCTATTTAGACCCTTATTTCAAAAATGAATTCTTATATATGAATATGGTCAGTGATAATGAAAAACTTATTATGCTTTTACCTGAAAATATTGATAAATATTTAGGACGACGGGTTAAACTTCGTAGTCCTATGTATTGTAAATTTGATCCGCCTAAATTATGTAGTAAATGTCTCGGCTTACACCCTTATAAAATGAATATAAAGATGATAGGGCTTGCTTCAACTAAAATTGGATCTACGCTTATGAATAAACGATTAAAAGCATTCCATGTTAAGAAAGTCCATATGTATGAAATAACCGTTGATGATTTATTTGGTTAATATAAATAAGGTGTATAGTATTACTATACACCTTATTTATTTATAAAATAAACCATAGAATGAATATAAAATGGAGGGATATTATGTTAAGAGCAAATCCTGATACTATATTTACAATATCAGTAATACTTTTTATATTTCTATTAATTACAGTAAATAGATATATAAGTATAATTAAAAAGAAAAATAAAAAATTTATCTTTAACCCAAAAATATTAGAAAATTTCGAAATCTGGCTAAATGGTAGCATTGGTTTAAATATAACTAAATATATTGAGGAAATTCTTGGTTCTGAACTTAAACAAGAAGAGGAATTAAATTTATCAGTAGAATTTGTACAAAATGGTATTAATATAGTATGTACAAATATAATTTCACAAATGCCTATATTTTATAAGAATTATATGATGAGTTTTTATGGCGAAGAACGTTTAGTAATGTATATACGCGAAAAAACAAGACAAGTATTTGTTAAATTTGTAGAAAATGTTGTAAAGAAAAGATCTAGCGAAGATTATAAATTAAATAAAGAAGAAGAGGTAAATACTAAAATTATATAAAAAAAAAATAAGGAAGAGTCTTATGCAGACTCTTCCTTACTTCTTAAATTCATTTGAATTTGATTTACAGCTTTTTTAATTTCTTCCTCATCAGGACCTACCAGAATAATACCTACATCAATGTCTTTGTATATATACATATATTCTGCCAGGTCCTCATACAAACATTTCAAATTCCCCCGTTCGTTAGAACACTGCCAACAATCAAAAGAAATAATTACACCAACAGGGTTTTTTTTATTCTTTTTGTAAGTCATTCCAAAAATTGTATTTGCTCCAACAGTATGCTCATATAATTCAATGAAAGCATACTCTGGATTCTTTTTATAAATGTCAATTGCAAGATCATGTTCGCCAATCAGATAGTCCAGATACATACATATCCTCCTTAAAAATATTAAAAAAATAAAGAGTGATGGTTATTTACCATCACTCTAATTATTTGATTTGGTACCGAGGACGGGAATCGAACCCGTACGGGTGTCACCACCCACAGGATTTTAAGTCCTGTGCGTCTGCCAGTTCCGCCACCCCGGCACGTAACCAATCCATGATAGTGGACCCGGAGGGACTCGAACCCCCGACCAACCGGTTATGAGCCGGCAGCTCTGACCATCTGAGCTACGGGTCCATAAATAAAATAAATTATATATATCTAATAGTTAATTAGATAGTATTTTTTAATTAGTTAACTTTTTATATTAAAAGAATAAAGGAGAGAGCAGAACATAAAAAATCCGCTCTCCCCAAAATATGGTAAAATCACTCAGAAGCAGAAACTTCCTCGGTCTTTTCCATTGTCGCCGCAGTCTCTTCTTCGACCGAACCGGCTTGATCGAGATATTTGCAGGCCTCGGCGATTTCCGGCTCGATCGAGAAAATGTCATAATCAGTCACAACTTGCCGCAAAATGAACGGTTCAATATCGGCATCGTCGCGACGATACGCAATTTGCTCGAATACCACGAAAGATGCGTCACTGACATTGATGAACGTTGTTGCCTTGTTCATAGCAACAACTGGATCTTGACCCATCCTCAATTGAGAGGATTCAGACTCGACCCACTCGCCGTCCGTGGCAAACCGGAAAATCGAGACTGTATTTTGATAAACGTCGTTCCGACCTTGGTATTCACCATTCGGGTCCTTGTATTGAACCCGATGAATGCCATACCGCTCCAGGAACTCCTGGAATTTGACTGTATGGAAATACGCATAGCGCGCTTTAGGTTTGTTCACCAAGAACACAAAGCCGTCAGCGAATTCGAACTGATAGTACCGTTCGTTCTGACGACGATTTTCCGGCATGACAACCAAGTTGTCGTTCACGCCGCGCCAGATAAGCCATCCGTCAACCTTCAGCGGACTAGCCTTCGTGTATTCGAAAGAGTCCGTTTTGATTTCAACTTTAGTCGTTTGATTAGCAGCAGGCTTCTGCATCTTCTTCTTGAATTCCCGCAGTTGGTTGCGGAAATCCTTCCGCTCATACTTCTTCTTCTTGTCTCCGCTGGATTCAATCTTCACCACCATGGGCTTTTTCGAAGCGGCCTGAGTTTTAGTGATTTTCTTCATAGTGAACACTCCTTTAGAATTATTTTAGATGCACAAACACTAATTTATTGTTTGCGCTCAATATAATAATATATAATTATATTTTCGTCGATCTACACCAAGGGCTTAGACTCTCAATGTGAAAAATCTTTGTATTAATGGGAGTATATATACAATATAGTTATATGAGATATCAATATCAAATCCAGTTAAATAATTCTCCGATTTAAATGACTTTCCATCATCCGTCATTAGAGTATAATACGAATCAGGGTTTAATTCTCTATAATATTGAAATTCTAAACTTCTCGATTTATAGAATTTAGAAAATTGTTTTAACTTAGATATTATTCTATCATTCGATGATGTTTCTAAAAGATTAAATATATCCTTCAAGAATTTACACATATAGTCCTTATGAGATTCTAATTTCTCTTCCCGTATTCCTTTAACATCCAAAACTTTACCTCTATTTCTATAATAGAATTCAATATTTGAAAATCTATGGAATGAGGTGTATCTATTCTTCAAAACAAATTCAACATTCTTAAATTTAGTCTCTTCGCATGTTTTATTGACTAAAAATATGGCATCTTTCTTTATAGATAATATCTGGTGCTCCTTTATATTATTAGCCACAAAGAATTTTTTTCTCATTTTAGAAAATGATTCAGATAAATCTCTATTGAGAGTTTTATTATCTCTCATCATTTGACCTATTTGAATGGTTCTAGCATGTTTAGGCATTGCCTCTAAATACTCTATAGTTTGGCTATCCAATAATTCATAATACTTTATCAGATTTAATCCAGCATTCTTCATATCATACTCATAAATATTAGCATTAATAATATAATCAATATCTTGAGTCCAAAGATCTCTTTTATATAGAGTATAACCAATATCTTTATCTTTATCTATCAGACGCACTCTCAATTACACATCACCCACATATTTTCTTTTTTTGCTTAAAAAAATAAAGAGAGAAGGGATAACCCTTCTCTCTAATGAGAGCGCCGATGTAGCGTTATTTAGTTATCGGATTCGTCGTCAAGATCATGGATGTCGTTATAGATTGACAAAACGAGATTGAACGCATCCTTCTTGCTCCAACGCTCCGACTTCTTCGAAATACCAAGAGTCTTTACATGGCGCTTAATGAGCTTCTTGCCCTTCTTTGTTTGGGCAAATGAATCGATGGATTGGAGAACAGCTTTCTTGCTGATTTCATTCATCGGGTCTTCGGATTGATTGATCAGAAGAGCAATCCTGTCGATTGCAAACTTCCGGTCAGCAAGTTCCAGCTTCTCCAAGCCTTTGATATCGATTTGGCAGGTATCTTTCACGAAATCCCGCATTCCTTTGATGAATGCTTTTTTCCGTTTCTTGGACTTCTTGGTATCCTTGGAGACGATTTTGATAGCCTTCAGATATTGTTTCAGCTTAATCGTCCGCATTCCATAGGACTTCTCCAAGAACTTCTTCAGAACTTTCATGAAGCCGAGTTCATACTCGGTATCAGAGCATACGAAAATCGGAAGATAACGACGCTCATTGAAAGAACGAGCAATAGTATACGTCAAGAAACGGTTTTGATAAGATTTCAGGGAATCTTTGTAGTTGCGAAGGAAAGTCTGCTTATCCATATCCCCGTTGATAACCGCCTCCATGTCATCTTTAGAGGGAATCAGGGATCGGAAATTGTTGTCGCCGATTTCATCGTCGCCGATTTGCATGTTCTCATGGGAAAGGGAAATGACATAGGCATTTGCGAGAGCCTTTTTGCCACCCTTCTCCAAAAGTTGTTCAAAACGAGATTGGCTGAGGAACAACATTTAAAACACTCCTTTTATTATTTTGATTTAAGTTACTGATATGTTTCCAGGGTATATTTAAATATACCCTGGAGTATTATTGTTTGCGACACATTACTCATCGTCGTCTTCGTCGCTGCCAAAATACTCCTTCTCGTAGTCTCCGTTGAAGTCATTGAGAGGGGTAGTATTCATGCAGGTAACGATCAGCTCAGTCTCTTCGTCATGATCGACTTCCAGAATATTCTTCATATGCTCTTTCAGATTGATATGAACAATAGTTTCACCCATCGACATTACAATCCATGGATCTTTCTTAACCTCTTCAAACTGAAGAGCAATGTGAACTTCATTGTCATTAGTCCCAGATCTGTAGATTTGAATATTGTTTTCAGTACAGATAGAAACCATATCTCTGATTTCCTCGTCATCGCCCAACTCCTCAGGGCTAATTTTCTGTTTGACATCCTTCAGAGCATCAACAACATGAGGAAACCTTGCAAAGAACAAATCCCTTACAATTTTATCAGATTCTTCAGAATTGTCAGAATTAATGAGATTGAAAGCATCTGTTAACTCCATGAGTTTTCGTTCTCTTTCAAGACTCTCATCCTTCTTCAAGACATCTATCCCCCTAGATGTAGAATAATAGGTGGAGATAGGTCTTTTGGGACGGTTACGAACCGGTGGAGTTTCTTCCGGGACGGATTTTTCTATTTCCTGATCCTCAGGAACATAGAGTTTTTCCTCGGATGATACGCCACCAGAGAGCCGTTTAAGCTTCTGCAGAACAGATTTGTTCAAATTCTCCTCTTCTCCTTTCATATTAGTTCTATTGGATATAGCCACGAACTGTTTGAGTGTGGCTCTATCTCTATGCTTATTAAAATTCTTATAAAACTCATCCAATTCTTTGGATGGTTTATACTTCGGAATCTTGACATTGTCTTTGTATTTAGTTTCAGTATATCCTTCAAGGACAACATCAATCCGAAAGACATTTTCACATTTATCACATTCCAGCATAGTAAAATCGTTATTATAGCGAAGTTTACCTTTACAATATTTCTTCTTCTCCCCATCTCCCTTATACCGAACATGAGGACAAGAGAAATTGCCCAATGACTTCAGTTCTACATAACCGAAGTCGATAATTCTAATCCTTCCTTTTCTATCGACTCCGTAGTTTTTATGCTTATCGAGACCAAGGTCGATAAGAATGAAACCTTCTTCATCCAGTCTTTCGAGCATCCGACGGATCTTCTTTTTGGTCTCTTTTTTCTGAAAATAGTCGAAATCAATAGTCGGACACTTTTCCTGAACCAGGATAAGGCCCTCTTCATCGAGCTCATACGAGGTTGCGAAATCCTCGCTCAAACTCGACTTGTGGAATTCATTCAAATTGTCGAGAATTCCCTGAGGATCAAAACCGACCTTGAAAACCACCTTCGGATAGTCTTTATGCGTATAACATACCCGGTTAGTTCCCGAATCAAGCGGCTTCAATCCATTTTTCTTCATGAGCTTATCAATCTTATCCGCCTTCTCTGGATAATTCATGGACGAGTCGGCCCATTTGAGAATTTTCTCAAAGACTTCATCGGGGAAAACGTCATTCAGAATTTTTCCCATAGTATTCTTCCTTTCTCTTTCCAAATTCGTCGTTCTTTACATTACAATAATATATATTTCAATAACAGTTGGAATTTTACTAATATTTAATAGCCATACATATTGAAGAATCCTTCTTTGCCCCAGAAAGCATCCATAACTGCTTCATTAACAGATTCATTCTTCATTAATTCTTTATGAAAATTCTTAAGAGTACAATCAAGTTCCACAGGATGGTCTTTTTTCTCCTCTTCCACCAATTTCTTTAGATATTTTCTATAATCCTTTTTACTTAAGAGTGTTTGATCATAAGCTTCAGGGTTTAATAAATAAAGAAGTCCCTTAGAACCTTTGAGAATATTCTTCAATTTTTTAGCACGCTTTTTCTCATATTTCTTTTTCTTCTCAAGCTCTTTAAGAACACCTGCAAGATTCTTAGCAGGTTTCATTTTATATTCATGATAATCTGAGTCATCTCTTACAGTTGCATATTTTTCAAGAGACTGTTCTCTTTCATAGTCTTCCTGTTTTATGATGTATTGAACAAATGCCTTCTTTCTTTCTTCAGTTAAAGAATTATAGTATCTTTTTACAGGTTTAGAGAATTTAGATACAATAAATTCTTCTCTGGACACATATTTATTATTCTCGTAAAGTTCCTTTTCCAGCTTCTTAATATTTTTCTTCAAAGATTTTTTAAATTTTTTATTCTTTTTAGACATATGCCCGCACTCCCCTCATATCGCTTCTAATTGGGACAATCCCTGGCTCAGGCATTTGCTTGCAAGTCCATCCACATATTTATTATATACCAAAAGCCTTAATAGTTCCTCATTAGAAATTTTCATTTTATTTACTTTAGCAAACTTGTCCCTGGCCTTTCTAAATTTCTCATTAGTAAATAACTCTTTAGGTATATCAAGTTTAAGTTTCTTTTTCTTATGCCGATTTTCAAAATAGCAGCAGATTTCCTCTATATAATTAGAGTATATATGGTGGTCAATTGCATGGGAATTAATATGATAAAATCTGAGATCGTACATATCATTTATAAGATAATTTTTATAGATCTTCTTAAAAACATCTTGATTTGCAACCTGTTCACCATTTGAGTTTTTCAATATCCCATTCCGCGAACGTTTTATCCATTTATAAATCCAATCCCTACACGATTCAACAGTTATCAGTGAATCTGAGTATACTGCAACGTGGACCGGAATACTTATATATTTCTTATCAACTTTCTTTATCATTTTATTAATTTTATTCATACCAAGTAATATTGCAGACGATTCAGCAAGGTTATTAGTTCCGTTATTAAAAAATTCAGTCCCATCTTTTATCAATGTATCCTTTAGGTAAATAGCATACGCCGAAGCGCTTGCTTTAAATTTATCATTTAAAACTGATGATCCATCTGTGAACAGTTCCAGAATCAAAATTCACACTCCTCTCAGGTTATTAATATCACATCAATAATATATATTTTTTCGAGATAAGTGAAAAAAGTCCCATATACAGCATTGTTGCTGTATATGGAAGTGTTTTGAGCAAAATTAATATTTAAACGTATTGCGTACAGCCTGAGTGAATCTATCTTGAATAGCCCCGATAACGTTAGCAGGAATATCTGCAAATTTATTAATCTTACTTGCAAGGAATAAGCTAAGTTTACGGGAAATATCAGGCTCATTGAGGTTAATTGCGGCCATATTAGCCAGAAAATCCAGTAAGCCGATATTATTAACAAACATGCCGTAGTTATTAGCATTTCCCACTGTCAATGAATTATATAAACTTCTTATGGTTAAGGATACTTGAACTTCGAGAGGAAGTCCATTTCTGGACATAGAATCACCAGAACCAAATCTCGATATTGAAACATAGTCGACTAAACCCAAATCGCAGTTAAATACACCTTTAGCGTTTGCCTGTATCAAAAATGGCGAGTAATAACCATTTGGTCCAAATTGTCTTGGAAAGGCAAGAGCAATAATCATATTAAGAGGGACCATCACATTTAAGTAGAACGCCTCAGGATCTCCATATGGAGAATGTAAGTGGATATCAATCGTAAACGTTCTATTAAAAGCCGAGTCAGTCCAAATTTCCGGAAGAAGCATATTCGCTCCAGTTATAACAGTTCTAAACCCCACATTCAAGTTATTCATTATACCCTTAAACATCCCGATATTAGGGTTGTCGCCGTCTTGAAAATTTTTGATCATCATTTCAGTAGTATTCATAACCTGCGTCTCATAATTTGCAGGGTTCATGGCATCCAACTGTCTACCTGCACCTACGCCCATTATAAATGCGGCTTCTCTTGCTTGTGAAGATGCTTTATTTAAGATGCCATCTAACATAGATTTTGTTGTAGAGTTAGAGCCCGTTTCAGACATACCAGATGATTGTTTATTGAAATATAGTGATAGTACTCCATGATTTTTAGCAAAATTTAAAACGCCTTTACCGCCATCTGATTCAACACGCTCAGAGGACCAATTGAAGAATTCATATGTGCTAGAACCTGGACGTAGTCTTTTATCTTTTATTCCCAAGTAAATGGCGGATGTTCTATTTAATGCATTTACAATTTTAATCCATTCATTATATTGGGTCTGAAAAGTATAATATCTTGCAATTTTTCCATCTAATATTTTTTGAATCATATCAGAAACAGCTTCAGAAGATTGTTCAACCATGGACTCTAATAAATTTACTAAGCTATCCCTAGTCTTTTTATCTACACCTTTACCCGAAAGAAATCTCGGGCCACCAGGTATAATATAACATACAGGCATATCCATCAAAACATTTTCAGTGTACATCCTGCCAAAACTCGACCCACTAGGCCTCATATCGGCAGTCCATAAAAACTGTGAAGGTAAACCATATATTGATCTGAGAGAGGTCAATTTAAATTCTGCCATCTCAGAATAATTTTGATATAAACTTCTTATTTGCTCCAAATCCTCACTAAAATCGAGTCCATCATCAGGAGCCTGTGTTGCTGTATCTTCCTTAGTAGGTGCCGGGGCAGGTTTATTAGGAGGTGTATCAGAAGAAACTTTCTGCATATAAGTATTGGATGATGATTGTATTGTGGACCACCCAGAGCTATGTTGACCCCACAATCTACCATCAGCATCTTTTTGAGTATTTGTAACATTAACAACCTGATTTTTGGTTAATACTCTACCTGTTTTACTTGCGCTTAGACTTGGCCCTGAACGAACATTTAAGGCATCGACCAATACTTTATATTCAGCCATTTTTTATCACCTTCTTTTCTAAAAAATATTCTATTATTTAAAGGTTTTAAATAAAAAGGAGGATGGAGAATTTCCATCCTCCTTCATTTTTATAACACAGTTCCTTTAGCAATCTGGGCTATGATACCACTTTTATCATTACGTTTCCTATTAGCTCCTGACCCTGAGCTCAATGGATTAATAGGAGGTGTATTTGTATTAGAAACAATGGGCCTAGAAGTAGATGTGGTCCCTCTTTGATTATAGGCCTGTTCTATACTCTCAAAATAATTCTTAAGAATTTCCTTAGCTTCATCAGATATACCAACAAGGTTTTCCAAAGAGCTTGCTATTACGGTAAGAAGTTGTATAATCTTATCGAAATTATTATTAGCATTCCCACTACTTGAAGTGACAGCCTCGCTAACCCTCTGAGTATATTCAGAAATGTCAGGAGGACCAAAATTATTGTCGTAGATAGGATCTCCGCCACCAGTCTGACCCATTATTGGTGGAGTAAAGCCGGAAGTATAAGTTACACCACCTATAGTTCCTTTAAACTCAGAAGAAATGTATCTAGCAAGATTAGGATTAGGTTCCATAGGTGTGCCGAATAAAGGCATCAATTCACTTCTAGATCTACCATATAGCTTAGTTTCAATAGGCTCAAAATGCCATGGCTCCCAGCTCATCGGACGATACAGCCCGAATTTCGCAAGTTCAGCCTCAGACAGATTTTGAATCCAACCACTTATATCAGCAGCTATACCTACAGCGTGATTACTTCTACCGGGGTCAGCAACCCATTTTCTACGCTCAGCTTCAGATTTGCCAGGGTTTTTAGCTCTCCACTCATTAATTAGCTTGATCTGTTCTTCGTCTGAACGATAACCAGAATTAATTGTAATAGATTTACCATATGCTCTAGATATATTATTGAGTCTTTCAGCAAGAAATTCATGAACATCATTATCTCCGCGCACCAGGGGGTAAAGCTGTGAGTTTCTCGCTTTAACTGCATTAATATCAGAACTTGAATAAGTCTTATTAGCAGCATTGAAAGTAGCTCCCACTCCAGTTGAGCTGGTATCGACTATAGCGGCATAGAACGGGTCAGTTTGTTTCATAAGTTCTGCATCGAGAACAGATGTCAGCTCAGAAGGATCAAATCCGAACATCTCTTTTACTTTATCGCCAGCAAGGAAAGTTCCTAAAGCACCAAGTGTAGATGCCATAGTGTATTCCTTGACTGAGCCGCTAGTTGCTGCATCCATTCCAGCAAGCCCTGTGATGCTAGCAGCGGCGGCAAGGTCTATAGGAGTCATTTTAGACGTATCTACCACATCTTTAAGATCCAGACCAGTATTTTCTTTAAGATTTCTTACAACTCTTTCAAGATATTCTCTGCCATGTCCTCTTCCATAACCACCAGTATCATATAATCCTATGCCCTTCTTAACATTTCCAGGACCTACATTATATGCAATAATCGCTTTAGTTGCGTCTCCTCCAAACATATCAAACATTTGTCGGAGATAAGCCATAGACATTGTGGCGTTAATGTTTTTATCGAACGCCATATTATGGTTATACTTACCAAGTTTCAAAGTATTTTCATATATTCCTCTAGCCGTATCCTCTAAGAGCTGACCCCATCCTCTTGCGCTTGAGACAGGGTTAACAGCCTTAGAGTAAAGATTACTTTCGGTTTCAGCTAATGCCAGCCATAAGTGTGGGTTTATTCCAAATCTTTCAGCAATAGAATTTATCATAATTAAATCCGATGCAGTGGCGTCGGTTCCGGGTATAGCACCCCTTATAGCATATGATAAATCATCATATACTGGATCGCCGCCACCCTTTTCATCGGGCACCGCTATAGAATCTAACCATCTTGCAACTTTTCTACCAACATTTCTTGCACTTTCACCAGTTTCCTTACCAGCTTTGGACATTTTCTCTTTTGCGGTTTTACCTCGATCACCAAAGATCGAGTTCCATATATCTGATGCCCAATCAGTAGCTTTATTCCAAAGATTCTTTATACCAGTACCAAAATTCTGAAGAGGTTCGACTACCCAGTCGTCCCACTTGTTTCCAACCCAATCACCAACAGCTTTAAATCCTTCTCTAACTGCACCAACCGCTCTATTTAAAGGATTGACGATCCATGATTGCCACTTATCGCCAACCCAATTTCCTATTTCAGTAAATTTAGTTTTAAGCGTACCGAAGAAATTCTTTATAGGTTCAGGTACGTATTCTTCCCATACTTCCCCAAACCAATTTTTGACATTGGTCCATTTCTCAGAAACAAAGTTTCCAAAATTGTTAAGCGGGTCGACGACCCAACTATTCCATTTTTCAGCAGTCCAATCTTTAAATTTACCCCAAGATTCCTTTATCCATTCCATTCCTCTTTGGAATGGTTCAACAACCCACTCATTCCATTTTTCGTTAAGAGTTCTTTTAAAGTTATTCCACAATCTTCCCACAAGGGCACCAAGAGATTTCAGTATCTCGGCACCACCATCTATTACACCAGAAGTTATCTCAGAGATCATTGTGATAAACCCAGTAGAAAGGTTTCTTACTGTTTCAACAGGTGCGCTATTCCAGAACTTAGTTGCTGCTTCAATCGTGAAGTTTTTAGCTTTATTATATTTATCTTTAGCCCATTCGGCAATTTCATCTTTCTTCTCATAAAGACGTCTTACGCCCGCTTCACCTATTATGGCTCCACCAATACCACCAATAGTCGCACCAACAATATTTCCAATACCAGGTACTATCGTACCACCAGCTGCACCAAGAGCGGCACCAGCTGCAAATCCTCCAGCAATTCCACCAAGGGTTCCGAATAGACCCTTTTTAGCTTCATCTTTTTCCTCTTCAGTTTCAGCAGAATATACATTATATGCATCATAGCCAACAAGTCCTAATCCAAGAAGAGATCCAATTACGGGTACTCTTTTGGCACCTCTAGCTAAATTGGCTAATCTAGAACCAAGAGTTGGTTTAGCTCTATACGTCCCATCTCTGCCCCGAACCATTTCAATAGATTGGCCTCGCCCAGGTCCTCTACCGTCTGTAGGTCCAGGTAAAGAGAGGGTTCCTCCTCTGCCACCTCTTCCTCTACCTTGTGTGCCACCACCAGGAGGTAACAATATGGTGCCACCGCCAGCCGGAGGACGGACTGAACCTCCGCCCTTTGTAGTAGCCCCACCGCCTCCTCTTTTTCCACTAGAAGGTGTATCTACACTCGGACCTCCACCGAACCATCTTCCAAGTCCTGTGGTAAGTCTTTTCATTATATTATAAATATCCCTTAGGAACGGTGCAAGAAATGCACCAAGAAGAGGCCACATATTCTTAATAGCGCTACTTATGTTTCTAAGTGTATCAAATATACTTTTACCTTTCTCATCAGTAGTGGCTTTATTAGTTACATCCAATAATTGAATATTGGAAACTACAAGTTCATTTAAAAGACCTAAAGATGCATTACGATAATCTTGCTCAGTCCTTACCCTCTTAGTCAGACTTTCAATAGCCATAATACGAGGTATCGGACTGATCCATTTACTTCTGCTCATACGAGCTATAAATGAACCAGCTCTAGAGAATATGTTACTGGCTTTTCTTGTGCCTGTCTGTGTAGCAGATGCGTCTCCTGGACGCCCCTGAGAAGTGCCGGTTGTTCTACCATCACCTGTGGCTTGAGCTGTTTTAGATGACGCAAATGTCTGTAAATCTAAACCTAATCTTCTTTTAGCTGTAATAGTATTAGTTTCATCTCCGCCACCACACGGAAGTGTTTTTATACATTCCTCAATTTTATTAAGGATATCAACTTTTCCAACATCCTCTACTTTATCCAAGGTGCCACCAACTACATACACAGGTTTACCTGAGAGTCCAGTGAGGCTCCCTTGAATTTGACTCATTCGTCCGATTCCAAATAATCTGCCAACAGCCCTAACTCCTCTACCAATAAGACCAGCAGCGAATTTGGCCATACCCATTACGGCTTTACCAACTTTTACCGTGAGATTCCCTATGCCTTTAGCAAGGTTCCATAACCCTTTAGTGACAGCAGGAATTGCTTTTCTTGTTAAGTTGATCATGCCAAGGGCTGCATCTTTAGCCAAGCCACCGATTCCCTTGGCTATTTGCCACATCCCTTTGGCCACATCTCCAGTCACCTTAAATAATGCTTTAAGGGGTTTTACAACTACCCCATCTAACAGAACTTTAGAAAAATTCACTAACGATTTAAAGAAATTAGATCTAAAGAAGTTTGCTATGCCCTTAACAATTCCTCCCATTGCTCTGAATGGGAGTTTTACAATTCTATATAACGATTTTCCAAACCAGGTTACAGCTCTTCCAATCATTCTAGGAATTTTCATAAATGCTTTAGTTGTGAAATTCCAAAGACGCCGGATTGGTTTAAGAATCAGGGTCTTGGTAAGGTTTTTCATAAACGTAAATGGGCTTCTGATAATGTCCATTATACGTCCAAATATTCCTCTACGTTTACGATTACCTCTTTCTCCCTTGAGACCCTTAGCCTCTTCAGAAGGAGCCCCAAAGGCATCAAGCATTATATTAGTAATAGTCTCAACATTATAACCCAGACCATCAAGTTGACCGTGAACTTCATTTCTGATATCTCTTACATATTGGAGAAGAGTAGAATTATGAGCTGTAAATTTATCATAGTCAAAACTTCCCACAAGCTCAAGAGCTTTGGACTTCCCTTGTGCATTAAGTCTTTCTTTTACAGTGATACCATCAAGTAATTGATGATTTATACTTTGAGTAGACTCATCAATATTTTTAAGTTTCTTTCCAAAAGATACTAATACTCCAAATATTTTACTAAGTATCGATCCATCATCTTTAGATTTCCCGATTCCGCCACCTAAATCGAGTTTTAATCTGCCGTTACCAGCAGATGCGGCAGGACTTCCTGCTGCAAAGAATTGTAGAAATCCATATTTCTTAAGTTCGTCACCATATTTACCTTCTTTAATATTCTTATTCAAACGATCCATGAAGGACCCTTTAGATTCTTCCCTAGGAGCGGGAAGTAAACCCGCAACATTAGCTTTAGAAATTGCATCTTTGGTTTGCTCTATAATAGAAGATCCCTGTTTACTTAAAGACTCATCTTTATCTTCTCTACTGGAACCATATTTTTCGAGAATTTCATCCCTACTCATTCCAGTTTTTTCAGCTTCAGAGTCAATAATAGAATTTGCAAACAGAGTTAATCCCTTGATAGGTGCCGTAAGAATCATTGATAATCCTTTTCCTAGGAAATTGAAGAATCTATCGAGGGTCTTCTTCAAGGGATCAGTTATATTTTCTTTAATAAAATTCTTAAGAGGAATTCCAACATTTTTCGTGAATACTTCATGAAAAGCATTTACGAAAGATTTCTTCATATCAGCCCATGCGTCTTTGATATTCTTTCCAAGAATACCAAATGCCGCCCTAAGAGGTTGCATTGCATGGAACAACGGGGCTTTAATAGCACTATCAAACCATTCACCAATAACTTTACCTTTATTTCTTAACCATCCTTTAAACGGGATCAGAAATTCATCACGAACAAAATCTCTTACACTTCCAAGCAACCCACCGACTCTTCTACCAGACTCGGGGTCCACTTTACCAAACATAAATTCTTTAAATTTCTCAGATGTGGACAGTATAGACATGGAAGCACCAACCATTGCGCCTACAAGAGGTCCGCCTGGTAATAACCCTCCGGTCACAAGACCAGATAGTGCTCCAAATATACCACCAGCAATACCTCTAGGAAGATTTTCTTTAATTTTATTGCGCATTTCAGGAGTAATCAGACCTTTAGTGATTATATTGCCATCTTTATCAGTCTGACCAAACAGCATATCCTGAACCTTTTTAGATTTAGCAGCAAAGCCTAAAGCCGATCCAATTGTCAAACCAATTAACGGACCTCCAGGTAAGAAGAAGCTTGCCCCCATACCTAGAATACCGCCAGCTCCCATAGAAGGAAGATATTCTTTCATCTTGTCCTTGAAGTCAGGACCAAGAACTCCTTTAGTTATAATATTTCCTTTTTCATCAGTTTTACCAAAAAGCCATTCTTGCATAGTTTTGGATTGAGAAGCAAATCCTATAGCTGAGCCCAATGTAAGGCCGAGTAATGGACCTCCAGGGAGAAGGAGACTTGCTCCTAAACCAAGTATTCCGCCACCCAGTATAGAAGGTAACGTTTGCTTAACTTCATTTAAAATCTTTTTATAGTGAGGAGGAATAATTCCAGGTCTACCCTCTTCATCGTTACCAAAGAGAAACTCTCTAAATTTCTTTGAATGTCCAGCGAATGCGATAGTGGAACCTATCATAGCCCACATCATAGGACCGCCAGGTAAAACAGCACTAGATATTGCACCCAAGGCACCGCCAGCCAAGCCTTTGGGTAAAAATCCTTTAAGCTCTCTCTTCCATTGATCTATACTTCTTTCTACATCCTCATCAGATTCATTTTTCTTAGATTTGAAGAGATTATCGAAGATCTTGTAAGTCCTCTTAAGCTGATCCATTATTCCGGAAAGTAATCCGTCATCTCTTCTCTTAGTGACTTTTCTTACTTCCCCAGTTTCAGGATCTACTTCATCAATCTCATACTTTGTGCCGAACAATCCAGTTTTAACAGATTCCATTATATTTTTAGAATATTTCTTCACATAAGCAAATACAGAGGTTTCTTTATTTTGCTTAACGACTTCACCAGTAGATTTTACATAACCTGAGCCGGTGAAGAAGTGTCTAAGTTGGTTAGAATAATCTTTAAACGAATTTGCAATATCGGCAAGAATACCGCCAGTGTAAAATCCTTCTTTGTTTAATGATCCAAGGAAGAATTCCTTCATTTTTTCATATTTAGCTTTAGCAAAATCTTTAAATCTATCAAGGAATGGGGTTAATTGCTGTTGAAATTTCGTGAATATACCATCTTCCCCAAAAAACTTCTCATGGAGTGGGGATAATATATTCTTATCGACCCACTTCAAAGATTTATCAATAGCATTAGAAATTCTTTCAGTCATCCGAGCGAAGAAGCTGTTTCTACTAGGGCCGTCACCACCGCCATCATCACCATCCTCTGATGACTCTTTTCCGTGACGACCAAAAATAAGAGCATGGGCAAATTCATCTATTTTATTTGCCACTTTTGTGAAAATATTTGAAGGTGAAAATCCCTGTTTTATAACTCTAAATTTATCCCTTAAAGAAGATTGTTTTGTAACTTCTTCAACAAATCTCCTGAATCCAGTATGTTGGTAGCCAACACTTCCTGAGATGGCCATTGACCTCAGAAGCTGTTCTTCACTTTGTTGGAAGCTTTCTTCTAAATCCTTCTTTCCCTGGAGTGTGGACGGACCCTCACCTCCAGTGATAGGAGTTGATGGTTGCATAGCTACCGACACTTTACCTTCTCCGTAATTAGTAGAATCAATCTTTCTACCCATAATTCTTTTAAGAAGGGAAGGTCTAGAAGGCATAGTCCCTATTTGAACAACTTTTATTCCTTCAATAAGAATATTTTTAATATCCCTGAGAAGAGTATTCGTAGTAGAATATCCCGAACCTGCTTTAACAGTAGGAGCCTCAAGACCAGAATATGCTATTCCTAATCCAGATTCAGCAAGCTCTTTCTCAATATTCTCAACAGTTCTACTTGCCCCCATGCGCCCCTTAATGATTCCCTGGGCTATTCTGTTTTGAACAGATTTGGGCATACTCATAAATGCTGCACGCAGTAAGTTATATGATCTTTCATCCTTTAATTGTAGCCCGCTTAAATCTTTAGCAGATTTAGTGGTATAAGGGTTATAGTTTCTACCAGAAGTAATTAAGTAATCGAGAAACGTATCGAGTTCTTCGATCATAAATTCAGAAGTTCCGCCTTTAATTTGGGCAAGCCTGCTCTTCATTCCTTCACGGATATCGTACATCTCGTAAACTCCACCCTGACGGATTCTCTTCTGATGATCTTTAGTAAGACCCACAGTTTCTACAAATTTACCAGAGGAATAGTTATAGATCATAACTTTATTAGAGCCTTGTACCGCCGATAAAATATGGGATAATAGCGTAGGAATTACTTCAGTTATCGCTTTATCGGCTCTTCCGTTATATTGCATTACACCTTTATGGAATTTAGATGGATCAATTTTTCTTCTTCCATCAATTTCTAATCCAAAAATAGATCCTAACATCTGTTTGAAAGGGCTAGAAAAATCCCCCTTCATTCTATTCAGACCTAAAATTAGGCTTGAAAATAGTCCTGTAACTGAATTATCTAAACTTTTCATAACTAATTTAAGAGACTTGGGCATAAGCCCAGCTACCATAAAATCAGTTAAAAACCCAAGAGGGTTATTTTTAATCATTCCAAGAATTCCGCCTTCGCCACCTCCAGCCATTTTGGACATAGAGGCGGCCAAGCCAAGGCTTGTTCCGCCAAACCATGTTGAGAAATTCTTCTTTATAGCTTCGCCATATGCTTTAAGATCTAACCCGCCGCTGCTCAATATATCCTCGAAAGAAGTAGGTGTAGATCCAGGCTCCTCTTTCTTCGGAATAAGACCTTCTTTAATCTCGCGCAACTCCTGTAATACATTATCATAAAATGTAAGAGTTTTATTCATATGATCCACAATTTGATTATTGTGGAATTCTACTATAGATGTAAGAAGATTATTTGTATCAGTAATTGTCTTTATCGTCTCCGTATGCATTTGAGACGAAAGAGTCATAAACATCGAAGACAGCTTTCTATTATTTCCAACAATATAGTTAGCAGAACGATCAGAAGCTTCTACAATCGTTTCCATTAAAGCTTTAGTTCTCAGATTAGAACCAGCTTCCCTTATTTTAGTCTGCTCAATAGTTATAGACGTATCATCTTCACGGATACTAAATTCCACATCATCAAGATCTCCAGAGTCATCGTCTAAATCTAATCGTCTTTCAAACGCTTCATATTCTCTTTCAAAGTTATTTATTTTTCCGGTCTTCAAGTCTTCAAAGGCATTTCTTTTTATATCGTCTAAATCCTTCAAAAACTGAGAGACCATATTATTTACTCCGCTTGCGCTAGCGGAGCCTTTTGTTGATGCGAATCTCTTTACATATTGCACGCCAGAAGAAAATATTTCTTTATTTTTCTCATAAGTGCCACTAAGCACTGGCATTTCATTCTTAACAACGTTTTTAGCTGAATAATAAAGCGATTTGCCCAAATTGGACAAATACGACTTGGATAAAGCCAACTTTTTCCACACCTCCTTATGGTTATTAAAGTGTTTTTATTTAAAAAGAATGATTTTTCAAAAAAAAAAAATAACCGCAGAAGGAGAAATCCTTCTGCGGTATTCGATTAGCTGAGAAGATCTTTCACTTTCGGGTTGTACCGAGACTTCATGGCAATCTTCCGGTGCTTATTGAACTTGATGTTCTTGATCATCGGTCGACCACTGCCGTCCTTTTGATTCGGTACATGACTGCGACGTACGCGCTCGTCGAAATCGCGCATGAAGAACGTTTGTTCGACGTCGCCAACTCCAAAGAATTTCACTGCTTTGCCGACCTTATCCATGTATAGATGGTCAGCATGATGAACAGCGTCAATTACGACAGCTGCCAAAGATTTCGGAACTTTGTAGTTCTCCAGAGCAGCAAGTGCTTCATTGCTGTTAAGGCCGAGTTGTTTCAGGATATCGGCAACAGCTTTCTTGAATTCTTTACCGAGAAAACGATCTTCGGTGATGAATTCACCCTTCTTGACCTTGGTGTTCTTTGCGACATAGTTCGGATCGCTGAGCAGTGCTTCAACAATGGATGTCAGTTCCGACTTGTTGAACACTTTGCGCGGAGAAGGATTCTTCTCCTTCAGACGTTGGATAACGTCGTCAACAGCAACGATTTTCGTTTTCATGATTTAATCGCTCCTCATTTGATATTTTGATAAATTTAATTCATAGTTTGCAAAATGTTTTTTAATTATACTCAGAGATTACTTCTTTTTACTTTTAGGAGATTTTGAAGGTTTTTGATGAAAAAATCCATTATAGAAGATAGCAATATGACCACTATCAGTTCTACCATAACCGCCAATTATCTTAGTGGTTACAATATCATCATCTCCATTTACTACAATATTATGCACTTCTTTCGCTTTTTTCTCAATATCTTCAGGAGAGAAACCAAACACATCTGTTTGAAGCATCTTCATAATAACACTCTTATTCACATCTTTAACAGCTACAGACATTTCAATCTTCCTCCATTAGTTTATTAATATCGAGTTTGTGGCCCAATATAATAATATATATTTAAGCCGCATTTTTCATTATTGTGGGCATATATTAGCTAAATTAAATAATGGAAACACCAAAATAATGTTATCATAATACGAAAGGAATGATATCTTTGATAGATATCAGGTTTCTTAAGCCTAATATTATTTATAGAAATAACTCGAAATTTATACTCCCCTTAAATGTAAAGGAGAGAACAAAGGGCACAGTCTATGTACCTATAGTAAAAACCGAAAAGGATACTTTGAATTTTTTTACAGATCCTATGTGGGTTATGAGAAATATACGATTTTATTACCATGAAAAGCTGTTTAATTACAAGATCTATAATAAAGTAATAAGATACCGTATCAAAGATACTGAACTTAGGGAAATGTTTGAAGAAAAACTGAGTCCAATTTTGCCGGAATTAAAATTGGCCATTAATTATTCAATTATGAAGGGAAGAAACTATATCCACGATGTTAGTTTCTTCACCAAAGAATTCTTCAATATTGAAGATTCAAGATTTGGTATGCTTAGAGTAAATGAATACTTTAGATTGTTTAAAGAATTTATTCCAAAGAAAATAGATGATACTCTCTATAATAATAAATGTATGTTTATTCCTATTGATTACTGGATAAATGACGTAAAAGACTTTTCGATCTTTAATTTGAGAAAGACCGATAATTTCATCTCATTATTCTTCCATAAACTCAAAGACGATCCTTCATATTTTTCTGAAAATTTTAGCGGATGGAAGTTTTTCTTCACATATAAAAACCAAATGTTCTTTATGATGCCTGAGACGTTTGATGAAGATACTCATAAAGAGTTTAGAAAACTTTGGAACAAGCTTCGTCCGGTAAAGGGTAGTGAAGTAAAGGATATTGAATCATTTGCTACCGAAGAAGAACTCGAAGAGATTATTGAAGCTAAAAACCGTACAAAAATTCAAGAGAAAATTGATGAATTTATGAAAGATGATGAACTTGATGAGGAGATTTTCAATACCCTTATTGATAAAACTGCTAAAAAACTAAATGTATCTATAAGAGATGAGGATTTGAAAGAGGTTCCAGATTCCATTGTAACTCCATTGGAGCTTGAGCTGGAGAAGGTTAACTCTGAGCTCAATGAAACGCTTCCTAAATCTAAACCAAGGATTGCCAGAGAAATAAAGCTTATTAATGATATGAAATCTATTAAAGTGGATGATATGACCATAGAAGAAATCCAATCTAGAGCTAAGTCAAACAAAATAGACCCTATCGAATTACCAATTGATACTATTAACGAATCCTTGAGGAAAATGACCTTTCCAAATTTCGATGAGGCCTACTTAAAAAATCATTATAAGAAAGATATAATCTCAATGATGACGAATCTCCAATACAAAGATAAACCTCTATATTTAATTGACGCTAAGGTTAAGGATGCGAGCGATCCTCTTAATAAAGTAGAAGAATATACATTTACATTTGAAGATGAAAAAGGCAAAAGGCATAATTTTAGTGTACTTTTACCTAAGTTTATAAATGGGCGGTTTATGAAGATTGGCGGAAATAAGAAAATCATGGTTAATCAAATAATACCGTTACCGATCATGAAGACTGCCCCTGACACAGTTCAAATCGCTACTAACTATAAGAAGACATTTATAACCCGATTCGGTCAAAATATTTCACCTAAAGTGGTAGAATTTTATAAAAAGATGTCTTCATTGTCAAATAGTAAAGTAAAAGTCGAACTCGGTTCAGCTAAAGGTAATCGCCAATATATTACCACGATAGAATACGATGAACTTGCTTCTAAATATAAGAAGATTCATCTCCCTGATATGGTTGTATATTTATCTCAATCAGATATCAGGAGAGATATGAAGAAGATGGGGATTGGAAACCCTGACGACACTTCTTCAATAATTCCTATTGCTATAAGAAATAAGAAAGAAGTTATATATTTGGATTCAGATAATAATATTGTAATTTTTCCTAAGATATCTGAACAGGGCGAAAATATAGATTTTATGGACTTTTTGGTAAAAGAAATTTCAAATCATGATGAGTCATTTAAAGATATATATAAGTCGATACCCAGAGAAAGAAAATATATGTATTCAAGATCTCTTATAATGGATAGAAGAGTTCCGGTTGTTCTTCTTTTATCATATCTCGAAGGCCTGTTGAATCTTATGAAGAGGGCTAATATTAATTATAGAATAATATCTAAAGAAGATTCTCCGAATGTCCCTAAGTACACTAAAGGTAAAGAAGATGTAATTGAGTTTTCAGATGCATGGCTTATATATAAAATGTATCCTCTGAGAAATACTCTTCTCATGAATGGATTCTTAGAAGTTCCTACTAAAATGTATGATATCAAACAATTTTTAACCAAAGATGTTTATCATGAAATTTTTGATACTTTATTTGGTCGTAGTAATATAGGTTATGCGTTTGAAAACTTCCAACAATTGTTTATCGACCCTATTACTGAAGAAATTCTTAGAGATTTTAATCTGCCTACGGATTTTATTGATGTATTCTTATATGCAAACGCATTGCTCGAAGATAACTCATACACCGACGAGGGTGATATGAGAATGCATAGAGTAAGATCTAATGAAATGGTGACAGCATTCCTGTATGATGTACTATCTAAAGCATATGAAGAATACCGACTGTCTGCTGATAAATCTATTCCTAAAAAATTTACAGCGAAAAAAGATGCTGTAATAACTAAGATACTAACCAGCCAGGTTACTAAAGATTATAGCGACTTGAATCCTTTATATACTATTGACTTGATGAGGAGTACAACATTTAAAGGTCCTGCTGGAATGAACCAAGATAGATCTTTCAATCTTTCTAAACGTTCATTCCATCCTTCAATGACAGGAGTTATCTCTCAAGCATCACCTATATCTGGCGCTATAGGAATTGCTCGAACCCTTACAGTTGATGCAAAAATTACATCTACTAGGGGATATATTGATGTAGTAGATGCACCTGAAGATATTAAAAAATTAAGTACTACAAATCTTGCAAGCGGTGCTGAAGCAGCACTTCCGTTCTCTATCACATCCGATGAACCTGAGCGAGTTGCGATGTCTTCGGCTCAGTCTCGACATACCCTTGCATGTGTGGGATCTGATAGAAACTTGGTATATACAGGATTCGAGAAAGCTCTTCCTCATTTAATCGGAGATACTTTCGTGTTTAAAGCTAAGAAAGATGGTAAAGTATTAAAGATTGATGAAAAGAGCAGATTAATGGTTCTTGGTTATGATGATGGAACTAAGGATGTTATTAACTTGGAACCCGAAATTGGTAAAAACTCTGGTTCTGGATTCTTCGTTTCTAATAAACTTGAACCTCTCGTCAAAGAGGGTGAAAAGTTTAAAGCGGGTAAATTAATTGCCCATAATCCAGATTTCTTTACCGTTGATAAAAGAACCGGAGACTCGGTATTCATGCATGGTCCCCTCGCAAGAGTTGCTCTGGTGTACTCATCAAAAACATTCGAGGATTCTACTAAAATTTCTAAGAGACTATCCGATAAACTCAGTTCCTATATTGTAGTGAAGAAAGATATTGTACTTGGTCCTAATGCTAATATTTCAAAAATTGTAAAGAAAATGGATAAAGTAGAAGTCAATGACCCTCTGATAATATTCGACGTATCACATGAGGATGATCTTGTAAACAAATTCTTAAATTTGGCAGAAGATGATGATACAAATTATGATGTGGATGAAGCATCTAGAAACATAATTTCTTCCAAATATAATGGAGTAATTGAAGATATAAAGATATACTATACAGCTCCTAAAGAAGAGTACAGTAAATCAATTCAAGATCTCATTAACTATTATGAGCGTCGCAATAAAGAGCGACTTAAAGAAATCTCCAATCATGTAAATCCTAACGATGTTGATATTCCTCTTACTGAAGTATATAAAGTAGATCCGGGTCCTAATGGAAAAATCAAAGGAAATAAAATCCCTAAAGGTGGAATTCTCATAGAAATCTACATTAAATATAAAGATAGTTTTGGAATTGGCGATAAACTTGCTGCATTTATTGCATGTAAAGCTATTGCCTGTGATACGTGGGAGGATGGAAAAGAACCTTATCTTCTCTCCGACCCTGAAGACAAAATTGATGCGTACCTTGGAGTAATAAGTCTTGGCGCTAGAATGACATTTAGTGCTATCAAAACAGGGCTTATAAACTCCATTCTCATAGGAATGAAGAAGAATGTTAGAAAAATGTATGAAGAAGTATATGGAGAAAAAATTTAACTAAAAAAAAATAAGAAGGAGGGAAATTCACCCCTCCTTCTTATTTATTAATAAATTCCAAGCCCACGGAAAACTTTGAACTTCAAATCCTGGGCCAGGAACCCTGGACGAAAGCGAAATTCGTTCCGAACCCTTTCCATCCCCGATCCCATCGGGTGCGGAACATTCGGAGAATTCTGTGCTTCCGCGAAACGCTCGTAGCGTTCAACCATTCCATCGATAGCCTTTGCGCCGGCCTTGGAGCGCTTCTTAGCAATCTTTCGAGCATCTTCCAAGACCTCTTGTGCGTAATTACGGAATTTCCGCTTCTCATCCTTGAAGACCGCCATGTCGTCTTCGAAGACCATTTTCAATGCCAGCTTCCAATCCTTTTTCGGATACAAGCCCAGCATATCGGCGATCTGTACAGACGCATCTTTAGCGTCTGTCTTGGACTCCCAGAATTCCCGCACCATTGTCTGAATCTTCTCGAAAATCTCGAACGTGAACTTCCGAGTGTGTTCGTTGATAATGGCTTGGCGACTGACTTTTTGTTCGATAGAAGTCTTTTCCATTTTAACCATCCTTTCAAGAAAATTGTTTATTATTGTATCTAATCTACTAAAATAATATATATTTCGAATTAGCCTTTTAAACACCAATAGTTATACGTATTTTTTATAAAACTTAGTTTAACCATCAATTAATTATTACTCCGGGGGAATTTTTATGAAGTTAATATATGTACCTAATGATTACCATTTAATTGTAAACAATATTACCAGAGTATTGAACCATGACTATTCAAATAGGAATGTAGTTAAACTAGATGAGCCCAAATATTTTGACCTTATAGGAATTATAATAAAAATTCCTAAAGATGAAATGTCTATTACTACACTTTTCAACCACAATCTCTCCAAGTTTACGATTGTGGAGACACAATATAATTACTATATTGGATTGAGTATTTATACGGCATGTAAGATCGCATATAAGAACAAATTGAGGGATGATTTTTCTGAAAAGCTGTATGATCTTATAAAATATAAGATTCCAAATATCTTTGATCAGGAAAAAATCTTAAAATATTTCAAAGATAGAGCTAAAGTTTCCGTAAATAATATATTCTACAATTATAGATTAATAGATATCTTAGATGATATTTATTCTATGAATAATGCGCATATGGATATATTAGTTAGAAACAGCGACTTAAGCAAAGAAGAATTGAATAAACTTTTTAGAATAACGGTAAAATATCTTATATCTATCGAGGATCTTTTGAAATTAAGAGAGCTTGATAATCTGATTGTATTCAATAATTCATATAATTATTATCAAAATAAATTTCATGATGGTTATCCAGTTTCCAAAAATATTATACCACATAAAGATCTTATAGGGTATTTAAAGTGTATATCAGAAGAGGATAAATATACCAATCATAATATAGAAATTGGATTTAAGACATCAATTTCCGCTATAAACAAATTTTCTCATAACTTAATCAAATCATACAAGAAAAATAATCCAGATGTTCTAAAAATACTCCCAATATCAACTTTAGTAGATGCATATGTATCCATACCATTAAACCATATATCACTGTACGCAAATATTAATGATCACATCTCCTATTCTAAATCCATGCTATTATTTAGAAATGATTATATGAACTTCGCATTAAGTGAGGAGGAATATAATAATGATTGAGAATAATAGAAATTTGAAAATATCTGTATACATTAATTTTATAAACCCTGAGGCCGAGGAAGAAGGAATTCAGGATGTCTGTGTTTTACTTTTACAGTGCAAAAATATTCTAAGGGGAAGAATATTTGGTCGATTTATAGATGAAACCGATGATGATTTGAAAAATAGAATTATTACTGAAGAGATTGGAGAAGAATTTCTCGACACTAGAATGTCAATATTCAGCGTAAGAAATATAGATACATCTATACCTGAATTAGTTATTGAAAATATATTTGATACAATGAAGACATTTAAATCTGTAATAATGAGAATGGATGGTTCGACTGATGAAGATGATCAATTTGTAATCTATCATGATAATATTGGCCCATCAAATTCAGAATTCTGGAATGAGCTGTACGATTATATTATGGAACATGACGATACTTTACTCCCGATCACACTTAGAGATATATTTCCGTTTGGTTCAGATATTAAAACTATATTCGAAAAGTATGGATATGAAAATATCAAATATATTGAGTCTTCATCTGCCTCAAATGCATTATTCTCAGGAATTGCATTTGATTTAAGCCTTGGTTATAGATAAAACCGTATACGGAATTAACCGCATACGGTTATTTTTTTTTTTTGAAGAATTTCATTAAAGGGAATTTAACTTTACGAGAATGAATTGACACTCATTCAGAGCTTCTGTGTGCAAAGATAGGAGCACATTTAATGCGGATACCGCACCGGTAAATAATCTCATCATTTGATCAATGCGGTTTGTAAGGGTTTCGTGTTTAATTTCAGCACTATCTTTATATTTGTCAATAATTTTAACAGATTCTTCTTTCCATTTATTCATCATATCTTTTATATCATTATAAGCCTTAAATAAAACATCCCCTTCTTTTGTAATTTTATCAACAAGGGCATTTATTTTAGAAACCATATCACTCGAAAGTTCAACTTCTTTAGGATTACCAAGAATATAAGTCTTAAGTTCTTTTACACTGTTGACCTTATTACCAGAAGCAAGATTTAATAATGTATTTTCTGCAATATCTTCGCTATTTAATTTAGAATTTGAGATTCCTCTAATTAAAGAAGATCTAAAATTTTCAACATTCTTCAATGACGCATAAATAATTTTGATGATATTATCAGAAATTGATTTCATATCAGGGACGCTTGAATTGATTATATTCTCTCTTACAGTTACTTTAAGAGCTTCTTTCTTAGGTAATATACCATCTCTAGGAATAGAGACTGTTAAATTATTTTGAATAAAATTGTCGAACTTATCAGCATCTACCACAGTACCCCTAAAATTATTAATATCAATTTTTATTTTTTCTCCAGGAATAGGAGAACCGTGTTTCTTCTTTACATTGATATACTCATTTTCATCACCATCTTTTATAGCTCTAATAACTCCATCTAGTTCCCCGCTCCTAGCTTTTTTATCAACAATTCTAGAAAGATCGGTCGTCTTTTTAGTCCTACTGAAAAATTTACTTTTGATCCAATTTATTATATTCATTATTTTTTCAATAACCCAAGCTATAAATCTTTTAATTTTCTCTTTAAAAGTCTCCAAAGCAGATTCTTGAAGCATGATAGAATGGGTTTCATTTATAAATGTAAGATCGGCATTGACGCTTTCTATCATTATACATAATTCATCAGATGGATATGAAACTTCAAGTTTAATCGTATTAAATTTATTAGGGTTTTCATTAATTTCTTCTATACTATAGCCCTCAGCTATAAATTTTAGCTTATCAGAAATGGATAACATTAAAATTTTCTCTCCTTTACAATAGGGTATTTATGGTCTTGTTACCCCATGAAGACCTTATTTATGACGTAAAATACGCTATTCTAGTACTATAAAAAAATATAATAAAAAAATAAACGGATGGATTTCTCCATCCGTTAAGCTGTATTGAAATATTTCATTTTGGTCGCCATACCTCCCCGTAAATGGCGCTCTCTTTTATTCGTGTCAAATATATCTCTAACCATCGAATAAAGTCCGTAATTAATTTTCGGAAGTTCTCTAACCATATAGTTATGAATAGTAGTTTTCGAAACTCCAAATTTATAAGCAGCATCTCGCACAGTACATTTAGACGCTATAATATATACTGCAATATCAACAATTAACATACGTCGCTGAACAGGTGACAGATTGCTATAGATAAACATATTAAATCCTCCTTTTTTTTGATTTTTTTTTATGGAATAAACTGGTATATATTTCCTGAGTGCTTTTTATACTGTTTTAGCCTAATTATATTTGATAGAAATAAAACACAAGGGCGGGAGACGCCCTTGTGTATAGTTTTTACTTTTTATAATCCTCGCCCGTTGTATTAACAGGATTAATATATCTTTTTATCTTAGCGAGGAAATTCATGTCAAAATATATAGCTATATTATAAACGGCTTCAAGGTCTAAGCCGTGAAGTTTTAACTTAAAAGTTCTTTTATCAAACTCCATAATATCAGGATCTTCATGATCAATAAGCTCCGTCCATTTATAGACCCTTATTTGTACATAATCTTCATCAATTTCATTATCATTTATATACTTTATAAGAGGGAGTGTATCATAACTTAAGAATTGACTAAGGTCGACTTCCTCATCGCGTTCATCAAATTGGACTGCAATCTTATGATAAAGGGACATATTCCCTAAAAGGCTGTCAATAACAGGTGCTCTAGAGGATATATTGACTCTTGTCATATAGTCTGACATCAATTCTTCAGTTTCAACTTTATCCTCGGTGAGGAGAAGAAAGTTATTCATTAAGTTAGTTTCTACTTCAATCGGAAATGTAACTCTTGAACTTATCTCAACACGATTCTGTATATTTCGTTCCCCTTGTGGGTAGTCGGGGAATCTAATTTGAACGTCAGCCATCTGTAAAATAAAAAATTCAGTTGTACCAGTTGCAGGTCTGTGTAAACGAAGTATAGTATAAGGAGATCTCTTATTAAGCTCCTCCAAAAATTCTTTAGAGTTAATATCCATATTATATTTATTAGCTATATATTCTATATAAGGTTTAGGTATCATTGTCTCAGCATAACGTTTTATTGTATACAAATGCCTAAACCTTATATTTGACTTAAGATAATTTTCAAGATTTAGTCTTTGCATTTGAGAGTCTACAATTATAGTTATATTAAACTGAAATTTATATCTAGATATCGTATATCCTAAAAGAAAATTATGTGTATCGTCCTTATAAAAAAATTCATGATTCATCATATATAACATTGGAGAAGAAGTATGATCATGGGGAATAAATTTATCCCAATGAGTCCAAGGTAATGATTCAGTCTCTTGGTCCATTATTATATTAGGATCTATTATAAGATAAGGTTTCTCGGCAGAAATGAGATTTTTTCTCCAATCTTTTAAATCTTTAAATGCTATTTCGGTTGTTACACGTTTTTGTCTAAAATAATTTGGAGGCATCATGTCTATAAGATAATTCTCTATAATAGATGTAATATTTCCAAGTAAATGAGAGAAGGAGGTTGTTAATTTATATAAAATAGCGCTACTCTTTATTTGCTCCTTTGGTATAACTACTCCTGTATCTCCATCAAAGTAAACCTCATCGGGATATTTTTTATCATCATCATTCATTATAATGCACCACCTAGGCTTTATTTTGAACCTTTATAGCTATGTTTCGAACATTCAATTAATATCTAATAATGAAAGGAGCTATACGAATGTCAATTACAAGAGAGGCTTTACAAGATCTTGTTGACACATATGGCGACGGTAGTCACGACAATATTGATCATATCGTGACCACCAATTCTGATCTTATCAGAATGGATTGGTACAAGAGGCCTGGTCGTGGCGTTCAATGGGTTGACAAAGATCTTGGAGATGGAAAATATCGCACAGGAGTCGAACTTTATGGTCCGATCCCACACTCTGCTGAAGAAAGTCTTGACGAAAATGCTGCAAAGACTATTACTTTTATAGACGTCGAAATGATTGATAGAATAGGCTTCAAAGCCCCTACAGCACCTGACTGGGAGTGGAAAGCTACTAATGCGGATTTGAAATTTATAAGAATTGGCGGGGTTGTTTTAAGAGAATTTGATAGACAAACTACGTCATATACAATAAATCTCCCGAAAGGAACAACCACTATCCCGTTCGTTGAAGCGGGACCGGCAGATTATTATGCTAAAGTGGCTATAACACAAGCATTTTCTCCCGATGGTGAAGCTAAGATTGAAGTAACTGCTGGGGATGGAGAAACTACTAAAACCTATATTGTCAATTTCGTTATTGACCCTAGTAATAATACATTTCTTAGCAGCATATCAATTGATGGAAACCCTCTAGATTCTTTTGACAAATATAATAGCTCATATAAAGTAAAATTGGATCCAAGATTGGATATCCCCACGGTATCTGCAACAGCAGAAGATCCCAATGCCAGTGTAGAAATAAATCAAGCTTCTTCATTAAATGGAATAGCTCAAATTATAGTCACTGCCGAAAATGGGAAATCTAAACGTCATTATATGATTCAGTTTTATATGGTGCAAAATGAAAGTGATGCAAATCTTCTTAGTATTTTGATAGATGGTGTTCCGATACAAGGATTTAATAAAGATATCACTCATTATAATGTATTTTTACCTCCGGGTACTGTCGATGTACCAGAAATAACAGCAGTACCGTCTGATAATAGCGCCGATGTGGATATTATTTCCCCTGATGACCCTAATGGGACCGCTGTTATCACTGTAGTTGCGAAAGATGGTATAACTAAGAAAATTTATACTGTTAAATTTACTGTAAATCTGAGCGGTAATAACAATCTTAAATCAATCAGCTTAAATGGTAATCCTTTACAAGGATTTAATAAAGATAAGACCCTGTATGAAGTAGAACTTCCTTATGGAACTACAGAAGCACCTATAGTGGAAGCTGAAGTAGAGGATTCTAGTGCCACCTTACAAATTACCCAGGCGGATAATCCTAATGGTGTTGCAACTATTATTGTAACAGCAGAAGATGGGACCAATAAAACATATACTATTCAATTCAGTGTAGCTCTAAACAATAATGCTGATCTTAGCGAATTAACTTATAACGGTAATCCAGTACCTAATTTCGATAAAAATACCTTAAATTATAATGTAGAACTTCCTTATGGTACTACGGAGGCACCTGTAGTAGACGCAGTTCCTGAAGATTCCAATGCTTCAGTGGATATTACTCAAGCAGACGACCCTAATGGAACTGCAACTATTACAGTCACTGCTGAAAATGGTATTGCTACTAAGACGTATACTATTCAATTCAGTGTAGCTCTAAACAATAATGCTGATCTTAGCGAATTAACTTATAACGGTAATCCAGTACCTAATTTCGATAAAAATACCTTAAATTATAATGTAGAACTTCCTTATGGTACTGTAGAGGCACCTGTAGTAGACGCAGTTCCTGAAGATTCCAATGCTTCAGTGGATATAACTCAAGCAGATAATCCTAACGGTATTGCTACCATAGTTGTAACTGCTGAAAATGGTATTGCTACTAAGACGTATACTATTCAATTCAGTGTGGCTCTAAACAATAATGCTGATCTTAGCGAATTAACTTATAACGGTAATCCAGTACCTAATTTCGATAAAAATACCTTAAATTATAATGTAGAACTTCCTTATGGAACTACAGAAGCACCTATAGTGGAAGCTGAAGCAGAAGATTCCAATGCTACTGTACAGATTATACAGGCAGATGATCCAAATGGAACTGCAACTATTATTGTAACTGCTGAAAATGGTATTGCTACTAAGACGTATACTATTCAATTCAGTGTGGCTGATCTTAATATAGAACTAGCTGATACCTATACATTACCTAGTACTGGACGCTCTATATCATTCTCTCCCGATGATCAATATATAGCTGTAGGACATAGTGGTTCTCCTTGTTTTACTTTACTAAAAAGAAATGGAGATAATGTAGAATTAGCTAGTACTTATACATTACCTAATACTGGTTATGGTGTATCATTCTCTCCTGATGGTCAATATATAGCTGTAGGACATAATGGTTTTCCTTATTTTACTCTATTAAAAAGAAATGGAGATAATGTAGAATTAGCTAGTAATTATACATTACCTGGTATTAGCTGGGGCGTATCATTCTCTCCCGATGGTCAATATATAGCTGTAGGATATAGTAGTTCTCCTCATTTTACTTTATTAAAAAGAAATGGAGATAATGTAGAACTAGCTAGTAATGTTATAATACCTGGTAATGGCCGTAGTGTATCATTCTCTCCCGATGGTCAATATATAGCTGTAGGATATGGTGCGCCTCCTTATTATTTTATTCTATTAAAAAGAAATGGAGATAATGTAGAAATAGCTAGTAATTATACATTACCTGGTATTGGATACTCTGTATCATTTTCTCCCGATGGTCAATATATAGCAGTGGGACATAATGGTTCTCCTCGTTTTACTCTATTAAAAAGAAATGGAGATAATGTAGAACTAGCTAGTAATTATACATTACCTGATGATGGCAATAGTGTTTCATTCTATCCCGATGGTCAATATATAGCTATAGGACATAATAATTCTCCTTATTTTACTTTACTAAAAAGAAATGGAGATAATGTAGAATTAGCTAGTACTTATACATTACCTGGTACTGGCTTTGGCGTATCATTCTCTCCCGATGGTCAATATATAGCTGTAGGACATGGTGTTTCTCCTTGTTTTACTCTATTAAAAGCAGGATGAACTTTTTCAAAAATCCCTCCAATCTTTATTGAATATAGAGGTAAAAGATATAAGATGTGTACAATTAATTGATATGGGGATTTAAAATAAAAGATTTATATTTACATGAAATAATAAAAAACATGCTTCAGCAAAAATACTAAAAAATAAATTCAATTATACTGATGATGGACTAAATCTTATAAGATCATATGTTTTATCATATATTGTATATGATGTGTCATTTCCCTCTTTGGTCAATATATTAGCGAATTAACTTATAACGGTAATCCGGTACCTAATTTCGATAAAAATACCTTAAATTATAATGTAGAACTTCCTTATGGTACTACAGAGGCACCTGTAGTTGTAGCTGACGCGAAGATTCCAATGCTACTGTACAGATTGTACAGGCAGACGACCTTAACGGAACTGCAACTATTATTGTAACTGCTGAAAATGGTATTGCTACTAAGACGTATACTATTCAATTCAGTGTAGCTTTAAACAATAATTCATATTTAAGTAAGATTCTTATAAACGAAGATGAATTAGATGTAACCGAATATGAAGTGATATTACCCTATGGTACTGTAGAAGCACCTGTAGTAGACGCAGTTCCTGAAGATTTCAATGCTTCAGTGGATATTACTCAAGCAGATGATCCAAATGGAACTGCAACTATTACAGTCACTGCTGAAAATGGTGTTGATTCTACAGTGTATACAATTACGTTCAAAGTATCTGAAGAATAATATAAATAATAGCAGACCGGTAATTCGGTCTGCTATTTTTATTTTTTTTTTTAATAATTTTTTTATCTTTAATTAAATTGGAATATCAACCAAATATAAAAGAGATTAATAAAGGAGGTTGATTGTATGTCAAAAAAAGTTAAATTCATGCTTCTTTTGGCTGCTGCAATTCTTACTGGGGAATATGAAGATTAATTTAGAAAAATAAAATGGAAGGTGGTCAATTCCACCTTCCATTTTATTTTTTATTCTAATAGCCCATCCCACTGATTAAATTTTTCAATAGTCCACAAATCTATTTCAAGATCTTCAATAAGTTCTCTTATTATTACATCTAAATGCTTTATATATTTAGAGTCTCGTACTTCAGTATAATATACCGCACTGTCCATATCATTATAATCTGAAACTTTAATAGTATGCTCATAAGTTTCATCCGGATATGTTTTTAAAGTATATTGTACCATCCATTTGCTTCCATTATATACTACTATTTTTTCAGAAGTTTTTACATCTGGTTCTGTATTACCATAATTAACATAGCCATGGTACATCACATTATTCAAAATATCTTTTTCGTTATTATATTCTTGTATATCAATGATATCAGGTTCATATCTAGATACATGATCTTTTAGTACCTTTATAATACTCATAATAAGATTTGACGTAGTATAACTATTCCCAATATCATTCAGATATTTGAATATTAGATCTTTAAGAATGGACAGAAAATTCTTTATGGCATTTGGATGTGCTGGTGTAATTACCTTAAAGCTATAAAGAACAATATTATCGTCGTAAACTATCTCTAAACCAAGAGATTTAAGAAATTCAGTCTTATTCCCTTGAATAAAATTGAATTTATTTAAATCTATTTTCCATATAAATTTACATACGTACATATAATCATCCCTCTCATTTATACTTATCTTATAAGTCTTATCTATCTTTTATAATAAATGAAAAAAAAGAAGGGAGTTTATCCCTTCTTAAGTTTGATAGGAATTACTTAAAATTGATCTGAGCACTATTTTCGGAACAAATTGAACCATAAAATTTTGTTCACTATTTTCCGGATTAAGCTGCAATTGTTCTAAAGTCATTATTTCAACGTCGTGTTCTTTTTCCTCGTTTGAATAGAACATATATCTGCTTAGAAGTTTTTCTGTATTTAATTCTACTTTATATATAAAAGCTACATTTCTTAAAGAATAATCGGTTTCATCTTCATTTACAAATATTTTAGGTTCAATTGTTGCTTGAGAAAGTAATAATTCTTTTGTAGAAAGTTGTATATTTGTACGCTTATCTATTATCTTTATTTCTTCTAATATTTCTTTAATTAAATTATTTACAAGATAGTAATTTGGAGACATATTAAATACGGATAGGTCATAATCTACATGTCCTCCAACTAATGCTATTTTTCTATCTTTTTTCTTTCTGAGAAATACGTACATATCATTAGATTTTGATGTTATATAACAAAAAGTTAAAACTTGTTTAAATCTGTAATCATATTCTAATTTATATCTAGGAAAATAACCACTAATATTATTATTTGTCATTTCATTAATTAAGAGATTATCACAAATTTCTAAAAAGATTTTTTCTGAGTTAATATGTGGATAAATATCTGTAGTTGTAATCCCTGAATTTCTTAGTTTTTCAGAGTTTAGACATAGGATATATTGATTACCATAAGTTTTTCTTTCTTTTCTTTGAATTTTTTTTTAGAATTTTTTCATATTCTTCTGAATAATATGGAATCTTAGATAGTTTTTCAGTCATTCTTTTTACAGATCTTTCTTTTAGATTTGAAAGTAATTTCATTGCCTACTTCTCCTTTCAAAAATAAAATTGAGTATCCAAGAAGTTTCTTGGATACTCGTGTTTAAAATTTTTACAGTGATAGGATCTCATGGTTTTTCTTTATTATATTTATTATTTCTATTCCTTTGGGGCACCTTCTGGTTTATTCCCTATTTTTACTTAGCCCCCGGAGGGGCTTGCTTACAATTTCTTACCTGGGCCCCTCGTGCCCGCCAATCCCCTATCCCCTCTTCGATGGGATGTTATATGTCTATTTTTTTATTATTTTCTCATGTTAATAATACATATTTTATTGTATAAAATAAAAAAAAGGAGGCAGGTAGACATATAAAGCCTACCTGCCTGTGAGGAGGGAAAGAAAAAGGAAGATTGACATGCTAACCGCATTAATCCTATGTTTAAACTTTTTATTTTTTAAGATCATCTAGTAATTCTTCAAATTTTTCAATTGAAATGAAACCTCTCCAGTACAATTGCTTGGGTCTCATATAATCAGGTATAGCTTCTTCAAATTTTTCAAACCTCATAGAAAGATCTTGATGATAACTATATGCAGCTTTAACGTTATCAGGAATATATTTTTTGTATTGTCTATAAAATTCATGGAAATCTCCAAAGTCTATAAATTGTAGAGGATAAAATACCTCAGGGGCGTTTTCACTATGGATAAGGGCGTGAGTTGTTTTATCTAAAGGGACCAACCCAACTAAGCCTTCATAGTGTAATCTCATGATTTCATCACAGATATCTAAAAATTGGAGAGACTCTCCATTAGCCATTCGTTTATTGATAACCGTAACTACGATATCTTCCATGACAAAAGGAACATGGTGAACTTCTACAGAAAACTTCTTTTCAGGGGTTCTAACTATACCTCTATAAAAAGCAGTTTTATAAAATCCTCTATGTTCCTTAAGGAATTTCATGAGATTTTTATATTCAAATGAGCTTCTAACCATAGTTTTAATTGTTTTTATGATTTTAGGGAACTCTTTCGTATTATCAGGATCTATATCAGGAACATACTTTACTCGTTCAAGAAGATCAACATCAATAGTCTCTATTATTGATTCAAAGTCTTTTGATTTATATGATGACGCATTTATTTTCGGTATTCTCATTTGATATCACCCTTTTTTCTAGTATATTTTTATTTATTTACGTGTTTGAATTTAGAAATGTTTTCAAAGTTAAAATAAAAAAGACCAGTGCGTAAAAACGCACTGGTCCATATTATATTCAAATAAAAGATCGGAAGGTCGCCCCACGCTAACGACCTTCCAATATCGTGGGAGGATCAATACGATAATCCCCAAGATCGAAACCCGTAGATGGACATGTGTGACAGGAAAAGGGGTACACATCCATTATTGCGATACCAATGTCCGTGAGCAGCATATACTTATATCCATGTTTGCTGTGCGTGGGTGGATAGGTCTAGCTGCTCATCTTATAGTTAATATTATGTAAAAATATATTTCATGATTGTAAAATAATATAACCTTCATTATTTATAGATATATATTATTTACTTGGAGGTGTATTATATGATAACCAAATTTAAAAATTTAATAAAAATGGCCAAAAGAGCATATGTGTCAAACGAAAAAAGCTACTACTATTATGCAAGTCTTGTAGTAGAACATATGAAAGGTGTTATATTCGATCATTTCAAAGTACCAATACATGATGTTGATATAATATTGGACATAGAAGATAATGGAACTAAACTAGCCGTGTATAGATTTAATTTAGTTGTCCAAAGTATCAGAAATGAGTTTATCAAATCATATGAAATCTATAATCAAGTTGATGAGAGGTTGTCCGAATATGCGAAAAGTGAATTTCCTGAGTTGAAGGATAGTGTGATAACAGAGGTCTCTATTCAAAATAAACAGATAATAGTTTTTCTTAAATCTATATACACAATAGACACGATAATGTGTCTTCACCAATATATCAATAAAGTTATTGAATCTTTAACTCATGAAGTATATCATATTAGACAGCAGTTAGATGATGTTACCTCATTTAAAGACTATAAACATTATAATGAATACGGTTTTGTTGAATATAAGAACCAGATTGTTGAATTTATGGCGGACCTTGAATCTAAAAAGTTTGTCTTTGAAAATGAAAAACTAATTAAAAACACTCTTTTTAAAGTAAAAATTAAGGATGATCTAGCGTTAGGTGCTGTCGTCTCTTTGATTAAGGTAATGTATTGGATATTTATGTCTAACATTCTTAATATATTAGCAAATTAAGGGAATGGACTCATATATCCATTCCCTTAATTATTTTTTTTTTACTTTTCCCCTTTAAGAACTCCGAGTCGAATAAGTTCATTTTCGATGAAAAGGATAAGTTTATCTTTATCTAATGAGATAAGCAAATCTTTTTCCTCTACAGTGAGCATAGTTGCAGACTCGATATAGGCGTTTATCTGCCGTTCGATTTCATCTCTTACGGCTTGTCGACCTTGAGTTTTTTCAATCTGAATGAGATCTTTATTATCAGAAATTGCTTTAACAATTTTAGAACGAAGATTAGCAAGAATATTTGAATCTCCAGGAACGAGTTCTTTTCCAGTTGTTTTAGCATATATCCATCTTCCGATTACAACCAGAACTCCAATGCTTAAAATTATAGCTACCCAAACTTCGGATAAATTTCCAAACATTAATCTCATCCTTTCGATAATTTGATAAATACTTATTAAAATGTTTACTGTTTATAATCTTGATAATCCTGTGATCAAAGCAATAAAAGAAAATTATTTTATTGAATTTATTGACAAACGACAGAAGCATTTCAACGAACAAAGGTTCTTCGAAACGTTTATGAAACGAATGAAGGATTGGTATTTTGTTTTGTAATCGAGGATGATCTTCAACTTTGTCCTATTGTTTTAAAAGTTGGACAGCGTGAAGATGGAAACCCTGAAATTCATGGCTACGATTTTCCAATACCTTTTAAATATAGACTTTGGTCTAGAAATGTGCCTCCGTGGGTAATCACTGATATCTACAATCAACAGATCAAACACCCGGAGTACAAAATAAAGAATGTTATAGAAATAGAAATTCTGTTAGCTACTTAAGTTTATTATAATAGTAAATAATAAAAGGGAGTGTTTAATTTGTCGAACGCTGATAAAATTGTGACCTCATGCAACGCAAAAACGGTTCGTGAAGCAATTGGGAAGATTTTACTTCTTCCTAAAGAAGATCTCAACATTTTGATTCAAGAATTCAACAGACGGGTAGATATAAGATTTGGGGATAATCTTATACATGCCTGTGAATATGTACAATCCATGCAAAAGGAGGCTCTGTCTTTGTTTATTGAATAGAGATAGATATACTTTTACCTATTATTTTTTTTTTGAAATTTATAAGAAATATATATTATTTTCTTGTAAATATAATTAGTAGAGGTGATAAATATATGTCTGAAATGCCACAGATCATTAAGGATATTTTAGATCTTAGAACCTTTACTTATTATGATATAAGGTATAAAAGAAAATCTTTTGAAAAAATAGTTAAATTAAATGATAATCATAATAGTATAGCTAAATTAATAGAATATATCGGAATAGCTAAAAATGGTTTACCAATACATTTTAGTTTATCTGAACAATTTTATACTCCAGTGATTTTAGAATATGATGATTGTAATAAATTTTATGATCGTATTATAGGAATATCCCCTCCTGATAAAAATTTAAATAGTATTGTTATTAATACTTTGAATTTAAATATTAAAGATTTGGTTGAAGTATATAATAATATAGTTTCTATTCGTTTTCCTGAATATGAAGTTGAGAAAATTTATACTTTGGAAAATATTTATGAAGAAAAAATTAATTCTATAATCAATAAAATACAATCTAAATCTGGATCTAAATATGATTATTTTTCTGAAATTTTATGGTTAGATCCGATTGAAATTTATTTATTATATATAAAATATAAACAATCTGAAGAAAATTTTAATAAAAATCTAAGAGATGCTTTGTGTATGTTAGATAGTTGTTTCTTATTACGGGATACTTTTAATGAATTTTTTAAGATAAATTAAATATTTTTCTTTTTTAAAAATATTTTCCCTTCTCTTACACCACTGATTATCGATACTACAAGACCTTTACCTCACCTTAAACCATTTTCTATCTACATTGCTCTGATTTTGAATACGGAGCATGATGATGGAGAAAAAATTGGGTTGATTGAAATTTCTCCTCATCTTGATAGAATGGTTTCTTTTAAAGAAAAGCGAGATGGTAAAGAAATTAGACAATGGTATTTTATAGAAGATATTATTATTGATAATTTGAAAAGTCTCTATCCTGGGATTATCTTTTATGATATTACAGCATTTCGCATGGCGCTGGCTATTACCACACCAGCAATAAGAACTACGGCTATCCAAAATTCAGACAGATTTTCAAACATAGAAATCATTCCTTTCAATTAATTTAATTGAATTCAATAAATTGTTTAATAAATCTTTTATTCCCGTATCTATTTTGAGTAAGAAATATATATTATTATCATGTATATGACATAAGTTTGTCATATACATAAACTAACTGAGAGGTGTTAGATATTGAGTAAATTTGGTGATGTTGATAACTTGGTAATTCGGTTTATAAAAGAGAACATCATTCAAGAGTATGTAGACGATAGGTTTAAGGAAGAGAATGGCTACGCAAATGTTGGATACATTGACCACGTGGGTATTACCAGAGATAATTCGGTAGTACACCTTAGCGTCAAGGAGGAATATTACTGCCCAGTTTTCTTGGAGACCAGGAATAATGCAGTTTACGCATTAACTCCCCCGAAGGTTTTGGATTTCAAAATCTATACGGGAGACATGGACATTGGGCAGCTGGTTAAGATCTATAACCAAATTGCAGCTCAAGATCCCCAGTTTATTGTTGAGGAAGTAATCCCCATTGAAGGGTTGTTGAAAGAAAGAATCGACTCCCTTGTGGCATCCTGCAATGCCCAAAGCATTAGGGAGTCTCTGGGGAAAATCCTTCTTCTTCCGAAGCGGGATATCTTCATGCTCATGAATGAGTATGCGGAAAAACCGGATATCAGATTTGGGGACAATCTATTGGCTGCCTGCTACCTTTTTGAAAAAATGAAAGAAAAGTGGAGCAATGAGCTGTTCAATTCCTAAAGGGGGGGGGTGAGTGTCACCCCTTTATTTTTTTCTAATACGTCAGAATAACTTGAAATATATATTATTATAATGAAGACAAGATAAAAAAATTTACAATGGAGGTTTTAAATATGACTCATGTTATGGAAGATAAGATTGAAACCGTTTTGGAGAAAATTCCGTTTATGGATAGAGAGCTCTCGTGGCTCAAGTTTAATGAGAGGGTATTATCTTTGGCTCAAGATCCAAATATTCCTCTTCTGGAACGTGTAAAATTTTTATCTATCGCTAACTCTAATCTTGATGAGTTCTTCACTATCAGAGTGGCTTCTAGAATGAAAGAAAATAATATGGACCTTTTCTTTGAAAACAATGTAGATTCTGATGACAATAAGCACATAATTACTAAGATTTTGAAACAAGGGAAATCTATGTTGAGCAATTTTGATAAGGTGTATAATTCTCTAAAGGAAGAACTTAAAGAGAATAATATTGTTATCAATGGACCAGTGTTGGATTTGGAGACTGGTGATTTTAATATGAATATTGAGAGAGATGATGTGATTGAAGCTAAGAAGGAAAAGTATTTCTATAAAACTATATTTCCTTCTTTAACTCCATTAATCATTGATACTACAAGACCTCTACCGCACCTTAAACCATTCTCTATCTATATTGCATTGATTCTCAATGCGCCGTATGATGAGAAAGAGAAAATTGGTTTGGTTGAGATTCCTCCACATCTTGATAGAATGGTGAGTTTTTCTGATAAAACCGGAGACGAAACTGCCCGTCAATGGTTTTTCATTGAGGACATCATAATCGACAACCTTGGGAGTCTCTACCCTGGAATCGAGTTCTATGATATTACAGCATTTCGTATTCTTAGAGATGGGGATTCAAGTATTGACAGTAATATTCAATTTCATGAATCTAGCTATGTGGAATCTATGATCTCACATGTAAGAAGTCGGATACTTTTCAATGAAACCATTCGTGTTGATATCTGGGGGAATCCGAGAAAGAAGATTTTGAATATGTTGAAGGATTCCTTGGATATTTCAAAGAAGTTTATGTTCCACTCTATGACGAGATTAAAAATGTTGGATATAATGGAGATTTACAACAGGAGCAAAAACTCTGAGCTAAAATATCCTCCATTAGACTCAATTAAACCTTTTAAGGACTCTAAAAAATCTATGCTGCATACAATCAGCCGACAAGACGTCTTGGTGCATCATCCATATGAGAGCTTTGATGATACAGTATTGAGGTTCGTTGCTGAAGCAAGTACCGATCCTCATGTCATCTCTATAAAGCAAACTCTGTACCGCACCGGAAGTGATTCTAAAATATTGAAGTATCTATTACACGCAGCACAAAATGGGAAAAATGTTGTTGTGGTAATGGAGATTAAAGCAAGATTTGATGAAGAGACAAATATTGAATGGGCTAATAAATTAAAGAAGGCTGGTGCGATTGTTGTATATGGGTACGAACATATCAAAACACATGCGAAGATGATGCATGTATTCAGAATCAAAGATGGCGAACCCCAACAATTTGTACACATCGGAACTGGAAACTATTCTGAAAAAAATGCTAAGATTTATACTGATCTTAGCTACTTTACATCTAACAGAAAAATCTGTCAAGATGTGAGCATAATTTTTAACATGCTAACTGGCGGATTTGTATCAAACAGTATTCAATTGAACCACATCAAAATTTCTCCTATAATGACCAGAGAGTTTCTGTATGAAATGATCGATCAGGAGATTGCCAAAGGCGATGATGGTTATATACAAATCAAAGTGAACAATTTGAGTGACTATTCTTTAACTAGAAAACTGTATGAAGCATCTCAGGCAGGAGTTCGAATTGATATAATATGCAGAAGCTCTTGTTCTGTGATTGCTGGTATTAAGGGTGTATCTGAAAATATAAGAGTGATTTCCATTCTTGGGAGGTTTCTCGAACACAGTAGGATTCTCAGATTTGGAAAAGAGAATCCAAGAGTGTTTATGACCTCATCGGATTTAATGACAAGGAATCTTGACAGGAGATTAGAGATACTGTTTGAGATTGGAGACACAGCGTCTCTGGTTATAGACTATCTCAATCTCATTATCAATGCAAATACGAATGTCTACGAAATGGATCATGAGGGAGAGTATCATAGTGTAGAAAGAACTCTCAATCAGCCAATTATTGATCCCCAGATTGGCGTGTATGATCTGCTGAGAAAAGTATAATATGATAAGGAGGATAACAATCCTCCTTATTTTTTTTCTGTAAGTGGTTATATATGTAACTATATATTATTTATTTGAGACACTAAAAGTATAAAGGAGATGATATCAAATGAAGTTAATAGTTAGGTTATCTTTATGTACGATTCAAATGAAAATCAGCGGTGTTGATAATATAAGATGAGTAATACAGAAATCTTACTAAATAATTATAGTTTTGATCATGCTACAATGGGAGGATCGTCTCCCGGAGGTAAGAAAAAAAAATAAATAAACCAAGGATTTGATTCCTTGGTTTATTTTTTTCTTGATTTTAGGAAAGTATATAATTCATCAATGAATTTTATTAGTCCGCTGAAGCTTTTTATTTGAACAAGTCGTTTGATTAGTACATCACATACAAATCCGAACACGAAGGTAACTAAGTATAGTAAATTTCCTTTAATATATCTTCTTATGATATCTAAGGATGAAAAAATCACTAACGACGACACTGCTGATGTGATTAGCATTTTTAGGAATGTCCGTTCTACACTATCATTCTTCTTTCCTTTTTCGTCGCTGAAAACAAATTTAGTGATGGATGCAAATATTGAAAGTGAGAAGAATATAGCCAGGAGAACGGGGTCGTTGTCGATGAAATTATCTATATCGAACGAAATGTTTATCAACGTATGATCCCCCCACCTCCGGTAATATCTATTTACCCATTGATAATGATTACAAGTTATACTCTTTCTTGATTCTTATAGCACTTAGTGCTATATAAACGAGCCCAATGAGACCTATTAATATCATAATCTGATAAATGGCACTCATTGTTTTATATTTTTTGTTAATATCTTCCATTTTCATATTGTCAAAAATGTTACTGAGGTTTTTATCGGCCTGTATTAATTCTGTGACGTTAAATCCCTGTACCACTACAAATTGATAAATCTCTTGCCGCTGACCTCGGTCTCTGACAAGATAATTTCCTAAAATATCCCTATCCATAAATATATAAGCAGGTACCAAAAACTCAAACGTCTTTAAAGAATCTATATTTCCTCCAGAGATCTTAAACAGTTCTTTTAAATTACTTAATTTCATTTCTGTTACCATTTCAATTTCTGAGTCGGGTTCATATCTTTGCCAGAAAATATATTTTTTTTGGTGGTTTTGTTTAAGTATAACATTATATGCCTCTTCTGCCAAATGTTTATTATAGTGCTGGGAAATTTCATAAGAAATTGTTCTGTCCACATCAGAGCTAGTTGATATAGATAAATCTGAAATTATCCCAACATTGTCCATTAGCACAAATATATCATTGCTGTCTGATATTATATCTTTAAAGTATTTTCCACGAATATTATCTGCTATGATTTTAGCTATCGGATTTTCATATGAAAAATCCGATAATTTTCCAAGATCTGATTCTAGTCTAACTATATCCGACCCATATTCGGTATTTATGTTATCTACTATAGCAGGAATAATATTACTATAGATATCGTGGCGCGCATCCTCTATTGAATTATCGATAATATTTTCTATTATATTCCATCGAATATCAGTTATAAAGTTAACTTCTTTTTGATGCTGCTCTTTTAGATCGACATTTGCTATATAAATCATTATTTGATAAGTGAGTATAACTAATGACGCAATCATGACTGATATTACAAATCTATTTGTTCTACTCCAAACATTCTTGATAGCCGATTTTACTTTCAAGATGGCCACCCTCTCATTAGTAGTATTTATAAAAATTTTAGTTTTTTATTATTAAATTGTTTCTATTTAACAAATAGAAGTTGTCTATTTAAATTATGTAAATATAAAAAAAAAAATAATGGAAGGCGCCCAGTAGACGCCTTCCATTATCTTAATTAGAACTTTCTTCCTCTTCAGAACCACCAGTTTCCGGCTCCTCGATCTCCGACTTATACGGTTCGGGAATATCTTCATATTCGATTTTCCCTTTTTCAAGGAGCCATTTGTAAAGATTGAGTTTTCTTTGATCTAATTCTGCCATATCACAACACCCCGTGTTCCATTAATAAGCTTGTAGCATCGTCAAGAAGCTGGTTCAAACGTTGAATTTCGAGATCTTTTTCTTGTTCCGGAGTCAAAGGAGCATCAACAATCTCAAAGCTGAACTCCTTTGTCTGTGGATTAAAATACATCTCAGGCCGCTTCCCGATTTCAACCTCTGGCCATTCGGGTACCGATGGAACCGAATACCAATTGTCGTTCGGTGGAGTATTCGTTGTATAAGTTATCGACCTCACCCGGATTTTATCAGGGGCGATTTGTTCACCACTTACGATTGGCATAAATGTATACCTCCCATTTAGATTTTAATAGATGTTTTTTTATAATTTATTTATTAAAATGTAGATGTAGTATTTTTTTACCACACAAGTTCGTATTCGACATCTCTATATTTTATAATAATAGGATTTTGTGATGAAAAAGTTCCTCCTGCTTTTAATAGGGTAAAATAAGGAGAATCGCTATGTCCCACTGCTATATATTGACCATCGGGAGAGAATGATACACCATAGCTAGTACCAGGTAATGTATAATTACTAGCTAGTTCTACATTATCTCCATTTCTTTTTAATAGAGTAAAACAAGGAGAACCCCAATGTCCTACAGCTATATATTGACCATCGGGAGAGAATGATACATCTTCGGCATTACCAGGTAATGTATAAGTACTAGCTAATTCTACATTATCTCCATTTCTTTTTAATAGAGTAAAATAAGGAGAACCAAAATGTCCCACTGCTATATATTGACCATCGGGAGAGAATGATACACCATAGCTAGTACCAGGTAATGTATAAGTACTAGCTAATTCTACATTATCTCCATTTCTTTTTAGTAAAGTAAAATAAGGAAAACCATTATATCCTACAGCTATATATTGACCATCGGGAGAAAATGATACACCCAAGCCATTACTAGGTAATGTATAATTACTAGCTAGTTCTACATTATCTCCATTTCTTTTTAATAGAGTAAAATAAGGAGAACCATGATGTCCTACAGCTATATATTGACCATCGGGAGAGAATGATACACCATAGCCACCGTCAGATAATGTATAAGTACTAGCTAATTCTACATTATCTCCATTTCTTTTTAGTAAAGTAAAATAAGGAGAACCATAATGTGCTACAGCTATATATTTGCCATCGGGAGAGAATGATATACCTTCGGCACCACCAGGTAATGTATAAGTACTAGCTAGTTCTACATTATCTCCATTTCTTTTTAGTAAAGTAAAATAAGGAGAACTATTATGTTCTACAGCTATATATTGACCATCGGGAGAGAATGATACATCCAAGCTAGTAAAAGGTAATGTATAAGTACTAGCTAGTAATACTTTTTCATAATTATTCTTATAAACTAATTCTTTTACATCTCTAAATATCTTATTACCTTTAACCTCTTCTAACTGACCATCAATTTCTTTAATAACATTTACTTTAGTTTTAATTTCGATGGCTTCTTGTACTCCATTTCTTTTTAATAGAGTAAAATAAGGAGGAGAATTAATATATCCTACAGCTATATATTGACCATCGGGAGAGAATGATACATCCATGGCGACACTAGGTAATGTATAAGTACTAGCTAGTTCTACATTATCTCCATTTCTTTTTAGTAAAGTAAAATAAGGAGAACCATAATGTGCTACAGCTATATATCGACCATCGGGAGAGAATGATACACCCAAGCCAGTACTAGGTAATGTATAAGTACTAGCTAGTTCTACATTATCTCCATTTCTTTTTAATAGAGTAAAATGAGGAGAAACATAATGTGCTACAGCTATATATTGACCATCAGGAGAGAATGATGCATCAAAGCTATCACTAGGTAATGTATAAGTACTAGCTAGTTCTACATTATCTCCATTTCTTTTTAGTAAAGTAAAACGAGGAGAACCAGCATGTGCTACAGCTATATATTGACCATCGGGAGAGAATGAGACAGAACGTCCAGTAGCGGATAATGTATAAGTACTAGCTAGTTCTACATTATCTCCATTTCTTTTTAATAGAGTAAAATAAGGAGAACCATTATGTCCCACAGCTATATATTGACCATCGGGAGAGAATGCCGTACCATATCCAACATCAGGTAATGTATAATTAGTAGCTAGTTCTACATTATCTCCATTTCTTTTTAGTAAAGTAAAACCAGGAGAACCGCTATGTCCTATAGCTATATATTGACCATCGGGAGAGAATGAGATAGAGCGTCCAGTATCGGATAATGTATAAGTACTAGCTAATTCTACATTATCTCCATTTCTTTTTAGTAAAGTAAAACGAGGAGAACCAACATGTCCTACAGCTATATATTGACCATCGGGAGAGAATGAAACACTATAGCCATAGTTAGGCAATTTATATGAACTAGCCGGCTCCACATTGTCATCTGTAGCAATAAATTTATTATTTAGAATATTTACTGAAACGCCTTGTCGTAGCAATTCGTGAAAATAAAGCTCTTCCAAATTACTTACCTCCTTTATTAAGATTTTTCCCTAACTCTATATTTTCTCCCTCTACATTCGACAATAGTTGGGAAGGGGTTTGATTTAAATATATCACTAGCCTTTAATAAGGTGAAAAGCGTGTCACGAACCGTGAATAAATTGACCAAAGGGGGAAATGACACATCATATACAATATATGATGAAATATATGATCTTATAAGATTTAGTCCATCATCAGTATAATTGAATTTATTTTTTTTTAGTATTTTTGCTGAAGCATGTCTTTTTATTATTTCATGTAAATATAAATCTTTTATTTTAAATCCCCATATCAATTAATTGTACGCATCTTATATCTTTTACCTCTATATTCAATAAAGATTGGAGGGGTTTTTGAAAAAGTTCCTCCTGCTTTTAATAGAGTAAAATAAGGAGAACCACCATTTCCTACAGCTATATATTGACCATCGGGAGAGAATGATACACCATAACCAAAGTTAGGTAATGTATAAGTACTAGCTAGTTCTACATTATCTCCATTTCTTTTTAGTAAAGTAAAAAAAGGATAATCATAATGTCCTACAGCTATATATTGACCATCGGGAGAGAATGATACATTTTCGGCATTACTAGGTAATGTATAAGTACTAGCTAGTTTTACATTATCTCCATTTCTTCTTAATAGAGTAAAATAAGGGGAACCATTATGTCCTATAGCTATATATTGACCATCGGGAGAGAATAATACACCCAAGCTACTACCAGGTAATGTATAAGTACTAGCTAGTTTTACATTATCTCCATTTCTTCTTAATAGAGTAAAATAAGGGGAACCATTATGTCCTATAGCTATATATTGACCATCGGGAGAGAATGATACACCATAGCCAGTACTAGGTAATGTATAAGTACTAGCTAATTTTACATTATCTCCATTTCTTTTTAATAGAGTAAAATAAGGGGAACCATTATGTCCTATAGCTATATATTGACCATCGGGAGAGAATGATACATCTTCGGCATCACCAGGTAATGTATAAGTACTAGCTAGTTCTACATTATCTCCATTTCTTTTTAATAGAGTAAAATAAGGAGAACCATTATGTGCTACAGCTATATATTTGCCATCGGGAGAGAATGATACACCAAAGCCATTACTAGGTAATGTATAATTACTAGCTAATTCTACATTATCTCCATTTCTTTTTAGTAAAGTAAAATAAGGAGAACCAACATGTCCTACAGCTATATATTGACCATCAGGAGAGAATGATACACCCAAGCCAGTACTAGGTAATGTATAGGTATCAGCTAGTAGTACTTTTTCATAATTATTCTTATAAACTAATTCTTTTACATCTCTAAATATCTTATTATCTTTAACCTCTTCTAACTGACCATCAATTTCTTTAATAACATTTACTTTAGTTTTAATTTCGATGGCTTCTTGTACTCCATTTCTTTTTAGTAAAGTAAAATAAGGAGAACCACTATGACCTACAGCTATATATTGACCATCAGGAGAGAATGATACACTATAGCCAATACCAGGTACTGTATAGGTATCAGCTAATTCTACATTATCTCCATTTCTTTTTAATAGAGTAAAACGAGGAGAACTATCATGTCCTACAGCTATATATTGACCATCGGGAGAGAATGATACAGAGTTTCCAATACCAGGTAATGTATAAGTACTAGCTAATTCTACATTATCTCCATTTCTTTTTAGTAAAGTAAAATAAGGAGAACCATAATGTCCTATAGCTATATATTGACCATCGGGAGAAAATGAAATACCACGGCCATCGAGAGGTAATGTATAATTACTAGATAGTTCTACATTATCTCCATTTCTTTTTAGTAAAGTAAAATAAGGAGAACCACCATGTCCTACAGCTATATATTGACCATCGGGAGAGAATGATACAGAATGTCCAGTACTGGGTAATGTATAAGTACTAGCTAATTCTACATTATCTCCATTTCTTTTTAATAGAGTAAAACGAGGAGAACCACCATGTCCTACAGCTATATATTGACCATCGGGAGAGAATGATACAGAGTATCCAATATTAGGTAATGTATAAGTACTAGCTAATTCTACATTATCTCCATTTCTTTTTAGTAAAGTAAAATAAGGAGAATTATTATGTCCTATAGCTATATATTGACCATCGGGAGAGAATGATACAGAGTATCCAATACTAGGTAATGTATAATTACTAGCTAGTTCTACATTATCTCCATTTCTTTTTAATAGAGTAAAATAAGGAGAATTATTATGTCCTATAGCTATATATTGACCATCGGGAGAGAATGATACAGAGTATCCAATACTAGGTAATGTATAATTACTAGCTAGTTCTACATTGTCATCTGTAGCAATAAATTTATTATTTAGAATATCTACTGAAACGCCACCTTTTCCAACTAAACCATGTAAATGTAATTCATTCATGTATTTTCACCTCTTAAATGTCGAATTAAAAATAGAATGTACGGTTATTTAAACCGTACATTCCTTTATTTATATAATAGTTCCATGCATTAAATAACGTCAATAAGTTATTTTTTATGAAATCAGCTTATAGTTTCGCTTATTAAATTCCCATCAGCATCATATTGTAATGAATAAATTTTGGTGGAAATTACCGTTGAACCATCTTCGGCATAATAGGTTACTGTTCTAGTAGTATAAGTAGGGGAAGATCCCCCACTAAGAACTGATTTTTTAACCAATTTATTATCAGACGTTTTCCATTCGATTGTGGTGAATATATCTTCAGAATCTTTATTAGATCTAACCATAGTATATGATTCCAGCTCTCTATCAATTCTTCTTATAGCTAGCTCAGTGAGATCAAGTTCCCCATTTGCATTTACAGCAAAGGCATTTGACCGGTTGTTATCATCAGTACCATTACCAATAATAAATAGCTTCGAGATATCTGCCACATTATATCTCCCTATAGCTGTCTGGTCGTCCCCTTCTGCTACTGTCCCCCGCCCACCAGCATGAGAATAATTACCAGATGCTAAGGTGCTTTCACCTTCGGCATGAGACGCAGTACCAGATGCTTCTGTAAACCAGCCTTCGGCATGAGAATAATCACCAGATGCCATTGAACTAATACCCTCAGCATGAGAATAATTACCAGATGCTATCGTGTCTACACCCTCAGCATGAGATGAATAACCAGATGCTATCGTGTCTCTACCCTCAGCATGAGAATATTCACCAGATGCTACTGACCGCCCTTCGGCATGAGAATGATCACCAGATGCTATCGCGCCTCTACCCTCAGCATGAGATGAGCGACCAGATGCTACTGTATACTGTCCTTCAGCATGAGAATAATCACCAGATGCTACTGTATTCCAGCCTTCAGCATGGGTTGGGTAGATATGATTAGAATCCACCTTAATAATATATCTCCAATTACCGCTCGGAGTAGCTTCTACAGTTAATACTCCTTCTTCATTTTTATTAACTATTTTAGTTTTAATAGGAGTCATTAACTCTACTGATACGTATATTTCATCATTCGCGTTAAAAAAATTTGGATTTTCAACTGTTATAGTTTTATTATCTGCGTTATATGATATAATTTTCGTAGTTGCTCCAGAACTTAATGCAAGAGTATATTGTCCTTCAGCATGAGACGTAGTACCAGCTGCTATCGTTTCTCTACCCTCAGCATGAGATGCTTCACCAATTGCTTCTGTGTTAATCCCTTCGGTATGAGAATAATCACCAGATGCTATCGTGTCTTTACCCTCAGAATGAGATGCTTCGCCAGATGCTTCTGTGTAATTCCCTTCAGCATGAGATGCAGTACCAGATGCTACTGTAAGCCAGCCTTCAGCATGAGAATAATCACCAGATGCTTCTGCGTAATACCCTTCAGCATGAGAATAATCACCAGATGCTACTGTATACCGCCCTTCAGTATGAGATGCGTCGCCAGATGCTATTGTAGACCAGCCTTCGGCATGAGAATCAATACCAGATGCTACTGTATACCGCCCTTCAGCATGAGACGCAAGACCAGATGCTACTGTAGACCGGCCTTCAGCATGAGATGCTTCGCCAGATGCTACTGTATACTGTCCTTCAGCATGAGAATAATTACCAGATGCTACTGTATACCGCCCTTCAGCATGAGACGCACGACCAGATGCTACTGTATACTGTCCTTCAGCATGGGTCGGATAGATACGATTAGAATCCACCTTAATAATATATCTCCAATTATCGCTCGGAGTAGCTTCTTCTACAGTTAATATTCCTTCTTCATTTTTATTAACTATTTTAGTTTTAATAGGGGCCATCGAATCCGCTGATACGTATATTTCATCATTCACATTAAAAAGATTTGGATTTTCAACTGTTATAGTTTTATTATCCGCATCGTATGATATAATTTTCGTAGTTGCTCCAGAACTTAATGCAAGAGTATATTGTCCTTCAGCATGTGAAGCATTAGATACTGCAACTGTATACAACCCTTCAACATGAGACGCAAGACCAGATGCTACTGTGTAATTTCCTTCAGCATGAGATGCTTCACCAATTGCTTCTGTGTAAATCCCTTCGGCATGAGATGCAATACCAGATGCTACTGTATACCGCCCTTCAGCATGAGACGCAGTACCAGATGCTTCTGTGTAATTCCCTTCAGCATGAGATGCAATACCAGATGCTACTGTAGACCAGCCTTCAGCATGAGAATAATCACCAGATGCTTCTGTGTAATTCCCTTCAGCATGAGATGCAGTACCAGATGCTACTGTAAGCCAGCCTTCAGCATGAGAATAATCACCAGATGCTTCTGCGTAATACCCTTCAGCATGAGAATAATCAC